CCGTTGAGCGCGCACTAAATCGGTCGTCGGGGTGAAAATTTGAGTTCGGTTTGGCATTTTGCCAGGGTAATTTGGCACGGTGCCAAGGTTGGCGTGTTGCCAGAGGTAGGGTTGGCGGGGTGCCAGGGTGGGGGGTGCTAGGGTTGGCGTGGTGCCAGAATGGGGGGGTGCTAGGGTTGGCGTGGTGCCAGAGTGGGGGGTGCTAGGGTTGGCGCTGTGCCAGATTGAAGTTGGCGGCGGGCCAAATCGAAGTTGGCTCGGTGCCAAATCGCGATTTTTGCATTTGGCACGGTGCCAATTTCGGTTTGGCACCGTGCCAGAGCTGGATTTTCGATTTGGCACCGAGCCAAAATTGGGATTTGTGCTTGGCTCGGTGCCAAATTTCGTTTTTCGTTTTGTTTCGCTTTGTTTCGCTCTGTTTTGGTGTTGGGGTGCTTTGGTGTGCCTTGGTGTACGTTGGTGTCCTTTGGGGTGCTGCTGTGTTTGTTTCGGGGTGGTTGGGGTGTTGTTGGGGTGCCGTTGGGGTTCGTTCGGTGGTGTTGGTGTTGGGGTGCCGTGTTTGTTTTGGGGTGCTTTGGGTGCTTTGGGTGCTTTGGGGTGCTGTGGCCACGTTCTGTATTGTCTTGAAAGATTCTCTTCCAAGATTCTCTTTCAGGATTCTCTTTATTGAACACGCGTGCCGCCGTGCCGCGGCTTCGGGTTGCGTGCCGCGGCGCCGGGCCTCCGCGGTTTCGGGCCGGCGCCGCGGCGGCGTCTGCCGGGAAGCCCGCCGGCGTTCCGGGCAGACGCCGCCACGGCGTTTAGGGCGCCGCGCCGGCGTGCGGGCCAATGGCCAGGGCCGCCTGGGGCGCGTGCGGCCGGCCCCGGCGGCGGCGTGGTTTATTAGGTGGCCGGCGCCGCGCGGGCGGCATAGGCTCGCGCCGGCCGGCACGCCTCGGAGACTCGGAGCCGCCCGCACTCGCCCCCGGCGGCCGTGAGCCGTGGGTCGCAGGCCGGAGCCGACTCGGAGCCGCCGAGGGGACGCCGGGCGGAGGCTGGTGGGGTTGCGGGCGAGAAGACTTTGCCGTTCCGCGGTTGTGGACGAGAAGAGTTTGCCGTTCCGCGGTTGGCGAGCGAGGTTCCACGTTCCGCGGTTGGCGAGCGGACTTTGACGTTCCGCGGTTGCGGGCGAGAAGACTTTGACGTTCCGCGGTTGCGAGCGAGAAGACGTTGCCGTTCCGCGGTTGCGGGCGAGAAGACGTTGCCGTTCCGCGGTTGCTGAGCGGACTTTGCCGTTCCGCGGTTGCGGGCGAGAAGACTTTGCCGTTCCGCGGTTGCAAGCGAGAAGACTTTGCCGTTCCGCGGCGGCGGGCGAAAAGACTTTGACGTTCCGCGCTCCGCCGCCTCCGCCGCCATGGCGGCCCCCGACGCCGTCTGCGCGCCGGCCGGCGGCCGCCGCGAGCTCACCGAGGAGCAGTTCCGCAGCCTGGCCACCGCCTGGGCCGGCGCCTTCCTGGCCAACACCACGCCGCGCGCCCAGCGGCGCTGGGCCCAGCGCGAGCAGGGCGCCCTGCTGCCGCTCGGCCGGCCCGCCGGCACCCACGCGCTGGTGACCCCGCGCGCGCAGATGCCCGGCGTCGGCGCCACCGACCTGCGGCAGATGTCGCCCGGCGACGAGTGGATCGTGCTGGTGGCCGTGCTGGTGCACCGCGTGCCGGCCGCCGGGCAGGACCGCGCGCACGCCGCGCGGCTGGAGGCCCGCGCGCCCTGGACGGCCGACGGGCTGTGCCGCGCCGACGGGCTGTTCCTGGGGCTGGGCGCCCGCTTCCGCGTGTTCGTCTTCGACCTGCCGCGCCTGACGCTGCACCTGGCCGCGCGCGACGCCGACGAGTTCTTCCGCTACGGGCTGGGCGACGCGGCGCCGCTGTACGCCTGCGAGCTGCTGCCGCGCGCCACCACGCGGCCCGCGCGGCTGGCCGAGGCGCTGGCCGGCGCCAGCCGCGCGGCGCACGCGGCGCACGCCCTGGCCGCGGCGCACGCCGGCGCGCGGCTGGAGCTGCAGACGCCCGGGCGCGCGCCGCAGGCGCTGCGCCTGTGCCCCGACTGGGCCGCGCTGGCCGACGTGTGGCCCTTCTGCGCGCACCGGCGGCCGGCCGAGCTGGCCGAGGCGGCGCGGCGCTTCGTGACGCAGCGGCTGTGCTGCGCGTGGTACCCGCTGGGCGTGCTGGAGCTGGCGGCGGAGGCGGGCGAGGAGGGGGCCGCGGAGGGGAGCGCGGAGGGGAGCGAGGCGGCGGGCGGCGCCGCGGCCGGCTCGGCGGGCGGCTCGGCCGGCTCGGGACGCGCCTCGGGACGAGACCCGGGACGAGCCTTGGAACCCGCCTCGGAACCGGCCTCGGGACCGGCCTCGGGACCGGCCTCGGAACCCGCCTCGCCGCCAGCAGCCGCGCCCGCCGCCCGCGCCCGGCCCCTCGCCGCGCGGCCGCCGCTCCGCGCCGCCGTCGCGGTCCTCGTCGACGAGCTCTGCGCCGTCTGGGCCTACTGCACGCTGGACGGCCAGGTGTACCCGCTGGCCGACGACCTGGGCCACCTGCTGCGCGCCGGCACGCTGGCCCTGCTGAGCCTGGGCCGCGCCGCCTCGTCGTCCGAGGGCGAGGCGGCCTACCGCCTGCTGCCGCCCGCCGACCTGGAGTTCTGGGAGACGCCGCGCGCCGACGCGCTGTTCCTGCACCCGCGCGCCCACCACCAGCTGCGCGACGCGGCGGCGCAGCTGGCCTTCCTCACGCGGCCGGGGCGCTGGGGCCCGGGGGCGGCGGCGGCGGGGACGGGGGCCGCGGCCGGGACAGGGGCGGCGGCAGCCGGGACAGGGGCCGGGGCCGGCGACGCGGGGGGCAGCCCCGCGCCCCAGCGCGGCGACGACGACGGCGGCCGTCCCGGCCAGGGCCCCGGCGACGACGACGCCCGCCGCTGCTGCCTGCGCGACGCGCGCGCGCTCGGGCTGCTGCCGGCCGCCGGCGGCCTGCCCGGGGGGGCGCTGCTGCCCGCCGCCGGCCTGGCCGACGCGCTCGGGGGGCCGCTGCTGCCCGCCGCCGCCGCCGCCGCCGGCAGCCTGCCCGGCAGCAGCCTGGCCGCCGGCAGCCTGCCCGCCAGCAGCAGCAGCAGCAGCAGCCCCGCCGCCGCGCTGGCGCACGCGCTGCGCCACGACGCGGCCGCCCGCCGCTGGCGCCCCCAGCCCATTCCTGGCCTGCCCGGCTTAGCTGGCGCCCTACTGGGTGACACTCTGCAGCTACCGCGCTCCGGCCTGGCTAGCCTCGACCCCGTTATGGCCACTGGCGGCTCGCCACCATGCTACATTGACGCCTTTAGTGGCAGCGTGCTCAGCGCACACGCCGCGGCTACGGTTGCCTTAACACACAGCGGCGCCCACGCCACTCACCTTCTTTATCGCGACCCTGACTCCCATGATTATCCACGCGGCAATGCCCGTATTGACGAGGTGGCCGCCCGTCGCCTGGCCAAGGCCCGCGCCGCGCAAGGCCGCACGCTGTTGCGCCCCATACCCACTTGGCTTATCCTGCTGGAGCCTGCGGAACAGCCCACAACACCCGCTACTCCCTCCACCGGTGCCACCAACAACAGCGCTAAACCCCCAAGCGATGAGACGCGCTGTCAAAATGGTTACACCAGCAGCAGCTGTTCCAGCAGCGGGGAAGACCTACCCGCCAACAACACAGCGGCTACACCGCCCAAGCAGGAAAGCCCACAAGGTGTACACCCAGAAAACGTCTGCCGTTGTGACCACCGCCGCCCAGAAGGACAAACATTGGCCCTGGCGCCACTACCTGCGCCGCGCACGGCTCCAGCTGTTTCCACTTTACCACCATCGGCCGTGTCCGCGGCCCTCACTTGGCGCCAGCGCGCAGGACAACGTGTAGACGTGCCAAGGAGGGACATGCAGCACGGGCCGCCGCCATACCCACACCCACCGCCCCGTTGGCAGCCTCCATCCCACCCGGCCCAGTTCCCACAACACCCTGTAACACCCAACGTGGTCTACCCCAACCCGCACCCTCAACAACATCTCACTCAGGGTATGCAACGCATGGCTCTTAGCCTGCCGGGACCCCCTTCTAGGGGCTATGAAACTTACTGTTAATCTGTCTTTGTTACTTCTTGTTTTACATGCCCTGAAGCTTACACGTGTAATGTTTACTGTTTATAGCAATAAACCTGCCTGCCGGTTGCACTTTATTCTTTGTTATGTGCTGTTTACTTGTGTTAACTTTTAAGCAACCACTCTATACACAGGTTTCTTCATGGCTTCTTTATTCAGCGCCTCGCGCACGGGGCAGCCTTATTATAATCAAACATACACAAGCTCATCTCACGTAACAAATTCACAGTTGCAACCCCTCCCAATCATTACCCACACCCCCCCCCCAAGTCCTTTATGCTGGCTTCCTTGCCGTCTTCAGTGGACTGCAGGACAGCGCTGTACCGTAAACTTCATGGCCACTTGGCTCGGTGTTGCAAAGCGTAACTCGTTAGTCCACAGCTAGGCAGCATACAGTGTCTTTATGTTGGCACCATGGGCGGTGAAGCGGCAGGCTGGCAGGCAATTTCTGGGAACAAAACCACAGAATACGCGTAACACTCCATGGCTTCACTTTCCAGAGGATGTCTGCAACCTTCCGGGCACTGACAGCAACCACAACAGCAGCTGCGCCAGCGCCACGACTAGGAGCAGCAGTTCCTCCTCACACATGTCGCCACTCAGTCACGCGGGGTTGTGCCTCTCTGTGGTCTCTCCCATTCCCGTCGTTTACAGCATGCTTAACGGGTGCTTCATCATCTGCCGCTGCCACCACTGTTCATTCCGTGCCAGCTCCTCACAGAGGATACACGATGGTCTCTCAGTTGTCACTGCGCAGGTCCACCATCCGGAGTCTTCCAGTTGCAGTGTCCAGGCAGTCAAACTAAGCAGCAGCACAGTCAAACAAAGTCCCTGCCGAATAGGTGGCACACGGTTACATATCGCTGTGTCACCACAGTTCTCTTACAGCCTGTCCCGATAGTATATCGGTCACAGTCCAACCCATCTCCCGCATAACTAAAGTTATAAGATACACATACAGAATTACACTTAGCATAAGACATACAAATAGTGCCATCTTTAACCCCATTCTGTCAAGCCAGTCATTAAAGTCCATTATTTCCAGAAGCATCGTTGCACCCGCCACTACATGTCCTAACATTATTACGCATACCCAACACAATGCCAACCATCTTCTTTCATATACTAGGCGTACCAGATCGTGCAGGTTATACCAAGACATTGGGTTCCAAGACACATCTAATTCTAACTCACATGTATGACTGCTGATAGCAAGCCCGCACGCTGTCAACGAAATCATCAAAGTCTTCCCTCTCACGCCACCCACTGAAGTCTCCATTCTAATATCATATTGGCTGTGATTTTTAAATTCTGCCGCTGCGTATTTTGTACATTCTCGGTTATCGCGGTCACCATCCATCATAACACAACCGGTGATATGCACCATGTTTGTAAATGGACCCTCAATAGTCATTTTCGCACTAACTTTACCGCCCACTACCTTGCATTCTGGCTGCACCCACGTTACAGAGCACTGAGTATGATCTTCCGGCGTGAACGCATAACACCGTATCATGACTCCCCTCTTAATATCTGGGTCTAGCGTGTTATCCCCTCGCAGCAATCTTCTAACACTTTTTACATTCTCGTAATTGTTTAGCACGTTATCATAATCCCATTTGTTGCACAGCTCAATATATTCCTCAGCACTGGGCCTGGGTGGACCGTACTCTACCCAGTCCACTACCTCCAACCCGCCGCGGCGCGCCCCAGCCCTGCCACCCGACCCGGTGCGGTCCCTGGGTTCACACCACATCAACCACATTGTAAATTGCAAGCACAGAACAATCCCCAAACCCACTAGTAGGAAGCGCGTGATCGGCCTCATGATGAAGGAGCAGCCGGCAAAAGGCGAGCGAGAAGGCAGGATCGCTGGTTGTCTCCCTGGTTTGCAGTCAGCTAACCGCTCCGTCAGGCTCCAAACGCCGTCTGAGCTCCTCTGGCCGGAGCCTGCTTATGTAGCCCTGTTCAGTGAAACACCGTTGACGTTGTTTCCCCTTGGCTGGGTGCCCCACCAATCCACGTCGGCGTTTTCAAAACCGAAAGCCCGACGCTGGAAAGTCCCTGGCCCAACGCCCGGGCCGGCGGGCTGCCTACCATTGTTCTAGGACATCGTGAGAGAATGCCCCTGGCTGTACGCCCGGGATGGCTGGCCGCCCACCATTGTTTGAGGTAAAGGTCGCCCGGTAGCTACACAATGGCTTGGGTTGGTGCCCAGAACATCACCGGCCCGCGACCTTGCCCACTTGGCAGTGCACCCAGTACATCTATAGGTCAATCACCGTACACCGTGTACCGTGCCGATGTTGGCACACATCCCACAACATTGGCCCGCGACCTTGCCCATTTGGCAGAACTCCAAGTACCTCTAAAGGTCGATTCCCGTGCACCGCACCGTTGTTGGCGCCAGTACCACAACACTTTGGCCCATCTGCTGTCACCGTACCACGTAACGCTATTATCTGATATGTCCCGACATACACCTAAACCCACCTAAGGACCACCGCCCACCTCGACCCACCTGGCACCGAGCCAAAAGTTCTTGGCACGGTGCCAAAACAGCAATCGATCTTGGCACCGTGCCAAGAAATTTTGGCTCGGTGCCAAGTTCGGTTTGATTCTTTGGCTCGGTGCCAAGTGTGGTTTTTGCGCGTTTTGGGGGTTGCGCTGTGTTTTGGCACGGCGCCAGGTTTTTGTCTTTTTGGCTCGGTGCCAATTTTTGGCTTTTACGTTTTCCGTTGATTCTCGGTAACGGCGTTTACCGGAGAACACCGTTTTTCCCTCGCACTTTTACCGGAATGCTATTTTTGGATTCCCGCCGTTTTTATCACTATTTTGGAACGGCGCCGTTACCGGAAAAAATATGCCGAAACACCGGGTATGGTTTTGGCGCCGTGCCAAGCACTTTGAACTTGCCGCCGGCCGTTAATTTGCGCGGGGAACGTCGGATGGACGGCGGATAGACCGCTAACGCGTGCATCTCTCCATTAACCGCCGGTACAAGATCTGTGAAATAACCATATGCCAACGGAGCCACGGGCAACATGGCTGCGGACACACGTTTATTTTCAACCACCTCTGTTGCTGGTGCTGTTTGCCGTAACGTTTCTCTACATTCACAGCGAACCTACACCGAGTCTCTTGTTTGCTATGGAAGGATCCAACGTTACGTTTAAGACAGGCTTTAGACCGAGCTCGGGTTTGCGGAAGGTTACTTGGTATTTTCAAAACACCTCTCAAAAATTAGCAGAGGCTTCGCAGGGACAAACAACCTATTACGGTAGGTGCTCACAACGCTGCTATTTAAATGCAACTAATGCCTTTTTAACGATTCCTAAAGTGGGTAAACCCGATTCCGGCACTTATCTCGTACATGTTACTACACATCAAGGAACTACGCTGGGAGCCAAAGTAATTCTTGTTGTTTATTTTAAACTGCTCGCCGGACCTAATGTAACTGCAAGGGTTAGCTCTACTGCACCAGGAAAACCTTGTGTTATGTCTATAGAGTGTTCCTATAACCGCTCGTGTCACGAGTCCTGGATGAACTGTACCTGGTATACGTTAAGAGATGGCAACAACCCGCACAGACTTAGTGGACACAATCCAACCACAATAAGCTTTAGTTTAGGTAACGGTAGGACGCCGTGCTACCTGTGTAATGCCAGTACTCCTAGGGAACATCGTGTCACATCTATTTGTTTTAACAACTGTACGAATCAATACGTACATACCATCCTGCCAACTACTACGCAGCGCCCTAAAACGACGTCTAGGACAACTCCAAGAACTACGCTACGCACAACTCCTAAATCAACTACCACGTCTAAAACCACAACAACTAAAGCGACTTCAAAACCAACGTCTCGTCCAACACCCAAGCCTTTACCTACAACTACCAGAAAACCTCAAACCATGGCAAGAACTACAAGCAGTCCAACTACTCGAAGTAGTCCAAAGACAATTATAGTTCAAACACCCTCACCGCCAACCACCGCACCAACAAGCCTACCACCAGTAACAGAAATCCTCACGTTAATGGACATTTTTAGCACACCTGTTTTATGGGAAGTACATAACACATCATGTTCAGAATGTAATAGTACCCTGGGCTACGCTACACAAAAGTGGCCTTGGGGTCCGTTGATATTTATGGTGTTTGTGGTACTAATAATTATCATGATACTTTTGTACTTGTATCGACGGCGACTAACTACTCAGTACATCCCTGGCCATATGACTATGAGACAATTTTTTCGTTAGATAAAAACGCCGTGGTGAAAGCACGCTGTTGTGAAAAAACGTTAGCACATGTCTAAATAAGCTTCAATAAATATCTTAAGGTCGATAACAAAGTTGTTTGAGTTATGTTTCCCCCCCGTCTTACACTGTTTTCGCACCAACATAAATCAAAACACATACAAATTGACGGTTTTATGGGATATAAAAACATAAACCATATATTAGTGCGCATACTTAATCAACACTGGGTTTGGGTCCAATGAGTTGTCACGTATGTCCCCGTGTCGTCACGTTGCTAGCCGCGGTTTGATGTCGACTACCGATGGCTATCGTGACAAAGTGTGATTCACCGCCCATGTACGTTACCTAACGTGGTTTATCTTACTGTGATGTGAATGGGCTACGTATGTTGCCGCTATTAGCCGTTAGTTATTGTGGGATGCCGGTCATGAACGTTTGTTGGTGCTGTCTGTTGTTCGTTAGCGGTGGTTGGTGCTCGGTGACGGTGCGATCGGGTATCATAATACTAGGTGCCTTGGTTGGTATTGTGTATTCTAATCTTCCTGTTAACGCCATTGTAGGTGGTAACGCGACGATAAAGGTATCACAGGCCTTACCCGCAAATGTAATAAATATTACTTGGTTATGCAATTCCGATACAAAGGTAGTTGACTGGAATAATAACAGTCACGGTCGGCCGTTAACAAATAACCACAGCCACTTTACGGGTAGAGTTCAACTAGACTCCAATACCGGTGTATTGTACCTATGGAACATAACAAAGGCGGACATGGGTCTTTACACCCGAAGAATTTTTAAAAGTGACAATAGCCAACAAGATCACATGGTTAAAGTAAATGTGTACGAGATTCTAACGACTCCAAACATTACTCTTGTGAATGCCACGGTGGGATCAAACATGTGCGATGTATACTTATCGTGTTCATATCATAATTATTTGTGTAAAAAGTCCAGTAAAAATTGCACTTGGTATTATTGGGATAAAAACATGTCACATCCATTCCCGTGGTACCATTCCGCTAAAGTGAACTCCTGCTACACATGTGAGTTTAAAAATCCTGTACAACGTATTAACACAACATTGTGTATTGAAAATTGTAATCAAACTAAGATGGAAACGTTTAGTGAAACAAATATTATATTAGCTATCACATCGGTACGTCGACATAGCATGATTTCCGTCGCACTGTCTGCAGTGGCCGTTTTATGTGTTATTTTGTATCGTGGATACATGTACGCTAAATGAAAATGGTACGATTTCCATTGGATCTTACGTCGGCGCGTATGCACTCAACAGCCTGTATGCCTTACCGCTTTTACCCTCACAACAAGGTTTTAAATATACGTATAGTGTTCAGTTATTATGGTACTTTTAGATGGTTCGTGTACGGTACGATAGATTTTATAATAATAAACATGTATGACTATGTGGTATCTTTGTCGTTATTAATAATTTGCAAAAGCTATCGTTGCATAATCTTATTTATACATTGCACCTCATACACATGAAACACAAACCACGGGCACGTGCGCGTGTGAACTTAACCAGCGCGATGAATAACAGCTACCTTTGGCTGCCGGTTTCTTTGGGACTTATAACACTAAGCTTGCTAAGAGTTGGTGGTGACTCCGTTAATATAGTAAATGCCCTTGTTGGTGGTAACATAACATTGAACATTTCAGAATCTCTTCCTGAAAATGTTAGAGAGATTACATGGTTTTGTACCTATGATCAAAAGATAGCGGATTGGGATGTAAAACGCTTAAAATATTTTGACAATAAATTCAAAGGGCGAGTTCGATTGGATTCCCAGTCCGGTGCGTTATATTTGTCTCGCGTTCAAAAAGAGGATGCTAACATATATATTATGAGGGTTTTAAAAGATACCATGTTTGAGCAGGACTGGAAAATCAGACTACAGGTGTTTGATGAAGTGGATACCCCAAATATTACTTTGGTGAACACCACCTTAATATCGGATACATGTTATGTAAACTTTTCGTGTTCACATCATGATAGCCTTTGTTACACTTCAAATGAAAATTGTACTTGGTATCATTTTAGTCAAAATATTACAAAAACACCTCCGTGGAACCACAGCGCTAGTAGCAACTCTTGTTACACATGTGAATTTAAAAATCCCGTACACCGTAAGAATATAACAATGTGTATTTCGGGATGTGGTCAGACAGGAATTAAAGCACTGGCTACTAGATCACCACGTCGCTATGCCATAACTTTCATCGTGATGATTTTAGTTGCCGTGCTTTGCACTTTGTCTTATTGTGCATATACCTACGGGGTAAGAGATGCCATGTCTTGTACCTTCGGGGCGTTTATTGGTTTCCGCGCCCGATTTAGTACATTACGATATCTTCTTTGGCAGTTATAGTATCCGAACACCTACAAAAATGCACTGCAGGTTTGTAATAACAGTTATTTCATCTCAAACTCTTAGCGAATCTACCTCCATCATATCTTGTAGTTGTTGAAGTGCTGGTTAAAACTTTCAACTGTAACGCAGCAAGGGCTACAGAGGCACAAGTAGCTGCAGTTTGTGCATGGCAGAAGGAAATAAACGCACGTTATTGGGGGGGGGGGGGGGCAAAACTTTTTGCGGTAACGCTATCGCTTAAGTTATGCGTGCTGGGCAACGGTGACGAGATTCCAATCATTAGCGTTGTCAATAGTACGATAACCGATTTTAATGATCAGTTGTGTTTACTGTACATGTCTTGCTCGTATGGAGATTTAGTGTGTGGAATGAACATTAATTGCACTTGGTATAAAATGAAATCGTCGGACGATACTACAGAATCGGAACTCGTACCTGACTCTCCGTGGCAATATGCACGTTATTCAAAAGTGTGCTATGCTTGCCTTAGAAAAACAGGTAAACGTTTATCTCCCCCAGATGATAACGAAAACAGCACAAAGTGCGTTACATCTTGTAACGCTACACAACATATGTCTGTAGAAACCACCGTCACGGCATCTATATCAGCACTGGGAAGTACTAAAGTGTCACTAGCTATTGTGTTTGCTACCGTGGGACTTGCCGGACTCCTGTTTCTGAGTTATTATCTTTATAAACGAAGACAGAGAAAGCTCTTGGAATCAAGTTTACATTACCGTATACCTACTGAAGTGTGTGAGGACAACTTGCTGGAACACGGCGTTTGATTCCACGTACACCGCATCGTGATTCAAAAAGAAGATGCTAACATACACTTTGTGTCTTATTCTGCATATACATACGGGGTAAAAGATGCCATGTCTTGTATCTTTGGGGCGTTTATTAGTCTACGCACCAGATTTAGCACATTACGATATCTTTGGCAGCTATAGTATCCAAACACCTATAAAAATGCACAGCAGGTTCATAGTAACAGTCATTTCATCTCAAAACGCTAACAGATCTACCTCTAGTACGCCTATAAGCTACAAAGTGCAACTGGAAAACCTAACGGGAACACCTAAAGAGCTTTTAGATGGCGAGGTTACATAGTTTTCATATCGCAAACCCAAAACAATCACACGTTTGTAGGGGGGGGGGACGGTAATATGTATTTCTGTTCTAAGGATTTTTTTGCAGTTTTGTGAGCTAACTAATGCAAACACAATATTTTCTCCAAACGTTACTATAGTAAGCGTGACTGCAAAAGGAACAAATTCGTGTTCGGTGATTATGACGTGCTCATATCATAGCAAGCCATGTTACTCAGGTGTAAATTGCACTTGGAACAGAGTGTTTACGGAAAATAATATTTCCGGATCTACGGTTGTGTATTCTCCCCCTTGGACATACATAAATAACACCAAAGCGTGTTATATGTGTATTATCACTACCAATCGTGCGATGACCGTACGGCCTAACTCAAACTATTCAGTGTGCGTTTCATCGTGTGAAGCGCCGATAACTACCTCTGCTTCACCTCCTGCATATAGAACCACCGAAAACTCAACTGCAACATTGCCGGCTATTGTATCGGCCATTGTTGTGTGTGCCGTACTGAGCTCGCTTGGGTACTATTTTTATAAACGACGGCAAAAAAAGCTTTTAGGATCCAATGTACATTACCATAGACCTACTGAAATCTGTGAAGACAACTCACCAGGACACGGCGTTTAATTCCACGTACAGCGCCTCGTCGTACGTGGTTTTCCTACTGTATGTATACTCTATCTATACCATGTAACCTTTCAATAAAAACACTAACACCAATATCATAAACAAACGTGGTGCGTTTTTATTAGGGTTTATAGGGATACATTCACAATGGTCGTTTTTACTTCATACACCGTATCATCACCGCGGTGTAACAGAATATCACAATATCCATGTACAGAGCCGCAAACTGTACCATAAATGATTTTCCCGCCTGTGCCCTTTCCCACCGTGGTCTGTGAGCCTCGTACGACGTCTCCACCAGCATGACTACCGTGCACGCTAGGGCTACCATGATCCGTTTAGGTGTCCACACCTGAGAAGCCAACCACATTAGAGTCGCTACAAACAGCACGTAGGCAAAGATACTGCGGCGGTTAAACACAAAAACGTGTCGATGCATTCGGTAGATGTACACCGTAGCCACAATGGAAATCATCACCACGCAGAGATTCACTTGCACGACGTCGCTGGTCCCGACAGACGGGATAAGGGCCACAGTTACGATGCCGGTGAGTACCGAAGATGCGCTGAGAAAGCAATGGTTCCATGGCGCCTTGAGGTCCAAGTGGTCTAACAGCATGTATAGCATGGTTACCACGGTCAGGAGAGAAACCGTTGACGCTTCACGTCCACGCGTTAAGGCAAAGAACTTGGGAACGTAGTACACCAGCAAGACGGTCACGCCCCAGATCACCGTGTGGATGCTTAATAGCAGAACGGTGCATATTGTGTATTCAGCGTCCGTTAGAGGTGTTACTTTGGACCGTTCGTTGTCTGGTGAAGCCGGCGCTCGCCCGTCGTCGCTGTGGCGTGGCGTGCTGGTAGCGTGGTCGGCTCCGGCGGACGAGGATTGTGGTCTTCTTCGCAGCATGATGGCTAGGTCTGCGCGGTCCACCAGCTACCTCCACTGTGAGCGTTACTCTGCTTTTAGCCATTTGGACGTGTTGACGTAGGAGGGGAAATCACCGGCTGCGTTGTAGCGTTGCGGCGGTTTCTAAAAGCTGCCATTGTTGAAGGATAAGTGCTACATACCCGTAACCCCGTATGTGTTTCTGTTAGACGTTAGGTGGAAGTGTGAGTTTTGCTTTTTATGATCATGTAGTATTCCGCGATGAAAAGCACGTAGCAAAGTACCGTCACGTACATAAAAAGATTTAGGGCCCGCGTCATGGGCGACAACTGAAACTCGAGAGGAAAGTGCCACTGCTGGTAAAGCTCGAACGTAACCATCAGAGCCATCTCGCCGATACACACGATGGCCAAAACTAACGTCACTCCGGGGGTGCTGTGGAAGAGCCAGACTAATCCAACCACCATGATCATCGGCGCCCCGGCAATTAGCGAAACCAGCAAGGCGAAACTCAGGTTACATGTGGTTCGCGAAACGAAAATAAGAATAAACAGTACCGCTATAAAGGTGCACCCATAAGATAACGTAGCGTGGAACGTGTCTTTATAGAAACTCAAGATGCATGTCGTAGAAACGCCGACGCAGATTCCTATCGTGACATACACCACGGAAGCCAGCGGGTTCCATGGGTGCCGATGCTCGTAAAACTGAATAAAGAGGTACATGAGGCACACCAAAATCGCGCAGTAGATAAGTAGTATCGCATTGTTTCGGACCAGCTCACGTAGGATTGGCACGTAGGAGACCAAACTGGCTACAATAGCCACCCAGACGTTACCGAGGAAAAGGATGTACACCAAACACAAATGCCGTCGGTGTTCCTCGTTAAGCTCGTTCGTAATCGGCTGCCAATCAACCCAGATGTTACGTTGCGGCACGCTGGCGGTGCCACGCGACTGGTCACGTACGGCCTTGTATTCGGCCTGAGAGCACTCCTGCATCATGGTGCCAGGCGACTCGGGTGACCCGACGCGGCTCGAACCCGAGACCGTGACGAGGGTCGACATGCGCAACGTGCTTGGCGACTAAATCGTCCTGAACACGGGCCTTGGTTCTCATGTGGAAAGAGGCCCAGACACGTTTTTAGGTACCTCACTTTCCCCTCGCTAGCGCGACAACCGTAACGCGGTTGTGGCGCTCGTCGCGTCTACCGTACCGTGACGCGATTTCCACGTGCAGATGGCAATGTGCCCCGGAATCAGAAAGAACGAAACGGACTCAATTCCAGTCTAATATTGAAGGTTTTATTGTACATTGTTTACGGCAACCAGTCGTAGAGACACACTATGGTGCCTAGATAAAATAACATCACCAGAAAGTAAAGGGAACACGCGTACACCATGGGGTTTAGCCCGTTTAGGGGACAGTGTAACTGAATGTACAGTTGGAACATAATCATCCCGCCCATGTAAACCATCCACATAAAGCCAAAGAGGGTCGCAAGGGGCGCTCCCCTGACCAACATAATAATAACCATGACGTACAAAGGCGTCCAACCTAACACAAAATAACCCACTATCCTCAAGTCCCGTTTCGTGTTATGCACATACCACGCCAACGACCAAAGAATAGCCAAGGAGACCAGGGAAGCCAGCATGCCGCCTTTAACGCTGAAAAAAAATAGTCCGCAACACAGTGTCAGTCCTAGAAATGCCGGCATCAAAGAGTAGACGAACGATATGCAATAGCCATACGGCGCCGCGGGGTTTCTCCACAGGATGATTAGGGCGCAGCACAGGGCCAGTACGGAGCAGACGCAAACCGTGTGAGGACCATACACTAATAACACGTTCTTATCTGAAATTCCTTCGGGGCCGATTTGAAATACCCAAACGGTGAATGACACGCAAACAAAGATGGCGGTAACCCACACCAGGATGATAAAGAGCCAGTAGATCTCACCAATAAACGTCGGAGGTATAAGATCGAAGGGGTATGGGAACGCTTTTACTGGCGGTGTGTTCTCGGTGATTTTTTCTGCCGGCATCTTTGCAGTCTCCTCGTCACGTTTCGGGTTGATGGTGATGGCAACGCTGGGCTGGTACTTCATCACAACTCTCCGGTGGGCTATGCGATCCCAACGGTGGCGCTTTAAATTCTGCTGATTCTTCACACCATCCGTCTATATATACTTTTGGAGGTGGTAACCTCAGTGTAACCAGTCGTACAGACCCACCATGCTGCCGATGTAAAAAAAGACCACGGAAATATACAAGGAATGCGCGTACACCATGGGGGTAACCTCGCCCAGATTGGATTGTTGCTGGATACACAGCTGATATAATATGGCGGCTCCAACTTGAACCATCCAAGCCAAGCCCAGTACGGGTAGAACGGGCGCTCCCTGGCTAAACATGGTGAGCAGCATCACGTGCAGGGGTACGCATGCCAAGACGAGTCGACCCGCAAGTTGCGGGTTAGGTTTCGTGTGGTGCGTGCACCAGGCTAACAGGCCTAGGACAGCACAAGCAAACAACAAGCTTATTATGCCTGTTTTCACGGTGTATAACATAAGTCCGCAGCACAACACGTAGGATAATGCCGCTGTCGTGAGAATGCACGTTCCGATCAGGTACCATTTGTACGGCCAGACGGGATTTTTTACCGCTATGAAGGCGGCAGCACTTAAGCCCACAAAAAATGCCACGGGTACGGTGATATGAATATAGTTAAACATTAGAGCAATTTTTCTGGTCTCTTGACTGAACTTCATAATGGTGAACCAGGTGAACACGCCGCAGATGCTGACTGCGGTTGACCATAAATCAGCAAAGAGCATCTTGTAAATCTTTGTGCGTAATTCGTGTGGGTTCATATGCGTATCGTTCCCCGTTTGCGAGGCCCTGTTGGGGGTTGGGGAACCGTTACGCTGTCCGGTGCAACGGTGTTCACCGGACAGCGCGATCTTCACGGCATCTTGCTTTCCCTTGTCCGGCTGACACTCGGTTTCGTTATTTAATCTTTGGTATTTCATGGCGCTTACCCTGCCGCCGATGTGGTTTGTGCGACCCCGTTGAGTATTCTGCCGGTGTGTTAGACGTTTCACCTGTGTATATAGTCCCGGCAGGTAGTGGCTTTACTGAAACCAGTCGTGAAGACACAACATAGTGCCAATGATAAAAAAAATCACAAGAACGTACAGTGAGGCCGCGTAGACCAGGGGGTTTAGCCCGCCAAGCGGACGGTGTAGCTGAATGTGTAACTGGTAGACTATCATAGCGCCCAACTGCAGCATCCAGATGAGGCCTAGGAGGGGCAGGACTGGCTGTCCCGCAACAAACATGGTGCCGGTCATCACAAATAGCGGTACGCAGCCCAAAATGAATTGACCCATGAACCTGAGATCGCGTTCCGTGTGGTACGCGTACCATGCTAGCACGCACAAGATAGCGACGGCAAACAGGATCTCGAGTGTGGCGGTTTTTACGGTGTAAAACGTTAGCCCGCAAGACAAGACCAAGGACAACGGGGCCGAGATCATCGCGTACATGCAGCTGACACCCCAAGAATATGGTCGTGTGGGGTTTTTGATTGCGGTGACAACGAAGGCACACAGGGTAACCAGACAGCTAACGGGAACTACGATGTAGGAATATTTGAAGAGGTGCATCTCTTTTGCCGTTTCTCCACTATAACCTAGTAAGGCATACCAGGTGAACACCATACACATAGCAAGTGCGGTGGCCCAGATATTCAGGGTAAACGTTTTGTGGATCTCGGTGATAAACTTTTCGCGATCTAGGCACACGTGGCCGACAGTTTTGTCATTTTTGTCTGCGGTTTTGGTGTCCTTGGTAGTGTCGGTAGCTTCGGTGGCGTGGTTGGGTTTCCAGGGCAGGTCAACCCGCACGGTATCGTGTTCTTCGTCCGTTGGGGCGTCATGCTGTTTACCGAAAACGATTTCGACAAGGCCATCATAGTCTACTTCTTCATCTGTTTTTTTCTCAACCGGGTTTTTCAAAACTTGGTACTTCATCGCGACTTTCCGGCGGCCGAAGTGGTTCGCGCAGCAGCGCTGGAGGCTCTGTTGGTCTCCTGCGCGGTGTATCTGTATATGATCCTGAAAGCCGGTGGTTGAGAACGGTACGTTTTACTGTCTCCAGACGATGGTCTTTTTATAGAGTGAAATCCCTCGCCACGGTCCCCCAAACCTGACCTGACGGAGGGTGTCGTGGTTTAATACGAGCCGTTTCACCGATATCCGTTTTGGTTGCCAGTAGTTTAACGTGAGGTTGTTTTCCGTCGCGTGACGGTAAAGTGGCTAAGGGAACGCTAGATGTCTCATGGCCAAGACGCTGCAACCCAAGAAGAAGAGATCCATGGCGAGGGTGGCCGACCGAAGGATAGCGGAACGCTGTTCTCTTAGGGGAAACCACCGCTCGACGTGAATCTCATACGCCGTGATCATGCAGGTGAGAACGGTGCAGAGGTAGCTCAAAACCAATTTTCCGTTGTTCCACGGGCTGATGAGCCACATGATACCAAGTACGGTCAGCGTCCCTAAACCAACGTACAGGCAGTCTATAAGGCACGCTAGATTGCGTTTCTTCTGATGCACGTAGAATACCAGCGAGACGTAGATGATGGCGGTGCCAACGGCCGCTTGCCAGATCTCCGTTACGGTGTGTAGCGATGCCGTGCTGCTCGCCAGCGACCCGAGAAGGGCTGACGAAAACGTGAGCAGGATGATGTCGGACGGATGTGAAGGGCGACGATCCATTTCCAGTAGGGTGGCTACTACTAAGATTGCCGCGAGCAGCATAAACATACCGGTTCGGTTAGCCGCATAGAGGTGAGGTACCAGCGCGATAATCAGGACAGTTGGCGTGATAACCAGCAGCTGATAGCCCAGCAAAAGATAGATGTTCCGTAGATGCCTGGTTCGTGCGGCCATCTCTTCGGCATCTGGCGCCTTATGGCCCGCTACGACGCGGCCGCACGCTGAGCAGACGGTTCGACGGCAGCGTGTGCAGGTAACAATCCTGCTCTGCTGTGCCAATGTGGGCATCGGAGGTGCCTGAGGATCTGTCTGCAACTCGGTAGACACGGTTGGCTCCATGGTTGTAGTCGGGAGATTGGAAGCCTGCGGACCGTTTTTATACACAACACAAATCTGTCGCAACGGTCACTGACACACAATCAGCAGTATCGTCTCCACCATTCTATGTGAAAAGGAGGGTTGTTTCCCAATCGCAGCTCTTTTAATATCCACAGGAGCGGAATTAGCCAACCCAGGTACCGAACGGCGATGATGGCTTCTAACCAGGCGCACAACCACAGGCGATTTTCATAAAACGCCCTCCAAGAGTCCGCCCAGGTATACTCCGGGCGACTAAAAAGCCATCCGGTGTACCGTAACTTAGGAACGCAAGAAAACACCGAGCGCTTGCAAGCGGACACGCACCTGTGGAGGTGAAGAAGTATCACATCGCATTGGATAGGAACGGACGCGTTCTCGACCAAGTACTGGATATCGGTGCCAAAACGACGCGTTTTCACTTCCAGAGGACCTCGGTGAGTAGGAATCTCCCAGTAGGCGTTTACACCCGTGTCTATCGCAGCTTCGTCCGACAGAGTCCACCGTGCGTAAATCATCCCGTTCCTCATGAAGCATTCACTGTGGTTTTTAACGTATTCACCATCGTCCGCCAGGTCCTCCGTCTTTTCTTCAACAGCTCCTCGCCACGCCATGTCTTGTAAAGTGGGGTAGTAGAAGCAGAAGTAGCAGGTACACACCATCATGTAGATAGTAAGATCCATAATGACAGAAATCAGCATGACCGTTGAACAGAGAAAAACGGCCGTTGCGCTTGGCCGCTAATAACCGGCTACCACGGTCAACGGTGACGTGAACACCGGACCCAAAAACACCGGAACGGTGTATTAAAACTCCCAACCACCACCCACGTTGTTCCTGGGATAGTAACGACCAGCGTTCCGTTTGACGCAAGCGCCGTTACGGTCCTAATCGCTCCCGTCACAGCTTTTAGGTTAAAGCCTCTACGACTCGGAAACGGTTGACATGGAATCCGTGGGCTGCTCGGCCAGAGGGTTGTCGGTGGAGACGTCTTCGATAAACGCAATAACCGGAAAGAAGAGCATCCAAAGAATATGAAAAATGCGATCCATAATGTTCGTGAAGGAGCCCGTTGGGAGATGCGATGCCGCCGCAGTGAGGCTGCTATTAACTATGTCCTCTTACGGTCTGGGTTGTCACCGCCCGGCTACGACGCCTCACGTGGCTAGACAAATAAATACCGATACTTGTTTTCTAGCCGATTACACGCGTGATTATGGCTCTTCAGTCATCGTACCGCTACGTGGCTGCACCTAAGGTCAGAAGCACGCTCCGCTCTTTTCGGGATTTTATCATCAGTCAGGATTCCAGGTATGACATTAGAACGCTAGTTTGCGAGCGTCACAAGAAACGAGTGAGCACGGCAATCCCGGCCCCACCGGGGTGGAGGCTGCACTTCGCCCCGTACAACGCGGTGTTCGGGAATGGGGATGAAGACGACACGTTGCCTTTACCCTGGGAGCCCCTGATGTGTTGCGATAACCCGCTGGAGGTGTTGGGGGTATTGAGGTATACAGAACCCGGTACGGATGCTCAGGGGCCGCAGGATTCTGACGAGGAGGACTATGATGAGGTAAGGCCACCGGGCGAAGGTCCAGACGGACGCCCGGACCGATCGCCGGTGTTGCTAATGGGACGCTATGAGACCATTTGGTGCTTCGACCGGGTGCAGACGACGCTGTATAATGTGGCCAGTAGTTTTGACAGTTTGGCTCGTAAGGGGCTTTTGCACCTTGAGATTTTGTACCGTCAACCCGAAATGCAGTCGTTCCAGCTCACCGAATATCCCGGTCAGATCGTGAGCGAACTGCTTCAGGCGTCAAAAGAGTCACTATCGGAGCTGCGAAGGACGCTCTGCCGGCACCGATGGCAGATGCTGTCGCTGCGAACACCGGGTGAGCAGACGCGTCTGCTCCAGTTGTGCAGTTGCCCCTTTGACGTGCAGGCTTTCTGGCCGTTTATGTGCATGGACGCAGAAAGCCTGGAGGAACTCTTTACCACTCTTGCAGAACAGCTATGTTGCCGGGGTTTGGTGCTGGGAACGGTAGGTGAATGCCTGCCTTCAGGCGTGTTTCACGCGGAATACGTGCTGCTGGTGGACGAGACGGGGTGCGTGTATTACTTCAGTATTATTGCCAGGGAACTGTGGAAACTGGCGGACGACTTGACAATGCTGTTTAGGATCGGGCTGATGAAGCTGTACACCAAGGGTACCCGTTTCAACACCGCCAGGGGCGACGCTGAGCAATTGGAGGTTCCCGGTCGCTGCCCCCATCAGATGCACAGTATGTGGGATAGGTATTCTCACGTAGAGTACCTCTCCGGCGCGCGCAACTACAAGGCACGCTATCACTGGCTCATCCGCTACGACCGTTTCGAGACGGACGATTTCAGCGCGTCCTGTTTTCGCCGTAACGGTGGGGACGCTGCAGTCGGTGCAGCCGACGGGAGCTGGAATCCCCGGTACAGATATGATCTGCCCCAAGAAGCGGAGGTTAACACCGCACTGGAGCATTGGAAACGTTATGCTCGGGGTACCAACAGCTTGCCATATCCGCCGCGGACCCAGAACTACAGCATTGTGGTGGACGCTGAGCTGAGCGCCGAGGTGCACCGTCTAAAGCAAACAACGGACTGCTCTTCTTCCGCCAGTTTTGACGTCGACGAGGAGGACGTAGAAGATGCTAAAACAATAGCGTTACGGCGTGTAGCCAAAACCGTAATACGTGAGGGAAAGCAACCCGTGTACCCCGACATCCCCAAACCGGGCTACTATATCCCTCCGTGGATGTAAACAGGTAACTACAAACACTACACATTCTGTTTCACGTGTACTATTTTGCTATTGTAACCGTCACCGTGCAGGACAATTAAAACGAAACATACGTAAGTATTGTTTACCAAAGCACCACCAGCACAAAATCCCAACACACGTAAAACAAGTAACCAGGGGTAATACTATTGTAAGATGTGTAGATGAAGATGTCGGTAGAGCATAGCTACAAAACCGCGCAGGAACAATATTCTTGGAAGTATTTGTACTGACGGGATTCTTAACTGTGCAGTTGTAAGTCTCATTCACACCAGGATATGTTGCAAACAAAATAGATTTCCCGTTCTGGGTTGGCATCCAACTGTACGTAACGTTGTTTTCCGTGCCACCGACGGAACATTGTAACGTGACGTTACATTTGTTAAAAGATGACTGGTTTACATACAGCAAAGTAACTTTAGGTTCCTGCAGTTGCTCAAAAACAGACAGAGTAAATTCCTCCTTGGTGGTGACTTGGGAATTATTTTTGTTAATTTGGGCCTTATACGAACCAGCATCATTCACGGTCAGGTTCCTAATGCACAAAGAGTAGTTGGTTTGGCTAATGTTGACACGACCCTGGTAGCTTTTATCCATTATGGTAACGTCTTTAGGATTGGCAAATGCTAAAGCGATTTTAGGGCCGTTCCAAGCCACGTTCTCAATATCTGTCGCGTTTGAGATATTTAGCGGAAAACTGGCGAAACCTCCCACGGATCCTATTACCTCTGTGTGAGCTAAGCAATTCTTAGGTGCTATGAGAGAGAGAGAGAGAGAGAGAGAGAGAGAGAGAGAGAGAGAGAGAGAGAGAGAGAGAGAGAGAGAGAGAGAGAGAGAGAGAGAGAGAGAGAGAGATCTGTGGAACACAAAGCATCTTCGCAACGCACGTAGGTGCTGTGTGCCGCAGGAAGGCTACAAGCTAACAATGATGATATATTTTCCCTGCACTTTATCTAGACAGACCGTGCGCGCGGGGCTTCTGCCCCGCCCGGCAACCCGCCCCACCGGGTACAACGCCGTTCCGATGCGAAGATTGGCCTTCCCGTCTGTTAACCGCTCGACAGCTCTGACTGCAGTATGTACTTTGGAAAGTCCAGTCAGAGCCGTGGAGCGGCCGACAGACTGAGATCGATGACGACATATCCACGAAAGCCGCCGCCACGCACTCAAAAGACGATCGCTGCCAACGGTGACGGCTTACTTGCCCTTTGCGGCGCCGGACGTCGGTAGCTGAAGCCATCCCCAAACACCCTAAATGTGAGCCCGCGTTCCTGCTCTCTCCACCTCACATGCAACAAGAACACCCGAGACCAACCAACGAGACCCTAAGGGTTTCCCTCCCGCGCGACACAATGGAGCTCCAGCAGCAGGTTTTAAAGGACTTTAAAGACCTTTTCCTGTGTGTCACGCCCGTGGACGTCATGGAGTATGTCAGACTGCACCGTAAGGAGCTGTTGTGCCTGGGCCGTCCGGGTCGGTGGTATGTGCTGCTGAAGAGCGACGCCTGCACGTTGGACGTAAAGACCAGAGCCCTGAGACGCCTGTGCTGCGTGGAACCCTTGTGTCTTTTGGGGCCCGCCGTGGTGATCATCAACACCGGAGCCAGCCGGATGACAGCCGTGGACTATGTGGTGACACCGTTCCTCATGTTTTGGGGCAGCTGCTCGCGACTGTACGCGTACGATACCTTCCAAGACACCCTGTTGCTGGTTGCGCACCACCTGGACGAGCTGGCGCGATACGGCGTTTCCCAGTCAGAAATGGCGTATCGCGACTCGGTACACATGGCCGTTCGCCGTGCGACTAACGGGCCCTATGCGCCAGCCAAGACCTCCAGGAGCATGCACGTTTTGTTTCTTAACTCCAGCACCCCGGATGGGACCTACGCCACCGTGGAACGCCTCTGCGGCTCCGACGTGAAGCTTCACACACCGGGGTACGGGCCGCGAATCCTGCGTCTCGTCAAGACCGTGTCCCGCTTGCGGGCCGTTTGGCCGTTCAACACGCTCACCGACCAAGAGAGTGAGCGGTGGTGGAGTAACCTGAAGGCCAACATTGCAACGCCATGGTACCTGTTGGGCGTCGTGGGAACGCCGCGGGAGGGAAAGCCGTTTCAGGCGGAGATGCTCGTGCTCCTCGACTGGTTCGGGGCCGCTTACGTGGTGCAGATGGAGGACCCCAGCCACCACGTGCGGCGCGTGGCCGACAGCCTGACCGAACTGTTTCGTATGGGATTGCTGAAGTATTACTTCCGAAACCGGCGCTTTGACGAGGATAGCACCATGAAAACGCGTCTGGAGTTCCCGTCTTCGTGTCCGCACCAAGAGGAGCGCGGCGTGCGTCGCATGAGGGAGATTTTATTTAACAAGAATAACACCTTGGACACTGAGGAGCAAAAGCGCCGTCAGCGGCGGCTGCTGCGGCAGCACTACGACTGGCTATGCCTGAAAGGGCGCTTTGACCCAACCCAGGGCGCCTGGGAGCGACGGGACCCCAACACGCTCGTCATCCACCGCTTTGACTGCAACTCGGACACCTACGTGGTGGATCCCCACGTGACGGGGCTAGCGGAGGCCGAGCGTTGCGCCACCATCAACGCGCACGACATCGGGCCCCGAATCCACTGCCTGGTGGCCACGCGAAGTCGCCAGCCCGAGAGCCGTCGTCGCGTTATCCCCGCCCTGGTGGCACAATCTCGCTACATCACCTACTCGGACCCCTTCCCCCTTAAAACTTTGGCCGGACTGCGAGATCCCACAGTCAGGTTTGACGAGTGACATGTGGCGCAACAGGTGGGAGAGACACTGGGGGCTGCCCCGGGGCAGCTCCGAGGCCGCGCTGTACTGCCACACCAAACGGCCCGTGTTCTTGCGGGTCATGGAGGACTTTCGCTACATCTTTACCCATCAGGACAACCGCGCGCTGCTTCGCGAGTACATTCAGCGTCGCGTCGATCAGAAGCTCTCCCTGGGGATTCCGTACAATTGGTTTCTTCAGCTAATGCCCGAAGACATGATGCCCGAGCTCAGCGACCAGCTCATGGACGACATTATCTGCTGTGAGGAGCGCCTGATGCCGCTGGGAAGGTGTGTGGTGGCCGTCGGCGGCCCTGGCCAGCGCTATGAGGACACCGGGCTCCTCATGTTCTTGGGGGACTGCTGCCGTCTATACCTCTACGATCCTCGCACCGAGGTCATTAACATGGCCGCGGAAAACTCAGACGAGCTGGCCCGCTTCGGCGTGATCGGCTGCGAGCTCATGTACCGTCAGCCCACAACACCGTATGCTACCGTGGTTCCGGAGGACGTGGTTCAGGGCCTGCTGGCGCGCGACGGTAACGTGGAAGAACTCAGCGCCTACGTGGGGGAGCACCACGAGCGCGACGTCAATCTGCACACACCCGGGCGCCGCGCCAAGACCCTCAAGCTGGTGGCCAACTGTGGCTGTCTCCACGACTACTGGCCCTTCGAGGCCGTGGACCCGTGGCGCCTGGCGGCCTGTCAGGTGGCCATCACAGTGCGCCTCCGGTGCCGCTGGTATCTGCTTGGCGCCGTTGGGTCGTACCGTTGCGGCGGCGTGTTCATGGTGTCCAAGCTGGTGATCTTCGACCGCTTCGGGCGCATCTACGTTGTGGTGATTCGTAACGGCAACTACCGCTCGCCCGCGTCGTGGATGCACAAGATTCCCGGGGAGACCCACCGCCTGGCGGACAACCTGCAGGAGTTCTTCAAAGCGGGGTTCATCAAGATGTACTTTCGCCGGCGGCACGAGCACTACCTCCGCCGCGTGGCCCGCCTGGAACGCCGTCCCAAGTGCATTCACGCGCCCGTCATCACGCTACCCCAACGGACCTTTCTGCAGCTGGGCGTCGGCCAGGACACGGAACGGCAGTACGTCTGGCTCTGCCGAGAAGGCCGCTTTCGGCCCGAGATGCTCACCACCTGGGACGCCTGGGACGCTTTCGCCGTCTGGCAGGACCGCGTGTCCCGCGGACGGCCCTCGGTGGTCCCGCGGCCGGTGAACCAGGCACCCGCGGGGCGCGACGACGAGGACGACGAGGACGAGGATGAAGAGGACAACCCCCCAGCGGCCGCCGTGCGCCAGGGCGACAGGGTCCGCCACGACGAGGAGTCGGGGGACAGCGAGTCCTCGGACGACGAGGAGGAGTGGGAAGATCTGGGTTTCGACGTGACGGAGGACATCATCTACTCGGCGGAGGAGGACAGACAGATTCCCCACGACCCGCAGACGGTGGAGTGGTGGTTCGAGCAGAAGGCGGTGGCCGACGGCTACATGACCGAACACAACGTCACGGAGGCCGACGTGGAAGCGCGCCGGATAGCGGCGATGGACCAGCCGATTCCCCACCAGTTTCGGCAGGCCTTCGATTTACGCGAGTTCTACGAGTAACCTGCGTTCCGCCTGACGTAAGAAAAAGCCCCCGATTAATCATTTACCGCAGTCAGGGGAGGAGACTCTATACCCTATATGAACTGATCGGGCAACGTGCCTCAAACCTCAGTCTGAAGCCAGCGGATCCCCAACGCGTCTCGACGGTACGTCTCTACGCTTCATCCCTCCGTTCAACATGGCCGTGCTACCCAAGACGACCGCCATGGCTTGGTCCCAGTACCTCAAGACCCACGACGACCGGGCGGAAGATGTGGTGCGGTGCGAGTTCGGGCCCATGTACACCAGAAAGAGCATTTTCCATCAGACGATGCTCATGTTGCATGGCATTTTTGTTCGTGTGCACGACCACGCGGCCCTACGCGAGTACGTGCAGAAAAACACCGGGACGGCCATCTGTTTGAGAAACCCCGGTACGTGGTTCCTGGTCCTCAGGGACGGCACCGAGATCCCCTCGGTACGCGGGCGCCGCTTTGACCTGGACTACCTTTGTTGCAACGAAGCGCTGCAGACCGTGGGCATCTTAGCCGTGCGCTCTATGGGGTCCGAGGAGAAAATGCTGATGGAGACCAGCAGCGTTCTGATGCTGGGTGCCACTGGCGCGGTGTACGTCTACGACTGGGTCACCGACGCTCTTTTTGAGGTGGCCCAAAACCTGGAAGATTTTGCCGAGGGTGGGCTGATTTGGTATGACTCCATCTACAAGCACCCCGCTACGCCGTACAGCACCGTAGAGCCCAGGTACCACGTAGACAGGTTTCTGGCTGCAGACCCCAAAGATGCCAACGCCATGGCGGCGGTGGCCCACGAACTGAGAGGACTAAACCTCGCCGTCGTCACCCCGGGGGAAAACGAGCGAGAACCCCTGCTGCTTCTGGGTGAACTCAGCCTGCTGCGCAAGATGAAGCCGTTTATCGCCATGTCCGATGAGGATTTTGCCGAGATGTGTGACGTGATCACCAAAACATTGTGCTGCCTGTGGCGCCTGATAGGGGTAGCCGGCTATTATCTAAAGGTGGGCGCCTTTGTCCCGGCGGCCGTGATTATCTGCGACCGTTTTGGCGCCATCTACGCCCTAAAGGGCGAGGATGGGTACATTTGCCGCTTAGCAGATGATATCCAGATGTTTTTCAGAATGGGGTACCTAAAATTGAAAGGCTCGTACCGTTACGACCGGGGGTGCCGCGGAGAAGCCCGCCTAGAATGCAAACCGCAATGCTCGCACCGCTACAACCGAAGCGGAATGGAGGCGTTAGCCGAGTACCCCATGACGGAGGGTGAGATGGAGTGGTATTTTGACTGGCTGACCCGGCCGACGCTGAAGGATGAGATAACCTTTGAAAGTCCCCTGGGGCGCACCGACCTGGTCCCGACCGGCATCTTGACGGAGAACCAGAACTGGGCCTTCCCCTGCGGCTCCATCAGCACCACGCCGGTGAGCCAGGACGGAGCGTGGCAAGAAAAGGATCTCATCGCCACACCGTTCGAAGATAAACGGTGTTTCCGAGCTCCGAGAGTTTTTACCACCCAATGCGATGACCCAGACTACGAGATTGAGCACGACGGTGATTCTCGTGCCAGTGAAAAATCAGATCTGGAGAAAGTGCCGCTGTCATCGTCCCCTCCATCTCCGTCGCCGTCCAAGTCATCGTCTCTATCCACAAACAACGACAAGCCGCGGCACCCAGAGGTGGAGAAATTTGAAAGCCGAAACTGGGAAGAAGAAATCACCACGGAGAAGGACGCCTGGACAGCCCGCGTTCAGAGAGCACAGCTGATGTGGAAACATGAATGTCCCACCCTCCGATACCGCTTTCCTAACGAATTTCAATTTCCCTTTGGCTCCAGTTTTATGTAAATAGAAATAAAGAGATTTATCTTTCTAAACCGTTGTTCTTTTCGTGTAACTGACCTTTGCACTGCTCACTGACAGTAAACCGTACAGAACGACGAGCGGAATGACGGGGCTGGGGCTACATAGGCCAGAGTGAGCTAGTTTGTGTCTCACAATGGACCGCCGGTGGTGGCGGAAGACGATGAAGGGAGTTAACTGGGGGGCGATTATCGTTTCGGTCGGTCTAGTGGCCTGCAGTTATGCTAACACGACGAGTACGCAAACGTCTACCACTCCGGTAAACGTGTCGTCGACAACTAACGTAACGGCCACGCCAAATGGCACCACACCGACCACGTATAATGTCTCTACAAACTCCAGTCACAACGCGACAGTCACGACAGTCACGACAGTCACGACAGCGATTCCCACCAACCGTTCACACACATTAGACCCACCGACAGTCGATCTATTGTACAACCAGACAGTAAACTACAGCGAGTGTGTCAGGAATCACACATGGCTACACAGGCCACAGATCTCCTATTGCGACAGGTACGATACCGTCTGGATGGTATTAGGCCGAGAGGACCGCACGACACCATCGGGGAGAAAAGTCCCACTGGCGTACGAAGGCGCCTGCTGTGTCGTAGACGGCAAGCCCGACTATGTCTTCTTTATACGCCACTGGTATGGTTACGTGGAACACCACAACGCTCTGAGGGTGGATTACAACTGCAGTTGGCACACGCGTCTAACGCCTCTGTACCCTTTCACCACCAACTTTAGCGTGCTCACCGAGAATTACATGGCGACCATGTCGCGATTTAAGCACGGGAGACCGTGTAAAGGTGAGCGCGTGTACTACTACGGTTTACAGCACTCTGACGAGCTGTTCATTAACGACGTGGGTGGCGTTGACATTCGACTTCGCAACGACTCCTTTGTTTGGCCTCACGACATACACCGTCGTCTATCGGGACCTTTGTACGCGCCCAGCGAAAGTCCTCCGATCATGCTGTATCTGTCGGAATTCCTGGTGCTGTGCGGTCTCGGTGCGATGTTTTTGTACCTGCTGCTTAAACTTCTGGTGGAAGTTCGCACCAGTTGCTGCCTGTTTCTGAGGAGCAAGAGAACGCAGTCCTACGGTGAACCACCCAGAACAAAACGGCCGTCTTCAAAACGCAGCAAATGGTAAGCACTGCTTGAGGGACACGTCACGGTAAGGTTGTGCCTCGTAAGCATTTTAGTGCTATATATATTCCTTTCACGGTGGGGTTTGGCAGAGCGGGTGGCCGCGAGCTAACACTGTGCTGGTTTCCATCTTACCCGCCCTCTTCTCTGCAGTGGATACAAGAAACTGAAGAACGAGCTCGAACTCATTTGAGAAGAAAGAGCTTTCTGACCATGACCAAGCTGACAACCAAGCTGGGAGACGCGGACAAGCCAACCGCGAAGGAACATGCCGACCCGCCAGAGAAGGTGCCGATGATGCCAGTTCCTGTGGGGGCAAAGCTGATTCCAGCGTGGGAGCCGGTTACCCGGGACGGCAAGCCCATCTTCCCATCGAGATGGGGCACCACGGTGTTAATGATCTCCGAGGTGCCACCCCCCGTACAGGCCCAACGCTGGTATGCGCGAGCCATGGCCGCCGTTCCGCGTGTGTACACCATCCTGTGCGCGATGCTGCTCGGCAGTATGTTCGCGGGCACGTTGTGGCTAGCCGTGCCCTTTTTCAGCCAATTTATTGCCGGAAATTTTCCGCTAGGACTGGGATTCACCGCCCTGAGCGTGCTAGGCCTGTACATCTTATGCAGTTGTCAGAAAACCTTCACCTTCGACTGCTTTCTCCTGGGCTACATCGCCATTACAAAAGTGACTGCCATCTCGACGGTGCTCTGCCTTTACCACACGCTGGTAGTTGTACAGGGTGTGGTCTTTACGGGATTTCTATTCACCGTGCTGACCGCGCTAAGCATGTTCCTTCGACTGAACGGCAAGTGCGTGAGGTGGGTGCTAACGGTGGTGCTGGGCATGATGGTTCTCAGCGTGCTGTGGCTTCAACGTAACGTGGGAGACGTGAGCACCATGGTGGTCTGTGGCGTGATGCTGGTGTCGTACGCGGTGTTAGTGTACGACACTCGAATGTTGTTTGTGATGGGCTACGGGCCTCGCGAAGAGGACGAACTGATCTGCGTTGGGGAACTGTACACCAGCCTAATGGACGCCTTTCTGTGCGTGGTGTACCTCTGGTACAGGATTGTGGAAGCCAATTGGCCGTTGGAGACACTAACCACAGTCACGCCGTAAACGGACATGGGGATGGGATGGGGATGGGGATGTACAGTATACTTTTAGAGCCCTAGTCACTGGAATCACACGTTGTAAATAAACACCATGACACTAAACCACGTTTAACGTCTTTATTTACGGGCCAGGGGAAGGGGAGCTGAAGAGTATCGTGGCAGCGTAATGCTGGCTGTAGATGCCGAGTCGTGGCGTTCACACGAGTGCGTGGAGGTCGGTACATTTTCAACGTAACGGCGATGGGAGGTCGGGGCAGACGGGCGGAATGGCTATGGCGAGAGCAGGAACCAAAATAAACCGGCGACGATAAGGGTCCAGGCCAAAACGATGAAGAATGTCAGTATGACTCCAAACGATAGATGGAATCGCGTCCTGCGAGGAAGAGTTGCGGTACGGTGTTGGTAGTGAGCCATGTCTTCTGGTTCACGTTGAGGCGGCGGCATGCTTTCCAGCGTCACGATGCAGTCCGGAGAGTTGCTGTCGCTGTCACCCGGCATCAACCAAGCGAAGGAACAGATTAGGTTGAGAGCAGAAGGACAACTGGGTGCAAAATTCTCACGATAAGCCTTTGTTAGGCGCTGCAAGCTAGACATTAAAGTAATAGTGTGAGTGTTTTCCTGTCAGAAGCGATTTCGAGAACAATCCCGGCCACGAGAATGGCGATACGCCAGGCTTTGTCAAAAACGGCTTCGGTGGCCATCTGCGTGTGGGTTAACGTAGCTTTTACCTGGGGGATGTCTAGACCTGGCGCTTTGCCGCCACATATCGTGCCGAAACAGCGACCATTAGGACCTCAGCGACCTCAATTTGTGGAATACATGCACGCCTGCCAGGAAAGCGACGGGGTGTGGAACACATCTGCGGGACGCGCGGACAACAGCGCATTGCTACCGGCGTTGATGAGGTTGATGCTGTCCGATCCCTCGTTAAACGACAACGACAAGGAGATCTTGAAGATTACACTGTGTCGCAACTGTGCCGGTAACGGGGGTGCTTGTGACATTGCCAGGTCGGATTACAAGTGCATCGTGTCCGGAAAACGTATGAAGGCCTGGTTTGTGTTTCACGGCGCTTTCGACAAGGATCCGATGGTGAATGACGCGGTCATCCACGGAACCACCGGACGGAGCAAGAGCATATTGCGTAACGTGCAAGCACGCCGCTTGAACAAAACAGCGTACGCCGTAACGGTGGACACCGAAGTGAAAGAATACAACGCCGTATACTTTAGTGTGAACATCATGCCGTGCGAGTGGTGTGTAACTGAGTATGTGTCGTGTGAGTTGGTACACCGAGTGTCTTGGTCACCGTTTGCCACCTACAACATTCTGGACGCTGTCCGGCTGTTTGCGGAAAAGAGATATTTGGGTTTCTTTTGGGTGTACGCTATAATAACCACCCGCGTGTTGCTGTGCTTATATGTACTGGCTGACATCGGTTTCACATTTAACTGGTTTGCGGACCATTACGACGCCATCCTGGTGGCCGTGATTATCGTGTGCTTGATGATAATGTGGTCTCTGCTGCGGCCTGTGGTCTGGCTTCGTGACGTGATTCTTGAAAGTATGGAGATAAACGTGTTGTGAAGCACGTGGTAGCCGTGCACGCGGTTTTTAAATAAAAGGTTGTGGCCTCTCACCACCGCGCTGTTTGAGTTGAGCGTCAACCTAGGGAGGTAGACTGGTAGGGGCGGCAGGTTGCCAACGACCCAGGTCATGGCAAGACGCCAGGTGGTCATCACAGGGGTGTGGGTGGCGATGTGCGTGTACATGGGGGCGCGTGCAACAGTGGGTGACCCGCTACCCATGGGTACCTACGGCACACACAGATTTGGAGACGGACCGCCGCTATACACGGCATCGCAAACTCCTCGACAGTTTGGCCCAAAACGGCCCAAATTTGTGGAGTACGTGGAAGCCTGCAAGAACAGCCACGGAGAATGGAACAGATTGGCGTCTAACGCGTACAACAACACGTTGCGGCCGGCGATGATGAGATTAATGCTTGCCGATCCGTCGCTACAAGACAGGGATAAGGAAACCTTGAAAACCGTGCAATGTCACGAGTGTGCTGGCGGCGATGATGCCTGTCATATAGGCAGGGTGACTTACGAATGCCCTATATCTAACGCCCTGATGAAGGCCACATTTGTGTACCGTGGCATGTTTGAAAAGGATTTAATGGTGGAAAGCGCTTTCATTCACGGGCCGAGTGGACGGACCAGAAACGTGCTTGGACACGTGCGGACACGCCGGCTAAACGCTTCGGCGTACACCGTAACGGCGAGCGTCGACGTGACGGAAGTGGACGCCACGCACTTTAGTGTGTTGGTTAGGCCCTGCGAATGGTGTATCGGACGGTACATCTCGTGTCAGATGGTAACCAGAGTTACCTGGTCACCATTTGCCGCACACAACTTGCAAGATGTAGTCCGTCTTTGGGGGGAGAATAGATATGCGGCTTTTCTCTGGGTTTACCTGCTGATCATTGTCCGCACGACGCTGTGTGGCACTGTTCTGTGTGACATTTCTAAAAACGTGGACTGGGCAAAGAAATGTTACAGCGCGGTGCTCATATGCTTAATCATGCTGGTGTCGCTGTCGCTTGTGACCTGGATGTTTTCTGTATTGTGTTTCCTGGATGTAGCGTACTACATCCTTTTGATGCTGGAAGTGAACACGTTATAAAAACGCGGGCACAAGCCACGTGACGTTGATCCACCCCGGTTTTAAGTAAAGGGCTGCACAGTCGCGACCGTGGCGTGTGGTGTCGCGTCACGGGCTGGAGAGAAGGCTTCGGTAGGACAGCGACGCGCTTTACAAATGCTGGAGTTCATTAAGACCGCGGCCATGGCCATTGTCGGCGTGCCGTTGGTATGCACCTACGTGACCGGGATGGCCGCCAGGGCCTTACTGTCGACGGGCGGCCGGCTGCGTTTGACGGGATCCGGCGATTATCGCGCGAAGACGATACACGTCGCTCAGGTTCCCGATAAGCGTAACGGCAAACTAAGAACTGTGTATCGGGTTCAACGCTGGTACCTAGAAAAGCTGCTGACCGCACCCGCGGACGCATTGCAGCCGCTGGAAAAGGAAGTGTTGTCACTACTACAGACGGTTATTAACTCCCAGTCAGAGGAGACACAGGTGGTGAGCAAAGGGGACACGGTGTGGCTGATCGTCATTAGGGACCGTGAGAGGGAAAGCGACGAGGAGAGCGGTGAGCGGCAGACAAGAAGGGCGAACGGGGTTGCTGACTGGGAAAGCATGAGACAGAAGCAAAGAGAACGGCCCGACGACGAGGACGAATCCGATTTGGATGAGGAAGCCCTACCTTGGGACCTGGTTTGGTACCCGGGGGAGAACGACGACGCGGAAGGAGACATGCAAGAGATGCAAGAGATGGAGAATATTCCCCAAGCGCCGGTGGCTAGAGAGGAGCCAGACGAAGAGGATTCAGAAACGGAGTCGGAGGCGGAGAGACGGTATAATGCGTCGAGACCTGCGAACGCGGAGCAGTACGCAGTACCCGTCGAGTGCGGCTATGAATCGGAAGACTCCGACCTGGTTTTTAGTTTCTATTCGTCTTCCGAGCTGTCGTCCACCTCGTCGTCGGAAGACGAGGGCGACGACAACAACGAAAACCACGAGAGCGAGGACGACAGCGATGAGGTTGGGGAAGAGCTATCGTCATCGTTTTCCGCGCTGTCCTCCGTGTCGTCGCTAGAAAGTCTGCCGGATCTGACGTCGTTTTCTGTGTCGCCCGCAGCGCCCGTGATGCAGGTGGAGGTGGCCAGCGTCTCCGTAGGGGCGGAAAGATTGTTGGAAAGCAAAGTGGAAGGCCAATGTTATGAGGTGTCGGAAGGGGGGTATATCTGTATTAACATGTCAATGTAACAGCGGCAACAGCCGTGATTGTACGTTATCTCTGGCTACCCAGCCGTGCAATAAAGATGAGTTGGAGTGAACACCGGTGTTTTTTGTGTGTCCCTTCCCCGTACCCTGTAACGCGGATTGCAGGCAAACAAAGGCAGACAGCTGCAACAGTGCAAGAAGCCTGGTGGCTGTTTTATTGTACAGTACACAGAAAAGCGACAAAAGAGCATACGGTCTAATCATCACGGTATGCGCAGCGTAGCGGGATGATGCTAGGATATGCCACGAATGTCTATCTCTACCGATACGTGTTGTTATTTTCACCAACACCTGGCAAGGGTTCAAGGGTGGTAAGGGTAATGAGGGCCGGGAAAACTGAGCGCCATGCGGCGCACGCCGACGGAGAGGTTGTGTGCAGCGTTGGCATTGTTCACACGACGTTCGGCACCCCGGTGACCATTGTCATCCTCATCGGCGTCTCTGGGGTCCGCTACGCGGGGCCGTTCGGGTCTGGAGTTGGCAGCAGCTACTGCGGCAGCACGCCAGGCCGCGGTAGCGGCGATAAGGCGCGGAGGTAGTTGACGGGGTGGGTATCTGTGGTGTTGCGGAGGCAGGTGCTGCGGAACGGGTGCCGCGGTGCGCGGCGTTTCCACTGGCTCTGCAGGCAAGGGTGGCCCGCCGCGACAGGCGCAGGTACAGTACGGACTGTCACCGTCGTCTGCTGCCGCGCTGGGTTGCTGTTCATCTCCGCTGCTGCTGGTGGCCCCGGCCTCGCCGCTGATCTCGCCGCTGTCTCCGCAGTTGCCCTCTTCCTCTGTGTCAGCGCTGCTGCAGTTATTTTCGCCAGTTTCAGCGTCGAGGTAGACGGTATTTTGCGGCCGCGGCAATGGGCGGTGTGGCGGTGGTTCGGCGGGCTCCAGTAGGATAAGCCAAGTGGGTACGGGACGCAGAAGGATGCGGCCCTGTGCGGCCCGGGCCTTGTGTAAACGGCGGGCGGCCACTTCATCGAGGCGGGCGGCGCCGCGTGGGTATTCGTAAACATCGGGGTCTTGGTAGGCTTGGGCGGTGCCGGCACCGTGTAAAGTTCCAAGTCCGGGCTGGGGGCGCCAGCGGCGGGCGGCCGCGTCGTGGCGCAGCGCGTGCGCCAGCGCGGCGGCGGGGCTGCTGCTGCTGCTGCTGCTGGCGGGCAGGCTGCCGGCGGCCAGGCTGCTGCCGGGCAGGCTGCCGGCGGCGGCGGCGGCGGCGGGCAGCAGCGGCCCCCCGAGCGCGTCGGCCAGGCCGGCGGCGGGCAGCAGCGCCCCCCCGGGCAGGCCGCCGGCGGCCGGCAGCAGCCCGAGCGCGCGCGCGTCGCGCAGGCAGCAGCGGCGGGCGTCGTCGTCGCCGGGGCCCTGGCCGGGACGGCCGCCGTCGTCGTCGCCGCGCTGGGGCGCGGGGCTGCCCCCCGCGTCGCCGGCCCCGGCCCCTGTCCCGGCTGCCGCCGCCCCTGTCCCGGCCGCGGCCCCCGTCCCCGCCGCCGCCGCCCCCGGGCCCCAGCGCCCCGGCCGCGTGAGGAAGGCCAGCTGCGCCGCCGCGTCGCGCAGCTGGTGGTGGGCGCGCGGGTGCAGGAACAGCGCGTCGGCGCGCGGCGTCTCCCAGAACTCCAGGTCGGCGGGCGGCAGCAGGCGGTAGGCCGCCTCGCCCTCGGACGACGAGGCGGCGCGGCCCAGGCTCAGCAGGGCCAGCGTGCCGGCGCGCAGCAGGTGGCCCAGGTCGTCGGCCAGCGGGTACACCTGGCCGTCCAGCGTGCAGTAGGCCCAGACGGCGCAGAGCTCGTCGACGAGGACCGCGACGGCGGCGCGGAGCGGCGGCCGCGCGGCGAGGGGCCGGGCGCGGGCGGCGGGCGCGGCTGCTGGCGGCGAGGCGGGTTCCGAGGCCGGTCCCGAGGCCGGTCCCGAGGCCGGTTCCGAGGCGGGTTCCAAGGCTCGTCCCGGGTCTCGTCCCGAGGCGCGTCCCGAGCCGGCCGAGCCGCCCGCCGAGCCGGCCGCGGCGCCGCCCGCCGCCTCGCTCCCCTCCGCGCTCCCCTCCGCGGCCCCCTCCTCGCCCGCCTCCGCCGCCAGCTCCAGCACGCCCAGCGGGTACCACGCGCAGCACAGCCGCTGCGTCACGAAGCGCCGCGCCGCCTCGGCCAGCTCGGCCGGCCGCCGGTGCGCGCAGAAGGGCCACACGTCGGCCAGCGCGGCCCAGTCGGGGCACAGGCGCAGCGCCTGCGGCGCGCGCCCGGGCGTCTGCAGCTCCAGCCGCGCGCCGGCGTGCGCCGCGGCCAGGGCGTGCGCCGCGTGCGCCGCGCGGCTGGCGCCGGCCAGCGCCTCGGCCAGCCGCGCGGGCCGCGTGGTGGCGCGCGGCAGCAGCTCGCAGGCGTACAGCGGCGCCGCGTCGCCCAGCCCGTAGCGGAAGAACTCGTCGGCGTCGCGCGCGGCCAGGTGCAGCGTCAGGCGCGGCAGGTCGAAGACGAACACGCGGAAGCGGGCGCCCAGCCCCAGGAACAGCCCGTCGGCGCGGCACAGCCCGTCGGCCGTCCAGGGCGCGCGGGCCTCCAGCCGCGCGGCGTGCGCGCGGTCCTGCCCGGCGGCCGGCACGCGGTGCACCAGCACGGCCACCAGCACGATCCACTCGTCGCCGGGCGACATCTGCCGCAGGTCGGTGGCGCCGACGCCGGGCATCTGCGCGCGCGGGGTCACCAGCGCGTGGGTGCCGGCGGGCCGGCCGAGCGGCAGCAGGGCGCCCTGCTCGCGCTGGGCCCAGCGCCGCTGGGCGCGCGGCGTGGTGTTGGCCAGGAAGGCGCCGGCCCAGGCGGTGGCCAGGCTGCGGAACTGCTCCTCGGTGAGCTCGCGGCGGCCGCCGGCCGGCGCGCAGACGGCGTCGGGGGCCGCCATGGCGGCGGAGGCGGCGGAGCGCGGAACGTCAAAGTCTTTTCGCCCGCCGCCGCGGAACGGCAAAGTCTTCTCGCTTGCAACCGCGGAACGGCAAAGTCTTCTCGCCCGCAACCGCGGAACGGCAAAGTCCGCTCAGCAACCGCGGAACGGCAACGTCTTCTCGCCCGCAACCGCGGAACGGCAACGTCTTCTCGCTCGCAACCGCGGAACGTCAAAGTCTTCTCGCCCGCAACCGCGGAACGTCAAAGTCCGCTCGCCAACCGCGGAACGTGGAACCTCGCTCGCCAACCGCGGAACGGCAAACTCTTCTCGTCCACAACCGCGGAACGGCAAAGTCTTCTCGCCCGCAACCCCACCAGCCTCCGCCCGGCGTCCCCTCGGCGGCTCCGAGTCGGCTCCGGCCTGCGACCCACGGCTCACGGCCGCCGGGGGCGAGTGCGGGCGGCTCCGAGTCTCCGAGGCGTGCCGGCCGGCGCGAGCCTATGCCGCCCGCGCGGCGCCGGCCACCTAATAAACCACGCCGCCGCCGGGGCCGGCCGCACGCGCCCCAGGCGGCCCTGGCCATTGGCCCGCACGCCGGCGCGGCGCCCTAAACGCCGTGGCGGCGTCTGCCCGGAACGCCGGCGGGCTTCCCGGCAGACGCCGCCGCGGCGCCGGCCCGAAACCGCGGAGGCCCGGCGCCGCGGCACGCAACCCGAAGCCGCGGCACGGCGGCACGCGTGTTCAATAAAGAGAATCCTGAAAGAGAATCTTGGAAGAGAATCTTTCAAGACAATACAGAACGTGGCCACAGCACCCCAAAGCACCCAAAGCACCCAAAGCACCCCAAAACAAACACGGCACCCCAACACCAACACCACCGAACGAACCCCAACGGCACCCCAACAACACCCCAACCACCCCGAAACAAACACAGCAGCACCCCAAAGGACACCAACGTACACCAAGGCACACCAAAGCACCCCAACACCAAAACAGAGCGAAACAAAGCGAAACAAAACGAAAAACGAAATTTGGCACCGAGCCAAGCACAAATCCCAATTTTGGCTCGGTGCCAAATCGAAAATCCAGCTCTGGCACGGTGCCAAACCGAAATTGGCACCGTGCCAAATGCAAAAATCGCGATTTGGCACCGAGCCAACTTCGATTTGGCCCGCCGCCAACTTCAATCTGGCACAGCGCCAACCCTAGCACCCCCCACTCTGGCACCACGCCAACCCTAGCACCCCCCCATTCTGGCACCACGCCAACCCTAGCACCCCCCACCCTGGCACCCCGCCAACCCTACCTCTGGCAACACGCCAACCTTGGCACCGTGCCAAATTACCCTGGCAAAATGCCAAACCGAACTCAAATTTTCACCCCGACGACCGATTTAGTGCGCGCTCAACGGGGTGTGCTTGGGTTTTGCTGTGGTTTATGTCGGTGGGGGGGTGTTTTTGGCGGGGGGCCAAATTGGCGCGGTGCCAAGAAGTGACGTAACGGTGTTTGGCGGTGTGCCAGCGTGGGAGGGGCTTAGGGTTGGGTGGGTGCCAGCTGGCGGAGTGCCAGGGCTAGGGTTTGGCTGGGTGCCAGATCGAGTTTTTGAGTTTGGCGTTGTGCCAGTGCGATTTGGCTCGGTGCCAGATCGAGTTTCTGAGTTTGGCGTTGTGCCAGTGCGATTTGGCTCGGTGCCAGATCGAGTTTTGGTGTTTGGCTTGGTGCCAGTGCGATTTGGCTCGGTGCCAGATCGAGTTTTGGTGTCTGGCTGTGTGCCAGTTCGATTTGGCTCGGCGCCAGATCGAGTTTTGGTGTCTGGCGCGGTGCCAGTTCGACTTGGCACGGCACCAGTGCGCTTTGGCTCGTTGCCAGATCGAGTCTTTGCGCTTGGCGGGGTGCCAGTGCGCTTTGGCTCGCTGCCAGCTCGAGTTTTTGCGCTTGGCGTGGTGCCAGGGCTGCGGTTTGGCTCGTTGGCAGCTCCCGTTTTCGGGTCCGGCTCGGTGCCAGGTGTCGTTTTTGTGCTTGGCGTGGTGTGAGTTCGCTTTGTCTTGGCGTTTGTCCCGGCGTTGGTCTCGGGTCCAGTTGGAGTTTTTTTCGTGTGCTGGGTTTTGGCTGGCCTGTTTGTCGTTTTCCTGGTGTGTGGGGTGCTGGTGGTGTGCGTGGGGGGTGTTTTTGGCGCTCGAGGCGGCCGGGGGTATGATGCTGTGGCGCTGCGGGTGTCCGGGGTGGCTGGGGTGTCCCTGGGGCGGGGTGTTTGGGGCCGGGGGTATGATGCTCTGGCGTCCCGGATGGCTGGGCTGCTCGGGGTGCGCGTGTGGCGGGGGTTTTGCGGCGATTGGGGCGGCCGGGGGCATGATGCTCGAGCGGTCCGGGTGGCTGGGGCGCGCGTAGGGCGGGGGTTTTGCGGCCGGGGGCATAATGCTCTGGCGTTCCGGGTGGCTGGGGTGGCTGGGGTGCGCTTGGCACGGGGTGTTGGCGGCCGGGGGCATAATGCTGGAGCGACCCGGGTGCCTGGGCTGCTCGGGGTGCGCTGGGCACGGGGAGTTTGGGGTTGGGAGCATGATGCTCTCGCGCTGCGGGTGGCTGGGCTGCGCTGAGTGGTGCGTGGGGCGGCTGGGGTGTCCCTGGGGCGGGGTGTTGGCGGCCGGGGGCATAATGCTCGAGCGGTCCGGGCGGCTGGGCTGCGCTGAATGGTGCGTGGGGTGCGCGCGGTGCGCGTGGGGCGGGGGTCTGCTGCTCTGGCGTTCCGAGTGGCTGGGGTGCCTGGGCTGCCTGGGCTGCTCGGGGTGCGCTGGGCACGGGGAGTTTGGGGCGACTGGGGCGGCCGGGGGCATGCTGCTCTCGCGTTCCGGGCGGCTGGGGTGCGCGGGGTGCGCGGGGCCCTGGGCGTCCGCGGCGTCCGCGGCGTCCGCGGCGTCCGCGGCGTCCGCGCGGGGCGGGGTGTCGGCGGCGGCCGGGGATATAATGCCGGGCGCGCGGGGGGCCGGCGGGGCGCTGGGCTCGGGCCGGGCGGCGGCGGGGTGCTCGGGTCCGCGGCCATGGGAGCCGTGGGAGGCATGGCAGGCATCGGGGAGCGCCGGCGGCGGTGCGCGAGTGCTCGCTCGTGCGGCCTCGGGCTGCCTCGGGCCGCCTCGCACTGGCTGGCCGGGGCGGGCTCCCGCGTGCTAGCTCGGGCTAGCGCGCACTGGCTGGGCCTGGCTCGGGCTGCGACTGCGAGTGCTAGCTCCGACTGCGAGTGCGAACTCGGGCTGGCTCGCACTGGCTGGGCCTAACTCGGGCAGCGGCCTGAGGCTACCCGGGCGAGCGGGGGCTGGCGACAGGCAGCCAACAGGCAGCTGCGGCGGACCAGCAGGTGCTGGCTGGGCCTGGCTCGGGCTGCGACTGCGAGTGCTCGCTCGTGCTGGGCGGGCCCGGGCAGCGGCCTGACGCTGCTCGCGGGCGCACGGGACCCGTCGGGAGGGCGCCGTCGGCAGGGGCGGGCCCGGGACGCGGGGGTGTGCGGGGGCCCGGGCCCCGTCGGGCGGGCGCCGTCGGCAGGGACGGGCTGCGCGGGGCACGGGGAATGGGGCACGGGAAACGCGGCACGGGGAATGGGGCACGGGGAACGGGGCACGGGGAACGGGGCACGGGGAATGAGGCCCGGGGAATGAGGCACGGGGAACGGAGCACGGGGCACGCGGCACGGGGAACGCAGCACGGGGAATGGGGCACGGGCTCCGCAGACGGAGCACCGGGCACGGGCTCCGCAGAGGGAGTCCACGGCAGGGCCACCAGGCCAGGGACGGGCAGGGCCACCAGGCCTCAGCCACCACGCGGCGAATGCCAGGGACGGGCAGGGCCACGGGGCACGGGGCACGGGGAATGCGAGGGCGCCGCGCCGCGGCACGCGGCCACCGGGCCTCAGCACGCTGCCCCCCCCAAGCATGAGCCACCAGTCTGCTGCGCCGCCGCCCCGCGCCCGGGGTGTGCGTGTGCCCGGCGAGGTTGCTGTCTCAGGCGGCCGGGCCACGACTCGCCCCGCGCGCGGCTACGGCACAGGCACACACTCGGCTGCCTACGTCTTTCTCCAACCCGTCCAGCCTCTCCGGCCGGTGGATTCTGCTTCTGGGGTCAGTGTTGCTCTGCTTTACGCTGCCAGCACACTGCTCCCAAGGCGGTAACCACCGGCCTGCCTACATCTACGCTCCACTTGACATTTCTGCCTTCTAGCTCCTGCTTAGATAGCATGTGCTCCCAGCCTGCTGCTATATAAGGCTCATTTCAGTCTGGTGGCTCATGCTTCTTAAGTGGGTGCTGGTCTCTCTCGGCTACCTCGTCGGCGTTCCGCCAGCTAACCAAGCCCTACTACATCTTCACACAGCCTCAAACCGGCAAGCATGTGGATGTGCGCCCTGCAAAAGCTCTACATTCCCTTCCTTCCACTCAACTGGCCAGGCCTAGTGCCGCCGCTTGTTGCGCTACTCATGCTACTGGACCTCTCGTTTGGACTTCTTTTGCTGTCGCTGGACGTGGAGTTCGGTCTCTTTGGAATCCTAACGCCGTCCGGTCTGCAGATGCCCCCTCCAACCCCACCGCAACGTGCGGCGCCTGCACCGTCCACCGTCACGTCGTTTCCCTCAACGCGCGTTCCCAGCGCGCACGGCACTTTAGGGGCCAGGTAACTGCCTTCTAGCTGGCCCATCCTCCAGGTGTGGCGTCCTTCCTCCCAACCTCTTGTCGTCCGCTATAAGAGCGACCGCTCGCGGCCACCTCCACACCATCACGCTCGGACGTCAACACATATACATTCTCACCGCAACATGGATCGTTCACGAGGTCCACATGCTCCTCCACGTCGGGCTAACACAGTGGGAACTTTATTTTTTACGCCGCCGTCCCAAACCAATCCCTTTCGCCAGGATGTGCTGTCACACATTGGGAATCCACCGACCGACCGGCAGGAACCCGCGTCCCGTACCGCTTCGTTTCCTCTCACCCAACGTCCGTCGTCACCGTGCCCTTCTCCTTGTTTCACCGACGCGCTTTCCGATCTTCCCTTGCCGCCGTTTCCTTCTCGCTCGCCCTTAGAGGAAAGCGTCTACATTCCCTCCGTCGATCCCGATCTCCTTCCTGATCCTCCGGCGGACTGGCTACTAGCACGTCCCATGGACCCTCTGGGCAACCCTCCCGCGCATCCCTTGGACGATCCGATGCAGGAAATTCCCCTGGACGACTCCCCGGTGTTCCTGGAGGAGGCACCGGGATCCCCTCCGAACCCCTCGCTTTTACCCTCGGCCCCAACGGCACCTCTTCAGGATCCGTTGGAGACGAGCCCTGGCCGCCCATCCCAGCCCCCGCACCACGGTCCAAACCCCAACGGGGACAGCTGTGTGCCTGTTGTCAAGACTGCTGCATCGCCTGCTGGTGCTGCTTTGTCCCCTACACCGCTGTCTACCTCCTGTCCGGTTTTAACCGCTGGTGCACCCGTCTCCGCCACCGCGCCCTCACGTACGCCCATTCCCAGGCCTACTACGAGCCCTCCACCGCCACCGTTCACACGTAGCGGCAACCGAGAGCCGACGTCGGAGACGGAGCGGTGCGGATTTCGGGTCTAGCGTGCGTGCCGCCTGGGATGTACAGTAAGATGATACTTTTTCTTTTTCTGCCTCTCCCTGTTTTTCCGCCTTCTAGTGTTTCTACTCTCCGCTCCTGGGCAACGGGCTCGTGGCGCCTTCTTTACCCCTCGTGAGACCGCCGCATGGCCACTGCGCTACGCGTTCTCACGGGGGATGTAGGGATCGTGCCTTGAGCGCATCCTCCCGCCGCCCGCCCCAGGACCACCGTAACGCCGCCCCGCTCCTGCTGCTGCTGCTGCGTGGTTTGCCGTCGCACGCCGTCAGGCGCCGTTACGCTGACGTCGCTGCCGCCACGGTGCCACAGCCTCATCAGACTCAGATCGACATCTAGATGGAAGTATGCACACTGTCTAGTTCTCATCTATATGTCGATAGGAATCTAGTGAGCATCCCGTGTGTACAGTCTGTGGACGGAGCACCTTGTCTCTACACGCTGTCTCCGTTTCACTGTGTTGCTGAGACACGTGTACGGGACAGGGCTCTCTATCTCCGACCATCTTCGACGCCGCGGCGGCAGGGCGACGGCGGGGCATTGTGCATGTACACCTGTATCACCCCGTCTCGTCACACAGGCTACATGCACTTTGCTCCGCACTCCGCCAGACTCGCGCTTCCCGGGCAAGGCGCGCGCTGCTGTGGGCGGGAAGAATAAAGCCACTGTTTTAATTCCACCGGTACGTCTCCCCTGCGTTATCTCTTCTCAGAGTCCCCGTAACGTTGGCCGCCGCCCGCGCTCGCCGCCGCCACGCTACGCGAATGCACATAACACGCGACCCGACGTGGGTTTTACGAGATCTCTTTATTGTCACCAAGCTCCCCGCTTTTGGACCGCTGCATCCGACGTCGTTTTCCGCCACGTTACACCAAGTGCCGCCGGTCCGACACGTCGACCCTGAAACGACACAACGTTACACGTTAGTCGCGGCTGCCATAGAGGCCGTCGCGGTCACCGGCCTGGCCGGTATACTCACTTCTCAAAGTACTTATCGGTTTCCACGCTCCAGATCTTCATGTCCTCGCCGCCTAGCCAGTCCTGCACTTGGCAGCGCTTCACGCAGACGCCGATGAGCACGAACAGCAGAAACAGAAACATGACGGCCTCGTAGATGACGATCTGCCACTCATTTGTTGCCAGCATGGCGAAGGTGTCGTCCAAAAGCTTCAGCTCGGGATCTGACCCCGGCACGAGCGCGATCTCACTCTGTCTCTGCAGCCCGTAGTAATATGTACGGCTGGCCTGACACGTCGACACCCAGACATCATTGCCGGTAAACCACCACATTTCGGGCCACTTACAGTGATTATGATTCACTCGTAGGGCGTTCCGGTGCCGCGTGTTGCCCTCCGCGTCTTCGAACAGGATGACCGGGTACCAGCCGCCATCCACATAGCAGCAGCCGCCCCGAAACCACACGGTGACCCGGTGCCCCGATACGGTGTTTTCCAGCCGCGCGCCCAGGTATCGCGTGCCGACCACGCATTTAGGCTCCGGTATGTTGGTAAGCCACACCGCCTCGTCCTCGCACGGAGGAGCCAGTCCCGGGCACGGGACCTGGACATCCCAGCGATACACGTAGTGCGGCCAGCGCGCGTTGCCCTCACACTGCGCGTTGGCCTGTGTTTTTGGAATCGCGTGTTTCTTTAGAGCACTTCGCCACCGAGGAGTTGGGCTCGCCGTGCTCGTGTTACGGCGCCTGTCGGTCACGTTGACGGGGAACGTCGTCTTCGTCGGCTCCGCGATTCGAGTCACCCAGTCGGATACGTTGAACGCCTGAGACACGTTAAAAGCGTTCACCGTGTGTGACACGTTAGGTGGCGCGGGTGGCCGTCCCGTATCGTTGTTTAGAGTCACCGTCAAGGTCAGGTTTACCTCAGCCTCCTGGCCCACCACCGTCCCTATCCAACGTACCGTGGCTTCCAACCAGGCGACCATCACGTCCACGAACCAGCTGTAGCTCGATGTGGACGCCTCCTCCGCCCTTATCGGGCTCACCGTACTCAGGTAGATCCAGATCCACAGCCATCTTGTCCGCATGTTAGTGGCGCATGGCGAGGATAAGGCTCGACCCACCCCGCAATTCCTAGTCGGAAGAGCACGAATGGCTTCTAGCCCGCCAGCCTTTTTTACGTCACGAGTTGGCACCGTGCTATTTAATCCCTGCAGCCCGCCGGGGGGCTGACGGCGGTCAGTGTATCCGTCTCTCCGTGCACCATGTGCCTACGCTCCCCGCCTCAGAACGCCGTACGCTCGTACTGGCGCCGCTACCTGGTGCTCCAACCTCAGCTCACGTTTGTGGTTGTGCACACCACGCAAACGACGTACGTGAGGATCGTCAGCCGCGGTCCCCCGTTAATAGAAACCGCAGTTTAGCACTATAAACGACGCCACGCGGCGTCACGCTGTTTTTCGCCGCACGCAGCCATGCCGTCACGCAACTTTCCCCAAAACACCACTCACCTGCTCTGCCAGCGTCCGCGCGACGGTCCGGGTCGCTGGGAGCGGCTCATCGACCACGTCTCGCTCATCAAGAACTACACCATCGCCACCACTCTCATCGCCGGCACCAACAGCTGCTACATTCTCCTGGAACGAGAGGGCGCGTTCGCGGCGTTTAGGCAAGGTCTCATTCCCGAAAAGGTCCGTGCCAGGCTCAAGCACTCGGAATGGATCCAGGGAGCGTGGATAGTCTCCGAAACCTTTCCCAGCGAAAACGTGAAAATCTACACGCCGCCCAAGATCTACATGCCTAGTTGATCGGCGTGACTGTTCCTCGGTTGAGCCAAGCACGTTCCGTCTGCGCAGCACACACGTTCACGCCCCCCTTATTCCTCACTGCAGTCACACGTATTCCCGTTACCCGCACGATATAAAAGCTTTATACCTGCTCTGTTGTGTGTGTTTCATTTTTTTACTCGCCGTTCTGTGAACTGGTCTGCACAATGAGCACGCCACTATGGCTGTTGACCGCGGGACTAACCCTACTTGTATCTTGCTTACGGTATACCGGGGCAGTGCCCTACACCTGTATGGCCCCGGGAAATCATACCACCCGTGCAGTGACCACTGCAGACGCCTCCAAACTGCCTCTACACTGTGTATTTTCGTATATCGTTGGTGCCACGATCGGATTCAACATCTACCCAGAAGGCCGAAGAAACTCTCAGCCGCTTTTTTTGCGGTATAAAATCTCTCCTAACATCAGCGTGGCCGTGGATAACGTGACTAGCGTGTTTTCTAACATCTCCGTCACCACCATCGGCAACAGTACCGTTACGTTAACGCTGCACACCAATCTTACGGGCTGTTTTGATTGCATTTTCCACCATGAGCCTTGGGAGTTTATTCAAGTTGGAGTTGGGATCTGGGAAAACACCAACCCATCGTCCACACTGAGAGGAAAGAACGTTACCTTGTTTACGTGCGCACGCAAACCCTACTCTCATCAAGGTGTTACATCCGTATATTCGACACCCGATAGATTTGGCCTCTCGTTAAAATCTATCGCCACCGTTTGCCACGACGACAACGAAACGACGACAGTGTACAATGTCACCGTAGAACGATGCTTCTGCGACTATATGTCTATCTTGTGCATGGACGCTGTAGGTAACTTTTGGATACCGAACACACTAAACAGATACGGAGAACCACCGTCGTGCATCTCCAACAGATCCATCATCCCGCATCCCAACAAAACATCAACGGTGTTTAACTTTTCAATCGTGGCAGCTACGATGTTAACCCCAGTTTTTACCCCAGAAATCATGGGCCTTATAACTCAAAAAGGTCCTTTTCCTGTACTGGCTATCGTGAGCGATGTTTTAACAACTTTGTTAATCCTTTGGTTACTTTTTACCTTAAGGGGAGCGATTGCTGAACACCGAGACGACCGTCTCCCTAACAAGCTCTACTACCACGCACAACGTGCTGTGCGCCTCTCGTACGACACTAAATGCCTTTTACCCCATCGTCACGTCGTATCTCCATCGTATATAAACACTCCGCGCCTTTCCTTTCACATACGGGAGCCATGGCGCGTGTACTGATGCTCGTCACTGGGATTCTTTTCTCACTATGCTTAGCCAAGGCACAAAACACTACTTATCTCTGTGCCGCCGCGGGACATCGAACCACAAACGAGCTCTTTATTGGTGACAATGAGACTATTCCTTTGACCTGCGTCTTTCCTCGCATCACAGGGGCCGTGTTTGGCGTTTATTTTTACCTGGAACCGGAGTGGCCGTACACCGTTCTCTACAACATCTCGCAGTCAAACATCAGCGTCGCAGCCAACAACGCCACCGCGAATATTGCAAACACTACCATCACGCTGAACACTACCATGAACGACACCATGGTTACGCTAACTCTCAACAACGTTACGGTAGAGGGAATTTTTGACTGTCTATTCAGTTACAATGCCCAAGAATTCATCCGAGGAGGATTTCAGTACTTTACACTCAACGATGTGTTGCATAAACCGGCGCGAAACAAAACGTTTGTTTATGCCTGTGCGCTGGAAGCTTACTCTTGGCGAGGGGTTTCGGCCGTGGAACCGCTTAAGTGGGATTTTACACAGGAAGTTGCCGTTCAGACCTGTACGGATGACGGTGAGAACACCACAACGTATAACGTGAGTGTAGGAGACAACGGTGGACTCTGTCGAGCCATGTCCATCTACTGCCTAGATACGCTGGGAAACTTTTGGAGGCCTGACACGCTAAACCACTACGGGCGGCCGCCGCAGTGTATGCATAACCGCTCCATCGTCCCGCGCCGCAACGGCTCTCGCGTGACATGGCTGGATTCGGACCGCAGATATACAGTAGAGTGGGTTACACCCTACAGGCTGTCGTCGCCCGTCCCCCGTACCGTCATTCCCACAGTCACCGTGACGCAGGTCCGGCAACGCGGATCCTTCGCCGGGATGACGGCTGTGCTCGATTTCACCGCCATTTTTTTGATCATCCTGTCGCTCGCTGTCCTCAGAGCACTCATATCCGAACATCAAACCCGCCACTACCCCAACAAACCCGTCGACGCCGTACGGCATGCGTGGCTCTCGACGCTAGGAACCAGACGTAAGCGTCACATATATTATCGTCAGCTACCACCGCTTTATTTTTACTCGCAAAAGCCATGGCTCATGTACTAACCATCACCGTGACGGTTATCTTCTCACCGTGGCCCGTAACCGCTCGATCAGTCTCTCACCTCTGCGCGGCCGTAGGGAACCGTACCGTAGATAATCCTGAAGCGGCCGTTACCGAACTGCCACCTCTATCGTGTATCTTTCCCCGCGTTGTAGGTGCCATTGTTGGCTTGCACCTTTATCCGGACCGACAACCGTGGCCCAGACAGCCATATTCCATCATGTATCACACCACCGCTGCTAACCTCAGCAACGTGGTGAACAACGCCACGGCACTGGCAAACGTTTCCATCGTCCTTACCATGCAAATCGACACCATCGTCCTGGCTTTTGAAACCAAGGTTACGGGTACTTTTGACTGCGTTTTTAACCGCGAACCTAAAGAGTTCATCAAAGTAAGCCTCGATTACACTAGACTTCCACTTATGGTTGGCATATCTGGACCTAACCGTGTCTACGCATACGCCTGTGCTAGAAAATGTCACTCTCATCAAGGAGTCACGTACACCGGACCGCTGCCCCGTCCGATTCACCGCCTGCTGCTCACCACGACGTGTCAGGACGACAACGAGACCGTAACGGTACAGGACGCCAGTTTTCACGAGCTTGGCAGATTCTGTAAGCAGATGTCTATACTCTGTTTAGACGCGGTTGGGAATATCTGGATCCCACAAACACTAAGGCGCTACGGTCGCCCACCACAGTGCGTTCGCAACCGGACCATCGTCCCGCGTTCCGACTTATCCATGGGCTCGTGGCCGCGGAGATATAAACCAGCGTCGAGCGGCGTTACGCGGGACAGAGCCTCGGCATCCACCGTCACGCGTGTACGGCAACGGGGACACTACACGGTGTTTACCGCGGTTCTCAACATGATCACCGTATCGGGGATTGTGCTTCTGCTCATCATCTTCAAGATCACCATCGTCCAGCACACGCATCGTCACTCTTCTAGCTGGCGACACAGGCTTCCTGGCAAGAACTCGATTTCTCGCCTCAAGAGAAGTCACGACGGAACACGAAACTCACAACACTTCCCCATAAAACGCCACAAGTCGTGAACTCGGCGCCATTCACACTTACAGAAAACACCCCAGTCACGCGTAATGTGACCATCCGTCGTGGTATATAAAGCCTTCACGTACTTTATCTCCTCACAAGGACCATGGCATACGCTCTCCTCTTCAGCGCTGCCGTGTTCCTTTCACCGTGGATTGCTACCGTCCGAGCCATCTCCAACATCTGCGGCTTCGTGGGAGAACCACATGATCCGGAGACCATTCTCAGCAACAATTCTACCTCCTTGTCGTGCATCTTCTCAACCAGAGCGTTGGACGTCGTTATCGGCGTTAACCTGCACCCCAGGTCCAACACCTCGCAGCCACACTCCATCTGGTACCACTTCAGCGGCAACGAAAACATCACCTTGATACATGACAACGCTACTCGATACTTGGGAAACCTGTCGGTTGACATCCAAACCCTCACCAACCTCACCGTAAGGTTATCTATGGAAATGCACATCGGCATTGAACGCTCGGAATGCGTGCTACACAACCAGCACTGGGAAAAGATTCGCATCAATACTCACCTACGGCGAGAAGCACACTTTCTACACTACAGTTTAATCTGCGCAACAGAATCCCATTCGCACCGCGGGGTTTCAATGCTTTACGATCTGTCGCTACAGCACGTACGAGGATCCTCTGTCTGTCAAGATGGCAACAGGACAGTACAATTTCTTAATACACACCTACCGTGGGAAGGTGAACTCTGTCCTCTGTACGCCAAAGCGCTCTGCCTCGACGCTATCGGAAACGTGTGGATGCCGAGAACAGACTACCGCAACGGTACACCACCATCGTGCGTCAAAGAACGTCGCATCGCATGGCACCGGTTCCTCACGTACCCTATGTACAGAGTTCACACTCCGCAGCTGATCCCCAGCGTACCGTATGGTATGCTACTGGCGATTCAAGTTGTGGACATAGCAACAACTTGCATCATTATTGCGTGTCTCATCGTGTTGAGGAGGACTATCTCTGGGCACTTGCCACCACAACAGACTAAAACCACGCTTGTTTTCGTCAAGCCTAATACGTTTACTATTTTTATCAGATAATATATAAACCCGGATTTCTAGCTCTTTTTAGTCTTTTGTCTTTTATTCGTGCGACGCCAACCGATTTAGTCGTTTTCACATAAGCCATGGCGGGGTGGTGGGTATGCATGGTTGTTATGGCGTTTTCATCCAGGTCGGCAGCGCTTCCGGACATTTCTAACATTTGCGCCTTCACGGCGAATTCCAGTAAGATGGAGATACCGTTTGCGGTAACTACGTCCCTGACGTGCTTGTTCCCTTATACGGTGAACTCGGTTTTTGGGATTCAGTTGGCACCGTGGATAGGGTCTGCGGTGCGCCGGTCTCTACTGTACCGTGTGTTTTCTCGGGACGGCATTGTGCCTGTAACCCAGTCTTGGCCGCTACATCCATCGCTTGCGATCGAGGTCACTCAAAACGCTACAACTATTCTGATGACCGTGAGGTTTCCATCGTCCAGCGTTATGGGGAACGCGCTGTATTGCACATTCTACAATTTGCCGTGGGAAGCCATTAGTATCGAAGTGAAGATCGCCAAACATCATATGGACGGCCGTTTTCTTTGCGCGGAGCATGCTTACAGCCGCTTTGGGGTATCTTCCGTCGAGCCAATGCGTCCTGAGTCCCAGCCGTGGTCTTGGGAAACCTGTCACGATGGAAACGAAACAACACGAGTTAAGACGCTGCGCCTGTTTACCTCGTGCTGTAAGCTATGTTCTATGATACCCGCGTTGTGTCTAGACTCCGCTGGCAACATTTGGCAACCAGAAGCTGGCCACGTGCATGGAAGACCGCCTGCCTGCGTGGCTAACAGATCTATTGTGCCGTACCCGCTACCAACAACGCACACCGTACCGGTGATTCCTCAGACTACGTCTTCACCAAACGTTATTACAGTGATCCAGATAAATCCACGACGTGATTTATACACCAAGATATCAGGCATGTTGAGCTTGTTTGGATCATCAGTGACAGTTTTCCTGCTCATTATCTTAAGGAATATAATAGAAAAAGTGACAATATGTCACGCCACGACCTTAATACCGTGCTACGTCGTTACGTTCCGCTGAATCTACGCTTACGGTTCACATTAGTTATATGTGACGTGGTACGCTACCACGTCACGCTACCGGTATGCTTCTATACCGCTGGAAACAGATGTGTACATTCGCTATATTATTGCTCACAACGGCAAACAACGCTGATAACTGTACTTGTACCAGAGGCAAACAGATTAAGAGGCAACAGTTACAGTCAATCATTAAACAGGTTAAACTGCTTCAACCCATAAATGCCAACAATGAATGCAAGCACAGACAGGTAATTACCACGTTACTTAATAACACAGTAGTTTGCTTAGACCCCGATTCAAACTACGTTAGGGGGGTGTTACAAAAGCTTTTAATTCACGTCAAAGTTAAAAAGGGCAAGATTGTTGTGGCGGAACGAACCAAAGTAGATTTCCCAGGATGGGAAGTAAGTAAACTTTTCAAAAAAATTAAAATAATAAAAAAAACCGGTTACACCATAAAAAGATTGCTTCCAAAACCTACAGTTAAACCTAGAGCTCCGCGTTCGATTGCCAAAAAGACATATAGCCATTAAATGCTTTCCCTGCACCGGCACTGTAGAACATAACAACCGTTGCCGTTATGGCGAAACGTGGCGTGTCATTACGGGAAATCATTCTACCCGGCACTACGTACACCAACAACTACCGTCGATTTACACACCGACATGCGCATTACCGTTGTAACATGGTACGTGACTATCTTAAGCTGCGTTTTACTTACGGCGGCTATGGCCGCCGTATCTCCTAACGAACTGCGTTGCAGATGCAAACCCGGACAAAATTATGAAGGTCTAGAGCTGCAACATATCATGATTGTAGCCGTTTATCCACATAATCCATATTGTAATTGGCAAGACACCATTGCATATCTTTACGGAAAAAAAGCGTGGACGTGCTTTGATTTTTCAAAACTAAAAACAGAAATTGAAAAAAACATGGTATCAAAAACAACTCGGGAAGGAATCACGGTCTACAGACGACACTTTAAAGAAACTGGCATCCAAGTCTCCGAATCATCACAAAGTTTACCAACAGCCACTGTTTTAGGAATGCCACAGCCACCTGTCTATTTCAGTTCCAATGCTTCTCATGCAACATGTCAGATGCAACATAATGGAGAAAGCTGTAGCTGCAGCTGCACTTAACTAATGCAAAGGTTACGTTTTACATTCAACGTGCCGCGCTACGTTACATTATGTTACCTATCTACAATGTCGATACACCGCGGTTAACCGTAGCGTTAAATGCCGCATACGATTCCCCAAAAACTTACGATTATCCAATTTAGTGCAATAACCCCTAAACCGACACAGTTGAATAAAAATATTTACAAACGTTAAATTATGCTGCCGTTGATTCCCTATCACGGGAGTAACAACGTAATGTGCAATATGTACCTAATGTTAATATGTTTTGGGTCTTAATGATCTGGCCGTGCGTATCTACTGTAAGTTTTCGGTGCTTAGGTGCTGCGACGTTTTCAAACATAAGCCTAACTAGACATTTTTCAGCATGTTATGTAGATGACGTTCTACTATTCAGAAAGGATTACTCGAAACACGATCGTACAATACATCCTGCAATTAACTCTTCAACCATACGCACATTAGAGGACGAAATAAAATACGCCGACGAGATATACGGCACATCGTACTTGCTTAATGTAAAAACATTTAATAGGCCTACTGGAATACAGTTCCAATACGGATGTAACGATGCATTTGGGATGTATTATGAAGCATCGCGAGACGCTACGTGGTTTCTGTCGTTAAATGTTAGCACATTAACATGGAAAACAGATAATAATGTGTTTCCAGTGGTCCTCGATCAGGGAGTTGCAATTAAAATACGACAGCATCTTCTTGGGTGTGTACATCACTTAAACACATACTACACGCTGTTAAACAACTCGCTAACACCCAAATCACCTCACCTTCGGCTGTGTCAATATTCAGACCGTGCAGTATGCTTGGCATATAATTTTTATCCCCAACGCATCAACTTAACTGTGTTCCCTGGAGAGGACTACGATCGCTCAAATCAAAACACATACCCGATCTCAACTAACGAACACCAACCTCGATACGCGGCGTGTATGTCGTTGTACACACCCACTGAGACCGAAGAGGGAACTATAAACGTTACGTGTTACGCCAATCATACTACGGGACGCTATATGAAATGGCACGTCACTCAGACCAAAAAATCGAATTACAGCGTACCAGAAGACATTAAATATGATGATGAAGATTACGCCAATATTGACGGTAACAGCAACGCAGGATTTGGCGCCGGTACCAACGACAACACTGATGCCGATAGTTACACCGGAAGAAGTATGCATTACGATGGGTCTGCAACTGGGACCGGGACTAAACCTAAAGTTCGGGTTACACCTACAAGTAGGAGCAGGGGCAGAAATAAGGCCAGGACTAGGGATAAAGACAGGACTAACTCTAAAAACACTACCTTCCAACTCCTTTCAAACAGTCGCCACTACGGATATACGGTGATACCGCCTATGATTCTGTTATTATTTTTAACTTTAGTGACGTTATGGCAACGATACTCACACCACGTTAATGTCAGCGCTTTTCGTCTAGTTCCACGTTAAAAACATGTAGTGCACCTCCATACTATCGAATCTTAACACTCACATTCACGCACACTCCACCTATATCTAGGTAATACGCGAGATACGCCACGTCATGTATTTTACGCCTAAAGATACATGGCTCGATGCTGTCTAAACATAACTAGCGTATTACAATTCATGTACACAATATTCTGAAAACATCCAATGAAACCATCACCGTTACCACCTTGTATAGAACAAGATGCTTGCTCACCTTTAACTCTTTACCTTCAAGAGCAAAAACGTCAATAAAATTGTTCTATCGCCATTTACGGATTATCTCCAAGATAGCTGTTTTGTGCGAATACTTTGCGTGAACAGATATCACATAACACGTACCGTTATCAACGGCCTGGTTACCAGGTATGGTTACGAGTAGTACGGCATATCACACTGGTTTACATGCTCTAATATTATATTCGTCGCTACTCTCTCTTACCGTTGTTGGATTTAGATCACCGTTCGCCGTTACGGTTACTACTATTCCAGCGTACGTCTTTTCTTATTTAGCGTCGTTCGATTATTCTGAAGCCTCGGGAAGCAGCACTATTAATACAACTACCGAAAGTACCACATCTCTAACCACACATGCAGTTACTAGTGAAGCTAACAGCTCCAAAAGCACCTTTACCAGTTCTACCCTTATAATCACCAAAACAAATCCTACAGTTACATCTGGAACTACACCTAACACTACTACAAATGCCAATACAGAAGACTTTACTAGCACATCAGGAAACACTACCAAAATTACAGGCTCAGCTACAAGTACGGATGCGGTCAACGTTACAGAGGCGACCTCCATCACGACAGCCACTCCGGCACCTACAAGCGCAAAGGGGACAAGCACGTTAGCGACTACGTCCGTTTCAACCAATGTTTCACTAACATCTGTAGCTGTTACATCTGCGAGTCCATGCACAAGTGCAGCAGATGGAAACAATAGTACTTCCACTGCAAATTCTACAAACACCACCACGTTAAACAGTTCAACCAGTGAATCTTTGAGCCTCACTGTATCTACTAACATATCTGCAACTAACTCCGCAGATACAACCAGTTATCCTAGCACATCTAATAGCCAAACCACCCGCAATGAAAGTGTAAGTGCAAACACAACCCAGCCGACTAGTAATGTTAGCGATACTAATACAATGAATCCAGTTTCCACAACCGAGTGTAATGGCACAAGAAATACAATCCTTGTTTCAAATGTTACAAGTTCAAGCACAACCGTCGGTTCCACGAGCTCTCCAGGCACGACTAACTCCAGCGACGCGGCTACAGCTACGACCAATGCAACTGTTACAATCAATTCTAGCACAACAGCTGCAAAAGTTAGTTCTACCGGTACCAATGTTTTTAGTACCACAACTGTGATATCAACCGTAACGGCGAATTCCAACAGCACATCCATAAGTGCGACCATGTCTACAAACACGACGGAGCGCAACAGTACAGTTGTTAGTACAACTCTATCATCTACAACAAACTTCAATACCACGTTGTTTACAATTACTTCTCCAGGTACAAACACATCGTTGCCTATAGTGACCGCAACAGTTAAATCGATGAGTAAAAGCTCTCTCACTCCCACGAGCACAAGATCTTTATCTATTAATACAACTACACCAACTAGTCAGCCCACAAATGCGAACAACACTGCCGCAAACGGAAAACACACCACCGTGTGTGCAACAATACCGCCCAACGCAACGTTACTTGTTACCGTTGTAGCATTGGGTGAAGGAAGTGTAGCAAAATTTCGCAAACCAGGGTATTATATAGGGTTTTTTCTTACACTTATTATTGTGATTATCATTATACTGTTTTTCTGCCGACACAACATCGAAAGATGCTTTCAAGCCTACAGATACAGATACCATCAGCACGATTTCGCACCCTCACGCTATGACGATCCCGATGTATTAGTGATGGAAATGAAAGAATTATAATTAACAGCCCGTAACACTGCCACCTTCACTAAACCGTCTAACGTGCGCTGGTGTGTGTCATGTAAAAAAAGTAGCACAGCATCTAGTGCCAGATTCTTACCACCAATGCCACAGCACCATATAAAAGCCAGACCAGTATATTGCTGCGGACATACGCACCGCTAAATCCTGCTTGAAATGAAGACTCTACTAGTTATTTGCCTCCTTGAAAGCTGTGTAATTTACCGTGGATATGCATTGCTGGACCCTTGCGCGACCGCCAGATACTATGTCGGCAAGATTAAGACCATGTCCCTGAGCACCACGGTCTCTACCGATGGTTCCCTGTTAGAAGCTGGTTGGATGCACTGCCGGGTTGGACCTATGAATCAATGCATGCAGATTCGAAGACTTTCTTCGAGGGATCACGTAGACAACACGTTGCTAAACAACATCACCGTCGGCGGTGTGACTTGTCCCGCGGTCCGAACCCGGCTGAAAAACACCACCTTTCACATCGATCATTGGCGAGGAAGACGTAACAACGAAGTGGACGGCTCGTTTTCCGTCAGCCCGGGCTCTACACTTATGCACCACTACGTTACACGAACGGCTAAGATCACCCTGTCCCTTTCAGCGTTACCTGGTAACGTGGGTTACTACACGTTATACGCTATAGTGGATCCCCACGCTGTTAACCCAAGAAGCGGTAGAAGCTATCTTCCGATTAACGAATACGAGTCGTTCTTGCTGTTTCTTCAAACTTACGGCGAGGGTCAATGTCATCCAGACGCATTCGTCGGCAAGATTTTTACCCGGAACATTACTTTATCCAGCAACCTGGAAGCCAGATTTAACGTCAAGTCAAACTCGTTCGGCGACCACAGGTTTGTTTGGAAAGGTGCCAGAGCAGGTGCCAACAAAGTGTTCAAAACTCAACATATTACCATGTCGGTTACCGCCGAACAGCACATGGACGAGATCGCGTATTCTATTGAGTTTCGTCACCCTAAGGAGGTTCCGGGTAGAACCACCAGCATCTACTACGAACTCGCCGACGACGGGGTTGAGGCGGCGGATTACTACGTTAAGTGTGTAGCTCAGGAGTGCCAGCCAGCCACGGGCTGCAATCAACGGTTGCAGATCGACGGAGCCCCCAAGGTGAACAGTGAACTAGCAACCAGATTAACGCCGCTGTCGCAACAATCTGTCTGGTCGATATTATTGTGTGCGTTTGAGATTTTGTTTCTGTTAATGTTTATTGTAATCCTTTCGCTCGTTAGATACTACCGCACCAGGTAGCTATAGCTGTTTTTTAATTAAAGGCTAAACGTTTTTTTACCCTTTATTACGGTGTTGTGGTTTTTCTTTCTCAGTGCCGTTCAAACCGCGGTGGCAAACATAGCCTGAGGGCTGCAACCGGATCGGGGAATTTGGCATTCCTCGAAATGGGCTGACATCACATGGCACGCCCCGTATCGTGGTAATATAAAATTGAGTTAGGTGATTTGGTCACAGCAATCCAAGTGCCCCGCTTGGATAGGCGTGCATTTTCTGGGATTGGTGATACCATTTGACCGGGAAACGAGGGGACGTTTGAAGTTAAATGCACCGACATCACCGATCTTAACAACATGCAGCTTGTCCACAACGAGTCTTTCAGTTTATATCTCTACTCCATCCGAACCTACGACAACGGTGAGTTCTTAGAGGTTTATCTCTTCGTGAACGTCCAACTGGGCCCAAAGCACGCGCTAAACAGCAGGCGAAACAACATCTTTCTCGCCATCCACTTGACGGTGAACAAAGCTGCGTTACGTGAGTTGTAGTGACGGTACGTTGACGTCGTTTCTGCAGCATGGCCGGCATACTATTCAGCGTGTTCATCATCCAGCTCTCTACGGCGTTATGTGCCACGCACGGGCATGGCACACCCCTGGTATGGTCTAAACTGTTCTCTAAAAACAACCAGAGTCCAACCTTGGTTAAGGCAGACGGCTCGGTAAAGACCCTTGATGCTCGGTTTGACAGTCAACAACCAGTAATCCAAGTGGGTTGGGCATACTGTACTTTTGGTCTAGAAACACGTTGCGTGGATCTGTGGTCCGTCAGGGAGGAAGAAGGTTACCGTGCTCATTTGGCCATTTTTTGGCTACTCGGCCTACCCGCACGACAACGGATTTGCCAGGCGTTGCTCACCCGTCTAAGAAACACCACGGGCAACTTTGTGCGGAACCAAAATCAGCGTCTAACGGCGTCCCTATCCCTCAACGCCAGCTCATCGGCACCGCACCAAAAGACCGTAACGGGGAACGTCAGATTGCAGCTACCTACTAACTCGCGTTCCGCTGGACGTTACTACGCGTACGTGGTGTTGGGAAATGACGCCTTGGACCGCGGTGGATTGAGTTCCACGTACGTGGTAGTCAAGGATTTTATTCTTCTAGCACGGGTTGAACTGGATTTTCACTGCTACATCGATGGGATGTTCTCACACTACACCCACGTTAACGGTACTCTACAACCGTGTCACCTGGTGGTTTTCAGCGTTATAACAGCGTGCGACGGTGACGGTAAAACTTTCACATGGGATTCCCCAACGTACGGCGGTGAAAAGAACTTTACGTTTGTGGACCTTAACGTAACGGTGGTGGCCAAAAGACACAAGAGGGACTTGGTGTTTGGACTAGACATCACACACCCCAAAGGCCAGGTTATGCTCGTGGAGTACAACTTTTATTGCAACCAGCATTTGTTGGCGTCTCAAAAGCTTATGTGCCGCCCACCGGACCGTGAGCGATGTCAACGTAACGCGGACTGGAGAGAGATTCCGGGCCACCTGAGCACCAGTTTGCGACCCAAACGCCGCCAGGCTACGAGCGCTTTGGAACCGTGGTTGTGGAAATGGATGGTAGTTTTTGTTCTAATATATTTATACGTTTAGCGTTTTGGCCAGGAACTCAGATTTCCGGTACACATCTACATGATATTGTCACCTGACAGTCGTATAAAAGGAGGCTTCAGGTGAGCTTTTTCTAACCGCAACCGCAAATCCGCTCACTGACATGAAACCTGTTCTGTTTTTGCTGCTTTTCATCGCCACGGTTCAGTTGTACCATGCCACGCACTACTCTTTTCCCGAGAGCGAGATCGAGTACGAGTACGCGGGCACTCCCTTGGTGTCATTTGCGCTGCAATTTACCGCTCACGGCAATGCGGTGATCCGCGCGGGGTGGCTAATGTGCAATAAGACGCCAACGGAAGACTGCGTTACGCTATGGAACACCAGCTGGGGTGGGGATCGGTGCTCCTCGGGGGCACCGAAGCTCAGTTCAACGTGTCCTACGGAGTACTGCCTAAGTAACGTCAGCGTTACGTTTCCGTGGAGCGAGGGTAACTATCCTAACGTAACTTATGCCAGTACATGTTTCCATCGGCCACACGATCTCGAGGGTAACGTTACGCTGATGCTGCCCGGTCTGACGGACAACGTCAGATACTACACGGCGTATCTGACAGTAAGGGCCAACGTTCCGGACCATGACGGCTATTTTGAAACCAGAACCTACGTCAAGCGGTTCGCCCTGATGCTGCACACCCAAACAGGACTGGAGTGCGGGTGCCACGAGATGATAGTGCACTTCTTAACCTTTAACACTACCCTGGAGAGCGGCGTGAGCGCCATGTTTGCCTTCAAGACGTCCAAGACCGACGCCGGAGAAGTGATTAAACTGGTAGACCCTCAACACAACAGCACGTACTTGGCTTACGGGGATAACCGCATCCGAGCGGTGTTGTTAAGCGTGCAAAACGCGTCCAACGTTATTTTTCAAGTCACGGTGTTGGACGTGGATAACTCCAAGAGCATGTACGTGGAATACAATCTCTTCAAAAATCAACACCACCGAGCCTACCGACGTGTGGTGTGTCACCCTATGCAGAGGGAACACATGGCCCAACAGTGTGGCGCGCGGTCAACTGCCACGCCAGGGGACGACGCTAAAGAGACCGACGGGGCAGAAGAGTCTATGAAAACAGAGAAAAAGACGGAAAAAGCCTACACGGTAACGGAGGACACTAACGAACTGCGGGACACTTCCCAGAAGACGTTTCTGTGCTTGACTACGTCCGAATGGTTCACATTTGGCGTTGTTACCGTAATTCTCATCTTAATGAAGTACCTGCCGCGCGATAGATGAGGATTTCCATGGGGTAAACGGTTTGAACAACGGACGGTTGAGCCAAAAACCGCCGTTGTCACGTGCCTCTTGGTTCATATGTGGCCCTCAAACGCCGATACGGCAGATTCATGATGACCTCCACTGTCGCGACTAACATCACACAAGCGGTTAACGGCACTTATTGTGCGGTCAGCGTCTCCTTACTGGAAAAATTGCTCACTTATGCACCTTACCTCATTTACTTTATCACTGGATTTTCCCTTCTCACCCTTATCATCGTCACTGTGTCAGCTCTGTACTCGTCCTGCAAGACCAGGAAGGACGAGTACGACCCAGATATTCACGAAGATGAACTGGAGGATGAGGAGTACAGCAACCTTATCAAAGTTCCATCTCGAAAATCACGCTTCGGGAAGACGACGGCGGTAGCCAAGTATCAACGCCTCACTGAGGATTACGGTGGAGAGGAAGATGGCCATAAGATCTCCGAGGCCGCCGCTATCATTATCTACAACGAAAACTACAAACCGTCGTTTTCCACGGGTCCTTCTCCATGTCCGTCATCTACGGGCCCTTCTCCAGGTCATTCCACCGGTCCATCTCCGGGTCCCTCCACGGGCCCATCCCGGGACCCATCTCCTAGCCCGTCTCCACGTCCATCCTCGTCACTGTCCTCAGAGAAGCCGGGACACTGCACCGTGGCCACCATTGAACCTGTCCTGGACACCGCCAACGGCGCTATACGGTACTATACGTCAAACTCCGAAGATTTTAAACAGGCTCACGAGGCTATGAGTCCGTTTCAACCCGAAGTGAACGACGCGTCTTCAGCTTACCCGTGCCGCATTTTGGTAACGCACGAAATTGATCTCAACGAACCCGAGTATGATTGACTACCCTTCCCCTTGTTCAATAAACCACCTCGCGCTCTGAAAAGATGAGAGTGTGTCGTTTTTTATTGACGCTGGTGTGTTTGGGGATCGTTTACGTGTCGTGCGTGTGGTCTGTGCGCGGCATTATTTCTCCCACACCGGGCTACACGTCATTTGGGTACTGGGATCTCTTTTCGCCCTTCATTGACAACAGCACTCAGAGGGATATTGTACATAAACTTCTAAATCTCACCTTCCCTTACCACTACGGGCGATTATTTGGTTATAGTGATATTCAACTTCTTCGTCGGTAAGTCTTATGGTTGCCGGGCGGGTAAATCCAAAGCATTTTTTTACCGTGGATGAATTACACTTTTTAAATTCTATGTTTATTTGTAGCATAAATCTCACAGAAGTAATTCTATTGATCAACGCGCTAGACATTGAAAAGTACACTCAAACCTATGACTTCGACAACGTTACGGTGAACGTTAACGGATTGTCAGAGATTACCCCTTACAACAAGTCTCTGCTTATTACCCTGGACGTCACTTTTACATAGATGCACTCCATCCTCGTTGTTACCGTCATGCTCCGTTTTGCAGCCTGCGTAGATTTAAACTGTCCGTCACAGCCGTCTCCACGAACACCCGTTGTTTACTTTGTGTCACATCAGCCGTACACCAGTCTAAATTGTACACCTTCACTATACGCTCTTCGTACAGTAAGCAACAAGACGTTAATTGTTGGCGATTCTGCATGGACCCGTCAAATTATAAACTACGTTAAGTACGTATTAGCATTTATCACACGTTATTTTACTTTTAGTATTTTCGTGTACTAACCATGTCTTTTTCTATCCTCAGTGGGAGAAACATGTTGATGTTTCGTTTAATTCGGGAGCTGGTGACCCAGAATAACATAACGCAAATCCCACAACACAATGACAGGACCGTATTCGACCGCTATTTTTCCAATCTCATCCAGATGATTACCGTCATGCAATACCAAGCCAGGGACGCTTTAGCGTGGATATCGTGTATTCTAGAAATACAAACTATGGCTATGGAGAAATATGATGACTCAAACACAATACAGTTCCGTCTGGCACTGCAAGTCAGACACGCCCACGCAGAGCAAGGGTTTAAATCAACCATTTGTACGCACCCTTACTTCTCTACACTTCAATACCCAAGTGAGTATCATGACTCGTTTCCGTTTTCAATATTTATGGATATCAAGCCTCCTCGTTAACGCAATAATCTGCGCGTTGAAGTATGAAGAAACTTGCTGTACTCACGTCTCTCTCAGGGATCCGCTGGAGGACTGCTTTGACTTTAAAAAATGTGACAAGTTTACAGTTTCGTACGTATAATTAACATTGTATTATTAAAAAGTTACTCGCAGGCGGCCAAGGCACTTATCACCACCGTTTACTCAGGTTCACTTGCCGCATCGGACGCGTTTGTCTTTCACCCATGAATTTATCCAAGGTGAACGATTTCATCTTATCGATGAAAGACAATTTAACCAAAGAAGTCATCCATCGTCACGCCCCACAATGCGCCCATAACCCGTAAGTTGTTGGTTATACCTTCCCCGTATCCCGTAACGTTTAACAGTGCTATTGACAATTGACGTTTCTTCCTATATAAAAACAGTGTCCACGTTAGGAATGAAGGAGATCTCCGGTGTGCCATACCTTACTCTGATCTCAAAAACACGCCAAGCAGGATCATTGGACTTATCGACAAACTGGACACCGTTTGGATGCCTAATATGTACAGCGATATATATATGCTGGATTTTAACGATTACCTACTGAAGCTTAACGCTACTTATAACAGCACAACTAACACCGTGGACACCAACGTAACGTGTCTGCAAATGATACCCCCCGATTCTATGCCGTTGACCGTCCACAATAAAACCTTATTGCCTTAAACTTAATTGGTGTAACGTGTTATCTGTATGCGCCGATATCTCTTCACAGGAAGCCCACACGGGACCGGGGACATCGGATATCGCCAGATATCGGCACATATCGCCCTATATCGCCATATATCGCAACTATCGCCAAATGTCGTGGCATGTCGGCGATATCGCGATATCGCCGACTGTCGCCACATATCGTGTGGTGTCGTGGCCTTGGCCCGGTGCCAAGTATTGCGACTATCTGGCACTGTGTCAAGTTATTGATGGGTATCATTGATGCCTGATTGACATCTGTCAATGCACATCTATAATGATCAATAAGTTTAAATTGAGTCTTTGACTATGAGCCAGACATCTGTCACCAATACATCAATCTGAGTGTTCAATAAACCATATTGGAATTCATATCAATATACTGGATGTCAGCCAGCTAAAAAAATAAACAATAAAATCGTCACCTGGCATTCAGCCAATGGATCAATGTATTGGCTGAATGCCATACTATTGATATATAGATAATCTATTGCCAATTAATTGGCCATATAGCCAATACAATGGCACGGGGCCAATGTATTGGCTATATATCAATATGATGGCGGGGTTCCAGTATATTAATATATTGCCAATGTATTGGCTATATATCAATATGGTGGCAAGGTTCCAGTATATTAATCTATTGGCAATCTATTGGCCATATATCAATATGGTGGCAAGGTTCCAGTATATTAATCTATTGGCAATCTATTGGCCATATATCAATATGGTGGCAAGGTTCCAGTATATTAATCTATTGGCAATCTATTGGCCATATATCAATATGGTGGCAAGGTTCCAGTATATTAATCTATTGGCAATCTATTGGCCATATATCAATATGGTGGCAGTGACCCAAGTTATTAATCTATTGCCAATATAGGCCAATAGATTGGAGATGAGCCAGTCTATCAATCCATAATCAATATATATCTATCAGTATTGGGACATATATTGATTAGTATGGGGTCAAATAGGGTATTTCCGTGTTCCCATCAATACTTGGCACAAACAACACTATGACTCAATGGGCTATGGGCCAAGAACATAGGTCAAATAGGGTATTTCCGTGTTCCCATCTGTACTTGGCACAAACAACACTATGACTCAATAGGCTATTTGCCAAGAACATAAGGTCAATCAGGGTACTTCCGCGTTCCCACCGCCCCATTTGGCAACAAAATAGGGGTTATTTGGGGGTCTTCCCCTTGAAATCAATGACTTGGCAAGCATATACATCCGTCCTGGCACCAGAATAGGGGTTAAATGGGGACTTTCCATAAGCCCACCGCCTCATTTGGCACCAAAAAGGGGGATTTCTATTATTAGTCAATGTCCTTGGCCAATAGCCAGTGACGTCAATGGGAACGGGGCCAGTTCCCCTTTCCCACCATTACCGGCAATGGTGGGTGGGGAAATTCCATATTAGTCAATGTTCTTGGCACCAAAACCGCGGGGACTTTCCATTGACGTCAGTGGAAAGGGGCGTAACGGGGAGTGACCATGGGCGTTCCCGGGCGGAGTTATGGGCGTTACTGGGCGGTTCGTGGGCGGACCATGGGCTGTCCTAGGGTATATAAGCAGAGCCCGGTTAGCAGACCGCCATTCGCCTTCAAGACAGCGTGAGGGACCCACGTTCTCCGGACCAGCCACCGGGACCGAGCGGCCTAGCCTAGCCGGGGACCCTTCACTGGAACGCGGATACAGCGTGCCAAATTAAGGTATGGAGCGCGGATGGTATAGCTTGCATGCTGATTGGTGGCTGGTGGCGGTATCTATAGTATATAATGTATAGCCTATTCATGGTATAGGCCTCCATATTGGGGGCTGTGCCGCCATTTTAATGCATGGATGACGTGTGGGCTTAATGTATAGATATTGATTATTGATTAATCATGGCAGCCATAGCTTTTATCTGCATGTTAATGATACAGCTGCCATTACTATGTGCCCTTATGCCCTATATGTTACTAATTTCCTTGTTGGCACAGTGCCTAACAGTGCTAATGTATGCTTTGCTATAATGGGCGGTGGGCCAGGCCTGGCATCGGGCCAACTTTTTGCTAATTGCTGGGGGCGCTTCTCCATGTTGTTGTGGTTTATTATTTTGGCACCCGGCCATTATGCGGAGCCCCTGTCAGTCGAAACCCGGGTTTTGGCACCGTGCCAAATTCACGTCATCCATACATAGAGCTATAATGTGATTTGGTGATGGTTAACATATGGTGATGCGTCAGTACATTCATGACAACACGCCACACACACTTTAGGCTGCATGCCCTCTCCACACACTCTTTTCTGGACGCTTGCCAGTTTTGGCCCAGTGCCAATTTACCGCTACAGACACAGTAAACTGAGTTAGATTGTTTTATTCACAGGGAACTGTTATTGACAGGGCTGGTACACAGTCCTCTTTGCCCATCTCAGGCACATCAATGATGGTGTCCTGGGGGACCCGGTTCAAGGCCTCTGCTTCCTCCATGATCTCTTGCACAGCTTCCTCCAGATTCTTGTCAGTAGAGCAGAAACTGCACATCATGACTGTGATTATAAGTCCGAACATACACAGTATAGCGCCTATGGAGCTCACGGGGCGCATCCAGGCATTATGTGCAAAAGATAGTACATGCGAACGGTCAGAGCTTCTCCCGGTGGTAGTAGGTTGACTTGAGGTAAGAATGGTGGTGCTCACAGTAGTAGATGAGTGATCTAGAAATGGACATTAGTCTTAATATCTATTTTTAGATCACATGAGGGGGGGTAGGCTTCATGAATGTTGTCTCTGTCCACTTACTGGTGGTTTGAGTGACACTTGTGGTGACATTATCAGCAGTGGTGGCGTTGAGCATCCAGGCGATGGCGCATCCACAGATGATAAGTCCCAGGGGGTCCAGGTCCCTGAAGGTAACAGGTGTTTGTGTTTACTCACAGCTGTAAAGATGTCTGATCCAAAGAAGTTTCCGGGACCAGCCTCCAGTCCCAAGAGGAGACATCCCCAAGAGGAAGAAGACTATGAAGACCCTGGTGAGGGAACATCTTCCGGGACCGCTGCAGGACCTTCCACAGCACCATCCCTACCCAAGAAGCTGAGGTAAGGAGTTGATCACACTCAGTACCTATGTCCTTCCACACTTTACCATCACCTGACAAACACATACTTGGAACTTAGCCAACACACCCACTCATTACACACTATCATCTCCATTTTAGGCCCCATGAGATGAATCCAGTGGATGCGGCTGCCCAGTTCCTCAGGAGAGCCATCCAGGATGAGATTGAGACCCAGATGTCCTTGGGAGACCCCCTGTTTTCAGTCAGTGGAGCCCCAAGTCAATTCATGGATAAATTTGGTAAGTCTTAACAGCACACATTACTTTGACAACTTACTACATACCATGTGTGTCCTGTCACTCATGTCTGTTTCCCCCCTACATTATAGATGACTTAAGAAAATTCCTCATCATGTGCCGCAAGGAGATGGTTTTCCTAGCTAACAAGAAGTACAGAGAAGCCGGGACCAACATTATTGTCCAGTTCCGGGATATCTGGGGGGCTGTTGAAAAGGGGATTCAGCTGATTAATGAAACCAGTCAGAATGTAGATCCCATGAAGGGCATACCCTGCACTGTTAACAGCATATATGAGGGCTATGTGGTTGATCCACAGAAGAAGAGGCAGTGGCTAGCCTTACTCTCTGCTGCAGCTGATAGGACTGCAGAGCAGTCACGCCTTCTTCTCAGCACTTTTAAAGAGAAGTGTGATAAGAACATAGATGAGCTGATCCGCAAGTGCAGATTTAGCTTCCTTAAGTATTCTGAGCAACTGATGAAATGCCTGCCAATGCCTAAGCAGACACCTCTGCAGAGCCAGGCCAAGGCATTTATTGATAATGCAGAGTCTCAGGACAGTGAGATGGTGTTGTCCAAGATTGAATTCTTTATGTCAGGTTTAGAGAAGGATCTCAAGGAAATTCTTGGCAACCTAGATGCTGTGGCTGATAAGGTTACTGAAGAAGGCTGTAAGAATGTCATGACTGACTGTAAGGGTGTCTTAGACACCACCCTGTACAGATGCTATGCCCTGGTTAACCAGGCCAGTCTGTATGTTAATGTCATGGCTATGTTCTTAGTAGAGGAAACTGTGAAGGTGGTAAGCCAGAATGATGACTTTAACATGGATGAGGAGCTTGACATTCTGGCTAAGAAAACCAATGCCATTGCCAAAGAGGCTCTGGCTGCAGCCATATTTGGCTATGTCCACCATGGCAGTGCTCCAAATGTGGAACACTTCAGACAGATAGCAGAGGAGGCTGTCAGTGTTAGAGATGTTCCTCTGTCTAGTGTGGTGATTCATGGGGCTGGTGAGTCTGACTCTGAGGAGATAACTGACCAGGCTGTTGAGCCTCTTGCTGAGCAGCCAGCTGCTGATATTGATCAGCCTGGTGATCATGATGACCAGGCCTCTGATCACTCTGGTTCAGGGTCTGAGAAAGGCAGTGGGAAGTCCAAGCGCACCCCTCAGCCTAGAACCCACCCCATGGTCACCAGAAGCAAGCACTCTTAAACACTAAGAGACACTCCTCAGTTTTTGTTTTTTGTTATTCTCACCAGGCCTCATAGACTCACACAGTTATTGATGATATATCTGCACAATGTATTGTAACCATGTATACTCTATGTTATACTCTATGTTAATCACTGAGAAACTTATGTTACTCCAGCAATAAACAGCCTTGACAACCAATCTTCTGTTTTTGTGTCATTTATTAGGTATTGACATTTTGGCTGAAGCGGCCTCAGCTGCTGGCCTCATTGATGAGGCAACTGGCTCCACCCCCATCACCACCAGTGCAGTCACTAGTGGTGTCAGCTCATCTTCTTACTCATCCTCCTACTCTTACTACCCACACTTTGAGGACACCAGAACACAGGCCAGGGGCCCTGCCCCCACAGCCCCTCCAGCTGCCCTTCCAACACCTGCAGCCCCAGCTGCCCCCACCTCACCAGCACCATCAGAGGAACACTCCCCTAGAAAGAAGCCCAGGAAGTCAGCAGTGCCAGTTAAGTTCACCCCCCAAGATGAAGAAGATGGGTGGGACCGCAGACCCATTAAGATAGAGTATAGTCCAAGGCCCATGAGGCCTCATCCCACCTCATGCTGTATAGTGATCACAGATTCTTCTGATGATGAAGCAGCAGCTGAGGCTGAGAATGAGGTTGGGTCTGAAGTGCAGGTGCAGGCTTCTCAGATAGCTGAGGCTCAGGAGTCTGGGGCGGCTCAGGCTGAGGCTCAGCCCTCTGACACCTCAGATGCCGCTGTGAGGTCTGTTTCTGGGTCTATCTCTGGCTCCGGGTCCGGGTCTGGGTATGGTGCCACTCCTCTCACATCCAGTGAGCGTGTGGAGCACTCAGACCCACGTCACCCTGATGTCCTTGAGAAGCCCAAAACCCCTGAGGCCACGTCATCATCATCGTCATCCAGCTCCTCAGAGTCAGAGGACTCTGATTCTTCTTCAGAATCCAAGCCATCTACACCCTCAACTCCTGTTCCCAAAAAGAGGCCTCAGAAGAAGCAGCAACCCTCTTTTGAGCCGCTGAAGGTAAGAAGCATCCTGAAAACCAAATGCACCAAGTTCAATGTGCCAGCCACCGCTGCCAAAAGAGGGCGCGTTAAGATGGGAGACATTGACAGGATGTTCCGGGCCACCAGCAGATCTTTGGAATACAAGCACCTGCCCTTTAAAGCCGCAGGCATTCACGAGGTCCTGGAGAGGGTTATTGCCAAGTGCAAGACCATGAACACCACCAAGTCCATGATGATGATCCACTACACCAGAACCTATAACGTGAAGTCTGCCGTGGAGGAAATGAGGGCTAAGCTGGGCATGCTGTGCAACTTGAGCATCTCAACCCCATTCACCTTTGAACATACCGCTCCCAAGATTCACACGCCCGCCACCGTGCGTAACATCTCCCAGGCCTGTGAGAATGGAGTTAAGGGGGCTTGGGACGTGAAAGAGCAACACCATCACAACCTGTGTCCCAGATCATCTGACTTCAGGACCATCATCGTGCAGGCCGCCACTCCCTGCGACTTCTTGCAGGCCGTCAAGGAGTGTCTACCTCTGGTGTACAAGTTCCCCAAGCAGGTGTGCATCAGAACCGCCGAGTGTGATGATGGCGGTAACCTGCTGCCCATCTATGATGAGTGCTCCTCCGGCTATGCTCTGGGACACTTTCAGACCCCAGCTCCTCAACCAGAGCTGGAAAGCCTAACCCAGGCCATCCAGAAGGCCATTGATGATATGGATAAGCACTGAGCACTTGTCCTGCAGAACCTTTCCTATACATAGACCTTTTAACCAGCTTAAAGGAAGAAGAGCTTAAAGTCACATGCACTGAAGAGAATGTTTTTATACTTGGTTTACTCTATACTCTTTATTATATACTTTTATACTCATGGTACTACTGTATTATACTCCAATAAAGTGTGATGATGTGTGAATTTAAAGAAACATGTGGTCTGTGGTGTTTTGTATTATGATATGGCACTTAACCCTTGCTGCTTCCAGTCAGGTGATGCACCTGTGTCACTTTCCTAACGGGGAGGTACGTGTGACGTGCATGGCGGACGTGCCTTGGCACGCAGCCTACGTGTACTGGACTTTAGGTGACCGTAGCCGGGTAACGCTAACGCCCCAAGAGGCTGAGATAGCGACGCGGTTGGCCACCGCACATTGGTACGTGAGAGGCCGCACGCACCGCAGCCTGCTGGAGACTAGGCCTCAAGACAACATCAGTTTTCACGTGAGGTTAGCGGCACCCGACTCGAACGGTCAGCCAGATCTGACCGTCTGTGCGGTCCGCGCCCACCACCTCGTTGCCCTACCCCGGTGCGAGCTGGACGCCAACGTTCTTGGCCTATATACCATGGCCATAGTGTTCATGATTAGCATCGTGGCGGCCGGCGCTTTGATGAAGAGGTCCCGCTAGGCGGTGTGCTATCCGGTTGTCGCGCGACGCTGCACGCCGCCGACGCGGAACACATCACCGTTACGCAGCTTGACGTGAGTTGACGTGGTTTTAGAAAGAGACCAGACACCGCTCTTAGACTTAGACCCGCGCGGGTCTCAGCATCTTTATTATTAACGTACCTATACTTTTTAAAAAAGAAAGTATCGTGACATGTACCCGTGAAGATTTGTATCCACACTAACTGTCCGCCCCAGTGAATGACGTAAACCGCTCTCTCGATAAAAGCGGCATTCGTACCATCTATAGGAGGCACAATGATGCTTTACCTTCTTGTGGTGGCGGGCATTTTGCCTCTGGCCTTGGGTCGCAGCAACTTTTCAGTGACTTGCAGCCAGCATGTTGACTACAACAAGCATGTGATGAATACCACGTGCACGCTGAACTATACCGGGGGTGCTCCTGACCTAATGGCCGTTGAGTGCTTCCAAAGGAATCTGTCTTCTTCAGCAGCAAACACCCGCGTGCCCGTCGCCAGGATGACCTCTGCAGGTACCAATTCGACCATGAGAGGTAAGGAGATCCTCGACGAGTGCATGTATTTGTCTTCTATATCCTAAACAAATAACAATTATTACTATAACAATTACCAGTGTAGTCCAAAGTACCGTTGACGCTGTCTTTGATCCCGAAACTTGATTCTTTGTACTTTTGTCATATGTGGGGGGTGTTGTACTCGTACCAAGTATGATTTTGCCAGGCTGGGGTGAGGTGTACCTGTTACTGACACATTCAGTGCAGCTGCTGTTGATGTACTGTGAACAATTGTACCCTGTAGTGCATGCACATAACGCATCATGAGTAGTAGAACAGTTTTTGATGACAATCATGCCAGTTCTTTTACATGTTTGGCAGGCTGTGCAGTTTAGCTGGCCGTTTAAACTGTACGTACCGTTAGGACACGGCTCGCACACCGTACCCGTTAGCTCACTGCATTCTGTCTTCACGGTATAGCCAGGTGAACATCTAGGGCAACATTCGCCGTTATTTGTGGAGTATTCATCAGGTTTACATGTGCTGCGGGCCGTGGTGAGGACCACCAGGATCCACAACATAACGTTTTTTGTTGCCTCACCCAGACGTTCAGATTTTCTACAACAACACGGAGCACGCGCTGCATGTTAATTCCCGTTCACAATACTCGCTGCTGTACGAGTGCGACTTCCTGGGACCTGGAACCAACGTGACGTCGAACTGGACATTCTACGGGAACCCCGTCGCCAGCACCTATCTCCAGGGAGTGCGAAACAACTCCACGCTCTGCGTCCTGGTAGTGAATACCCAGAACCTGACGGTGACTCTCCAGGCGGATAACCTCACCATTCCTCCCCAGCACCGCGGGAACAAGACTGAGAACAAGCATGTGAGCCTGCAAGAACTGTGCTTCCCTCTCAATTATACTTTCCACCACGTTACGTTAACGCTGACCTCACCAGGTTTTAATTACAACGTTACGTACACGCTGGTCTGGCTTGAAGATGACATTGAGTACGCTGCGCTTATATATACCGTTACGTTACTTATGACGCTGATGTTAACGTTGCTGGCGTACGTCATCTATAGATGCATCTACTACATGCCGGTATTAAAGTACCACAGGTTAATGACCGAGGAGAAAAGCCCACCTGTGGAGAAAGCTGACTTCATTAAAGTATAGAACTCCGAACAGTATGTTCTCTAAGGTTGAGATTATTCGCGTCCGTGAGCCCATTAAGTTGAATTCCGAGTCTCTTGCGCCGGCTAACAAAAGGAAACGTAACCGTGCCATCGTTATCTCACCCCAAACCCAAGGTTTTGTTAAGATCCCACCCGACAACAAGAACGTGAACTCCGTTCGGATAGTTGGCAGCAGGCCCGCGCGCCGCCCGTCGCCTCTTCAACCACCGCAGCCCCGTCACCAGCAGCCCAGGACTTATCCGTATGGCACGTCTCTGGTGAGGCGCCGCCGCATTCGCCCCAACGGTGCGCAGCATCTCATTCAAAGGTATGGACACATTTTGGAGGAGTTGGCACGGCTGCTCCAAATGTACGATTCCACCGCCGTTCAACTTCAAGTTAACTCCCTGTGTGGCAATTCTTTTAATCAACTAAAGACGGCTGTGCTTAAGTTGCAGAATGTAACTGTGTTAACCGGCATGCAGATGGCCACCCAGTGCCTGCCACACGATGCCCGGGCCGTGTCCACCTTCAAACACCACGAGCGCCTGGGACGCTTTATGGACAATGTCGCACCAGTCCTGCCGCGATCCTCCTGCTACGCTGATACAGGTTTATATCAGATGTGCATCTCCGGGGCCACGCGAAAAGATCTGGTTGACGCCACCACGCTGTGTATTTCCATCATAGACCAGCGTCCAAACGTATTTAACATCAACATTGCTAAACTGTCGTATCCTTCGCTGGCCGGCCTCCATCTGGGAACATACAACGAGTTCTCCAACACGGTAGTAGCATGAAATCTTTGAGTTGGACATGGCTTCTTGTGGCCTGTTACACAACTGCCATAATAGCGGCAACGATGAGCCAAACCTCCACAACTAATAGCACAATCAGCAGCGAGAGCGCAAGCACCAGAAGCACCACCGGCCATAATTCCTCCGCCTCCAGTCCTTCCTCCCCGGCCATGACCACCGCTAACAGTACGTCGCAGACGGCCTCTGCAACCACCCACCCGCAGAGTACAGTAAATATCATTGTCAACGCTACGTCGCGCGCACCTACCAGCCTTGTGCCCGGTAACGTTACCGTCACCCCCACACACGCCAACGCCACGGCACCACAATCACCGTCCAACGTAACGGGACTACCCAGCACCGTGTCTCCAGAGTATATTTGTCTGAACGTTTCCGAAAATATCTATTACACCGCTGATGACGAGAATCGTTTCACTAAAGAGAAATTTGACAGTGACTTTAGTGGCAGCGGTGATGGGGATCCTAATGAAACGGTGAAGGCAAACACTTTTCCACTTTACATTGCCGCCGAGTGCTCCTCTAACGTTACCACCAACGTTACCTGCAACATCACCCGGCCTAACACCACTTTCTCGTGGACCTTGGTGGACAGTGTCAATTTCTACCCCCGACACTGTAACCACGGAATTGCTGTTTTCCTAACGCAGAATGTAACATGGCCTGCTAACCCGGTTGCTAGCTCATCATTTATTACTAGATTATATAACTTACTCCAACTGCAGGAGGTCACTCAGGACATCGGCACCTATCTGAGACAGTATTCAAGTGACCTGACGGTTTTCTAGATGCTTCTCGCCGCGGTCCTCACTCTCCTGACTGTCACTCGCGCCGATAATGAATGTGTTACCCTTGTCCGCCAGTGTATTTCTGGCGAAAGCGTTCTCAACACGACTCTCAATGGTACCAATTATGATCCTTTGGTTAAGCCGACCACAGATGACGGCATGCTTTCTCAACTCATACGGTATAACCAAAGCACCGTGTCCACGGTACGTGGAAAGATTAATGTCGATGAGCAGTTCATAGACCAACTGGCTCTCTTACACAATAACACGAAGCAGCTGAGAGTCCTGCTCTCCCTCTTGCAATCTGATTCCGCTCCACTTTGGATGCGAGCCATGAGCGGTTACGGCAGTTGCGGGCAGGAGTCGGCCATCTACACGTGCTACGAAGACGTGTGCCGTGGATATGATTTATCCAATCTTACGTACGTCAATACTATCTTCACCGAGAACGTGCTGGGGTTTGAGTACCTTCCCTCCTCTCGATTTAGCGTGCTGCTGGTGATCAGGAACGAGGGGAGCAAGCTTAATCGCCCCATCCGCATTCCTGTTAACATGAGAACGGGCCTCAGCTTATTTTACGCCGTGTACAACGCAGTTAAAGGCTTTTTCGCCGAGAACCAGCTTCAGAGTCCTCTCATTGACCGGCTGGATAAGTACTATCACGATCTGGACGAGGCCTACAAGCTGCCCAAAACTAACGTTCCGCGGGTGCGTTATGGCGCTGAAACAGTGGATGCTCAAAAACATTCCAGACAACCAGCCGTCGTCGTTAAGTCATGAGGACCAGTCCAAGGTCATGGGCATCCACCAGGCGTGGATCGTATTTTTGGACCTCTTTGAGCACGAAGTGGCGCTCCTGCGGGAGGTGATGGACACGGTGAACGCCGCCAGACAACACGACACCATCTACCCGCCGCCGGAGCACGTCCACCGCTGGAGCTACCTGCTTGATGATCCTCACGCGGTGCGCGTGGTCATCCTCGGGCAGGATCCGTATCCAGATGGCAGCGCCTGTGGTCTGGCGTTCGGAACCCTGCCCGGTCGGGCCGCCCCGCCGTCGCTCCTTAACGTGTATCGGGAGCTCTCCAGAACCAACGCTAACTTCAGAGCACCGTCCCACGGCTGCCTGGACGCGTGGTGCCGTCACGGTGTTTTGTTGCTTAACACGGTGTTTACCGTGGTACGTGGAAAGCCGGGCTCGCACCGCCACTTGGGCTGGCAACAGCTCAGCGAACGCATCATCCGGCGCCTTTCCACTCATAGGGAGCATCTGGTGTTTATGCTCTGGGGAGTTGACGCGCAGTCCCGCGAGTATCTTATTGACAAAAACAAACATCTTATCCTTAAGTCCTGCCACCCCTCACCCCGCAATACCCAAAAGTCCTTTGTGGGAAATGATCACTTCAAACTGGCCAACGAGTATCTGCACGAGCACGGACGAGGCACCATCGATTGGAGTTTGTAAAAGAACATGGGCTTTATTCACAAAAATATACAAAGATATACAGCAGATATAAACAGAATCGGTATACAACACCATCGGTCTCCTGTGGTTTTCTTAAAACAGTCCCTCGAGCGCCGCGGCGGCTATGGCCGCCTCATCAAAGTCCACAATTTCCAGTCCATCCTCCAGAAAAGAAGGCGGCCGCCAGTCCGGGTCTATGTCCCGGATGACACGGTCCCGTCGCCTTCGGGGCTGACGGGGCTGTCTGGGCTGCCTCGGCTGACCATCTCTCCGAGTTCTGTTGCCGCTGCGTCCGCCGCGGCTGCGGCTCCGACGTGGGGGCTCCTCCGCTGGTGTTGGTGGTCGGACGTTAGGCTTAATCTCACAGACGGGACGAGAAGGTGGACGGGGAGGCATAGAAAACACCGAGGTTGAAGGGACGGTAAACGACATGGAGGTCAGGGCCTCTACCGTGGTGGCGGCCGTTAGCACCGAGGGCGGGGCGCACGACACTGCTAACGCATCGAGCGACGAACCCGCCTCAGACGATGGCCCGGGCACTTCGCCATCCTCGTCCGGTGGTGGTCTGGAAACTAAAGGTATCTTGGGCACGTTAGGACAGAGTCTTTTATCCTTACAATCTTCGAAGAGCTTTTTAAGTGACTTGATGATGTCGTCAAAACGGGGACTGTGATGTTCGGGCTCCTGCGGATTCGGAGGAGGAACGGAGTTAGAGACTTCCGAAGCAGTTACATCATCACCACCATCACCAGTATCGTGAGTGACTGCCGCTTCCCCTAACCCACTGGGTCCCACATCTTCGGTCTCCTCCCGGTCTTCGGTGGTAGCCGAAGACCGAGATTCGCCACTATTCTCCTCCTCCTCCATTACGGCGCCAACAACAACCCCCGCGGTCTCATGCTCCACCGCAGGCAACGCACCGTCGGAAACAGGGTCCGCTAACTGGCCGTAATTTAGAAACGCCACGGCATCCGTCGTGTTTGGCGGCTCCGGGTGCGCTCTGGGTTCACACTCATTTCTAGGTTCGTGATGTGTCTTTGGCCGTTTATCTCCCCGTGGGGAACCTAGACAAAGACACCGCACGAAATTACTCCAACTCTACGCTACGAACGCCACCAGCACCCTCCCGCGGGAAGCCCGACCGCAACGGCGCTTACCTTCACCCTCCTGCGACCGCTTCTTCTCCTTTGGCCGGCTGCCCACCAGTCGCGGATCCCGGGACACAAAGGCGCCGTTTGCGTCGACGGGAGGTGCGGGTCTCTTCCGCCGCTCCTCCTCGTTGCTGCCGCCGCTGCCGCCCTTGCGCTCACCGCTGTGACCGCCGTGGTCCGACGCCGACGCCGACACCGAAGCCGCGGATGAACTCCGGCCCGTAACGTGTTTAACAAAGGTGACCTGCAGGTTGCCGCCCTCGCAGATCATGGTGAGTAGCGCGGCATCGGGGCTGCCGTTTCCCACGACGGACGAAACCGACTTGTTAAAAACAACCCCACCCCGCAAAAACAAGCTTTCCCGCAGTTGGTTGTCCTCCGTAATGTCTATCGACATGAAACCCTGCTGGGCTTTGGAGGACGACACGGAAGGCTCACCGGTCTGCACCATGGTAGCGCAGAGCCAGCCCTTGCCCAGCGTGCGAACGTGTCCTTCGCCGTTCACGCATTCTACGACCCGTGCGCCGTCAAAGACGAACTGGCGCACGTCCAGAGTCTGGTTGACATTCTGGTGCAGGACGCGGGTCGAGTTGTGGAAAGTGATGTATTTTCGGAGCGAGTCGGCTTGATCACCCATCTCGGCCGCTGGTTCCGCTGGTTCTGCTCCCCCGGCGTGGCAAAACACCAGCAGTCTTCCCCGGCATCCAACGTCCTGGGACGCAGATCCGAGCGACTGGCTATTTATACACTTGTGCTGGAGAAACCCGCCCAGGAACAAACGACGTCACGTCATTACAAAGTTAAACACTACGTTTATTGACACACCAAAAAGATACACATCTACGGGATTTTGAGAGCAGCGGGGTCGTCAACGCTTAAACTTCATCATGTAGAGTTCCAAATACCCCAGAAGGAGGTCGGTTTCTGAAATGCCCTTGTAGACGCCGGTGTACTTTTTCATCTGCCAGAGAAAGACCCCCACTCAGAAAAACATGGCCGCCAGCCCATCCGGAACGCCGCCAGAGCCACGCCCACGGCGCCAGGCACCTACCTTAGCCTCCTGCTGCAGCATTTTGTCCATCGCCGGTGACGGTGCCCCACATGCTAACATCGGCTAGAAAAACGGAATCGAGATTTCAAACGCCGTGTGTGACCCAAACCGGATCTAGCGCGTCATCAACCGAAAGGGTACTTACGCACTGCACCATCGCCTTCAGTAAGGCAACCAGGGTGGACCCCATGCGATCTACGACAACTAGCGTCTGATTGTCGTACAGGTGGTGCCGGTAGGCCGCCGGATACCACGTATCGAGATAATGCTCCATCAGCAAAAGCGTTGTGCGACAGCCGCTGTAGCCCATCATCTCGTCCAACAGCGCCCCGGTCAGCAGCGACGAATGGAGTTTATCGCGATCATGCTGAAACGACACAACCGAAAATGCAGCGCAGCGCCCACTATAACCGCAACCACATGCTGCGATATGGAGCGATATACCGCGATATGAGGCGATACACCGCGATATGGAGCGATATACCGCGATATGAGGCGATATATCGCGATACGGGGCGACATGTCGCGACATAATGCGATATCCGGCCTGCATCGCGCCCGCAACGCGCTCACCAGAGTGTCTCGAATTCGGCTGTAGTCCTGTCGCATGCTTTTCAGCATGTTCACAAAGTCCCCGGTTTGGGGATTGCAGTCGATGGACGGCTTATTTTTTGGCGACCGGGAACTCGCAGCCGCGAATACACCACAGCAAAGCAGCCCACGGAGCAGCTGGAGCCCCTGCATCCTTCCTTACGGGGTGTTCTACTTATCCATCTATCTCCGGATCGCCTGCTTTTATAATGACAGAACATCAAAACGGAAGGGGTGAGTGAAAACGAAACCGCGCAGCGGCGTTGCGGCGAACAACGGACACCGTTCCCCGTGGTGGCGTTTTGGGGCGTAAGGTAGGTGAGATCACATCAGTCTCTTTATAATCCCATAGAACCATCGAACCATTGATCGATCGTTAGTTTTTGCATTGTCGACATTAATTCTCTTCTTGATAAGCATTAGTTCGCCGATATATTTCGCCTTCCCCCCCTACCCTGAGCTCTCCAGGCCAGGTGAGGTTAAGAAAAACAAAAGAGTATATACTTAAACGATGTGCAAAATAACAGTAGCAACTAGATACACCGCAAGAGTATAGTAGCATATCGCAACATAGAGGTTACGTACATGTGTAATCTTATTTGCTTTGGAAAGTCTAGCTCAGCATCTTAGCTGTTGATGAGATGAAACGCTTACGGGTATCCTCGGATACGTAACGTACAAAAACACTCATGCCACACGCATAGAAGACACAACACTTGAATCGATTAATCTGGTGTATACAAAGAGAAAATGATGATATATCAAAGCACCTTCAGAGATTCCTTTCAGCTAACTATATACCTGATTAGCAGTTGCACTACTCTTTTCTCTGCGTTCTCATGATTCGATACTCTGCGCGTCACCTTGAGTACAGACAAACTCTCGACGACAATCACGAGAAGTACATTTGACGAGATACTCTCAATCATCATTCATACATTCCTCTCCCCTTCTTGTTGGGATTACGATCGCTGATCGCGCACACAATGGACACTCAACGTTACCTACAAAATGGATGTACATGAATGAGCATATATCAAAGGCTACAGGTTCCCCTGCCGCGACATGATGATGGGGAAACGCAAATCCTTCATAAAAGACATTATTGCTTTACGGAGAAGCGATTCTGATCATTGAGAATTTCGTTAGCAGCAAAAACATAATCTTTCTTCATACAGAAATATATCTTTCTTGTTACCACTGATCGAAAAAAATATCTCATTTTTCTACAGAGGATGTACCCCCAACAAAAAGCCAGACTTGTTGTTAACTGAATGTTGTGCATAAAGTTAGAGAAAACCCCGATTGGATCTATATTATTGCTACTCGATTAGGAAGTGGCCGACTACAAAGGAGAAAAGTCTACGGCATTCCCGGTTCTCTTCTCATACATCTAGTCTAAAGCATCGCATTAAGAAGAAGCATCACATTTCATTCAACAATTATTCTATGTAGACAATACATCCAAGAGATAACACTAATAACTAGTAGTACCATAGCTACCCGGACGCGCACGGACCGCGGTCCACCAGCATCATGAACCGTTTTGCCGCAACGTAACGTCAAACAAGCAAGCCGGAAAAACCGCACTGAAGCGAACCCACGTAACCACTACGCGTGCCTGTGCCTCACGGCTGGCCCGTGATGAACTCTTAAACCGTAACCGCCAAGCGTTAGTCAAGTCAGCGTATACTATATCCACGGCGTAGTCGCCTATTTAACCGCATTTACCCGCATCATCTAATCGCATTTACTCGTAGTCGTAAGTCTTCATAGTTGTAGCTCTCAGACATAGCTGTAGTTCTCAGACATAAAGGTAGTAAGTTAGTTAGTTAGTTAAAGATGGTATAGCAGCGTAGCACATTCGTAGAAACATAATAGGAATGTAACCACGTAGCAGCATAAGAATATAGGAATATAGAGACATAGTTCACATAATCACATAGGGTGATATTAGCCATGTAGTATTCTAAACCAATAGCAATAGCAATATTCGGTAACATAACGAAGAAGTATATATAGAACATCAAAACACAGAAAGCAAAAACAAGAACATAACATAGGACTTAGGAGTATAAGAATATAGGAGTCTAGGAGTATATAGGAGCATATAATCTGGATAAGCACATTAGTCACGTTTACCCGTATAGTTCGCAGGATAAATTAATCGCCGTCTTTTTAAGGTCGGATAAGCAATACAAGTCTCGTTTTTTTGTCTTCCTAACATAGCTGTAGGCGTAGTACTTAATCATGGTAAGATAGATGTAGAAGTCAAGCTAAATTAACTGATAAGCCTAGTTTTATTTCGTTTCGCATGGTCATAATCATAGTGGATCAAAAGTATAGCTGAAATCGTAGTAGTAGATATAGTATTTTGTTAACAGTAGTTATAAGAGTAGTAGTAACAGTAGTGAACCTAGATATAAGAATCTAGCTGAATAAAATCATAGCCAATAAAAGCGTATAATCACGGCTATATAGGTTTAACTTTTTTACCTTCAAACTAGCGCAGCGTATTTCTTAAGTCTTCGAACCTATTCAGTACACATAATTTACTTTTAACAATCTCTATCTGATCATAATGTTGTTTACAAACATACGTAAACTGTTTCTGAACGGTAGGAGTAGATCTGTAAGACCCGTAGGACTTTAGTACTGACAATCTAGTCTTTTAGGGAAATAGCTGTAACTGTCTCTGTCCTTATGATAGGCCTTCGTAGATTACGATATTCAAAAACACAAGCTTCCGTAACAAGAACTGTGAATAACAGCTGGGTGTAGCGAATTATTGGTCTCCATTACTGACAGATCGCATCTTATACACATACCGACGGCATTCTTTCTTTCCGCGTAAACGACGATAACCATGTAACACCAGGCGACGAGAAAGAATTAGAGAATAGTAGGAATCAATCAACTCGGCTAAGCAACGCCTATCACAACTGTGTGTCGACCATCGCGCAGAAAACACAGGACGCACGATGTTTATATTGTTTAGTATATTGTCTAAAGAAATAGATTGTTTACTGTTTAATTATTGTTACGATCATAATTACCGTTATCCGCCTTTGTAATAATGTAGTGTAAATGTAATGTAATACATCTACCACCTAATTATTAATGATATGACCCCTAGAAACCAATACTGATATTACATTCTTCTTCAGCATATACGTACTTTCTCCTCTCACTATTGTTATTTTTGTCATTTTGTTCAATACCACCACTCGTTTTGTGATTTTACGATTAAGTTTTCAGTATCAACTTCAATTTTTTTATTGTGGAGTATTTTTTTGGTTAAAATAAAAGTAAAGGACTCGCACTCGTGGATTCACGAGCTTCTCTTTTTTTAATTTTTCTTCTAGAAACGATAGTAGTCGTTAGAGAAAAAAGGTATCTATATTATTCTGCTACATGAGAGAAATTATAGCTGTTGGCAAAATCTTATTTTTCAATTACGCATGTTTTATTTATCCTCTTCCACAACGGGATCATCGGATATCACCAGTGTGTAATAATGTCAACAACAACACGGGCACCCGGGGTGCGGTGACGCCGCGTCAGCGGCAGCCGCGCTCCCTCCCGTCGCCTTTTTTTTTTTCTCTTTCAGGTTTCTCCGCCGTTCCAGCGTGCCTGCGTGACGGCGTTCCGGACCTTTGGCGCGTGTCCACGTACCGGCGCTTCGCCTCAGAAGATCAGCGTGGTCCGCGGGTCCTTCAGCGCCCGGCAGATGTACGGCGTGATCAGCGCGTTCCGCTCGTAGGCCAGCCGCATGGGGTTGACGTTCATGATGAGTTGCTCGGGGTCGGTGACGCGCGACATGGCCACGTAGATGTGGCTCATCTTGAGGTTGCTGGGTCGGTCGCCGAAGTCGATGGCCACCTTCTCCAGCGACAGGCCCTGGCTCTTGGCGATGGTCATGGCCGTCCGCGACGTGATGCCGTAGTCCACGGTCGTGCAGATGTGGAGGCTCTTGCCGTGCGCTGACTCCACGAAGCGCGACACGTTGACGTCCAGCACGTAGATGAAGCCCAGCGCGTCCCGCACCACCAGCCTCGAGAGGCCGCGGGCGGTGACGGTGGGGTGGATGCGGTGCCGGTCGCCGGGCAGGCTGAGCACGTTGTCGTTGGTGAAGCCCTCCAGCGTGTAGGTTTGTGCCGGCGACACGCTGGAGAGCATCCCCACGAAGGAGCCCGTCTGAGAGACGATCTGGCAGTTCTCCTTGGTAATCACGTTCCGTCGGTTGTAGGCGATCATGGTGCACTTGGCGAACTCGCCGCCGGTGCGCCGCATCATGATCTGGTAGCGCTGCAGGAAGATGTCGCGGAACGTGGTGTAGATGTACACCGTCTCCTCGAACGAGAGCATCCCCGTCAGCGGAGGTTTGGTGTATTTCAGGAAAAAGGGGTCGGCGAAGGTGTCCACCGCCAGCAGGTCGTGGTCGGAGAGCTCATTCTCGTCCTCGGGCCACGCGTTCTCCGAGGACAGACACGGTATGTCGTGAACCTCCTCGCCCGCTGAGCAGGAGGAGCTGCCGCCTTCATCCTCGAACGCGTTGTAGGTGGCCTCGTCGACCTGGCCGCACAGAGCGGGGATGTCGGGCAGCTGGATCCTGGAAATCTCCCGCAGGACGTCCTCGGTGGTGTGCTTGGAGGTGTAAAACAGGTACATGGCCGAGAAGAGCAAGCCGGAGATGAGAGAGTAAGCATAGCCGGCCTGTTCGCACGGCGTCCTCTCGATGAACGTGTCTTTCCGCAGAATCTCAATAAAGCTTTCAAACGTACCGTGGTACCCCACGACACAGGCTTTGACTTTGGAATTGACTCCGATCGAACTCCCCTTGATGTAGGTGATGTGCAGCGTGAGCAGCGTCTCCGGGTAGGAGCCGTCTCCGCTCTCATCTCCAGCTCCCAGGTCCTCTTCCCCTCCTCCTTCTCCCACTGTCTGCGCCGCGGCCGCGGCGGCCGCGCTCTGCAACACCTCCGTGGTGATCTCGCTCGACAGGTTATGGTCCACAAATTGCGAGTAGTTGATGATCCGGGCCAAGTTGCTGCGGAACCACGCCTCGATCCGCGGGGGTTCCGAGAGCGGGTCGGTGAGTTCGCACAGCTCCTCATAGTTGCGGTTGTTCACCACGCAGTAAACCGGCAAGTCAAACAGCCGGTGCCGCTCGCTGACCCTAATCTGGTCGTGTAAACGCTTGAAGTAGGCCTGCACCTCCGCGTGCGAGAGGAACAGCCGGGTCATATCCGAAGCGTACGAGGGGTTCCTGATGAGGTTGGGTGGCCGCACGAAGCGGTCCACGTAACCCACGTGCTCCTCCTTGAGCGGGATCCCAAACTCCATATATTTGAGTAGGTCCCCGAAGTCCAGGTCGGTGCACCGCTTGTTGTTAATGAACATGATCCAGTTACGCGCGATATCGCAGTACTCCATGAGCACCTTGTTGCAGATAAGCGCCGACAGCACATCCACGCCACGTTGTACGTTCTTATTCTGGCGGTGGTGGTCGTAGCGGCTCTCCAGTGCCTCGGTCTGCGTTGGAGAACCCACGCAGACCAGGCACGGGATACGGCGTTCCCGGTAAAGCCGCGTCTCCGCGATCGCGTTGTAGAAGTAATAAAAGAACACCACGACCTGCAGCATGTGCCGTAGCAGCACGCCGCATTCGTCGATCACGATGATATTGCTCTCACACAGCTCCGAAATGCCGTCCAGATTGGCCTTCTTGTCCACCATATTTAAGTGTCGGTCCACAATGTCGGCGATGACCGGCCAGTACCCGACCAGGTCGTTGAGCTGAAGCTTGTGGATCGTGTCCTCCTCGCTCGGCTCGCACACGCGGTAACGCTGGTAGAAAGTGCCGGCGCCATCAGACAAGTGCACGTGTTTGCTGTTAAAGCCAAAAGCGCGATAGATGGTCTTGATCTGGGCCGCGCGCGTGCGGTTGAGCACCGAACTCAGGTTCTGAGCGGCGATCACCGTGGTGCCGGTGACGACGCAGTCCAGGTTGGCGGCCAACACCTGGATGCTAGAGGTTTTGCCGGCACCCGCAGTTCCGGTGATTAGCAGCACGCGGAACGGCAGGAAGGGGATCTGGTCCACACAGGGCACGCGGACATCCTCCGTTCCGCTGTTGGTGGCGGTGGCGGTAGCGCCGACGCTGTTCCAGCTCACACCGTTCCCGTTACGGCGGTAGCCGTCGTTTCCGTTCGCACCGTTCCCGTTACGGTGCTGGCCGTTGTTTCCGCCACTGCCACCACCGCCCAGCTCCTCCGGCCGGATCGATCGACTAATGGACCTGTACCACTGGGGCGGCAGGTCCTCGGGCTCAAAGCGGCAGCCCGCTAACGACTTAACCTGGTCCACGATCCGTTCGATCTTAGCGGCCGACGAGAGGTTGAGGATCAGCGAGTCCTCGTACCTCCGTGAGCGGAACGCGCTGTCCGCATCCTCGGTCCCCATTATCGACATCTTCCCGACCTCCAGAACCCTCAGCTATGTGAAGTTCCTGCACGGTTTCGTGGGCAACTGCCGCGGCAAGAGCATCCACCAGATCCTGCGCGACCCGTGCGTGCTGCGCAAGCAGCTGCTCTACGGCCTCAGTAAGACCATTTTTAACACCGTGACGGTCAAGCAGGTCGCCGACGAATGGCGCAAGCACGCGCAAATGTTTCCCTACCGTGCGGTCAACCCCGAGGACCTAGACCACTATCTGGAGCTCTGGGCCACCTCCGTGGCGCAAAGTGTGCGCACCGGGGTGCTGGGGGCCATCAGGGACATCCTCTACCGCTACGCCGACGACGACAACTACGGGTTGTACATCGACTGGTGGGTGACCCTGGGCCTGATCCCGCTGCAGATGATCAAACAGAGCCCGCGCGATGAGCAGGAACAGGAGCAGTTTGTGCGCGCGGCCGTTCACAAGGCCACCGACACCCACCCGCTGGCGCTGGAGCTGCTGGACCGCAACCTGCCCCTCCTGCTGCGCGTGGTGCGCAGCCTGTGCTCCGTGTCGGTGGCCAACTCGGCCGACGTGTACATTTACAAGCGTGGCGAGCCGGGGCGCATCGAGGCCAAGCTCAAGCAGCGCTCGCTGGAGGTCAAGATCATGGCGGAGCCGCTGGCCTACGAGCGAAATCGGCTCCTGTACACGACGCCGGTGGCGCATCTGTACGAGGAGATTATCCGCTACGACAGCCTGTGCCGGCACCAGAAAGTGTGCCAACTGCTCAACACCTTTCCCGTGAAGGCCATCACGGCCAGCCGGCACGAGATGAACTGCAAGAAAATCATCGACATGATGGAGAGACACGACAAGGCCGGAGACGCCAAGAAGGCCATCATGAAGTTTTTATTAAACGTGTCAGACAGCAAATCACGTATCGGCATCGAGGACAGCGTCGAGTCGTTCCTCCAGGACCTCACCCCGTCCCTGGTGGACCAGAACCGCCTGCTGCCGTCCCGCGCCACTCAAACCGGCGGAACGTCAAACGCCGGTTCGAGCGGCGCGAGCGCGGCGGCCGAGCGGGACATTCGCGACCTGTTCAAGAAACAGATGATCAAGTGCCTGGAGGAGCAGATCCAGTCCCAGGTGGACGAGATCCAGGATCTGCGACTCATCAACCAGTCGTGGGAACAGCACGTGCGCGAGCTCAAGTCGCTGCTGTCGCGACAGGAGCAGCAGCACCGTACCAGCGTGACGCTGATGCCCGACGCCGAACTCAACCACCTGTCCATCATCGACGCGGTGAAGAAGGCCCAGGAGGTCTCGTTCTGCCCGTTCTCCGTGGACGACAACCGCTCGGTGGCCAACAGCTTCTTCTCCCAGTTCGTGCCCCACACGGAGCAGCTGGAGTCGCTGCTGAGCGACCTGTGGCTCAACGAATACTTCCGCACGTTTCGCCTGCGGCGAACCGTGACCGCCCAGGGGGCGGAAGAGGCCATTTTGTACTCCAACTACACTGTGGAGCGGGTGGTCGTGCCTTACCTTTTCAGTATTCTCTCCCTTTCCAGCCTGGAGCCCATCCCCGAAGCCTACATCGACCTGTCATTCAGCGAAATATTAGCCGCAGCCTACGACGAGAGCAAGCTGACGCAGTACGTACAGTTCGTGTGCAACCGGGAAAAGGCACGCCAGGAGCATGTAGAAAAGTGGCTGGCCAGACCCACGCCTACACTCAGCGGCTCTGTTCCCCAACGTGCCACAGCTCGGCCGGAAAATGGAGGCGCTGATGATCCGCGGCGTGCTGGAGGTCCACTGCGAGGACAACGTTACGGTCTTCTGCATGCAACCTGAGGTGATGGACATCACGCACCAGAACAACAAGCTGTGGGTGCACACCGACCACGGCACGGTGGTGTCGATGAACGAGTACCACGCGGAGTGCAAGTGCCGCTCGTCGTGGCTGGGCTACTCGGCCGTGTTCCTGCTGGAGAACGAGGACGCGCTGTCCCGGGTGAAGCTGAGCGCCATCCGCCTGAAGCACCGCACGGCGGTCCTGGTGCCCAGCACGCTGAAGCAGTTCTCGCTCTGTGTGATCCTGAGCTGCGTGGAGAACGTGCCCCTGACCCGGCGCTGCCTGCAGGAGCTCCTGGCGTACGTCCAGGGGCTGCAGGCCACGGACCGGATCGACAGCATGCTGCAGAGCAGCTGCCGGCGGCTCATCTGTAGCGCCCTGTACCTGTTTTTTGACCACCCGGCGGAGGAGATCAAGCCCTACGTCCCCAAGATCTTCGTCCTCTACATGGAGACCAGAACGTCGTACGTGGAAACGATCGCCCGTCTCTTCCTGCGCTTGGCTAGCCTGAAAGATGACGAGAAAACCACGCTGTGCCTGCTGAACCGTCTGACCCTGGACGAAGTGCCCGTGAGTACGGCTCTACACGACGTGCTGAACGAGAGCTACCCGCACTTCTACAAGCACTTTATGGACAGCCCGTCGCTCCCGATCCAGGGTCCATACTACTACGTCTAGGCCCGACCCGCAGGAAAAAAAACCGGCACAGAAGCTCAACACCAAGACAAAAAGGACGCCGCAGAGTGAAAAAATACGTCAGTTGTTTAATTGAAAAAACCGTAGTCCGTTCGACAGAACGGTGTTCTCAACCCGCCCCACCACGTCCTCGCTGAGCCGCGGCGAGCCCTTGGGCGACGCCGCCTCGTCATCGTCCTCCGACCCCAGCTGCCCCTTGGCCGGCGAGACTGCGGCCGCACCCTGCTGTCGCTCCAGGTGCAGCAGCACGCACACGCTGAGGATGGCAAAGGCTCGCCTGAGATACCGCCCGTAGCCCACGTCGGCTTCCAGAGCGGCGTCGCGCGACTGCACCAGCACTTCGCCCTGCTCGGACCACACGCCGGGGAACGGCGCGCAGTCGATCACCCCGGCATGTGCGCGCACTACATCCCCGGGATAGCAAGTGGTGACCCAGAAGGACACCTCGTTCCTGTGACTAACGAACTGAAAGAGCAGGTCCCGGTAGAGATCACGCAGCTCCGAGACGGCGGAGGACGGCGTGAGCCGCGGCACGCGAGCCAGCACCCGGCCGACAACGTCGAGCCACGTCTGGTCGCGTGACGGCGTTTCGAAGGCCCCCACGATTCTGGGCCGCGGCTCGTCCTGCAACAAGACCAGCACGCCGGGCAGCGTGTCGGTCTTGACGCAGCGCGGCTCGTCGGCCGCCGCGTCGCCAAACAGCTTCTTCCAGTAGCACTGGAGCACCGTCCGCACGCAGAGCTCGGCGTGCACCGCCGCCACGGGCGCCGCCTCGTTGTCGTAGGCGTAGATCTCCCGGTGATTCTTCACCATGACCCACTCCAAACCCGCCGAGGCGCAAGCCGAGGTCAGATGCTGTGAAATATACCCCAATAAACCCTGAACGTAGATAAACGTCTCCATGGCTCGGTGTCGTAAATTCTCGAGAAAGCGCAGGCAGACCTCCTCGCGGGAGACCCGGTGGGTGTAGGGCAGGGCGGCGTCAAAGTCCTCCTCCCGCACGCACCTGGCCATCACGGCTTCCACCAGCCCGTGCAGCGTGAAGCGGTGCAGGGCGGCGCCGGGCCGGAGGTGGACGGAGCACTCCAGGTCGTCGCGCGAGCGCACCACAAACGACGTGCCGTTGGTGCGCAGCAGCGGACGGCCGTCCACGTTGCCGTAGAAGACGATGAGCTCCTCGGGCGTGATGCGCGCCGGCCGCTCCGAGCGCAGCCTGACGGGCAGCTTGCCCGCGGGGCCCACCACGTCGGGCAGCCCGCAGAGCGAGACGGCCTCGCCCACGGCGTCGAACGCCGTTTCGCGTAGTAGCGTCGAGAGGCCCGTCACGGCGTAGACCAAGAGGCCAGGGAAGCCAGGGAAAAACACGGAACGTGGGCCGCCCTGGTCGTACAGATCCGGCCCCAGGTAGTCGAACAGGGGGCGGATGCCGCTAAAGGCGCCGATGAGCACGTCGTAAATCCAGCGCCAGGCCGTCCTGAGGAGCACAAAGCACTGCTCGTCGGTGACGGCCACGGCCAGGAAGCCCCGCGGCGTGACGAGCCGCAGCTGGGAGCGCAGGAATCGCACGTCGCGCACCTGAAAGAGGTCCTTGAGACAGGCCAGGGCGTCGTGGGCGTCCTGAGACTGCTCGAGGACGCGCTTTCTCGAGCCGACGCGGAACGACATGGCCATCTCGGACGCGTAGTAGCCGCGCTTGAGTTTCTTGTTGGCGTGAGTCACGTACTCCGTCGCCGTGGCCCGCGGGTCGTCGGCCACGGCGTTTTTGGCGGCCGACGACGTCGTGGCGTAGTCGCGTTCCGTCGGATAGGAGCCGATGACCACCATCTTGGCGACGTGGTACAGGCTCAGCGCCTCCTCGAGCCGCCGGCGGTGCTGCGCGGAGGGCACGGACTCGGCGGCCACCACTTCGACGGCCTGCGAGTCCAGCCAAACCCGCACCGGCACAAAAAGCCGAGCCAGCACGCGAGCGACCGCGGAACTGGCCAGGGTCTGGGCCATCAGCGCGCTGCGGCGGCCCAGGGCCGCCCGGCGCTCGTCCGCGTCGGTGGCGCCGGCCGCCAACGACGTGTACGTGGAGCGGGCCAGCTCCCGGGCCTCGGGGTCGCGTAGCCGCTCGCCCTGGAGCAGCAGACTCCGCAGCTGCGGCTCGGCAGAGGCCCTGAGCTCCAGAAAGAGGCAGCGCATGACGGGCACGCCGTCCACCACGCCGTAAAGGCCCAGGTGACAGGACGCGCCCAGCAGGCCCTGGAGGCTCTGGGTTTCCATCCTAGCGCCACCGCGATGGAAACGAGAGCCCAACTGCAGCGCGGAGCCCCAAGCCGTATAAATATTATCTAGCGATCCAGCGACTGCAGAGGCTTCCCGGGCCGCAGCGGCGGTTGTGGCCACGGAATCCACGGCGAGCCGCGCCAAAAAGCTCACGGTTCCACCATAGTAGTATTTAACGCATAGCCCGCCGGGAGTAGCGTGCGACACCCGTGGCCCGTCGCGTCGGTTTCGCCCTCGCTCCGGGGCCCGCCGTCCGAGCGACCATGGCGTCCTCCCACGTCGACACCATCAATACCAAAACCTGGAGCATTTCTATCATCTGTATGATTTTGACCTTCGTCAATGTGACCGTACACCTAATCGCCATGAACTTTCCCGGCCTAGGCTACCCCTGCATCTACAACCATATCATCGATTTTCAGCAGCTCAACCTCAGCGACTACAATGTGATGCACGAGTTCACCCCGCAGATCTTCATGGACCAGCTCCAGATTACCATCTACGTGATCTTTATGCAGTTTGTGTTTCTCTCAGTCGCCATCTACTACCTCGTGTGCTGGGTGAAGATCTGCCTGCGCAAGGAACAAGGCATCAACTTGAATCAGTGGTCCAGGGACATTCAGTACATGGGAGACAGCGCCTCGTGCTTCATCTTTATACTGTGTATGGACACGTTCCAACTGTTTACACTCACCCTCTCCTTCAGACTGCCTAGCATGATCGCGTTCATGTGCTTTTTACACTACGTCTGCATGCTAGCGTTCACGGTGACTCTGATCACGCAGTACCAATCCCTGAAACAGTCCAAGTTCCTCCTGGCGCGCATCCACCCGGCCCTCAGCGGCACCGTGCAGCTGAAAACCGTGATCGTTAACCTGGTGCAGATCGCCACCGGCTTTGGCACCATGGTGGTGGCCGTGTCACTGGGTCTGGGTTTTGGGAACAACTTTTTCGTCGCCGTGGGCAACATGGTGATATTTGTGTTTGCACTGTTCGCCGTTTTCTCCATTATTAGCTACGTGATTATTGAGGCCGTCCTGTACCGCTACATGAAAGTGCTGTTTGGATACTACCTGGGCACGCTTTGCGGCCTCCTGGGTTTGGTGTACCCGATCCTCAAGTACGAAAAGCTATACGCCTCAAACTACGCTCAACAGATCAACATCGGACTGGGCGTGCTGTTTTTTGTCTGGGCCATCTTCACGCTGCTCCGCATCATCCGCTTCTTCCGCCGAGCCTCGCGCAGCTACAAGCAGCTGGCCCCGATCGACGAGATCGCCGCCCTAAAATCGTCCCCCGCCACGGACGATGATGACATCTGAGCAGAAAAAAAGCCAGACGACAGACGGAACGAGCCAAGAACACACAGACACACCGAGATTAAAAACAACAACTCACACTACTCCGAGGTGCAATGTTTTTTTTTGTAAATAGATTTCTTTATTGTCAGGTAACATAAGGTGCTGATTGACGGTCAGTTGTGAATATCATAGAAATAAAGACTACCCGCTAAAACCTCGGTCAGTGTCGCCTTCTTCCCCTGCGTCCACCCGGGTGTGTATGTGTTTGGGATTTGTGGCAGTGTCTCTCGGTTGGGGTTTGTGCTTTGGTGTGTTTTAAATAAATCTTACACCCTTGCGTTTCGGTTTAGGGGTTGGAGCGCGCAAAAGAGTCTTTTTGTCCTTGCCAGAACCGCGCGTGCACTTGGCTGTGATCTGGACCGTGGGAGGCATGTAACCGCTACCGCCACCCTTGGGCTTTTTCAGGTGGCCCGGCGACCTGGTCACCGAGTCGTCGTCGCCGTCAATGCTGTCGTCTTTCTCGTCGTCCTCCTCCTCACCCTCGCCCTCCGACGAGCTGAGCACGTCGTACGGCCCGAGGTCCACCCGCCGGCCCAACACGTCCGTCAGGGTGTTGGAGGCCTGGGGACAGAGCTCACAACGTATTCGTTTGCAGCATTCGGCACCCATATCGGCAGGCTGGTCCTGCGGGACAGATCTCGGCTCCAGTTTTCTAGCACCGTGGAGACGGCATGCCGGGTGAAGCGCGGGTCCAGCACGACCGGCGTCACGATGATAAACAGCGGAACGTGCTCGCAGTGGAACACGCGTCCGCCGACGCAGAGTTCCTTGCCGAGTTCGTCGGAGTCCCGCTCACGAAAGATAGCCGAAACCAGCGAAACGCTCGGCAAATCGCGGCAATCGATGCGCTCGGGATCCGGATGTTTCTTTATATAGTATTGACTAAGGACATACTGCTGGATGAGCGTCTGAAAGTAGTAGTGGTGCCTCGGATTCACAAAGGCCGGGAGCGAAAAGCGCGAAACCTCAAAAACGTCCAGCCGGTTGAAAAGCTCCGGCGTGCTCTCCTCGGACTCCGGCCCCCATCCGGAATCCGCGTAGCTCTGAGGAGTCTCCCCCGAGCCGCCGCCCCCGCCCGAAACTGCGTCTTCCGCGTTAATAGTTTCATCGCGCAGCACCTTGGCGTCGAAGACGATCACTTCCGACGTCTGTCCCTTGTTCAGGTAGAGCAGGTCGTCCAGGTGGTAGCGCAGGGCCTCCGGAGCCTTGACGGGCCGGTACCGCTTCAGTGTGTGTCGAAAGAGCGTGTCGTGGGACACCAAGCACTCCTTGGCCGAGGGCGTCTCGCAGTCGGGCCGATACTCCACGCCCGGGATGGGGTGCGAGACGATAAACTGCACCACGGCCTCGGCATCGTGGCGCTGGAGCACGTTCTGCACAAAGGGGTCTTCCTTTTTGCGCAGGTACTTGTAGCGGCACTTAATCTCGTAGACGCGCGCCGCGGGGTGAATGGCCAGCGTCCCGGTCTCGCTGTGCTTGCTCACGCCAAAGCAGAGGTCCACGGAAGCCCCTAACAAGCCTGAGGTAGGATCAATCAACAGGCCCAGCCCGTCGCGTACCGGTTCGCGGCCGTGCATCACGTGGAACTCTACCAGCGTCTTCACAATGCCCTCGTGGTGGAAGCCAAAAGTCATGGCGGGCGTGCTCCAGGGCTTGCGCGCGTCCATGGCCATGGCCACATTGCCGCCGACGAAGGCCTCGAAAAATCTGGTGGCCGAGACCGTGTCGGTGCGGATGGCGTGCCAGACCACGCTGTCCGCCTGGCCCCGCGACTCCTTCTCCAGAATCTGGTACAGCTCGATCTGACGGTAGTGGGGCACCAGGCAAAAGAGTCTGCTCAGCCACACGTACGCCGTGACCTCGTAGTCGGACGAGGCAAGGCTGTCCAGCGCCTCTCGGAGCTCGTCCTGCGCCTCGGCGTGGCGGTTGGCCAAGATGTCGCGCAAGAGCTCGTCTCGAGTCAGCGCGGCCACGCGCGAAACAAACTCCTCGGCCAGAGGAAAGTCATGCACTCGGCGTACCTTTACAAAGACGTGGTAAAAGTAGACCAGGCGGAGGACGTTGAACGGGATATTGTGCATCCCGTCCTGGTGCAGCAAGAAGCTGTTCATGAGGAACATGCTTAAAGGCTCGTCGTCCAGGACGGCCAGGACCTTGGCGAGCTGGTCCTCGTCCATGCCGGCGCCGAGGCGTGTGGCACCCGCTCTGCCCGCTGTACCCTCCGCGGTGCCAACTGCACCCGTCTACTCCGGAAAGATGGTCCGACAGTCACAGTCGAGATCATCGATTGAAGTGAAGCGCGCGGCCCTTCGTACCACGTCGTATAAATACAGCCCGTGCGCGGTGTTTAGCAGCTTGTCCAGGTTCTTCCTGATGCTGCCGTAATCCATGACCCGGCTACATTCTTGGCAGTACTTCTGGAATGCCGCCACCTGCTGGTCGTCGAACCTGCTCTCCACGAAGCGGTGGAGCCGGCAGATGGTCGGCGCGGCCACATCGCCTAATAAATAGCTAAGGTAGGAGAGCTGCGCGGCGAGGATCATGAGGCAGGCCCCGGAGCACGCCGTCACGTCACCCGCATCCAACGCCCGGCACGCGACCGCCGCGTGCTGGAAGAGCATGTGCTCCGGCCCGCGGCGCACCGCCTCCAGGCCGCGGCGGTCCAGGACGCGGGCTAGGCAGAACAGCAGAACGTTGGCCAGTGCCACCATCTCAGCCGCGCAGAAGCGCTGAGGGGAACCCACGGGAAATCTGGCGTGAGGGTTCAGAGTGACCAGCTTCTGCAGCGGCACGGGCCGAAACGCCGGGTGGTAGCACTCGCGCAGGCGGTGCATGCAGGCCGGCAGCGGTCGCGCAGTCTGTGTCTCTTGGAAGACGACGGCGCCGCGGCGCCCGCAGGTGGGGTGCATCTCGCAGAGGCTGTAGTCGCACAGGGCCACGCGGACGATCTCGCCGGGCTTCTGCGGGCTGACGTCGATCAGCACATTCATGGGCGTGATGTCGAGATGGGACACGTCGCAGTCGTGGTTGAGGAAGCGCACGGCGTCGGCCAGGCTGTGGAAGGCCGCGCGGTAGCTGGGTATGGCCTCCAGGGTCCACACGTCGTGATGGTACATGTCGGTCTGAAAGCGCGACAACACCGTCACGTTGTGCAGCAGGCAGGCACCGGTGGCCGTCAGCAGGCTGCGGTAGACGCCGTCCTCCCGCTCGGGCCCGCCGGCCCGGTAGCGCGCCACCCCCGAAAGCCAAACGGTGAGGATGGTTTCGCTGTGTTTCTTGGCAATCTTAATGACGCGCGACTCGTCCAGGGGCCAGATCTCGCCAAACGAGCCCTGGCCCAGGCGGTGATCCTCGTCACCGAGATCCACGGCACGGCACACGGTGTCGCAGAAGTCGGCGGCCTTGGGCGCGTAAACCAGCACGTAGGGCGAATTCAAGGTTGTCGAGTGCTCCCTGGGGCCGTGAAGCCCGTAGAAGAGGGTGGGATCGCACCTCAGGTTGCGGAGCGGGGTGACTATGTGGTGTTCGTTCGAGTACGTGTGCCCGCAGCCGCCCGGGGAGGAGTCCTCGTCGTCCTCGCGCTCGCCGTCGTCGGACTCGTCCACGGCGGTCAGCAGCGCCCGGGTCATGGAACTCGACGACCTGAGGCCCCGCTCGCGCCGGCAACAGATGGGACAGTTACTGTCCTCCGACAGCGGCACGGAGTCCTCCAGCCTCTCGTAACAGCGCAGAAAGCTCTCCGTGGGGCTGGAGGACTCCGGGGAGCGGCCGGACCCCGTCACGCGGTTCATGTCGACGTCCGCCGGGGTGGACTGTGTCGCCCCCGACGTAAAGCGCAGAGCCCGTTTAACAGACGAGCGCACGCCCTTGGCCAGGCGGCGGCGCTTGCGGGCGTTTTTCTTCTTGGGGGCAGCGGGACACAGTGGGACCGACTCGCCCTGGGCGCCAGAGGGCACCGCGGGCGACTGCGGCATCTCGTCGTCGGAGGACGACATGACGCGCCGGTCGCCTCAGCGAGCTCCTCGTCCGACTCCGGTCGGCTCCTCGAGGTCCACCGAGCAGGTCGAGGAGACGGAATCCACAAAAGCCGAGTAGGAATCGTCCACCGCGTCCTTGAATTCAGTTAAGCAGTCCAAGGCCGCGTCCACCTGGGAGTTTTGCAGCTCCCGGGCGCGGGCGAGATCCTGCTGCAGGCGCTGCCGCTGCCGCAGGAGCGAGTTGGAAATCTCCCGGACCACCAGGGCTCCGCGGCGATGTTCCGCGCCGGCCGCGGCGCTCATCACCTTGAGCGCCTGGTGGTGCGTGAGGTGGTGCTGTTCGCCGTACGAGCGTCTGAGAAACTGGTGCTGCCTCTTCTCTAGCTCGGCCTTCATAGCCTCTTTTAAGAGCTCCTTGTCAGTTGACGTCATGACAGCTCGAGTCGCGCCACGCCGTTTTCGCTGTAGCGAACCGCGTCCAGCAGCTTCCCGATGTGGTAGACCGGGAACAGCGTAACGGTTCCCTGGCCGGGCAGGACGTGGCTCAACGTCACGTCGGTCACGGCCGCCGGGCAGTCCTGCAGCAGGATGGGGCTGTAGAACACCGCGCCGACGCCGTTTCGGGCCACGTCCAAGCACAGGCGGTTCTGGCTGTAGAGCGCGCAGAAAACGCACGTTCGCGACGAGGCGGGCCAGCAGGGCACCTCTCGACCCGAGAAGCGGGCCTGCACGGCTTTTAAGACTTCCTGGAGGCGATCCAAGGTCACACTGTTTAACGACAAGCGCAGTTCGTCGGCCGTGGAGGTGAACTCGTAGCCGCGATACCACACGTACACGTAGAGCTCGGCCAAATTCATATACGTCACGTAATCCAGCACCGGCTCGTAAAACAGCGCCGGCAACAACGCGGGGAACGGCATGTGGTAGCCGGCTTGCTCGCGACCGAAGCACGCGTCGCGAGAGCAAAAGCTGCGCGGCCCGGAGTAGAGCATCCAGAGCAGCCCCTCGGCGTCGCACACGTTGTGGTGCTCCAGCAGCCCAGGCGCGTACACGTCGCGCAGCACACTCTCCACGTAGCTGGCCTTGTTGAGCGACAGCGCCAGCTCGAGGTGCTCCTTGTGGTACATGAGGTAGCTGCCGTACACGAGCTGGCCGCGATAGCCCAGCGTCTGTCGCGCGTTCCTCAGCACGTAGTCGCGACCGGGGCTGACCGAGGGCGACAGAGCGCCCTCGTAGAGGCGACCGAGGAGATCGCCGTTCGCCGTCGAGCCGCGTTCACCGTCCACGTCGTTCCTGGCCACGTCGCCCCGTGACATAACGTGTCGCCCGACGCCGTTTCTCGCCAGCTGTACGGCGTTTCGGGAAACGGCGTGCCGGCCGCACACGGCGGACGACGTCATTCTGGTCGCGGCCGTCAACCCTGTCGCGATAGGCTCGGAGCGGGGCGCGACCGTGTCTTTGGGGATCACGTTCGTCACCAACAAGAAGTTCTCGTTGGGCGTCTCGATCAGACGATAGCGGTCGTGCGGAGAGGCGGCCTCGCAGGCCACCAGCGCCATCTCCACCGCCTCGTCAAACTTCAAAACCTCCGACGCCCCTAACGCCGCCTGCTCGCCGCCGCGGGCCGACAGCTCGACCAAACGCTCCACCGAGCACAGAGCGGTCGAGACAGACGGCGAGGCGCCAGTGGTCGCCGCGGGCGCTGTCGCCACCGCCACCCGAGAGCGCCCCGCCGCGTCCATTGTCGCGACAGAACTCGCTGTCGTCGCGGTTGTCGCGCTCGCCGCGTCCGACGACATGCTACGCGGAGAGTCTCTGACGCGAATTCAGCGTCGCTACGAGGAATTTAAGAAAAAGAAAAAAAGCCCGGCCTCCTACATCTCCACGTGCTTCCCCAACGTGGCCGCCCTGTACCGCAAGCGATTCCAGATCATGCACCCCGAGCTGGGCCTGGCGCATGCGTGTAACGAGACCTTTCTGCCGCTCGTCACGTTCTGCGGCCGCTACCGCGACTACAACTCGTCAGCGGACGAAAAGCGCCCCCATCTGATGTTCAGCGAGACGCTGAAAACCGCCATCGACAAGGTCAACTTCTGCCCCTGCCCAGAGGACCAGCGCGGCTGCTACCAGAAGATCGACGCCCTGACCGAACTCTACCGCGACCCACAGTTCACCCAGATCAACAACTTTATGATCGACTTCAAGAAGTGGCTCGACGGAGGCTTTCCCTCCGCAGAACAGGAAAACACACGCATACACCTGGAGCCGTTTCAAAAGAATTTATTAATTCACGTTATCTTTTTCATCGCCGTGACCAAGCTGCCGGTCCTGGCCAACCGCGTCCTCCAGTACCTGGTGCACGCGTTCGAGATTGACTTTCTGTCGCAGCCGTCCATCGACATCTTCAAGCAGAAGGCCACGGTCTTCCTCGTACCGCGCCGACACGGCAAGACGTGGTTCATCATCCCGGTGATCTCGTTCCTGCTCAAGCACATCATCGGCATCAGCATCGGCTACGTGGCGCACCAGAAGCACGTCTCGCAGTTTGTGCTGAAGGAAGTGGAGTTTCGCTGTCGCTACACGTTCGCGACGGACTACGCGATCGAGAACAAGGACAACGTGATCAGCGTGGATCACCAGTCGGCGAAGAGCACGGCGCTGTTCGCCAGCTGCTACAACACCAACGTAAGTACCGTCACGTGTAAAAACACAACATGTCCGATCAGTACCGGTGGTGCAGTCCCGGGCGTTGCCCTGAGTTCCCTGCTGTAAACAAAAAAAGTTTCTGAGGTGATTTTGGTGTCGCTCCTTTCTTCTTTTGGCTAAATGACCACGCTTTTCACCACGGGACAAGAGCGAACTATGAGGCTGCTCACGGGGTGGGCCAGCTTCACCAGCTGCCAACATGCGCGTTTTAGAGGTAGCGGCACTCCCGACCCGCTATACACCGCAATGTGACTTTCCAGAGAAGAGGCCAGCGTGACCAGACCGTGCTGCCTAACGGCGCTCGTCACCGACATGTGTGTAGCCGAGTTGGCATCGTCACAGAAGAAAGGTACGTATTCTTCGTTAGTAATCGGCGCGGTGGGCGTCCGACAGGGAGCGTAGCAAAAGCACAAGCCCCTGTCGGGCACCAGCCCGACATAACGTCCCGTGGGATCGACGTGAGTCCCGTGGTCTTTACAGAACGGACAGCTCATTTCCCCACAAGCCGTGGAAATGGCCATCAGTTTGGCCATGGAAGGCAGCAGGTGTTTACCCGTACAGGTGGTATAGAGGTCGTACGCCAGCAAAAAGAAGTAGAGATCCATTCCCGTTTGATGTTTTACAGCCCACGTACCGGGGCCGCCAAGCTTGATGGCTCTTCTCGTACCTGGTTCGCCACCTCCCCTGACCACGATACTCTTGGCTTCTTCCTGAGTCACTATGGTACAGAAATCGTAGATGAAGTCCGGGGTTAAACTGTGTGTGGACACCGTGCTACTGGCGGGAGCGAAGCTGGGGGCAAAGCCCAGCACGATGGGACAGGGCGGCTCCGACATCTGGAGGTGATAAAACGTGTCGAGGCCAGCTACGGCGTACTTCACTCGCCTCAGGCGACCACACGTAAAGGAGCCCATCAACGCACCGTTGACCGCCATACAGAAAACATGCTGGCCGCCCCTGGACAGCAGCAAGAGGCGACAGAACATACAGCTGTTGTCCTGGCCGTTGCCCGGGTCAAACGTGGCTGACTTACAGGCCACGGAGACATACTCCCGGCTTTTGGGGGTCTTGGACACCTGCCTCCAGACGCACTCGTTCTGTACAAAGCCCCTGAGGAGTCTTAAATCTCTCGTACAACACACCGAGGTCGACGCCATGGAGAGGCACGGGAACGACTGTCCCGAAGCCTCCGGGCAGAATCCAATAAACCTTCAGGCCGTTCGTGGCGTAGATGACGCACACCTCGGGATTCTTCACCCAGTCCAGCAGCCGACCATCGCGATCCCGCGTCTCCAAAATACCGTTGCGAGGACACACGTCCAAACGTACCGAAAGTCCCAGATCCACCCGCCCCGACGCGCTGTAAATCACATCGGCCCACGTTTCGTGCCGATCGCCCCCCGAAACGGCGAGATGGTAGCCGTGATCTGGCGCGCCGCGAGAGCGTTGGAGGCAACTGACGAGCGCCTTAATAATGCAGCTCTCTTTCTCCACCCGGTCGATCCAGAGATCCAGCGAGGCGCACGCCATTTCCCAGAGAAAGGCCGGATCGAGGTCGGCGGAGACGAAACAATCGAACAGCTGGCGCACGGCCCGCCGCTGAGTCACGGCGCCACGCAGCTCCCGATACACGTTCTGGAACAGCGCCGACTCGGCCAGGACCTTTTTCCGGTACGTCTCCAGCGAGCGTCGAAGGTCCACCTCGTCGTCACGGAACTCCAGCTGCAGAGCGTTCCAAAAGGAGCCCTGGTACCACAGAGCGCGCACTCGCACCCGGCCCGACACGTCCCACACGGCGGTCAACCCGGCCAAACCTCCCGCCAACCACTCCTCGGTCCAGGATTCCACCCTGGCCTCGTCGGCCCCGAACGCGTAGAGAATGTCCGGGTTGTCCACCTCCGGGCGCTTGGACAGCTCGTAGCCGCGGATCTTGGACGGCGGTTCCAAAGGACCGCCGGTGTACCGTTCCGTGAGCCCGGGCCGCATGAGCTGCTGCTGCGCCGCCTTAACGCGCGCGTCGTTGCCGGCCTGGGGGATCTCGAAAAAGGGCTTCCCCTGCGCCGACTGGGGCAGGAGCTCCTGCTCCAGCGTGCGCTGGCGCTCTTCCTCCTCGCGGTGCACCACCAGCTGCGCCAGGCGCCCCTTGAGCAGGTCGCGGGCGAAGAACTCGCAGTCCACCGTGACGCGCTCAGTCGAGCCGAGGGACTTCTCTTCCTGCCGCTGGGATGAGAACACGCTCCGGCGGCGGGGCGAGGAGTCCCTCAGCACGAAGCGCACGTACACCAACGTCCCGCCCGACACGACGCGCTCCGGACAGGGCACCCCGAGGGTGGTGAAGACGGCGTGATGCAGCGTCACGTCGTATTCGGGTCCCACCTTCATACCCTGGTGCTCCAAGTACCGTTTTAGCGAGGCACGTCGCCTCCACACGCTGAACGGCGCTCTCTGCCATTCCCCGGCAAAATCAGTCTTGTAGTAGACCCCGAGCAGCGGAGACAGCTGTTCGAGCGTGAGCGCCGTCTCGTCAAAAATCACATGCACCGGGATCTGCGCCAGCCGCTCAAAGCGGTGCTTGAAATCAAGATCCGAAAACAGGTGCGTTTCCATACTCAAAGCGCATCTGCTTCAGGAGCGCGTCCTCCCGCTTGCGGCGGCTAACCTTGATCACCGAGGAGTCGTACTTGGTGTTTTTGGCATGGATGCCGATGATCAGCTGCGTGAAGAGCTGGCTGATCACCGGAACGGAGATCCGCTGCACGTTCTGCAGCGAGCGGAAGACGCGGTTGAAGGTGAAATAGACCGCGTCCTCTACCTGCTTCTTGAGATGCCCGTCCGCCACCACCTCCTGAATCACGTCAGCGTACCGCGTAGCGTGGGCCATGAGGTAGCTGTACACGCTCGACATAATCACCCCCACCACGTTCACGTCGTCCACCGACGTCTCCCCAGTCGGCTCGAGGACGTGAACGCGGGTCGCGGGACACAAAGACTCGTACACCAAACCTGTTTTTAAGCACACAGATCCTTCCACGGTGGCCACCAACACGCAGCCCCCGCTCAAATCACACACGTGCGTCTTGTAACAGTTGACGCAGACATACAGACAGTGCAGCTGAATCTCCTCGGTGAGCGCGTTCCGCACCTGACGCATCTCGCACCCCCCCACCGCGTCGCACGGCGAACACCCTCTCCCGTCCGGCGTAGCGGCGTTCGCCATGTCGCACCGCCGTTCCGTCACTGGGACGCGGGAAACGTGGTTTCTGCGGTGCCCGTGGTGACGCTGCCCGCCGCTGCAGCCGCCGCGCCCGCCGCCTCGGGACCCCCCAAACCCGCCGCCTCGCCCTCGGCCGCAGCCTCGCTGTCCGCGCAGAGGTCTAGAATCTCGTTCACGCACTCGATGGTAAGGTGCTCGAAGAGCGACGAGAGCAGATCAACCTTCCGCGGATCGGACTCCTGGTCTTGAAAGACAAACGAAAAGCGCCGGAACAACGTATCGGCGAAACCAAACAGGTCCTCTGACATGTCGTGGGCCACCCCCAGGCGGTTAAGCTCGGCCAGCAGCGAGTTCATGGCGCCGGCTTCCGCGTACGCCGTCACGGCGCTCCCGAGCCGCCATGCGCGCCCGAGCCCGAGATGTCGTCTGTCCTTGACAGACAACGCTCGGTGTTTTTATGAGGAGAGGCGATTTCCGCTGACGTGGAATCGCCGCCGCCCGCGCACGCGGCTGGTTCGCTGGCGTGTGTGTGGCTGGGCTTTAGCGTCAACCAGCGTCGGCGAACGTCACTCACCGTGGTGTTGTTTTCTCTCCCTCCCCCACCCGCAGAGCATCCGAGGCCAGAACTTCAACCTCCTGCTGGTGGACGAGGCCCACTTCATCAAGAAGGAGGCGTTCAACACCATCCTGGGTTTCCTGGCCCAGAACACCACCAAGATCATCTTCATCTCGTCCACCAACACCACCAGCGACGCTACGTGTTTCCTGACGCGGCTCAACAACGCGCCGTTTGACATGCTCAACGTCGTCTCGTACGTCTGCGAGGAGCATCTGCACTGCTTCAACGAGAAGGGCGACGCCACGGCTTGCCCGTGCTACCGCCTGCACAAGCCAACCTTCATCAGCCTCAACTCGCAGGTGCGGCGCACGGCCAACATGTTCATGCCGGGCTCCTTTATGGACGAGATCATCGGAGGCACCAACAAGATCGTGGAGAGCTCGGCACTCATCACCGACCAGAGCCGCGAGGAGTTCGACATCTTTCGCTACAGCACCCTCAACAAGAACGCGTACGAGCACTTCGGCAAGACGATCTATGTGTACCTAGACCCGGCATTCACGGCCAACCGGCACGCCTCCGGCACGGGCATCGCCGCCATCGGCACTTACCGCAACCAATTTATCATCTACGGGCTCGAACACTTCTTCCTCAAGGACCTCTCCGAGAGCTCCGAGACGGCAATTGCCGAGTGCGCCGCACATATGCTCATCTCGGTCCTTAGCCTGCATCCATTTATCCAGGAGGTACGCGTGGCCGTGGAGGGAAACTCCAATCAAGCGGCAGCCGTGCGCATCGCGTTCCTCATCAAGCAGAACGTGCTCTCCAGCCATCTCATCCCCGTTCTGTTCTACCACACCCCGGATCAAACGGGCATCGAGCAGCCCTTCTTTCTGATGGGACGCGACAAGAGACTGGCGGTGGAGGAGTTTATTGCCAAATTTAATTCGGGGTACGTCAAGGCTTCACAAGAACTGGTGAGCTACACCATCAAGCTCTCCCACGACCCGGTCGAGTATCTCCTGGAGCAGATCCGCAACATCCACCGGGTCACGCTGACGGAGCTGAACAGCACCTACTCGGCCAAAAAGAACCGGCAGTCCGACGACCTGATCATCGCCGTCATCATGTCCATCTACATGTGCGACGACCTGCGGAGCTTCCGTTTCAAGCTCATTTAGCCAGTTGGCTGACGAACTAGCCGGCTAAGTCCGCAGAATGTTCACCAGCTGCTCCCGCGTCAGTGACGCGTCCAACGGGACCTGGACCCTGAGCTCCTTCCAGCTCTCCATGGGCGACAGCTTCTCGGAAAAGACAGAAAGTAGGCGGCTGGCCACCGCCACCGTCCCGTTCTTTAGCCCGCTGAGCCCACGATAGTAGCGCCTGGCCGCGATTACACACAGGTCGCACTCGTTTAACCGCTCCTCCATCTCGGGCAGCAAGTCCTGATGGCGGTACAGACAGTTCAAGAGAAAAGCCAGGCAGGCCGCCGTTTTCATGACCCGACGGTGTAGATCGAACTCGGGATTCGCAGCGGTGTTTTTGCAGTACAGCATCCCAAGCATTTCTTCCCCGATCTCGTCTTCACCCAATTCACACAAGCACGCCTGGCAGAGAAAAAAGTTCTCCAGGCGAGGTAGATCCAGCAGCAGCAGCTTCTTGGACGCGGCCAGACCCACGCAGTGGTCCAGCAGAGTCTGGGCCACCCGGGGCAAATTGCCGGTGCACAGCCGTACGTACGCCACCGACACCCTATGCGTAAACGCCGAGGAGCCGCCGACGCCGATACTGGCAAGAAAAGGGTCCACCTTTTCACCCAAGACGGGCGGGCACCAGGTTCCAATCTTGGAAGCCGTAATCCGCTTCAGCTGCTCGCGAAAGGCCTGCACGACGGACAGTTTTCGCTGCACCACGCGAATGCCGACGTCGCCCGGCCACTGCACGCTGGTTCCGGGCCAAGTAACGCTACGCGGGATGACGGTACCTCCGTCCGTGGGTCGCAGCAGATAGATACCGGGTTGTGGAAAAAGGTCCCTAACGTCGTGGTGCTGAACCTGGCCGCACTCCACGGTGATCTTGACACAGTGCGTGATGCCCGTCAGGGCGTAGACGATCTCGCTGTTGACGTGCCAGTAGACGGAGAACATGGACGTGCGACGCCCTTGCCGCCCGCTCGCCAGGAACGCCAGCTCGGAGGCGAACACGCCGTTGGCCTGTGAGTCGGCAGCCGGAGGCAACGTCCGTCGCACCAGCTCGTAAAGGCCTTCGTTCTCAAACACATGCTCGTAGACGCAGTCTTCCCCAGCCACCACCAGCGCCGCGTCCCTCCAGCCGTCTTCGACGGCCATGGCCGTTCACCGTCAGCCACCGTTCAGCGTGCACGGCGTTTAGGGCAAGCCGCCGTTCAGCGTCAGTCACCGCTCACCACCGTTCACCGCCGGACGTCAGACGTTATACGGTGATCCCCGTCAGTCGCTCGCGTCTTCCAGGCGGCCGCCCAGCCTGGCCACCGTCTGCCGAATCACGCTCCGAGTGTGCGGCGCGCTGCTCACGGCGTAGAGCGCGCCCAGCACGTCCAGCAGGGTTTTTAAGCGGCCAGCTGACGTGCGACCGGGTTCGACGTGACGGCACACCGTCAACACGTTGGCATTGCGACCCAGGTGGTCCAGCTTGATCTTTTTGTTCCGGATGAGAATTTTGGGGATGTTGTTGGCCAGACGGCTGCCGATTAAAGCGCAAGTATGTTTGATCTTGGTGTGCCCGGTGGTGTTCTTGCTGTAATCGAACAGCCCGCTCTTAATGGCCTCGAACATAAAGCGATCCAGGTAGACCCGCTTCCCAACCCCGTGAAGTTTTAATAGGCAACCCCGAATAAACAGAATCAATTGTTTAGACAGGAAAGGAATCTGGTAGGAATTCCTAAACTCCAGCTCGGTGAACACACGGTGCAGCCCGTAGTCGATACACACATCCCCCATTTCGCGGATGCAGGTCAGCTCCTTGAGCATGATCCCCTCGAGATCCGAGCCAAAGACCCGCGGCACAATCGCCGTAGCGGCCTTGAACCAACCCACGTTCACGTTGTCGGTGTTTGAGATCATGCAGGGGAAGTTGGTGGTCCAGTACACCTTGCTGCGCTCGGAGCGGATCACCGCCTGGTCCTCCAGGCCGTGAACGTCCAGCGAGGAGTTGCTGTTGCAGACCGCCGCGGGCAGGAAGAAGTGGTCGATGTTGACATACAAGCGATAAACCCCCAACGCGTAGAGAAACTCCAGGTAAGAACCCCGAATGTTAACGTTCAGGGAGTTGGTGTACACGGCGTCGTTAGAGACGAACGTACTGACGGTGCACGCGGGTTCCTTAAACGTGTGTTTGTACATCACGAAGCTGTGTGTCATGTTCCTGGGAAACTGCCTCCCCCCGGGCCTGGGTCGCGTCGACAGCGTGGCCTTCATGTTGATAACCCGGTTGGTGTTAAAGGCGTTGACCGCGATCCGATCTAACGTCACGCTGGTCACCTCCGAAAACTCGCGTCCGCCGATCAGCTTCCTCAGCTGCATAGCGTAACGCTGTGTGGCCCGCCGGGCCTCCCGGACGTGAGCCGTGTAGGCCGCGCTCCAAGATGCCCCCGTAAAGTCCAGCATGGCCCCGTTCCGCCGGCGGTACCTGGCAAAGAGCAGGCGAGTGACGATGCAGATGTAACGCCGGCGACAGAGATCCGTGGCGCTGACGGCCTGCCTGGCCAGACGAGACGACGTGGTGGGGACCACGGTCTTTGGCGGTCCCGGCGTAGCAGCAGCGCTGTGGCCACCTGGAACGCCGCCGCAGACGCCTGTACCACCACATCTGACTTGGACGCTGTTTTTGGAAACCACGGCGGATGTGGTGGCACCGGCGTTCACGGCGTTTTGGCACGGAGCGACGTGGACGCGGCTTTGGGCTGAGGGGACGGAGGGGGCGCTTTCCGCGTCGGACCGTAACGCGGGTTGCTGCTGCGGCGGCGGCTGCTGTTGCTGTTCGTAGTAAATGAAAAACAGGTTCCGCCAAATGGCGTCCGCCTCGGAGAACATGATGTGCAAACGACGGTAACGTATGACGTTACGGCCCATACCCAAACGGTGCTTGCCGTACGTCACGGCGATTTTGAAGTACAGAACCTGACGCTTGAAGCGGCTCAGCGAAAAGGCGTTGAGCGCACACGGCGTCTGCTCCGGCGTTCGCAACGCCAGCATGGTCTGGGCGCGTTGAACGTGGAACTGGTGGAAAATGCGCTCGAAAAACTCGAAGGTCGTCTCGTTGTGGTATTCCACGCTCAACCAGAGCTTCTGCAGCTCGAGCGCAAAGAAATGTTCGGTGCCGCTGCGCGCCAGGGGCGCCTTGGGCCTGATGTGCACGCCGAACAGCAGCTTGTAGTGGATCTGGACCCGGTTAGAGACGTGCTGACCCAGGTGCTGCACCATCGCCTGCACACACTCGTCGATCTCGGCAATGTTCAGCACGCTGCCGATCTCACCCATCAAGTACGGGTAGTCGTCCAGGTGGAGGCTCATGGAGCCGGGCAGACAGGCCATCACGTAACGGTCCGACGTGAAAGACAGGCAGGAGCAAAACATCCGCGGGAGGTGCACGTTCCACTCCGAGAGCGACAGCAGCCCGCGAAACACGTGCGTCGACTGGTGCCCCTTCATGACGCTGAACGCCAGACGCTGGCCCGAAACCGCCGTGCCGCCGCGGCAGCGGCACTGGCGGTGCACGTAGAGCAGCGGCCCGGCGCAAAAGCGACTGTGCTCCGCCATGTACTCGTTGGTATCCCATTCGTCACAGTAGCAGGGTACGGCCACAGGGCCCAGCAGCAGGCGACAGAGCACGATTTTGGTGCGGTCGCGTTCGCCGTTGACGTGGTTCGGACCAGCGGCGTAGAGCGCGCGAAACACCGTCCGCACCCGCTCCGCGTTCACCGGCGCCGAGCGGGCGAAACGCGCGTCCTCTTCCACCGAAAGTTCCTGGGTTAGATTGTGAGAGTTGACGTGCACCGGCACATTCAGCACACCCAGCGCGGACCGTTCGCGCGAAGACTCCACTATTAGAGCACATTCTGAGCCGCCAGAACGGGTTAAGTCCGATGACGCCATTGACCCACCACCGCCGTCATGGAGGAGAACTGGAACGCTCTCGAGTTGCTGCCCAAACTCGGCCTCTCGACCGAGTTTTTGATGCACGTGAAGACCTCGGCCACCGAGGAGATGTACGACAATCTGCGGCTCTACTACGGTGACGACCCGGAACGCTACAACATCCACTTCGAGGCCATCTTCGGTACCTTCTACAACCGCATCCAGTGGGTCACCTTTCTATCCACGTCCCTGGCCATCGCGGCCCACGCCATCCGCTTTGACGACCTCAACAAAATGACGACGGGCAGGATGCTCTTCCACGTACAGGTCCCGCGCGTCGCCAGCGGCGCCGGGATGCCCACGTCCCGTCAGACGACCATCATGGTGACCCGGTTCAGCGAAAAATCGCCCATCACCATCTCCTTCGAGCTGAGCGCGGCCTGCCTCACGCACCTCAAAGAGACCTTCGAGGAGACCATCCTCGACCAGGTTCTCAACGTGGAGGCCATCCACACCGTGCTCCGCGTGCTGAAGAACACCTCCGACGCGATGGAGCGCGGCCTGGTGAATATGTTTGCTCAGGCGCTGCTCAACAAGGCGCCACCCTACTTTATAGTTCAAACGCTGCTGGAACACGCGACCCTCTGCCGGCAGAGCCTGAACCGCGTCCAACGCGCCAACATCGTCCAAAGCTTCAAGGACAAATTCGTGTCCTCCGTCTTCCTCCTCAACCGGAGCCGGGACAGGGACGTTATCGCGCGATTTCTCACCCAAATGGTGGAAGCCGCCACAGACAGCATTCTAGACAATCCAAATCTGTACACAACCAGCGGCGGAGAGCGCATCGCCGGCGTGATTGTCAGCACCGCCAGCGTGATCCAAACGCTCCTGTCCTCGCTGGGCAAACTCATCACCAAAGAGACCGTGACGGCGCCGGCGTCGTACGGCAACTTCGTGCTGAGCCGCGAGAACGCCGTCACGGCCATCGCACACCACGCTATCATGGCCGACTTCAACCAGTACACTGCTCACCTCGCCACCGACAAGCAGGATGAGCTGTCCAACACCGCCATACACAACAGCGCCACGAAACAAACAACCCAACTCCAGATGGACTTGATTAGGCTGGGCGAACATCTCGTGGCGATCGAGCATCTTCGTCGCGTTTACAAAAACACCGAAACGCCGGATCCCCTGGAACGTCACATCAACCTCACCTTCTTCTTCCCGCTGGGCATCTACATCCCGGAGGAACGCGGCTACAGCACGGCGGAAAACAGGATCAAACTCACAGAAAGCATGCAAAACACCCTACCGACCATTGTTTACTTCCTAGACCGCAACCGCCACATACAAAAAATCGAATACTCTGACACGTTGAAGACGCTGTGTCACCCGACCGTCTACGACCCGGCGGCGTGCCTACAAGCCTTCATCGACAACGGCCCCCGGGACGACAGGGCACTGTGCCAACGCCAGTTCCAACACGAAAACATGGGTGGCATCGCCAGAAGATGTATCCACTTTTACCGAGTTAGGCGGGAAGTTCACCCCACCACTAACGAGGTTAAACAAAACTACCAGGCCCACGAGTTCTTCAAAACCACCAACCCTACCCTGCACACTGAACTCCATCCCTTCTACGATTTCACCCATTACACCCACAACGGAGACACGGCCGCCATGTGCACACCCAGAATCATGCTTGGCAACCTGCCGGTTGGCTTGGCACCCGCCGGCTTTCAAGAGCTCCGAGGCCGCCAGGCCCTGGAATCCACCCAAGCCAGACCACCGCCAGACTACGAGAACACCATCGCTATCTTAACCAGAACCCTGACGAGCTCAAACTATCCGGAGCTTTTTTACCTCGTCGACGCCTTGGTTCACGGGAACCAAGACGCTTTTCTCGTCATACGCGCCTTTGTGGCCCGGTGCATCATCAACACGTACAACACGCGCGGTCTGCTGGCTTTTGGTCACAGCTTTCCACTCATTAAATTTATCGCAGAACACCTAGCCGACGGCATCATCCCTTCGGAAGTTCACCAACACTATCGAAACACCGTTACCCTGACGCGCTTCCTAGCGCGCGTGGCCGCTCTCGCCACCTCCAATACCAAATTGGTGGACGAACCGCTGGAGTTTTACCTCAGCGCCCTCCATGACCCTCGTCTCTTTCCTCCGTTCCTCACGCACCTACCCAACCCGCGAGAACACATTAGAATCATCGCCGACCGCCAACCGCTCACCACCGCCAACATCGAGCATCGCCACCACGGCGTCTCTGATGTGCTGCGACTGGCCGCGATGGACGCCGACGAGCCCCTCTTCACCGACGAGGATCACATCTCCGACGAAGAGTGCACCCTACAGAAAACTTACTACTTCTGCATACTTCCCGCTCTCACCAACAACCACGCCTGCGGCATCGGCCTAAACCTAAAAACGCTGCTGGTGGATCTTTTCTACCGCGAAGCGTTTTTCCCGCCCAGTAGAGACGACCGCAGCGAACACCGCGAGGAAATCGTGGCTCCCGCGGTCCAGGTGGGCGAAATGCTCAACCTCCTGGTCAGAGACATCGCCACCTCCCTTAATGTGAACGTCCTCGACGCGTGTCGAGAACTGTTCCTCACCCTACAATACGTGCCGGAGCACGCCAAAGTTCTCAAAGTACAAACACCGCTCGACCCCGCACAGAACCACGGCATGCCCACCTTCCTCTCATACCAATACGTCCTATACAACGGCATATGTGCCATTACGGCCCCTAAAGTCATGGCCGAATACGCCATTCCCATCCCGTTCCACCGCTTCTTCTCAGACCCAGGCATCGCCTCGGCCCTCAGTGACGACATCAAAACCTTCATCGACGACTTTCCACACTACCACCGAAACGACGGCGGCTTTCCGCTGCCCACCGCCTTCGCTCAGGAGTACGATCACTGGCACCGTTCACCGTTTTCCAAATACTCCGCTACGTGCCCGCAAACGCTACAATCCATGGTGACGCTGGCCGCCATGCACCACAAACTGTCGCCGGTCTCCATTATCTTGCAGAGCAAAGTCAACGTGCACCCCGGCGTGGCGCTAACATTCGTGCGAACTGACACTTTCGAGGCCGACACGCTGCTCTACAGCGCCAAGTCGTGCACGTCGCTCATCCTCAACAACCCCATCGTCACCAAAGAAGAGCGTGACATCAGTACAACGTATCACGTTCTGCAGAACGTCAATTCCATCGACATGGGACTGGGTTACACGTCCAGCACCTGCTTGGCCAAGCTACAACGGGTCCGCAGCGACATGGGCCCCGCGATCCAGGACCTCTTCCACGTGTTCCCCATGAGCGTCCACCGAGATCCCGAGGTGGACCAGTGGATCCGTACCACCATCGGCGCCGAGCGCGTACAGATGCTCGACACCGACACGGTGGCAGCCCTCACCTTCGGACAGGTCCCCATGAAGAACGGCGTGGCCAATCTCCACGGGCAACGGGCGCTGTGTGAGGTCCTGCTCACGCCCGTCACGGCCAATATCAACTTCTTCAAAGTTCCCAATAACCCCCGAGGGCGGGCCTCCTGCTCCCTGGGTGTGGACCCCTACGACGAGGAAGCCACCCGTCATACCCTGTACAACCACCAAGAACAGGACGCCCGTTCCTTCAACGCCACCCACAACCCCTGGAGTTCCCTGTTCGGCTCCATCAACGACGTGCTGTACAACCAGCAGCACCGCGATCGCCTGGGCTACAACTCGCGAGTGTACAGTCCGTGCTCGCAATTTTTCCACACCGAGCAGATCATCGGCTCCAACAAGACGCTTTTCAAAACCGTCAACGAGTACCTGCTTAGGGCCAAAGACTGTCTACACGGTGACACCGACATGCAGTACGTCTGCGTCGAGGGTACTGAGCAACTCATCGAAAACCCCTGTCGCCTGCTACAGGAGGCCTTGCCCCTCATGTGCGCCACCACACAGGGACTGTTGGAGAACAGAATGAAGAACCCCGGCAGTTATAACGAGTCAGCGGAAACGCACTTTGGGAACTACGCCATTGGCGAAACCATCCCTCTGCAACAGCGGATCATGTACAACTCGTGAATCGAGTCTATTTGACCGGCGACAACCGGCCTCCATGCCCATCAGCGGTGCCGGCGTGGACCAGACTTGGAAGGCGGCATGGACGCCACGGTGTTTTGCACCTTCGAGCATAAACTCAGCGTGACGGACATCGCGAAACTCAGCCGGCTGGTCGGAGCCGTGGTCCCCATTCCGCAACGCCACCACCTCATCAAGCACCACAGCCTGGGCCTCCACCAGTTCGTCGACAAAAACCGCGGCTACACGCGCCTACGGAGCCTGCTGCGCAACATGACGCTCTGCATGCTGCGGCGCGTGGAAGGCAACCAGGTTGTGCTCAATCTTATGGTGCACGGACAGTGTTACACTGTGATGAACACCGGGCCTGTGACCTGGGAGAAGGGCGACGTTCTAACCGTCATGCCCCCGCTGAGCGGATCGACGGCCGGGCAGCCGGAAACGCCAGCCTCGTCGCCGTTTGCGCTCAAAATCGGCAACTGGGACCTCGTTTTGCCGTGGGTCATCCCCATGTCGCTGGCCGCCGAGATCAACCAGCGTCTGCTCGTCATGGCTCTCTTCTCCCTTGACCGATCGTATGACGAAGTGCGGGCGGCAACCCAGCAACTGCGCACCATCACGTTTCGCGGCGTCACCTTCACCATCCCGGAACCCACGGTCGACGGCCACCTGCTGCTCGACATGAAGAACGCCTGCATCTCCATGTCCATGGTCGCCAACCTCGCCTCCGGCCTCCTCACCACCTACATCCGAAAACTGGCGCTGGAAGACAGCTCCATGCTGCTAGTCAAGTGCCAGGAACTGCTCATGCGAATGGACCGCGAGCGCCCCGAGGGCCGCCTGCAGCACGTAGCTCCTGACGAAGAAGTCAATCGGCTTTCCGCGCTTTTCGTGATGATCCGACAGCTCAGTGACCTCATTCACGAGCAAGCCCTCTTTACGGTATGTGACGTCTCCCCAGACAACAAAACAGCAACGTGCATATTTAAAGGCTGAGGTTCCAAATCCCCAGCCAGATCATTCCCATGTCACGTCCTAGGAAGCAACTAGGGAAGCGCCTTCGACGTTCCCAATTTTCCACCATGAAGGCGCCCGCGGACAAAATCCTGACCCTCAATGAAAAGTACAGCGTCACTCGTGCCAACCCCGAGGGCATCTACAAGCTGATCCAGGTGAACCTGGACATGCGGCCGGACGACCTCAGCCAGAATTTCAACATCCTGCTCTCCGAGCACATCCGCATCGAGCCCGACCCGGCGCAGCCGCACCAAGCCATCATCTGCGCCGTGTCCAACACGGACTCGGACCTCCAGGCGGCCTTCTCCATCTTTCCGGGAAGCCCCGGGTGCAAGATCATCCGCTCCGTCCTGGACAACAAGCTCAGCCGCCTGGCCATCGTCCGGCTGTCGCTGAACGTTTTCGCGCTGCGCGTCGTGAAACCCCTCCTGGACCAGCTGCTCGTGAAACAGACGCCCGAACAGTGCAATCCCACCACACTACACGACTGTGTGACCCTGCGAGCGGACCAATTTGAGCTGGAGAAATCCGGAGAGCGCATCATCGTTCGCGTCACCGAGACCGTCCTCTGCTGGCACCAGATCGAGGGTGGCATCGCGGGCCCCCGCGGCCTGACGAGCCGCATCGCGCTCCACGCTCCCGACCTGGACCTGCCGCACCCCATCTTCAGCCGCCTGACCTCCAGCACGTGCCCGCTGACCGTCTCCACGCTCTCGCAGTGCGCCGACGGCACGCTGAAGTTCAACGTCACCACTTCCCAAGAGGATTTTGAAACCACCAAAGCCGTCAGCTTCGAGATCCAGCTCTTCCAGGAAGTTGTCCAGAGGCCGTACTTCTCAGGAACGCCGTCGCCGTACTTCACGCCCAACGGCGACGACTGCCTGGATGTGCGGCTGCCCTACGACCTGCACATCAAGCAGTCGTTCACCCTGCGCCTGTACCGCCGCTTCTACGGACCCTACCTCGGCCTGTTTGTCCCCAAACCTAACCTCGGCGTGGAGATGCCCGTCACCGTGTGGCTCCCCAAAACCTGGCTAGAGATTACGCTCGTCGGCAGGCGCGCGTCGCTGCGACGCGACGACATTATCGGACAGTTGTACTTTATCGCCTCCGACTACGTGACCAACCGGGGCCGCTCGTCTGCCTTTTCGCACCAGGTGAGGTCGTCGTTGCACCTCAGGAGCGACCACTCGTGCCTCTCCGTCCTGGGAACCTCCATCCGACTAGACGACTTGCTGTCACTGAGCGTGCGACCCCGCGAAGACACCACAGCCACGACAGAAACGAGCCCCGACGCGAAAACCACCCTAGCCATGGTACTTCAGAGCACGTAACACTAAGCTAGAACTAAAACACTGACCAACAGTAGAGAGCCCACTCGCGTACGGTTATTTATTGACCGCATTTCGGTCTTTCCGTCTCCCCGCTGTCCAATAAACGTTTTACAACACTAATTGCGCGTCGCGTCGTCATTTGTACCCTTTTTCTCCTGCCCCCTTTTTCCTTGTTAGCGTTCAGCGTGTAGCGTGCAGCGTTCCGTGCCTCGGCGGCCACGCGGTTCTCGGCCATGAAACGTGCAGCGTTCCACATTCAACGTTCAGCGTTCCGTGGAATGAGGATCCAGCGGCCACACCTTTTTTCCCTTCTGCGCAACGGCGCCAGCAGGAGGCAGGAATGGTACAAAAGTACCACCGTGGCCGGCACAGCACTCCAAGCACGATGGAGACCAGACAAGGGCGTCGCCGCCATGAAGCCGGGGAGTACGTGCAGACCATCGGCCCCATTTCCGGCCACATCCTCAAGGCCATTTTCAACGGCGCGGACACCCTCATCAAACCGCAAGAGATGAAACAGCTGAGCACCGGCATTGACGTGAAAGTCGCCGTGCCCGCCGTCATTTTTGCGTCGCACTTCACGCCGGACTCGGACCGCGACCACGATCGCACGGGTTTGACGTGCCAACACACTGCCTTCTACAGCTCCGAGGTCAAGAATCTGAAAGTTAACGTCTGGAACAACAGCGACCGGGTGCAATCCACGAGAAAGGACCCGTTCTCCATCTATGTGTATGCCCTGCCACTCTCGCCCGTGAAGATTAACCAACTCTATCTGTTTGCCGCCTCAGCCAGCGACAAGAAAAAATTGTCATGTCCCGTGCCCGAGGCCGACACCACCATCCAGAAGATCGGCTTCCAATGGAGCGTCCGACTTGTCGTGAGCAAGCTCGTCTGGACGCGGGGCCGGAACGAAACCAGCAACTTTCACACCACATGCTTTGTTTTTGACCCGTTGGATATCCCGATCGCGCAAATCGACGGTGGCTGCGACCTAGTTTGCTCAGACGATTCGTGCGTCATCACCAAACTTCAGCTAACGCGCGAAAACAAAGTCAAGGTGTATGTCGAGTCGTCAAAGACAGAAGACCCACCGAGCAGGCTGTTCTGCCACATCCTGCTTCAGAAGTATGACGCGGATATCGTGATGAATCGCAACCCCAAGCCCGGCATGAGACAGCACGGGATGAACGGCCTGGCGATTCTGGCGCCCAATAAGATTATCGTGAAACCCGGCAAAGTTAGCCACGTCTGTCTCGACGCCACTTTCCGATGCCCCGGTGACAAGAACTATATCGGGCTTATCGTCCCCAAATGCCTACCCGGGTTGGGCATCTCCAGCAATTTCCTTCACCCCGGCCAGCACGTCTTCCTGGAACTTCGTGTTTTGGGAGATGGGCCGGTAGAAATCGAAACCGGAGAAGAGTTGGGCAACCTCCACTTCGTTGAAAGCTCCATGATTATGCACAAGTCACCGGGCTTCTACTCGTTTGTTGATCAGTATCACGTGGAAGCCAAACTCGAATACGACCACGTCTGGGACCAAGCGCGGGAGAGCAGCGGAGTCGAAGGCAGCGGTCCCAGCCATCGTGGAGGACCCATGGCAGCCGGCTTGGCTGCCGCCTACGCCGCCGGGCCGGCGGATGATTCCGACCAAGATTCATCCGACGACGATTACCGCGCGATGAAAGGCGAGTGTCCGCGTGCCGACACCGACGACGATTCGTCCGACGACGATGATGAACGACAGCCGTGCCAGAACGCCGTCTTGGCCTGGCCTTGCTGGAAAGCGGGCATCCTGACGGCGCATCTGCCACCCATCGTTGCCCAAGCCACCGGCCCGCGCCTAAAACCGCACCGTTTCTTCTGGAGCGAGAACCAAACCTACCGTATTTTCTTCCAACTCATCGGAGAATGGAGCACGGTGCTGCAGGCCAAACGACGTCGACAAACGGCGGGCTCGGAACCCTCCGCATCGTCGTTGACCGTAGTTCCGTCCGTCAAGAAACGACACCGTTTCTAAACCGCTGAGGATCGCCCACGCCCGCGAACGCCCATGATGTATTTGCGCACCCCACACCTTTTTCCGGCTCACCCCGACGTCTTTTCTCTACCTCTTTAGCCCCGTCGGCACACGCCATATCCAGCCCGGTCATGGCGACACCAGGCGGTTCTCCACCAGTCAGGCTTTCGCACCGTAACTACAACACGCTCGAGCACTTTACCTGCCAGGCTGTGCGCGTTATCTTCACCAACCCGTGCCGCCTGCCGAGCAACGATGGCAAGTCCGTTAACACCCATCTCATCGTCCGAGTCCCCAAAGCCTGCGTGCTTTGCTGCTTCCAGGAGACATCTTCGGCGCGCGAAACGCTCCAGTTGCGAAACCTCACCCTCAAAGGCGTCTGTCTCGACCGCCAGCAGACAACGGACACCGAGACGCCGAGTCCCATATCGATTGATCTCTACAACTTTTCTCAACGCCCCGCGGAGAAGGGGCAACCTGTGTCTTTTGTGGCATTTGCACTTCCACTAGAGAGAGTTAGCGTAACGGGCATTCATCTGTTCCGAGCCAGGTCTGATGAGAACACTAGAACGGCCGTTACTCACGCCAAAGTCAGGGTCCGCATCACAAGGGCCACGTTTCACTGGAACATCAGAGTTGTTCTTGAAGACATCATCTGGACTCAAAGACAGAGCCCCCTGCTTCCAGGAGGCCAACATTTCATTACCCATTTTTACTTTAACACCAAACAACTACCGCTCACCGTGGTTGACGCGGCGGACATCATGGCCTGCTCCGACCATAACACGTATATTTATAAGGCGGAAACGATGGGACAATCTCCTGTAATGAAAATTTACCTTGTCCATCTCTCCGGGCACCCACCCAGAGGACTTTTCTTGCATTTTGCCGTCTACAGCCACCAAGGGGACGTTGTCACTCGACACAACCCCGAACCCTTCCTAACTAGACACCCTTTCAACGGTTTTATTGTGCACTCCACTCAAGACCTGACTATTGGCGCCCTACAGACCGCCATCGTGCGGATCGACAACGCCTTCGAAACCACCGGGCGGCACACCACTGTGTTCTTCCCCACGGAAACCCACAATGGTTTGTCGATGGACGTTGGATTCATTCCAGATCGGGCGTTCATCCAGATTAAAATTGCCAACCAAACAAACTCCGAGGTCCACATTCCGTACATGTGCGTGCTCGGTCAGTTGCACTTTTTTCGAAGAGGTTTTTGGAGCCAGCTGCCGACCACAACCTTTTGTCAGAGCAATCAACTCCAACTACGTGCCAGAGTTATGCCGCGCCAAACCGCAATGGCAACGGGCGGCGTTAGCATTGGTACACCCCCCGAACAGGAGGAGGAGGAGTCCACGTCCTCGGAAGACGATGAGGTGAGCATCCCAACACCGCCTATTTTGAGTGAGGCCGTGCAGTTATTTGGTGCTTTGGGCTCCTCATCGGAGGAAGAAGAAGACCCGGGAGAAGGACCTTCATCCACCAGAATGGTGATGACACCATCGTCAGAAAGCGTGGTTCTCCTCGTACCTTCGTTGAACGCGTTCGTTCGCATTGACAACCTGGTCCCCCTCACTTGCAGTTTTACCCCAGAAGGCATTAAACCCACTTCGTACTTGAAAACTGAGTATCGAGACGTCAAAGCAGCGGCCGACCTTCAGGGCACCTGCACCGACATCACGCAGCCCGCCCCTGCCCCTGCAGCATCTCGTTCCCCCACGGGCAGACGCCGACCACGCGTTTGAAAGCTAGCAAGAGAAGTAAGCCAAAAGCAAAAAGAAGAACAAAACAAAAAAGCCACACAACCAAGCCACCTCATCATTTCTTGTTGTTACCCACCTCCATCACCACATACCACGTAACGCGGGCATTGCGCATCTCTAGGTCTTTATTGGGCGGGAGAAGGGCTCTCCCTCTTTCATGATTTTGGGCATTCTCCCCCACCACCCTACTCCATTTTGTTCAAGGCCGCTACAAATAAACGCCGATTAAAATCCACCATGTTCTGTGGTCGTTCTTTCTGCGGGTGTTGCTGCTGCGCCGGCGTCGGCGCTTGATGGTGTGACATCGACGGAACGCAGGAGGCGTTCACGATGGGGGGCGCGGCCGAGGTGGAGGCCGCGTGGGTGGCGGCCTTCTCCGACGACGCCTTGGCATGTTCGTTGGAGCTGGACGCGGCCGAGGACGTGGGCACGGGCGCCGGCGGTGGCATCGACGCGGTCTGCTGTTGCTGCTGCATAGCGTTCCGCGTCGCCGCCAAGTCGCGTCGGAGTTCACTCAACACGTCCCGCAGGTCCTCGTAACGCCCGTGACGGTGTTCGCACTCCATGGCGTCGCAGTTGTGGCCGCCGCTGCTACTGCCGCTGCCGCCGTGACGGTCATTCTTAAAGCGCTTCCTGCCCTTGCTGCCATAGTCCACGTCCCCGGGAAAACTCGGTTCTTCTTCCTCCTCCTCGGAAGAACTGCCACCCTTTTTCCTCTTGCGGCCCTGAAATCGACCCCGCACGGGCTGAGGATAGGGAGGGTAAGACAGTTCCATCGGGTACTCATACCGGCCGCGTTCGCCGTACTCCAGGCGCGCGTCGTAAGGCCGCCCCACCATGGGCCCGTAGCCGTAAGCACCGTAACGCGAGTCGCCGTAGCCGCCGGGTGGCAGCGGAGAGGGATACGAGTAGGCCGAGGGATACGCCGGCTGCAGGGGCGACGCGCCGAGCATCCGCTGTGGGCCGGCATCCAACACGGCACCCCCCGCCGCACCGGTCTTGCCGGCGCTCATGCCGATCAAGGAGAAAAACGCGTCTTTAGGCAAATACACGCAATCGCTGGAAAGCGACACCGCCCCCGGGGCGGGTGCTACTGGCGCGACGGCTGCTGGCGCTGCGGCCGTCGGCAGAGCGTGAGCCATGGTCGACGCCGAACACTCGCCGGCTTCTGGCTCGACTTCGGGCGCTTTAATATCACAGACCGCGGGAGTCGACGTGGACTCACTGGCCTTCACATACGTGCGCTGACCTTCGAGGCCCAAAAGCTTCTTATCGTACTTGAGTTTGTTCAGCCGCTCGCGGATGTACAGCGCGTCCACGCTGTTGGCCAAGAGGCCGTACGAGTCGGAATGAAAGCGGTCCACCGGTTCCTGGCTTTTATCCAGCTCTGACCGCACCCGACCGCGGACGGAGCTGCGAGCTTCCTCGTCCAGGTCGGGAAAGCGGTCCAGAATCCAGTCCACGTCCCGACCGTACACCGCCAACGTTCCGCGTCGACGTCCGACGCTGCAGATCGCGACGTGCTTAAAATAACGTCCGACGGCGGTGGAGTCTTCGGACGGTGTTGCGTCCTGTCCCTCGCTTTCCTTTTCCACTCCCGGCCCCTCCACGGCGGGAGCCGAGCACTTGAGGCTGGAGAGGGACAGTCCGGAGTAACTGCCGCTCAGAAACTCCAACACCGGGTCGGGGTCCAGCTCCCCACCGGGCCCGGACGACACCACTTCGGACTTATCAGCCGTTTTCTCCACGATATCCAGAAAACTGGGCGAGTCGACGCAGCCCAGGCAAAACAGCCCGGCGGGAGCGTTGTGAAAGCCCAAAACACGTCCCACCACGGCGTTGTCATCGTGATTAACGTTCAACGGAATGCCCTCGGCGTTCTCGTCGCGCATCCAGGTCTCCACGGTCTGGCGGGGCAACACCAGCTCATCGTCCTCCGGCCGTTCCTGGTAGCGCACCAGAAAGCCGCCCACGTACACCGGGGCCATCGCCGTCCACAGTCCACCGTCGCGGTGCTCTGGCAATCTGGCAGGCCCGCGATGGAACCATCCGCCGAAACACACGTACGGACCGGACGCTTCTCGTTCACCTGCACGCACAATCTAATAATTCAGATCACCACCAAGCTCTCCAGCGGGCAACCCCTCACCGCCTTTCAGCTGGAGGAACTAAAAATCATCAGGATGGCTTGCCTGGTCCTGTTCCACCGCGGACTGGAGCTGTTGCTGCTCCGCGAGACGCTTAACAACCTGGGCGTCTCGGACAACACCGTGCTGAGCCGCAAAGCGCCGCTGGACTACTGGTTCCACCTCTACCGGGAGCTCCGGCAACTGTTCCCGCAGCTGAACCTGGACCGCACCTTCAACGAGCACGAGGCCGCGCGAGTAAGCCAGCAGTTAGCCACCGCGCAGCCGGGCTCGGACGTGCTGTTGACGCGGTTCATTCAGCGGCACACGCGTCTGCTCATGAAGCTACCGCGGGACCTCACCAGCCACGGCAACATCCTCTTTTCCCTGGGCACGCTGTACGGGCATCGCCTGTTCCGCCTGGCGGCCTTCTTTAACCACCACTGGGGCACGGAGAGCCACGAGCCCCTGATCCGCATCATCTGCCAGAAGATGTGGTACTTTTACCTCATCGCCACCGGCAAGATGCTCATCACCCCCAACGCGCTGGAGATACAGAGGACACGACACGAGAATGGGGTGTTCAATTTTATTATAGACGATTACAAAACGTTCACCGGCACCACGCAGCTCACACCCCATCACCGCCAGCCCCTGCAGCCGTCAGTGATCTCGGACACCCACAAGTCCCTGAATGTGCCCGACTTAAAATTTCGCTCGTGAGCCCCAGAGCATGTTTGATAACATACATAGAACAGTCACATTTGTTCTGTGGCGTTCTCCAGTGCAAAACGCCGCCACGTGGAGGAGACGGCCAAGTCCAAGCGCCGTTCCCCGTCACGTTAATCCATCTTCTCCGCCACAGTTTCGTCCTCGGTGCAAGCCGCGGGGTTGTCGGCGCATCCGGGCATGGATCCCCCTACGTGTTCTCCGTTCTCCTCGCCGCCCAGCAGCCTTCTGCGCTCCTCGTCCCTGCCTAACAGGAAACACCTCCACATGCTCAGCAGGCGAGACAGAGTTCCCCGGACATCGGGGCAACTCACGGCGAACGCGTTATCAAACTCCTCCATGGGTGTGTAGGTGGAGAGGTACAGCAGGCACAGCGGGTACACGCAGACTCTCAGCGCCGCCAAGGCGCGGAAGGCGATCTCCACGTAGTCCAGAGCCTCAGGGAAGTCCACCGGCACACCGAACAGGCTGCGAATGACCCGGAGCGCCATGTACGGCACAAAAAATACAGCAGAGAGGGCGTAGAACACCCAGACGGTTTTGATGTACGGCCACACGCCATCGCGCTGGTTTCCGTAGCAGATCTCCAGCACGTAGGCCAACACGATGATCAAGGGCGCCGCCAACAGGAACCACACGTGCACGCTCATGTCGAAAGCGCTGTAGCCTAGAGGAATCTCGCAGGTATACGGAAACCGACGAGACACATCCACAACCGCCTGAGTCGAGATAGCCACCACCAAGGCGAGAAACCAGCCGAGGAAGGCAGCATAAGCGGCCGCGGCCACATTTTGATGCGACTGATGCTTCCACTCGGCGCGGCCGTTAACTAAAGCCGACAGGCGATCCATGATCAGGAACAGGAAAAGCAGCGAGGTGGCGCACGTCCCGACGTCTTCCAGGTACATGGCGCTCCGACACACCGAGAGACTCACGGGCAGATTTGTCACCAGGCCGTTGGTGAACAGCATAGCCGCCGCTGTGAGGAGCTGGCTGGCGAACAGATTCCAGACGAAAATGCTGACCGCGTACGGAACCCGGCCCCGCTTGGCCGCCAAGAAGCAGATGCCAACAATCATGATGAGCAGCACGGCGCCGGCCAAGAGGAGGCCCATCATAGCGCCGTGGAACAGCAACTCCACCTGGACGCCAAACATGGTGGCGGAGGAGATGAACAGGCCAGAAGAGAAGACACGGCGGCACTGGACCGAGAAGAGAAATAATCCTCTGGCCGCTATGAGCCCGTCTCCGCGAACACCGCCGCTTTTTAAGCCAGCTGGTCACGTCAGCGGCACGCCACGCTCATCAGGTCACAGCCAGGGCCGGAAGAAAACCCAAAACGAAAAAGTAAAGACATTCGTAAATATCGTTAACGTTAAACAGGGAAGAGCCGAGACAAAAGACTCGGTGGCGAGGGAGCGAGACCGAAAGGACCTTGCCCAGACCGTTTTCGTAATGAAAAAGGAGCGTATCGTGCAGTTCCAAACGTTTGAGGGTAGTGTACTGTTTGGACGTCTGCGCGAACATGAAATCGGCGATGGGATTAACTTTTGTCATCTGCACGGTGATGGCACCGTTGTCGGTGGACTTCACCTCGTCGCGCTGTGTGGGGTCCCAGCCGCTTCGTACACTTTCCGTAATCGCCAGCAGGACGATTCCGGGAAAGAGCTGGGAGACGGTCACCATGGGGTCCCAGCGATACCACGGAATGACGTAGTGTTCTATCAAAAATTCAAAATTCCGGATATTGGTGCCCGTGTAACCCGCCTCGGAGGTCGCCTTCGGCGCCCCCAGGTCGTTACCTATGATATCGATCAGCGAAAATTTGCGCTGCCGGGAAGAGAAAACGCTCTCGGCGTTTACAATCTTCCACAATAAAAGTAACGTTTCGATGCACGTCAGTCCCGAACGGAGATACTGCTGCTCGTGCAGAAAGATGGGAACCTCGCGACCCAAGCGGTGGGAGAGTAGCTTTCGAGTCCACATGGTGAGCGTAGACTCGTCCGTCACCTGGCCCAGCACGCGTTCCTGCGCCGTGGCGGAGGCCTGCGCGTCCTGGTCCATCAACCGCTGAATGACGTTACGTTGACTCAGGATCCGCGCCAGGACGTGCCGGCTGAAAGTCCCAGTCGCGTAACGTCGTCCGTTACTCATGGGGACGTAGTATCTCATATCGGGAGAGTCGCGATAGGCGAAGAAATTCGTCGTGGCGGGGTCCTTCCAGTTGGTCACCTCGCGATTCACGTCCTCGGACAGCTTGCCCAGGATGTAAGGTAGGTTCTGCAACACACCCACCACGCTGTCGGGGGCATCGCGACCCTCCCACACCTGGTGACCGTAGGCGGCTAGCAGACAGGCGGCGGCCTCCAGGTCCGAGAGGGCACAGTCGTAGGCGGGATACACCGTTACGTTCTCTAACGCGCCCACGGTGGCGATGAGGAGCTCCTGAGAGATGGAAAAACTCTCCATCTGCATCAGGTGGTACACGCGTTTCCAGCGCGGGTGGGTGTACAGGCTACGTTTTAGGCGATAGTACCAGACCCCAAACGAGAAATTCCAGGTGGAAGAGTTCTCGAACATAGTATTGATGAGCTCCCCGCGGAAATCGCGGTGGAAACAGATGGCGGGATCGTTCTGGGCGATGGCAACGTGTAGCGCGTGACGTTCATCGTGACAAAACGCCGCCCACGTCACGGCGTTTCCACTCTTTTTTTTCTGGCATGACCCCAGGTCCACCACTCCAACACCGTCGGCGGACGACGTCGCCAGCTGGCCTCCGGCGATCGCAGACGACGAGGACGAGGAACCAGGCCGAGACGGCGCAGGAGGGGACGACGGCACGTCTACTACCTGCTGCCGGAGCAACAACTCGGCCTCCGACAGGCGACCCTCCAGGCCGAGGCACTGGTTGGCCACCTCGTCGCGGAACTGCCGCAGCTCGTCTCGCAGGTAACGTTTCTTGATGCGGTCGATGATCGCTTCATCGCGTCGCTTTCTTAGCTCGATAGCGGTAGCGTCGGACAGGCGCCGAAGTACACGCTCCGGGGCCCACAGGACATTCTCGGCGTGCCCTTCGAACGCCGCCACTATGGACTCGGGCGCGGCGACGGGCACGGGACCGAGCGCGATCTTGGGCACGGGCAGATGATAATATGTTTCGAACAGATTCATCTTGGCCGCGGCACAGCACCCGCACCAGGGACTCGGTCCGAAACCGCAGCGTGGTTACCCTAAACGCTCGGCAGAAGGAGGGGCGGGCCTCATTTTGCGGGTAGAAAACAATAACGGGAATCAAATCCCACACGTCACCCTCGGCCCCGGACGAAAAACCACGTAGATCGTCTACGGTGTCTTTCAACTGCCGCAGGCCCTGAACGTACTGTAGGTAGTGTGTGGAGGAGTGCTTTCTGACAGAATCTGCGTCGGCACTGGACTGCGTAGTCTTCAACTCAAAAACGTAACACACTATTTTTCGGACCAAGCCCTCCGAGCTAAATAAGACCAAACAATCCGGAATGCGGCGGCCCACAGTCACCTCAAAAAACACACTGCGTCGACACTGGGCCAGTCCAGGTGGAAAAACGCCACCTAAAGCGAGGTTAAAACGCTGAAAGTTATTTAGCGTTTTGACAATCTGCCGATACACGGCGAAATGTTTCCGCTTGCCAGCTATGGCGCGGTATCTAGGCAGATCACTAAGAGACACGGATTTCTCAGGCGGGGACGACATGGCGTCTCAATTTTTCCATCTTCTTCCCCAGCTCAGACGGCGATTCATCAGAAAAGATATCGTATTAAATAGACAAGGCGATCGTGTGAGCCACGAGACGAGCCGCCACTGCGTTTTGGTGGCTCTCCGACCGCGTCATGAGAACCGGAACCTGGCTTTCCACATGTCTCGGGCTAGTTGAAGTGCTGCTCTGGACCTCGCAACCGTGCTTAGCTAGCAGTTATGTGGTTCACGTACCCGCACCAGTCCTCAAATACCTAAGAGAAACCAATATCACAACGTGTACCAACGGAACGTTCCGCAACACCAGCAGCATCAGAGAAGATGTTATTACTTTTAATTTCTATAATATTGACCGTCTTACAAATCACTTTGACAACAAGATTCAAACTTTTCAAGTACCCAGATGTCTGTTTACGGGAAGTGTCGCCACAGAGTTAATGGATCAAATAGATCTTTTTGAATCATTTGAAGAGTACCGAAGAAAACTTCAACACTACGCTACGGCACCTGCTGACTTCAGCTACCTGTACTACGCTCAGCCTCTTACTGCGGATATACCCAAAGAACAAAATCCGTATAAGAAAAATATTAACATGTCGGACTTTTACACCTTAAACCTAGTTCCGTGCACTTTATTTCAAGGGAATGAGGTTATTTTCACTCTACAAACACCATGCGTGCAACAATCGTTTCGCGAAGGAAAAAATGAAATTAACATTACGTTTACACTGTCGTTTTTTGCTATGCAACTAAGAATCTCTAACGCTTTGCCACTACTTATGATTTTTGGAGATTTAGCCAACGTAACGTTTAAAGCTCCTTTTAGAAAAGAAAACTTTATATTACGGCAGACAATAGAACACGATTTAATTATTATACTTAACAGGAACGCCCTAACCACATACTCATTCATAAAAGATACTGACTTTCCGTCCGCTCTAAAAACCAATTACAAAAACTTTACAGAAATAAACAAAGCTTTTAACCAACTCGCTGTTACCGGCATACTACAAGATACCTGTAAGAACATTCAACACAATACTGTTGATACACTTATGGCCTATGCCATTCTGGTTTACTCAACCACAAACATACAAACAGTTAAACACAAAGACCTACGTACAGCAATTTTACGGGCATCAGCCTTGTTGGAAGCTCTGGACTATGTATCTACTTGTTTACAACTTACCAGCACATCTATTCTTTTACACAATGCATCGTCCACATATCGTACATTGTTACAAGATACCATGTGGCTAAGACGCGAAACCAACGCCCTCATCTACATTGCAATAAAACAAAATGCCACGTTCACCGTTCCAGAGAAAGCTATGAGTACACTGAAAGAAAACTGCTTAGACATTCATAGCCGACATCTAGCATCCTTTATCTCAAAGAATAACAGAAAAGATCTCCACCACATGGCCACCATCACTCACTCTATGAAACAACACACCCCGCAACGACGTACCATTTTTATCATCCTTACAGGACTATGTTCAATTGCAGAATTTGGACACTGGTCTGCTATAGTTATGAAAGGTGCAGACCTTCAACTTAATGATATTTACAGCCCATGCGCCGGAGGCGGACGCCGAGACCACACGCTAGAATATATCCGGAAAACTTTCCCTGTGATTATTCCACAAGGATATTCGCTTAAAACCCTGGTCAACGTTTTACAGTTTTTTAGATCACCTTTAACCCAGTTCTCAGAAATCTCCTGTCTCACCGCAGCAGATGTCTTTACCGCCTTAACAACACCAAAGCACACATTTATAGTGGGAACCGGATATCTTGTTGCTGGCACATCTTTCCCCGTCACTACCACCGTAGTTGGTGTGGACATTGTAATTGCCGTAGTGCCAAATAACGGTACGTGTAGAAAAAGCACCCAAATGCACGAAACTCTACATATTAACACGGCGCGCAATATAACTTTAACCTCACAATGTGACTTTTGTGAAAGCGCTTTAATCGAATACCACGACTCGGTAGGCGTTATTAACGTTTTATACCTACACGATAATGACGACCTGAAATTTGCCCTCGAGGATAAAAACAAAATTTTCGTTAAGGGTTCCAGGACTCACTATCTAATGGCGCTACGCAACGGAACAGTAATAGATGTTACCGACGTGGTTTTCGACATCAAGGACACCAGCATTTTAATTATCACTCTTTATGTCAGTGCCGCTATACTTGGACTATTTATCATGTATAAAATCTTTCGACTGTGTTAAATAAAAACAGGCAACAAAAGTCAAACGTGTTCATCTTTATTGACCATCCCTACCAGTTCCTTTTTACACCTCTCTGCAACACGAAGAAACGTTGCGTTGACACATACTGACGACCTCCAACGTGCGAGTTACAATATCGTTCTGAAAGCCGATGAAGCATCGATAAATTAGTAAACATACCGCCGTTAACACAATAACGTTGACAAAAGCGACCCAGCAGACTTCCAAAAACGGCGTTTCCGTCTTCCTGTGGAAATGAAGCACAAAATAATCGTTACCATATTAATTGTAATCTTCTTACATTATATTAATTCCAAACCGAAAAAACAAAGCAAACAGCAGAAGAAACCTAAACCACCATTTCCGTTAACATTTCCATCAGAAGCTGTACCGGCAGGTCCCTTTGAAACGAACCTAACATCTTACTTCTGGATAAAACTTGGATACTCTTCACAAGCCATGCCACCCAACTATACCTATAACATAACAGACAAAGACAAGTACCTTCTCGTACAATATACTCCAAAAATAACAAATAATAACGCATCGTTTCAAGGTCTCCAAGTACTAACATCGCCACTTGCAAACAAACCGTGTGGCTACATGCCGTCCAGTGGATGCTTTAACGAAATCCTTAACATCTCGGTACGGAACAACACGGGAGAAAAATACTGCGAACTCTTAACTTACAATCCCATGCTATACAATGTTCCACGTTGGAACGTACAGATTCTACTTCCACCCAACACCACATATTATACAGACAGTCAATCCATATATTTTTTTGGATTAACCACGCTAATTACTAAAGTAGCCCTAAAAAAAAACTGTTCAAACAGCTTTCACCTACTTAATGCAATGAGCAATATGTTTTTCAGACTGAAGATGGAGAACGACAGTAAAATAACTAGTCTATTTCGACGTGTAAAGCGACGACTAAAATCTGCACCATCATCCCTTAACACCACCATCTATACTTTAAACCACAATTCTACCAACGGCACCTTCTTAAACGGCAACATCTCCAACCCCCAAATTGAAAAGTTAACTACACTTTACGCCGACCACCTCAAAACATACGCAATCTGGATGTATACTGATTTAACACGTAGACCTTGGTGCGAGCAACAGCCACAAAACTACAGCCTTCAGATTATAAACGATACCGCGCCAGACACTCCATACGGAAAACTAAACATGTCCACTTTATACTCCCCATCCCCAGTCAACGAGACTAAAACAGGTTTCAACATGACGGCGGAGTTAAGACACCATCTCACAGAACTCTTAAAAGAGTACCTTGATGCACTAGTTATGAGAGCAAACGCTATTGGAAAACAAATACAAGAACAGGAAGAACTAAAAAAACGAAAACAACAAAGAACGCCTACCTTTCACTACAGATTCTCGGTACTTAGTAGCCCTTCGTGGTGGATATGGTAAAGGTTTGAAAACAAAAATGTTTCAAAACAACTCCAAAAGAACACAGCAAAATCACCACGTTTACACACATCCAAATCGCGGCAAAAGAATGCATAGAGAGTTCATAGGTATGTGACGTGCACGTAACGTCATAAAACGTGGGTTTTGAAGTTGCCTTGGGTGAGGTGGGAACAATAGATAAAGTTGTTTTTGAAGTGCTGAGAGCGCTGGAAGTTTCAGAAGAAGCGCTCGAAACGCTGGAAACGCTAGAAGCATTAGAAGTGCTAGAACTGCTAGAGGCAGCAGCGGTAGTATTTCCACGGCTCTCCTGGACTAGCACCAGCGCCAGCGCCAAGGCTACCAGCAAGAACTTCTGCCGAAACCACATCGCACCCTGGATTCCAGTCAAAGTCTCTGGCAAAATGATGGTTTCAATCCTCACAGACCGGCTCAGTCACCACTTTATACTTTCCTCACCCAGAAAATCACGTTTACAACCGTTCTTCAAGACTCCTTTAATAAAGGACGAAACGGCCCAGGATGACGGTGAGCAACAATTGTTCTTCAACCTGCGCTTTTGTATACGTTCCATTTCGGAACGTACCGCCATCCACTATCCCCTACCAGCATCCGCACGTGAGCAAACCCAGCGAAAGATTCCGTACAAGTGGACGCCTTCCAGCTTCTTCGTGAAACAACACCAGACGCGACTAACCTTTTTCAACAAGCATATCGTCTGGCTATCTGAAGACCGCAACACCACCTTGCCGCTGGGCGTCGATGTTTACATCCCCACTGGTCACTTTGCCATTACTTTCTACCGATGTCTAGATCTCAGCTTCATCTGCATGGCCGACCTCATCGAATCGGGACTTCAGACTCCCAAAGTTCAGATCGTGAACCTCACCGACAAGTTTCAGGCCATCAGTCCTTATGCCATCGAGGGCGACATCTGCGTGTTCCCCTGCCTGTTACCGGAACCCTGGCAAGTGATCAACCTTCCCCAACCTACCGATAAAAGGTTTTTTCTGGTAAAGTTGCAAGCCCCGGTGATCCTGGAACCGGGCCAGGTACGCACTATCTTCCTCGACATCGCCTACCTCTACCCCTTCGGAGCCTGCGCTCTCATCTTCGGTACGAGACACTTTAACCGCACCGGCGTGCTGATCCGGCCTACCATCTGGTTGCCGGGCACCGTCGCTACGGTGACCGTCGCCAACATTTCAAACAATTCGGTACGACTGACAACCCAAGCCGCGTTGGTGAAAATCGTCTTTACTAGTTACCACTTTGCCTACTTGCTCGTGGACACCCACCCCATCGGCCAGATTATCGTCCCGCCGGTGCCCGAGGTGGGCTTCACACACACCCCAGACTCGGCTTTTCTGAAACAGCTCTCGGCCTCGGCGTCCGCCTCCTCATCGTCTGCCTCTCCATCCGCTGCTACCACCGCCGCCGCCTCGGTGCCAGCGCCCACCACAACCACGTCGTCTCCCGTCACGGTAAAACCACTTTCACCGTTAACCGTTACGGCTCTTTCCACACTCGCTACAGCGTCCGCGTCTTCGCCGCTACGCTCCTCGTCATCCTCCAATTCACCACGCTCACCGCAATCGCCGCGACCACAGCGCCCACCGCGTTCCTCACGCTCGCGCTCGTCACGCTCCTCGCCAGCCTCGGCCTCACCACCTACCATCATTCTACCATCATCGTCATCATCGTCCTCCAAATAGCCACGGAGCCGCGGCAGCGCGCACCCGCCAGCTAACCACAGCAAAAACAGCGTTCGACGTACCACATACTACGTACAGCGTTCCGCTGCCTCACGTCGTTCACGAACCCGGCACCGCCACCGCTTCTGGCTGCGAACCTTTCTTTTTCTTGGCCCTGGGCTCCGTCGGCGCCTGCTGCGGCGCGCTGGGGCTCCGTTCCATCAACGCCACCACCTCGTCATCCCCCGCATCTTCTTCATCTTCCTCCTCAATCACGCTCAGCTCCGCCGCTTCCGGGCAAGTGCTAGTAGCGGCAGCGGCCGCCATGATAGAACTGCTCTTTTCCACGTCCATGTCTACCAAGCCCATCACCCTCTGAACCTCGCACAACGTGGCCTGATCCGCGGAGAACTTGTCCAGGAGCTTTTCCAAACTCTCATCGTCCGAGATCGTAAACTCGCCGATGATCAGCTTCAACATCACCACGTCCAGCGCCTCCAAAATCCGCTGCGATTTTCGACATTCCACCTCGGCGGACGGCCGAGTATGGGGGCGGCACTGGTCCGAGAGGTAACCCTTTAAGAACATGCACTTGTTTTGGCACTGCTTGTAGATGGGCATCAATTTCAACAGATGCCCGATCACCTCCCTATCCTTGGTGTAGTTGGCCAGATCGGTGCTGGTCACCCCCAGGTCGTCGAAATGCTCGTGTAAGAACTCCTGGAGCTCCTGCAGGTCCGGGTCCACCGAGGGCTTCAACAGTACATAATCGGCCCGGACGTCAGACTTTCTCATGCACAACAGCATCTGACACACCCGGCGAGCGCACTCCATTGCGCTCGCACCAGGGAAACGTTCCGACCGAAAAACGGTGCCAGGTTCTGCGCAAGAGATGACCCTCGTACTGTTCGCCACCGAGTACGACGCCGCTAATATAGTTACCAATATCCTGCTAAAGGCCGCGTCAAACCATCACATCTACCCGCTAATCGTGAAACACAAAGCCTCTCGGCTCATTCACTTCTGCCTACAGACCCAAAAATGTCACAACTCGGAAAGGATCGCCCCGGTCTTTGTGTGCCACACAGATCGCCTCGATCTGATGGCTCACCTCAACTCCAGGACGCCCATCACCACGTCCAAGCTCATCGAGAGCCTAGACGAGGACGAGACCCGGCTCATCTACCAGCACCTCTTCCGCACCGTGACGGCCCCGGCGCTCGGAGGCGAGGTGCGAGAGTTCAAACACCTGGTGTACTTTCACCACACCGCCGTTCTGCGGTTTTTGAACCAGACGTTCCTGGCTCCCACTTCACCGTCGTGGTTTATCAGCGTCTTCGGGCACACCGAAGGGCTGCTAGTTCTGACCATGTCTTACTATCTCTTCGAGAGACAGTACAGCACCATCCCCACCGTGGAGGAATACGTGCGGAGCTTTACCCCCAACACGGGCCAGGTCATCCCCACGCACACCAGCATGAGCGAGTTTATGAACCTGATGCTGGGCTCTAGGTTCAAAATCGTCGTTCCGCAGTTTGTGAACTACGCGATCAGGCGGAATCAGCGTGACTACGTCGAGCTCACGCACGTCGACACGCAGATCAACACGTTCCGCGACCGGGCGCGACTTCCCGACGCCATCTGTGTGCACTACATCTACCTGGCCTACCGCACGGCCCTGTGCAAGAAGAGACTGCTGCAGTACCGAAAGATCGTGGCCTACGACCCCGAAGCGGCCGAGCAATGCCAGACGGAGCCCCTTTTCCTCGGCCGCCACCTGGTGGACGACCTGCTGGATGTGATGAACAGATACTTTTCGCTGCACAACTTCCTCAGCGAGTACGTGGAGGTGCAGACCATGGACACCGGAACGCATCCCCTCCGCCTGTCGGGATACGACATCGACACCGACGGCGATTCTCTGATCCGCTTCTGCGGCAACATGTCCACCGTCGTCCGGACGATCGAGAGGATCAACTCGCTGACGGATTCCGTCTTTTCGCCCACGGAAAGGTCGCTCGGCGGCATGTTGAGAATCTGCGCCTCCACCAAACCTGCCCGCCGTTACGTCACCCCGGACGAGGTGGAGCACACTTACCAGAAACAATACCTGTTTCCCCCCCAGTCGCGTTGCGACGGTCCCGTTCCGTTGTATCGCGTCCACCTCCCGGGGAACAAGCACCTTTTCTGTGCCGTGCTCCAGGAAGCCTGGTCGCGAACGCTCTTCCCGGGGGACTTTCTCCGCCACATCCCGGACAACTGCCAACTGTCAGACGAGGCGCTGACTGACGCCCTGTGGATGCACGACGACGGTATCGGCGACATGCGTCCCGACGTCCAGTTCTACTACACGCGACACGAGATCTTCAACGAGAGGCTGCCGGTGTTCAATTTCGTGGGGGACTTTGATCTCAGGCTACGTGACGGCGTCACGCAGTTAACCAAGACCGACATCTTCGACCTCTGCCGCGGCCTGCGGCGCGTCTTCGTCACCGTCTGGAAAACGCTGTTTCCGGAGGTGGAAGAGTCCTGCTACCCCGTGTACTTTTTCAAGAGCGCGTGTCGCCACCTAGCGCACGACGTGGAGCCCATGATGCTGATGATGGAGGAACACGAAGACGACCCGTCCCCGGGCAGCTCGCAAGCTTACTGTCACTGCACGGAAAAGATTGGCATGAGGATCATCACCCCCTTCCCGCCCGGCACCGTGGTGGTGCAGCCGACGGTGCTGCGCGCCATCGGGCAGATTTTGAACCACGCCATCTGTCTGGACCCAGCCCTGCACCAGCATCTGGACGCCATCTCGCACCCGGAGAACAGCCTGGACACCGGCATTTACCACCACGGGCGTTCGGTGCGGCTGCCGTACATGTACAAGATGGACGACCACGGCTACTTGATGCAGTGCCGGCTGCTGCCCCTGTTTGTGTTGCCAGACGCGTTCCGCTCGACGCCGCTGAGCTTTGTCCGCGCGCAGCTGGATCTGCGCAATCTGCTGCACCACTGCGCTCCGCGGTTTCCGCAGTTTCTGCGGCGCGACGACGAGGCGGACGGCAGCGCCGCCGTGCGGCCGGGTGCGAAAGGCGCGGAAGTGATGGAGGCGGAGACCGCCAACTCGGCCACCGCCGTGTCGCGGGTGTTAGTCGATGTCCGTGACAAGCTGTGCCCCAAACCTGACAGTAACTTCATCGACACTCGCTCGCTCGACGTGACCCGGTATCGGCGCCGCGCCTTCTCCGAGGTGCTGGCCCGCCACACGGGCGCCGGGGAGGCCACGGCCGAGACGGTGCGGCACCTGGTGCACAGCTGCGTGTGGCCGCCGCTCCTGGAGCACCTGGTGCGGCACTACCCGCCCGAGATTAGCGAGCAGTTCCAGCAGGACGAGATCGCCTTCGACGTGAGCGACCTGCAGTGCGTCGGCGTCAAGAAGCAGCAGGGCCAGCGCCTGCGAGACTTTCGCTGCCTCAACCGCGTCCACCGCAACCCCCAGGAGACCGTGCAGGTGTTCATCGACCTGAAGCCGGACCGCGGCTACGCGCTGTGGGCCGTGCTGTGGAGCCGCTGTTTCACCAGCAAGTGCCACTCGAACTCCAAGAACGTGCACGTTTCCGTAAAGATTAAGGCTCCCGCCACGCCGGAGGCCTAAGAATCGCCGCGGAGGCAGGCTCCATGTGACTCCCGAGGAGTATATATTCAGCGTTCTGTATATAACGAGGCAGAGCCGCGGCTCCACCGCGCTCCACGGCACTTGAATCGACGCGAACGCCGGCGGAGAGCATGGACTATCCGCGTTCACGGTACGGAGTCTCCATCTCGGGCATGGACGAGGGCGAGAGGAGAGCGCGGCGAGCCCGGCGCTTCGCCCTGGACTACGACGAGATGCCCGGCAAGCGCGCCCGGCGCGAAACGACGCCGCCCCGACGGTACTACCACTACTACCACTACGACGCGGAGCCCGGCGGCAGGTCCCGGACCCGCGTACGCCGCTACGGCGCCAGCGCGCTGACGGGCCGCTCCGGCGTGGATCTGTACCGCCGCCGGCGGACGCTGGCACCCATCCCGGCCGCGGAGGATGTCGCCGCCAGCGACGATGCCGCCGCGGCCGCCAGCGCTGCGGCGGCGGCAGCTGCAGCGGGCTCCACGGTCGGCGCCTCCGGCTCGCCCTCGGCACCGCACGCCGCGCCCTTGTCGCAGTTGCTGGACATGGAGATCAGCAGCATGAACGACGAGGAGCTGGACCAGCTCAGCGCGCTGATCGAGCAGCGGCGGCGCCTGCAGCGCCAGCTGAAGGAGGAGTTCCCCGCCGCGGCGGAGGAGACCACGTCTCCCAGCTCGACGTCGCCACCTTACGACCTGCAGCGGTACACCGCCGAGTCGCTGGGGTTGGTGCCGTACCGCGACGACGTGAGGAAGCCCGTGGCCTTTCCCGACTACCACGACAACGGCCGCATCCTGCTGTCCCACGACGAGCTCATGCAGACCGACTACATCTTCGACATCCGACGGCAGTTCGACTGGCTCAAGCCCAACTTGCTGCAAAAGCTCGTGGTGGAGAGGACCTTCTCCGTGGCCAACGCCTCCAGCCTGCACATGCTGGTGGCCATGGTGGACGAGACGCTGTCGTACATCAAATACCACTACGTGCACAACCTGCCCGTCAACCCCCACGACCCCTACATGTCGACGGTGCACAGCCTGCGGCAGCTGCTCTTCAACAAGCTGAGCAACGTGGACCTGCCGTGCGTCATGAATGAGAGGGACTGGGGCCCCAACTGCAGCCTCCTCAAGCAGCTGGCGCGGAAGCCGGTGCGCGCCACCCACATGCGCGACGACACCTACGACGTGCAGCGGCGGCCGGCCAGCGACTTCGACCACCCCCTGCACCAGGCCATGTCCTTCGTCACCTCCTTTGCCCGGTCGGTGGCGCTGCTGAAGCGGCGCTCGGAGCAGTCCAACGCGCCCATGTTCATGGAGCGCTTCGACGACAACCACGCCATCAGCGCGTACCGATGCGGCATGATCGCGGACCTCATCATCGGCGTGTTCCGGAGGCACGAGTGCGACAACGAACTGTGTGCCATGAAGTTGCACAAGGCCCTGCAGTCGTACCGCCTCATGCTGTCGTTCTGCCCGTTCGACGAGTGCTGCGTCCTGGATCTGGGCCCCCTGCTGCCCGAGAAGGCCAACAACCAGCCCGCGGTGAAGACGACGGAGATCGCCGTGGCCACGGACTTTGTCTTTGCTGCCCCCCCAGCCCCCGCTCCCCCCTCCGTCCCCGTCATCTCCATCCAGGCCGCGACCTCCCCCGCCTCTCCCGAGTCGCCGCACCAGTGCAACGTGGCCGTGGCCACCACCTTCTTCCACGACGCCTCCACCAACACCACCGGCAGCTGGACCCCCACCCCGGACCCGCCCGTACATGAGGTTGCCGTCGGCACCGTGGAGTGTCAGGAACACAACAGCTGGAACGTGTCCAGCACGGATATCCAGATGCAGACCGGGTCCGACTCGATGACAGGGTTGGACTTGCCCGACTACGACAACATACTGTCCTACAGCGACATGGACGATGATGATTATTGATGATGGCTTGGTTTGTTGTTTTTTTTAGGAATGATTAGTGATTATTAATGTTTACTTATACTGCTTGATGCCGCGTGCTGCCGCCCGTGTGTTTGCGTGCTTGTGAGTTAAATAAAAGAGACGCGAATACAAAACTCGGAAGACCTAGTCTCACGTTAGTTACGCTTTATTCATACTGTTTTTTTACTCCGCCGCCGTCCGGCTGAAAGGCCGCACGGGCTACACTGACAGGGGAACCTGAAAGTTGATGGTCTTAAGACAGAAAAACGCCGCCTGGGAGGGGAGCAAATCGGTGTCGGGGCGTGGTTGCTGGGAAGAGAGGGCCGGGCCCTGCCGGGAAGCTGCTCAGAGCAGGGCGTAACCGTCCAAGGGCGCGCCGGCTAAGAACAATGACAGGAAAGGGTGTGGTGGTGCTTGGCAGAACTTTGCGCTGAGTCACGGCCCGACTGAGCATGCGCGCCTTGGCGGGAGCTGCCGGGGCAACGGTGCCGAGCGGCCTCGGTCTCGGCGCCTCGCAGTCTCTACACACGTCCAATCCAATGAAATGTCCGTCTACAAACCCACACGACAATTTCATTAGAAAGAACGGGGCGTAGGACGCGGTGTTTCTCCTGACCGTTAACGTCTTCGGACACGGACCAGGCGCTAAGTCAGGCATTTAGAGACAACCAAAGCGTCTCGCTCTAACCGCCTTACTGAGCGTCCGAGTCCGGATGCCGGGCTTGGAGTGATGGGGCCGGGGAGGAGGACAGAGCGAGTCGGGAGCCTGGTCCCTAGCTGGGTTTGTGCTTGGTAACGTTGTGAAACGGAGGGAACATCCGTTCCTGGAACCGAAACGTGGGTTCCAGGAACGGTCCCCCCGGGACTGAGCCTTTTTGGCCGCTACGTGTGTGTTTTTCTTCAAGGCTAGCCAGCTGCCCGGCTGATCGCCGTAGGCAGCGAGGCTAGGGCTATCGGCAAACGCCGTACGCCGCCACGCTACTTTTACCACTTTCACCGTTTCCGTTCATTCGACGGAACGGCGTTATAGAACGACGTGACCGGTATTCGGCCAGGAGAGTGGGGGGCTACCGGTAGCTCCAACGGCTCAACCAGCGTTTCGGGCCACCGGCAGCTCCCGGGTCAGCGAGGGTTGCGGACGGCGGTGGCGGGGAGTCCTGGAGCTGGCCGGCCAACCGAGCCGCGAGCTAGCCGGCTGCCCGGCAGGTCCAGGACCGCCACCGAGCCTAACCACCAACCCTGCGAGGCCGGCAGAGCCGAGGGATGCACGGGCCGAAAGCCGAATGCGAACCGCATAGCGGAGCGAGTCGAGCACACCGGGACAAGCCCGGGCATGCCGGGGCAGCTCGCCAGATCCAACCGCGAGATCCCCGGAGCTCCCCCGGCTTCCGCAGGTTCGGAAGCCCGGAGCGCCCCGGGGATCGGGTCGGAACCTGGTTCGAGCAGGCCCCCCATGGGGCCCGGTAGGCCAAGCGAAGCCGGGGAACCGGGGTAACCCCTGAGCCCCTCCCCCATGTAGGAGGGGGGAGGGGAGGCCACGGAACTGGGCTAGCCGAACCGGAAGGCGGCCTGGGCCCGCTCCTGGGTCTGGGGGCTGCAGCGCCGGGGCCTGGGGGGAGGGGGAGCTGCGTCCGCCCCTGGAACCTACGGTCGGTCCCAGGGGGGCGCTCCCCCTCCCCCCTGACCCCAGCGGCCGCAGCGCCCAAAACCCCGGAGCGTTCCCGGACCGGGTCGGCTCGGCGTCGCCCGCTACCCACCCATCCCCCCAGGGTCACCCCGCAGGGAGGCGACCGCCGGAGGGCAGTGCAAGCCCAGCTCCCCACTGGGGATTGGCCGGGATGACATCGCAGCGCGATGTGGCCCGCTGAGCGGCGCGCAGCGCCTTTTATAGCCCAAGCCCCGCCCAGAATGACTAATACGGGTCACGAGGTTTAGCTCCTCCCTGCTCCTCTTACACGTGTACAAAAACGCAAAAGGGCAAGGCAAACACCGGCCCTCACCAACTCTGGCGTCCCAGTCCGGAGGACGCATGCGCGCGGACCGAATTCGGAGGAGCACCGGCCCGGTCCGACACCCCAAATCGGCACGGACTGAAATCACCGAAGGGGAGGGGGGGGGGTTAGGGGGGGGGGAAGGAATCATTAATTATCCTTTCAAGATTCTCCTAATATATATTCCCTTCCCTATGTACCAAGGAACCAACGTACACCGTAAGGGGGCGTATACTAGTAGGGGGGTGTATACGGGAGGGATGTATAGCATCCATAGGTGCCACCGTGGGGCGTGGCCTGTCCGAGAAACTGGCCAATCCAACGGTCGGCTGAACCTAGGTTTGGGGGCGTAACAGTTTACGGGGGGCGGTCCCAAGAGAAGACTGCCCATTTCGAGGCATATGGATTCCATAGGGTCCGGTGTATAGTCTGCGCATGTGCGCATTCCTTGGGGGCGTATGTTTCCCCTCCGTCTACTCCCCTAGGGTGGGCGTATCACAGGAGGGGACACCTGATTGGACGGGGTATACAACCGGGGGAGTGGCGTCCCTTTGTTTATCTACGCAATCAGTGACGTCAGGTGCACCAAGGGTCTCTGTACCACCCTGACTAGTGACGCACCACTAGGTAACGCCCATTATAATCGCGCGCGCGCGTGTGCGCGCGGGCGCCCGCGCGAGGGGTGCGCATGCGCGACGGCGTTTCACCTATAGATTCTATATGTTCGCGCCTCGGTGCGCATGCGCCGCCTTTCGGTGCCGCCCAGTTCATTTATCAAACACCGGCCTGTGTTCTCCGCCGCCGGCCCGCCCCCCGGCTGCGCGCGCAGCTCAGAAACGGCGTTCTCGCCTCCTAGCGCCGTAACGCGGCACGGCACTCTACGTTGTTTGAGGTTTTTCACCGTTCACCGCCGTTCCTGCGTTACGGCGCACGGTGGGTGACGGCGTTTGCCTGGAAACGCCGTCTAGCGGCGTGTAGCGTTGCGGTGTACGCTGATCGACGGTGGTTGACGGCGCTACAGGGTGATTTTGTTCGCAGCGTTCACCGTGACGGGGGCACAACGGTGAACGGCGATTCCGGGAACGGTGTTTGTGGGGCTATTAACCTAGTGGAAGACATGTTGGCTCGGTGCACGAAAAACATGAGTGTATGGCTAGGGGGGCGATGTTGGGGAGGGGGCGGGCGGTGCTCAGGTGTGCCGTTACCCATTATGTGCTTCAACTTTTGGTGACTTCTTTTGTTTTTTAACAAGTAACTGTCTGGTACCGCTGGTGCATCCCCAACATCTGGTCGCCACATGTCTTTTTTGGCAGTGGCAAAGCCGGAGTTGAGCGTTTTTCTGCTCGGTTTGGTGGTATTCGACGTCAATTATGACGTGTGCTTTCATAATATAAATACGAACCCGGTGTAGCGGGCGCAAACATGGGTCGTGTCTATTGAGGGACGCGCAACATGGGAGACAATGAACTGAGTGCTGCCACCCCCGTAGGAGCCGCGGCGTATCTTTATTTCATGAAAAAGAATGCGGAGACCGAAGAGATTCTCGCCCTCCTCTCCCTCTGCAGCAAGAAGTCTCCTGTGGTGATTGCGCCGCTGCTCGTCGGTTTGACGGCTGATCACGACCTCGCTACCTCGGTTCGCACACCAGTCGTGCGCTACGACGGCGGCGTGTTGACCAAAGTTACCTCCTTCTGCCCGTTCGCTCTGTATTTCCACAACACCCAGAGCATACGGGACTTCTGCGAGGATCCCGGCAACGTCGAGGAGCTCTGTGGCGACACCCGGCAGAAGTACGGCGTCGAGTCCTACCGACCCGATGAGGCGCGCACCCCCACTGACATCGAGGCGCTGTGCGCCTCCGTTGGCCTTAAAGCCGCCGAGGTGACGGTTCACGTTGTGGTGGGGCACGGTTTGAAGGAGTTTCTGTACTCTGGGCAGCTCGTTCCGTGCCTCGAGGAGTGTGTTGCGGTACGCATTCGCGATGGCGAGGGCGTGCGGGTGCCGCTCTACCCGTCGACGCTGTTCGACCTGGCCGAGGAGGACAGGGAAGGGGACGAGGTCTCGCTCAGCACCAAGAACGAGTTCGTGCTCAGCCGCGCCTTCTACTCGCCAGACGTCAGCGAGGTGCTGTTTTACTATCTCTACACGTCCTGGGGACAAGCTCTGCGCTTCAAGGACACGACGGTCCTGATCGAGGCGGCTCTGAAACAGTTCGTTCACGACAGTCAGCAGTCCGTGAAGCTGACTCCGCACAAAAAGTATTACGGTTACACGAGCCAGAAGCTCAGTAGCCTGGAGAAAGATCATCTCATGCTCAGCGATGCCGTGATTTGCGAGCTGGGCTTCAGCTTTATGTCAGTGTTTTTTGACTCTGCTTACAGTTCCTCACCCTTGATGGTCTTTTCCGACTGGCCTGTGGTGGTGGACGCGAAGGATCACGCGGAGTTGATGAAATCTCTGGTTGACTTGAAGCTCCATCTGTCGACGCACGTCGGCGCGTTGATTTTCAGCGGCAACTCGATTCTGTATCAGAATCGGCTGGTGTATTTCGCGCCCAGCAAGCCGACGGCAGGTGGCGCTGGTGCATCGGCGCAGGATGTGCTGCTGAGGGCTATCCAGTTTTCCAATGGCCTGGTGGCCCTGTGCGAGGACGCCTACAACGATTCTAGGCGTCTGATTAAGTACGAAGGCGTTATTTGCAAGGAGGATCGCTTTTCTCCGTGTCATCTCGCGCTCGTGTGCGGTACGTGCCCGCAGTTGTTCTCTTCGCTCATCTGGTACCTGAACCGGGTGTCGATGTACAACACGGGCGGCAATGGTGTTAACGTGTTACACAATCATATTGTAGCCTGTTCGTCCAACATGTGCGAGGCTTGTGGGGGGAGGTGTTGCCATACGTGCTACGGCACGGCGTTTGTGCGCGTCCAGTCCCGCCTGCCCCTCATCCCCAAGCAACCCAAAAAGGAACCCTATGTGGTGACTATGTTTTCCCGTTTCATGAACGACGTAGACATCTTGGGGTCGTTCGGTCGCCGCTATAACGTGGAATCTAAAGAGGCGCCGAGCGAGGGGAAGCCCGACGAGGCTGCGTCCAGTCGCATGGCGAGTTCCAGCGTGGACCGCATGTATTATGTGACCAAGATCCTAGAGTACTGTAAGAAGGCCAGGCTAGTGGATCCCGTTACCGGGGAGGACACGTTGCAGCTGCAGAGCAAGTCTGATTTAGTGTCCGCCATCTCGGCCCTGAACAAGTTTGTAGACGATCAGGCCATGAGTTTCGTCTCGGAGGTGCGCATGAAGAGCAGCCGAGACGAGGTAGTAGGCTCCACTCAGGCTTTTAACCTTGATCTCAATCCCTACGCCCTGTCCTTCAACCCGATTTTTGTGTACGAGTACTATAGGGCCGTTTTGGCCATCATCCAGAACGTGGCTCTGATCACCGCTACGTCGTATATCGTAGATAACCCGCTGACGGTGAGTTCCGTCTCGCGCTGGGTGAACCAGCACTTTCAGTCCATCTACGGCGCGTTTTCCACCGCGTCGTCGAGGAAGGGTTTTTTGTTTGTGAAGGACATGAAGTCCTCCAAGACGGTCGACCACGACCGTCTGATGGACTTCGCCGCCTATCGCCACGGCCGGTACAGCGTGATGTCCATGGAGGTGAAGCTGTGCCGGCTGTCGGCGTACGTGTTGAGTATGTTTCGCGTGAAGAACCGTCCCATCTCCCGGGCCAGCAAGGGCGCGCCGGGCCACGTCTTTTTTCGACGTGACGGTACTCCGAAGAAGAACCCGGCCAAGGGGTGCCTGGGCTTTCTGCTGTACAAGTACCACGAGAAGCTGTTCCCCGAGTGCCCCCTGTCGTGTTCGCAGTTTTGGCAGCGTGTGTGTGCTAACGCGGTGTCGAAGAGTGTGGACATCGGAGACATGAACGAGTTTAACGGCTTTATTAAGTTCCTCATCGGGGTGACCTCCGACTACGGCGAGCACGACCTGACGGACGTGCAGCCCGACAGCATCCTGAGCTACGTGGAGAACAGGTTCCACAACAAATTTTTGTCCTTTTACGGCTTTAAGGACTACATCACCACCCTGCACGGGCTGTCGACACGCTTGACGTGCCAGAGCCACGCGCAGTTTCCTTACCTGTTGGGCAAGACGCCCCGCTTCGACTCGGTGCCGCAGTACGTGATTCACGTGAAGGGCCTGAAGTCGGGTAACGTCGTTCCGGCGCCACGGGCCGCCACGGTGGCCCGCGAGTCCCTGATGCGGACCGTGTTCGAGCAGCGCTCGCTGATCACGGTGTCCTTTTCCATCGAGAAGTACGCCGGGACCAATAACAACAACAAGGAGATCTTCCAGTTCGGGCAGATCAGCTACTTCGTGGGCAGCGGCGTGGAGCGTAGCCTCAACACCAGCGCCATGGGCGGCGGGGACTACAAGTACATGCGGCATCGCTTCGTGCTGGCCACCAAGTTCGCCGACGTGCTGATCCGCAAGGTGCGCCGCGACAACGTGCTGTTCGACGCCGATCTGGTGAAGAACCGCGTGATGTCGGCGCTGGACTCGGACAACCTGGACCACGACCCCGAGCTGGTGGCCATCGCCGAGATCATGAGCTCGCGGGAGGAGGTGCCCGAGCGCGACGACGTGCTGTTCTTCGTGGACGGCGCCGAGGCGCTGGCCGACTCGCTGATGGCGCGCTTCGAGGTGCTGCAGGAGCGCAACGTGGTGGACTTCTCGCTGGAGAGCCTGGAGGAGGTGTTTTCGGCCGGCGCGCCGGCGGCGGCGGGTGGGGAAGGCGTGTACGATCTGTCGGGTTTGTTTGTGAACCATGTGCGAGAGGCCCCGCACGGGTTGGCGGCGGAGCCCGTGGGTACGAGTCCGCTGATGGACGATGAGGTCATTCCGGCCAAAAGGGGCCGCCTGTAGGTGTGGGTTTTGTGACGTGTCTCCTGTATTAACGCTCGTCACCAGTAAAGCTTTTTTTAAAAACGAGGTCTGGTCCGCGATCTCTCAGTGAGTTATTTGCGAGCCGCTCAGATGTACGGCTCGGGCAGTGGTGAGGCGCCCGAGGCGGAGTGCAACTCGACGGGAAATGAACTTGTTGCAGAAACTGTGCGTGGTGTGTTCGAAATGCAACGAATACGCCATGGAACTGGAGTGTCTAAAGTACTGCGATCCGAACATTTTGCTGGCGGAGTCCAGTCCGTTCAAGAGGAATGCGGTGGCTATTACGCGGCTGTACCGACGCATCTATCCGGAGCTGGTGAAGCAGAACCATGTCCAGACGTCGTTGCTCAGTCTGTATATGGAGGTCAGTTTGCAGGCCCTGTACGAAGATACGGAAATTCTGGACCGGGCCTTAAAGAAGTATTCGCAAAACCTGGACCGAATGGAGTACTACCGCACAATCCTGCGGCTGGACAGCTGCGAGCGTCACCATGTGGTGGAGCTAAAGTTTACGGACGGCGTCAAGTGCAGCGTCCAGCTGGGCACGCTAAACGAGGTGGAAAGGTTCCTGTGCAAAATGAACTGTGTGTACGCGATGTTGTCCCCGGAGCACGGCCTGGAGGTCTGCTCCCAGCTGTTGCGGCTCCTGCGGTGCCTGTGCGGTATTTCCCCGGTGGCATGCCCCGAGGTGTACGCGGACGAGGTAACGTGTGCACACTGCTACGAGGAGCTGACGGTGGTGCCCAACCAGGGCCGGTCGCTGAACAAGCGCCTGCAGGGCTTGCTCTGCAACCATATTGCGGTCCACCGCCCGTCGACCCAGTCGGATATCAATATTCAGACGGTGGAGCAGGACCTGGCGGAGTATGTGCCCCGAATCCCCAAGTTGGCTGGCCTGGTTGGCACCATCAAGAGCCTTTTTTCGTCTTCTTCGGTCTCCCACAGCTACATCCACGAGGCGGAGGAGGCGTTGAAGGAGTACAACCTCTTTACGGATATTCCGGAGCGAATCTATTCCTTGTCGGATTTTACCTACTGGTCCCGCACTTCGGAAATGCTGGTCAAGCGGGTGGACACCACCATAAATCAATTGAACATGTACCACAGCCTGTGCCGCCTGCTCATGAACGAGCTCAGCAGGTACATGTACGGGGAAGAGGTCGTGGACATTTTCGTGCTCGGGGAAAAGGAGCTTTCGGGCGAGGAGCGGCTGTTTGTCGGCTCGATTTTCGCGGCGCCGAACAAGATCATCGACCTGATTACGTCGATGAGCATCCAAGCCTTCGAGGACAACCCTGCCTTCAACAAGTTGCATGCGAACAACGAGATGTACAGCAAAATCAAGTCCCTGCTCGAGGAAATAAGGCGGCCGGCCGAGGACGAGGCGGTCGAAAAGCGCATGGGGGGCCCGGATTCGGAGGAGGACGAGGAGGCGGCGGCGGCGGCCGTGGAAGAGGCGGATTCCAACCGGGCGTTGGAGTATGGCGATCCTAGGGTCCTGATGCACAACATCACGCGCGAGGTGAACGTGCGCAAGCGCGCCTACCTGCAGAAGGTCTCGGAGGCGGGCTACAACAAGGTGATCGCGTGCATCAAGACCCAGGAGAAGCTCACCAACAAGCTCATCGACGTGAACCTGGTGGGCACCACCTGCCTGGACTTCATGTCCAAGATGATGAACGGCTTCATCGAGCGCAACAAGTACAAGGACGACGCCAACGTGCGGGACGTGTGCGAGTCGCTGACCTACGACGAGCACCTCTACGTGGTCAATAACCTTATCCACAAGAAGCTGCCCGTGGAGTCTCTGCCGTCCCTGGGGCAGCAGATCTATCGCCTGTGCAGCGGGCCCCTGTTCACCCACTGCCAGGACCGCTACCCCATGTCCCACAACGTGGACATGGCGTACGCGTGCGACAACGCGGGCGTTCTGCCGCACGTGAAGGACGATCTCGTAAAATGCGCGGAGGGCACCATAAACCCGCACGAGTGGATGACTGTAAAGTACATGTGTTTCTTCAACTTTGACCACTGCGACGACCTGAACGCGCTGCAGAAAGAAATGTGGCTGCACATCCGCGAGCTGGTGTTGTCGGTTGCACTATATAACGAGACGTTTGGGAAAGAACTGCCTATTCTGCAGGTTCACGAGTGTTCCGCGGACACCGACGGCATTGTGCTCACCTATAATCGGGACTGGCCCTTGATTTTGAAGCAGAAAGAACACCTGTACAAGTCCAAGGACCTGTATCTGCTGCTGTACAGGCACCTGGTGCAGGCCAACGAGTCGCAGGACGCGTTGCGCGATCCGGAGGAGAGGTTTGTGCCTCCGACGGAGCCGCCCGCGACGGAACGACGGCGCCGTCCGCGGAAGCGACCTCGGGATGAGTCGTTTCTGTTGGACTTAGTGCGTGATGATGATGTGGAAGCCGCTCTTGTACCTAGGTGTCTTTATTAGTTTAGGATGGAGCTCTACCACTTCATCTGTGACGCCGTCACCGAGCAATGCCACCAACTCCAGCACGAGCGCGGCTGGTTCCAACGAAACGGTGAACGTTACGACCGCGAAAAACGCAACGTCGCCTAGTCCCACCATCTTTAACACCACTTTGAGGGAAAATGAAGTTCTATCCGTCAACGTTACCAGGTTTCCGTACCGCATATGCTCGATGGCCCAGGGCACCGATATCGTCCGCTTCGCTCAAAATATCGAGTGTACGCCTTTCAATCCTCAGACGGATTATCAGGAGGGTATTATGGTGGTGTACAAAAGAAATATTGTGGCCTACACGTTCAACGTAACGTTGTATCAAAAGATTCTCACTTTTCAGAGGAGTTACAAATACGTGAAAAGTAGCTACTTGTTGGGTAAAACGGTGGAACGGCACGGTTTGCCTCTTTGGGAGGTGAATTTTGTTAACATCGCCAATAGGTGTTACACCTCGTTTTCGCGTGTAATCAACGGTGAGACGTTTGTGGCTTATCACAAAGACAACTATCAAAATGATACCATGTGGCTGTTTGAGGATGACTATTCCAACACGCACAATCAGAGGTTCGTCACGGTGAAAGAAGCCTGGACCACGTACGGATCCGTATGGATGTACAAGGAGACGTGCAGCATGAACTGCGTGGTGACCGTCACCAAAGGCCGATCTAAGTATCCGTACGATTACTTTGCGCTGGGAAATGGAGACGTGGTGGACATTTCGCCGTTTTACAACGGGAGCAACGGAAAAACGTTCAGAGAGAACGCCGATCACTTCCATCTTAGACGAAACTATTCAAGACTCGGTGAATTTGGAACCGTTCACACCGAGCTAGTTAGACACCCGTTGGTGGCTTTCTTTGTTAGACCCGATGTGACCATGTCGTGGATGGTGGAGGATGAGAACACGAGCGTATGCCACTTTGCTTTCTGGGACGCGTCTAATAGAGTTATCCGCACTGAGAACGATAATACCTACCACTTTTCGTCCAAAGAGATGACGGCCACGTTTGTGACCTCGAAAAGTGTCGCCGATCCCAGTAAGGATGGCTATCAATGCATTAAGGATGAGGCCGAAACCAAGTTGGAAAGAATTTTTAACACTACGTACAACGGCACTTACGAAAAGGATGGTAATGTAACTATGCACGTTACCAACGGAGGGCTGGTTATTTTCTGGCAAGGTGTGAAGCAAAAATCTATTGCGGAATTGGAGCGAGTAGTAAACGGCAACTCATCTGTGGTAAATGCAACGTCCAAGTCCTCTCGGCGTCGTAGGTCCACAAGTAACGGAACGTCACCGTCCAACTCTTCCCTGCCTGAATCGGAGAAAAATCTTTTGTACGCCCAAGTGCAGTTTACCTACGATACGTTGAAAAACTACATTAATACGGCGTTAGGACATATTGTGGAAGCCTGGTGTATAGATCAGCGGCGAACGTTGGAAGTTTTTGCTGAATTAAGTAAAATCAACCCCACCAGGGTGTTATCCGCCATTTACGACCGGCCGGTGGCGGCCAAGTTTATGGGGGACGTGATTGGGTTGGCACAATGTGTGAATATAAACCAAACCAGTGTGAAAGTTCTTCGTGACATGCATGTCAGGGAGGGTCCGATGACGGGACAATGTTATGGTAGACCTGTGGTTTTATACACCTTTAGCAACAGCACTCATGTGCAGTATGGACAGCTGGGGGAACATAACGAGATTTTTCCCGGGAAGCACCGAATTGAGCGGTGCGAGTATCCTAGCGTCAAGATATTTATCGTCGGAGGCGTTGGATACAAGTACGTGGATTACTATTTCAAAGGTCTTATCAACCTGGATAGCATTGAAGTTGTGGATACTATGATAAAATTGAACATTGACCCCTTGGAAAATGCCGACTTCCGAATGTTGGAACTGTACACCAAAGACGAGCTCCGCTCTGCCAACGTCTTTGACCTGGAGGACATTATGCGAGAGTTCAACGCTTACAAGCAGCGTGTGCGGTTCGTGGAGAAGAAAGTCGCGGACGACGTGCCTACCTACCTTAGGGGCCTGGATGACTTTATGAGCGGCCTGGGTGAAGTGGGCAAGCACCTTGGCGTCGCTATCGGGGCGGTAGGTGGCGTTGTTGCCTCTTTTGTGGAAGGCTTTATCTCCTTCATTAAGAACCCCTTTGGCTCCCTAACGGCGTTGTTGTTCATGCTGGCGGTTTTAGGCGTTATATTTTTGATTTATCAACGTCAGCGGCAAACCTACGAAAAACCGCTGCAAGTGTTATTTCCCTACACGTCCCAAGGTAACGAGGCCCCGCCTTCGTACGAGTCGCTTTATAGCGACGGTAAAACGCCTCAGGCGCAGGAAAAGACCAAGGACAAAGCAAAGACTCCTAAGAAAACAGCCGCCAAGTATACTGAAGATGATGCCCGAGAAATCTTAGACGCCCTCATCCAATATGACCAGCAGGCTCGACAAAAACTAAAGAAACAGACGGTCGAGGACGTGGAGGAAGCCAAACCTACCTTGTTAGACACGCTTCGGTACCGCAAAAGCGGCTACAAGCAGCTAAAAGGGTACTCTGAGAACGTCTGAGACGAGCATCCGAGATGTTTTACAACCCTTATCTTGGCGGCGGAGGGCGAGGACGACCGGCCGCGGCACCGAGGCGCGCCGGTGGCGGCGGCGAGTCGTCCTCGTCGTCCAACAGCTTCCTCCAGATCGTGCCTCGGGGTGTCATGTACGACGGACAGACGGGGTTGATTAAGAGAAACACGAACCGAAAGCCCATTATGTTCTTTAATGATAATAAATATGTGCTATCCGACGATATGGCGTGGCCGAGTGTTTCTAACCCAGAGCCGCTGGCCCCACCGCGGGGGCGAGTCCGTTTTCACACGTACGATCAGAGCGACGGCGTCTTGGCCGTTGACACGGTGGAAGAGGTCTCGCCGAGGTATCGACGGTACATCGTCCCGTCCGGCAACGTGATTCGATTCTTCGGCGTTATGGACAGCGGACACAGCATCTGCGTGAATGTTTTTGGCCAGCTGAGCTACTTTTACTGTGAACACCCAGAGACTGATCGGCTGCGCGAGGTGATCTACAGCGTGGCCGAGCTGGTGCCTGAGCCGAGAAGCCCGTACGCCGTCACGGTGCTGCCGGTGAACAAGATGTCCATCTACGGCTACGGCACGAGCTGCGTGCCGCACCTTCACCGCGTGTCCATCAGTAACTGGGTCATGGCCAAGAAGATTGGGCAGTACCTCCTGGATCAGGGCTTCAAGGTCTACGAGATCAAGGTAGATCCCCTGACCCGCCTGGTGGTCGACAAGAAGCTGACCACGTTCGGCTGGTGCTTTTTGGACAAGTACGAGGTGCGCACCCGCGGGCGGGTGTCTGCCTGTGATCTCGAGCTGGACTGTGAAGTCTCGGATTTGTTTTGCAGCCCGGAAGACACTTCCTGGCCGCTGTACCGCTGTCTGTCGTTTGATATTGAGTGTCTGAGTGCCGGCGGAGGATTTCCCGCCGCCGAGAATGTGGATGACATTGTGATTCAGATCTCCTGCGTGTGTTACGGTACGGGTCGGGAGGACGCGGGAGTGTGTTTTGGGAAGAGTGGGAAGCACTTGTTTACCATCGGGAGCTGCGCCCCGATTGAGGATGTGGATGTGTATGAGTTTCCGTCTGAGTATGAGCTTCTGTTGGGTTTTTTTCTGTTCTTTAAGCGTTACGGTGCTTGTCTGGTGACAGGGTACAACATTAACTCGTTTGATTTCAAGTACATGCTGACAAGACTTGAAAACATCTACAAGGTGAGCGCGGGGCGCTTTGCGCGGCTGAACCGCGACGGTAAGTTCTTCGTGCAGAGCGGTGTGGGCAAGTCGTACATCTCCACCACGCAAACCAAAGTCACGATCTCCGGCGCGGTGGTGGTGGACATGTACCCGGTGTGCATGGCCAAGACCAGCTCGCCGAACTACAAGCTGAACACCATGGCCGAGCTGTATCTGCAGCAACGCAAGGACGACCTTTCGTACAAGGAGATCCCCGTCAAGTTCCTGGCCAACGAGGCGGGCCGCGCCGTGGTGGGCAAGTACTGCGTGCAGGACGCGGTGCTGGTCAAGGACCTGTTTAACATCATCAACTTCCACTACGAGGCCGGTGCCGTGGCGCGGCTGGCCAAGATCTCCATGCGGAAGGTGATTTTTGACGGCCAGCAGATCCGCATCTACACGTCGCTGCTGGACGAGTGCGCTTGCCGCGATCTCGTGCTGCCGACGTATCACCGTAACGGTGACGCCGCGGAGGAGAGCTCCTATCAGGGCGCCACCGTGTTCGAGCCGGAGACGGGGTACTACAACGACCCGGTGCTGGTGTTTGACTTTGCCAGCCTGTACCCGTCCATCATCATGGCCCACAACCTCTGCTATTCTACGCTGGTCATGGACGGCGGCGAGTGCCCCGAGGAAGAGGACAAAGTTTACAAAGTTAGCTTCGAGAACGGTACGGTCTATCGGTTCGTCAAGTCGGAGGTTCGTTCCTCCGTCCTGTCCGAACTGCTCACGCGCTGGGTGGCGCAGCGCAAAGCCGTCCGCGAGACCATGAGGGAGTGCACCGATCCCCTCAAGAGAACGCTGCTCGACAAGGAGCAGCTGGCACTGAAAGTGACGTGCAACGCCTTCTACGGGTTTACGGGGGTGGCCAACGGCATGTTGCCGTGCCTGCCGGTGGCGGCCAGCATCACGCGCATCGGCCGCGGCATGCTGCAGGACACCGCGCGCTTCATACACGACAACTTTTCCACGCCAGACTTTTTACAAACCTTCTTTAATGCGGAGGACTACGTGGAAGGGGGGGTGGAGGCCAGGGTGATCTACGGTGACACCGACAGTGTGTTTGTGTGCTACCGGGGTCTCAAGGCCGACGCGCTGATGGCCAGCGCCGACCGCGTGGCCCACCACGTTACGTCCCGCTTGTTTACTCATCCGGTGAAACTTGAATTCGAGAAGGTTTTTGTGTCTCTCATGATGATCTGCAAGAAACGGTACATCGGTAAGATCGAGGGCGCCACGACCCTGAGCATGAAGGGCGTCGATTTGGTGCGCAAGACGTCGTGTGAGTTTGTTAAAAATGTGATTAAGGACGTGCTGGCGCTGCTGTTTGACGACGCCGAGGTGTCGGCCGCGGCAGTCAGCCTGCACAAGTCGTCCGTGGAGCTTTTGAAGCGGACGGGGCCACCGCCGGGCTTCCAAAAAATCCTCCGGCGGCTCAACCAGGCGCGCGACGAGCTGCACACGGGCGCCGTACACGTGGACGAGCTGGTGCTCTCGTCCGTCCTGTCGAAGGACATTTCCCTGTACAAACAGCCGAACCTGCCCCATCTGTCCGTCATTAAGCGCCTGGCGGCCCGCTCGGAGGAGCTGCCGGCCGTGGGCGACCGGGTGTTTTACGTGCTGACGGCCAATCCCGCCAGCGTGCGCAAGAAGATGAGCAATTACGAGCTGGCGGAGGACCCGCTGTACGTGAAGGAGCACCAGGTGCCCATTCACGCCGATAAGTACTTTGACCAGGTGCTGAAGGCCATTACCAACGTGCTGTCTCCGGTGTTTCCGCGTGACGTGGAAAAGAAGGAGAAGTTTCTGCTGAGCATGCTGCCCGCCCGGGTCTATCTGGAGAAGCCGTTTTTAGCGTATTCGGTGAAAGACGTGACCTATGCTTGATGCATGTTGCAGAGTTCGTGTAATAAACTCTTGTATCTCTCAAACAACTCGCTAATGTCGTTAGGGATGTCCATCTCGTCGATCTTTCGTTGCAGGACGCCCAGGTCGATCTTGACGCTGTTGTTGGACGAGACCACGCGGCACGTCGCGCTGATCACGACGTGACCCCGCACGATGTCCAGGGTGATCTCGTAGTCGCCCTTGGCGGCCGAGAGGATCTGGGACACGCTCTCGCACGGGATGTGGACGTCCTGGTTCTCGAAGATGACGTGCATGTGCACCCGGCCGTTGCGCTCGTACATGAACGGTACGATGTCGTGGTTGGAGAAGTGCAGGATGTGGTAGATCTGGAAGAGCGTGGGCTGGTTGGTGGACATCCTCAGCAGCTCCGCGTCTTTGCAGAACCCGTAGTAAAAGTGCCGGTTCTTCATGACGTTGGAGCTCTGGTTGATGAAAGCCACCATGGCGTCCGACGCGGTGGGGAACACCTGAGTATCGTTGCAGTTGGTGCAGGCGATCCTGGAGACCTGCTCGTTGCCGTACGGCGAGATGTCCAGGCACGTGTGCTGGCGGTGCGACTGGAAGTTGAAGGGCAGGCAGATGGACTCCTTGCCCGTGATGGCCATCCTCATCATGTTGAGGTACTTGAGCTCCAGCTCGGGGTACTCGCGGAACACGTCGTGCAGGTCGTGCAGCGTGAGCTTGGTGTGCGACAGGGGGCGCTCGCCGTCGCTGTGGCGCGCCGCGGGGCAGTCGCTGCCGCTGCGGCCCAGGGACTTGCCGCGGCGCTTGGCGGAGAGCGCGCGGATGGCCGAACGCCGTCCCGCGGAACGCAGTTTGTTCCTATACATACTTGTCGACGACGAAGGACGGGTCGACTAGCTTGATCTCGCAGGCCTCCAGAATGTGGGTGAACTCCCGGAGGAAGTCTGAGAGTTGCGTCTTGGCCTTGTAGCTGCGTTTTACTATCTGAAAGGCCTTAAAGTAGTAGATGTAGAGCCAGACGCGCCTCGGGACTTTGCTTATATAGTTGTTATCGTGGCAGATGGCGAGCTTCACCTCGGGAAAGTGGTTCGGGTGGATCCTGGCGAAGAGCACCGACTCGTTGACGATGCGGATGTTGCCGGCGCACTGCGGGTCGCAGAAGAAGTGCTTGTAGATGCCGATAACCCCGACCTGCCGCAGGATGGTGCAGAAGACCAGGTCCGGGGTGGCCTCCGCCGCCTGCGGCGCCTCGCAGGTGGCCACGAGCCGCGAGAGGTCCTCGTGGCCCGCGGGCGCCGCGAAGGTGCCCTCGCGCAGGAGCTCGGCCAGCACCAGCTGGATGCGGTCCACCATCTTGACGTTGTTCTGGCAGTAGGACGTGATCCGGTGGTGCAGCGTCTTGAGCAGCACGTTGTCGTAGTACGAGCAGCCCATGAGCTCGCACAGCAGGCACACGGTGCAGGTCTGGTTCTTCCACTGGAACACGGGCACGGGCGACAGGTACATGGGGCCGCTGGCCTTCTCGTACTCGGGGTCCTCGGGGTCGCTGAGCGAGTCCAGGTTCTGGTGCTTGGTCTGCGTCATCTCCAGCAGCGGCACGCCGGGCATGACCTGCGTACCGGCCCACATGTAGTAGAGCAGGTGCGCGAAGCGGTCGGGGCCCGGCGTGCTGTGCTGCAGAAAGGCGCCCACGGTCTCCTTGGCCTCCTCCGGGATCTTGACGACTATTTTCTGTTTGTGGTGGCTGAAGCGGCGCTGCTTGGTGTAAGGGACGGCGTCGTCGGCGAGGACCAGCGACTTGACGACGGCCAGGTGGCTCATGGTGACGTTCTCGTTCTCCATGGCGTCGCCGTCCTGTTTCTCGAAGCAGCGGTTGATGAAGAAGTGAAGGTGGAAGTCAAAGACCGTGAGCACGTTCTGCCGGAACAGCTGCCCGAACTGGATGTCCGGGAAGTGGCCGTTGAGCAGCTGCAGGAACTCTGACATGACGATCAGCGTGCTGATGGCCGTGCGCGGCGCGTAGTTGCACTTGAAGCACAGCAGGCTGTAGTTGAGCAGCCAGGCCTGGTCGTGATCGCGCTTGAGGCAGATGCTGATAATCGCGCACAGGTTGCAGCGCGTGTCGATCTCCAGCGGCGTGCAGAGCTTCTTGAGCCGCTCGGTGTCCACGGCCTCGACGCGCGCCAGCTCGGCGTCCAGGTCGCAGGCCGTGGCCATGGCGTCGTGAAAGTCGGTGGACTGCGTTCCGTTGGTTTCCCGGTCGCTGGCGCCGTGGGTGCTGTTGGTGACGCCGGGCTCGTTGGGCGGGCCCGGGACTTGCCTCGGGTGCGCTTGCAATAAAAGCTCGTTGAGGAGCGCGGTGTGTGGTGAGTTGCACTCCGCCGACCACCCGGCGTACGCTCGATGCATCGCGCTGCTGCCGGCGGGTGCGGCGGGGAGGCGGTGAGGGGGCTCTCGGGATGAGCGAGGAGGAGAACGGAGAGCAGGAGCCGCAGGAAGCGGAGGAGCCTTACGTCAAGTTTGAGCCTATGCTCCCCAAGCTGTACGAGTTGCTGCTGCCCTCCCTAGACGCTAGGCTGAATTTCGTCAATGCGGGCCAGAAGCACGCGGCCTTCTTTAAATACGTGTACGGACAGCGCGCAACCTGCAGCCACGCGGAAATCTTGTGTAGCAAGACGAAACTATTAACGGCGATTGTGGCCAAGCTTATGGACATTAACGGGATTCTGGAGGAGAAAGACGAGTCGGGCTAGCAAAAGACACCAGGAAGGACACTCGGCCGCGGGCCGCGCCGGCCGCGATGGAGGTGGACAAGGCGCTGCACCACGACCTGGTGACGGCCACCCGGAGGATCCTGAAACTGGGCCCCAACGAGCTGCGCGTCACGGATTCCAGCCTAATCTGTAAGAACCCCAACTACTCGGTGTGCGACGCCATGTTGAGGACGGACACTGTGTATTGCGTTGAGTATTTATTGAGCTACTGGGAGAGTCGGACGGACCACGTCCCCTGCTTTGTGTTCAAGAACACTGGGTGCGCAGTCTCGCTGTGTTGCTTTATCCGGGCGCCGACGAAACTGGTGTCGTCACGGCACGTTGGCGAATTTAATGTGCTGCGGGTGAACGACCAGATCGTGGTCACTCTGAAGGACATCGAGGACATCAAGCCCTCGGCCTACGGCGTGCTCACCAAGTGCGTGGTGAGAAAGTCCAACGTCGCGTCGGTCTTTAACATCGAGCTCATTGCCTTTGGCCCGGAGAACGAGCGCGACTACGACAACCTGCTCCGCGAGCTCTACAGCAAAAAGAGCGTGCTCGGTACCGGCAGCGCCGGCGGCGTGAAGGAATCCGTCAGGGCCTCCCCCAACCGCGTAACGCCGCGGATGGCCAGAAGGCCGGTGATTGCGGCCGCGCCTCCCCCGCCGCCTCCCCCGCCGTTCTCCTCCTGCCGGGGCTGCGCCTGCCACGCGCAACGGAGGAAAACCAACAACGACAAGGATTCCCGACGCGACCCGGGAGGGGACGGCACCCGTCGGGACGCCGCCGCGGTCTGCTCCAAGCTGGGTTGGTTGGGGGTTAGGTTGAAGGAGCTGCGGACGGAGGCCATCGTGGCGCTCTCGCTCGGCGGCGCGGCGCTGGTGTACGTGCTGTTGCGGCATGTCGGCTATCTCCCGTGACCTTCTGATGCAGCTTTTCGTGCCGCTGTGTGTGCACGATGACAACTTTCACCTGCGCCTCGCCATCGCCGGCGTGGCCCGCGAAGAGGAGCTGGCGCAGTGCGTCTTGAGCATGTTTATCACGGACAAGCGCTTTCTGCACCGCGAGCACAGCGACCGCCTGTACCAGCGGTTTCTGGGCCTGTGGTCGGCGTGCCCGCCGAGCCAGCGCGAGGTCCTGAACGTGATGTTCAAGCGCATCGTCATGACCAAGCAGTACTTTCTCTTCCTGGCCTACGTCTATCTGCTGTATTGCCTGCATAAGCTGTCTAGCGTCGTCTCTTTCATGCGCTTTGAGCAGTATGACGCCTCTCACGTTCACCGTGGGTTGTTGGCCTACCCGGGTGAGAAGCTGAACGCGTTGTTGGAGAACGTGAATTTGACGCTGCTAAACGACGTTCACCGTTTCTTGTTCCGCGTCGATCTCCGCCTGCCGATCAGCACGCAGATCAGTTCGCCGTGCCTGTCGCTGCTGCGCGCCAAGAGGTACGACTCGACCAACGACCTGATCGTTTTCCACAACAACGTGTGGCTGCGTCGGCGAAAACGCCGCTCGCCGCAGGTCGAGGACTTTGTCGGCGCCCTCCGGCGGCGTTCCGGCCAAGTGCCGTGCGGAAACCCCGTGTACGTGATCGCCAAGTACGCGGTCGAGAACTTCTGCGTGCGCTGCCCTCGCTACCTAGTGCCGTTACGCGGTTTGAGTCTGAACGACGACGCGGTTCGGGCGGCGCGCTCGGAGGCGGCCGGCGCGGAGCCCTCCAAGATCGTGCTGCACGGGCTCTCCATTGCCCTGCGCCGCGGGCTCATCGGCAGCGTCATCGAACTGCCGGTGTTGTGTTTCTGCGGGCTCAAGTGCGAGCGCCACCTGACGCCCAACTCCCTGGTGGCCGTGGTGTGCCGGCACTGCGGACACTGTTTGAACCTGGGCAAGGAGAAACTGCAGTGCGACCAAAACTTTCCTCTGAATTCCATGTTCTATTATAGGGATCGCCAGGAAAAGAGTGTGATTTACGACACCAACGCCGAGCTCATCCACTGCTCCCTTTGCGGAAGTCAGCGCCTGGTGAAGGAGCGTGTGTACGAGGCGGCCTGGGACGAGGTGTACGGATTCCGCTGCCTGCGGGTTCAGTGGAAAGCCGTGGTGGGCCTCAACGCCGCCTGCGCGGTGTATGACGGCAGAGCGGGCCTGGATGTCATCGTGCCCTGCTCCTCGCGCGCGTGCGACTCGACGGCGGTGCTGAGAGCGTGCATGGCCGCTCGGTTGTTGAGGCTCACGACGCACGGTAGCGCTTTTTTGTGCCAGCGCTGCCAGACGGCGGCCGAGCCGAGGGATACGTGCCTGGACGACGAAAACTGTGCCGAGCGTTGTTCGGCTTGCACGGTCGTCGCCCGGCTTCCCTGTCAACGCCAGCAGCACTATGTCTAGCGGGGGGAGCGGCGGCAGCGGCAACAGTAGTCAGAGTAAGAAAGAGAAGGACAGTGAGGACAAAAAACGCCAACACGTGGGAATGCAAGTTTTGGAACTCAGGGAAGATTTATTGAACCGGCCCGTGGTGAGCACCATGCTGGCTCGATACACCAAGATGTCCAGCCTGTTTGCGGACAAGAACGCGTTCAAGTTGGACCTCCTGAGGATGCTGGCCATGGCGGCCACGCCTCGCCAGACGTAGTCAGAGGTAGAGGAACTCCAGGCGCCGGGTGGTCTCGATGACCGATTGCGCCAGGCGCCTCAAGTCCACTCTGACAGACACGATGATCTGCAGAGCCCTCTGAACGTTGTGCGTGAGGTGTGTGGCCGGGTGCTGCCGGAACGACGTGGTGGACGCGGACGGCGAGAGCGTCGTGACGTCGTCTTTCGACCGCACCGTATCGGCGTTCTCTTCCTGGCGAAACACCGGATCGCCGAAAGAATGCGACGGCACGGAGTCTAGCGACGCCGCGCCGTCGGATTCCCTGGCCCCGTCCGCGCCCGCGCTGTCGTCCGTGTCCGTACTCGCGTCCGCATCCTGACTGTCGTCCGTGCGGGTTTCGAGCAGCCGTGGGGGCGGCTCTTGCAGGAACGCGGTGTCGACGGGCACGCGTTGGAACTGCAAGGGCTTGGGCGCAAAGAAGGCCTCGCTGATGGGGATTAGAGGGAAGGGATTCTCGACCACGATGGCCGGAGCGCGCCCGGTCTCCGCGGAGGAGGGCGCCGGGGGTTTTAGCACCGATTTGACGTAACGGTCTGTGGGTGTGTAAACTACCAGCGGGACAAAGTCAAGCTTGACCGGGTGCTGCAAGTGCTCCCGGAGCTTCTTGGCCTGACTCTGGAACCAACACTGCTCCAAGGGAGTGTTGGTCCACGTCTGGCTGATGAGGTAGCCGAAGTTGAGGTCGCGCGACCGCAGGATCCTCTTGAAGTCCTGGTCGCCCCCGGTGTACTCCAGGTGTCGGGCCACCAGCGTTCTGGTTCCCGACGCCACCTCGGCGACGTGGATGGCGCAGCAGATGGGCACGCCGAACACGAGCGATCCCAGGGCGTAGTCTAGCACCGCTTCTGTCTCAATAAAGATTTTCAAAATCTCGTCGTCGTCTTGCGTGCCCTTTTGTCGTAGCGTCACACTCTGCAGCACCTTCTCGCCCGTGGGCCACTGAGGGTCGGTGGCGGGCGTGCCCCGCACGATGTCGTACGAGTGACTAAAGATCTGATATAAAGCCTGCACGAAGTCGTACATGGACACGTATTGCTCGGCGTACTTGGGCCTCAGCTCCAGCCACAGGCACTGCAGCACGTCCTGCGGCAGGATGAGGACGGCCAGGGCGTACTGCAGCAGCTTGCCGGACTTGATCTTGCGCGGACCCACGTCCTGGCAGAGCTGCCGCATAAAGTCATTGTCCCACAGGATGCGGCTGGCGGACACCGCGGGCCAGAGTTTGGGGTCGAAACAGAAGCCCTTGAGCTCGTCAATGTCCCAGGGAGGTGGGTTCTGGGTGGTGTTGAGCGCCTCGCTAACGGTGCTCTTGTCGAGGGCCTGGATCAGGGAGGTGAGGGAAGATTGAATGGGGTGCTTCACGACAGTGTAAATGTACTCGGGGTACAGAGTGCTTAACATCACGCACAGGTCCGAAACGGGCAGAGTGATGCGCGGACCGGGGTCCGCCTCGATGTCATCCCTGGTCTGGAGCGTCCAGGCCGAGACGACGACGTACACAAAGATTTTTAGGTTGATTAAGGTGTTGGTCTCGGTGGAGAAGGAGTACGTCACGTCGTCCGTCAGCAGCCCTCTCAGGTCATAGTCCGAGATCTGCTTCCAGAAGGTTTTTAACGTTCCGGCGATTGCCACGCTCACCGTCACGGCCTTATAGCGCGACGTTACGGTGTTCTTGAGGCGCGCGGAGCGCTTGGAAGCCGCGTTACGGTCCCCGCGCTGCAGCGCCAGGAACTTGAAGACCACGTTGCCGTACGTCGGCCCCAGGTCCACCGGAACGCCGTTTGGCGTCACCAGCTGGTGCTCGCCAAACACGTCCACCACCTCGTAGAGCTGCGCGTCGTCCTTCAGAAACTGGAGTCTGGCCAGCTTGTCGGCGCCAGCCTGGCTGGGGTCGCCGCGGGAAGGCACGATCAGAGGCGGAACATCATCTATCTTGCCGTTGACCAGAAACTGTTTACTCACCATATCGCCGAGAAACTTGTACCCGGCCAAAACCCGTTTCTCCAACGCGGTTAGGCCCTTGAGGAAAAACGCCGTCGGGATGGACGTGGAGATCTCCGTCTGGCGGGCCTCGGGGAAGCCGGCGGTGGCGGGTGCCGCGGCAGCGCCCTCCTGCTTGGCTAGCTCCGTGAAACGTTGTTGCAGCTGACGCAGTTTCTGCAGCTGGGTGGAAAAGTCCAACCCATAGCTGAAAGAGTGGATCCCGTTCAAGAGTTCAAAGTATTCCGTCGCCAGGGACTCTTTCAGCTCCAGTTCCGACAGCGAACGGCGCATCCGAGTCAACTCTGACTGAACCTGGCGGTGTCGGGCCTCGCCGCCGGCCACGCGCTTAGGCTGCAGGTCCTGCCACGCGGCTTCCACACGTTGAATCTCATCCTCCGTCACTGTCGTCGTACCCTGTTGAGACACAAACTTTTCACATGCGGCGTTGTTGGAGATTGCCGTCCCGACGGCCACTAGGTGCTGCTCGGCCTTCTGCACGAGGGCCACGTACGCCTCTAGCTGGTTTCGCTGGGGGTGATCCTCGGTCTGCTCAATCTCTCGAATCGCGTCCCCGAGAAACGCCGTGGCCCATTTCAACGTCTTCTCCGCCGTGAGGTACGGTAACGCCGTAGCGGCGTTTTGAACGAGGCTCGTCAGGGCGCCCACAGCGTCGCTCAGCAGCGCTTTGGCCTCTGGGGTTTGGATCTCCAGCGAATCTACCTTGTGGCGGGTTACCAACTCCTGCCATCTCGCAGTCAGCGAGTGGGACCTGGCCTGTTGCAGTTCCAGAACCGACCTAATCTGGGCGTCCAACAGGTCTGCCTCCTGGGCCACATACTTTTTGGCCGATTCCACGTGTTCGTCCAACGCACGTTGAAACGCCGTATTTTTCAGCGTGTCCTGCGCGGGGTAGGACACCGTGGTCAGAACCTGCCTGTTCACCGTGGGGGGTTTTTCCAACGCCTTCTTGGATGATGACGCCGAGTCCTTTTTTACCGACTCGCGGATGTTGGCCGCCTCTTGAACGATAGCGTTCTTCGAGTCCTCCACGCTGGCAGCCAGTCCTCGCAGGCATTCTTGGTACTGGAGGTACTTGCTCTCGTACTCGGTCTCGGCAAAAGCCGCCGCCGGCTGGTTGCTGGGCCCGGCGGTGATAAACGTTAAACGGTGATAGAGAGTAAGTAGCGTGGTCCCGGCTTCCTGAGTTAGGTTCGGAGCAAAACCGCGTAGACGTTCTAACGCTGCTTTTAGGATGTTAAGGTCTCCAGGGTAAGCATCGGTGGCGGCGTCGGGTTTCCCTGTCAAAATCTGGTAGATTCGGCCATCCGCCAACTTGGCTAGCTGTTTCTCAATCTTACCCAACACCGGCAGCAGATCGCGGTTAAACTTTTCCAACAGGGTTTGGGTGTTGTTGGGTCCCAGCGCGCTGAGAACGTTCTGCACGCCGTCCAGATCAACCGCCGCGACGAGGGACGGTGTTTCCGAGCGCAGGGCGTCCACCAGTCGCGCGAGCTCCGCCTGCACCCTGGCCTGAGACTCCGTGAGGAGGCGTTGATTCTCCTCGTTGATTTTCCTCGTCTCTTCCTCTACGTAGGCTTTCAGCTTCTCCTGCAGCAGCGGCGTAACAGCGTTCGCCGCACCGGTACTCGGCGCCGTACGTAGAAACTGTTCCACCACCTCCGGGGACGTCACGCTGAGCTCTTTGGCCTGCTTCTGCCAGGCTTCCTCTACACGTTGCAAGTACTTTCCTTCTAGTTGCTTCTTCAGCTTCTCAAAGATGGACATCAGATCCGCGCCGATGCCCGTTGCCATGATCTCGCTTAACGACGTCCCGTGGATGACGAAGAACCGAACAGCGTCTTCCAGCGCCGGCATGTTCTTGTCCGCCGCCGCTTTCGAGACGGCCTCCACTTTCTTGCCGAGCTGGGTAAACAACGCCGCGGTGTTATTGAGGCTGTCCGTGACCTTGCCAGGTGGCAGCTGATTAATCATTTCGCGAAGCATGTCAAAGTTCTGAGGCTTCCAGAAGTCTTGGAGGGCCATCTTCTCGATAATCGTGTTTAAAACTCCCCCGAGACCGTTGATGTATTGCGTACGTAGCTGTTCGTCACTCCGCAAAAGGTCTTTTAAGCGAAGCTGCCTCTTCAAAACCTGATCGCTCGGCATGTTGTGGTAGGAGAAGGACTTCACGAATGCCCTGACAACCTCCTCCTCTTGTTTCAGCGAGTTAATGATGGCCATAATGGCCCGGAGACGCTCCTCCGCGCCGGACACTTTCTTCACGTCGAGGTTAGACAGCTCCTGCAGCTGAGCCTGCACCATGGACATGGTGAGGTTCGAACTACGTGACGTTGGATCCTTGAGAGCATATTCCACGTTGGTCAGCAGCTCCTTAATCTTGGTCTCGTTGTATTCCCTATGCTTCACCACGTCGGTGAACGCTCGACGGAGTTTGGTTAGTTCCTCTGGATACGCCGTGACGTCGCTTGACGTGTCGCCGGTCAGCACGAACCGGATGTGCTCGTGTAGCTCCCGGTACTTTTTCTGCGTAGCGCTGTCGCAGAGGCGGAGGTTCACCACGGCTTGGCACAGCGCCGACGCTTTGTCCACTCTGGTCTGAAGCGCCGTCAGCTCCTGAACGGGCAGGGAGCCGGAGAGGATCTGGTTGTTCTTGGAGCTCAATATCTTACGGAACTGCTCGTTCAGCTCCGAGCAGATCTCCTGGAACCGTTTTGTGCCCTGTCTCTGTAACTCCAACTGCGATTCAGGATCCACTCCCTGTATTCCCGCCAGGGATTTAGTTACGTTCTGCGGCGTCAACTGCTCTACCTGATGGGTTTCGATTCGAGCGATCACTTCTGCGATCTGGCGCTGATCGGCCTGCTGTTTGTTTAGCTGTTCCGAGTTTAGGGACTGCCGCGCGGCGACTAGGCCCGAGATGTGATCCCGGTCCACGCGCGCCAGGCACACAAAGCGCTCGTTGACGGGGATGGGGTGGCTCCACACGTAGGTTTTGATCTTCACGTCCAGCTCGCTGACGCTGGTCTTCTCCAGATGGCGGATCAGGTTCTGGGCCCAGGTTCTCATCAGAGGACCGTGCACTTTGCCCCAATACTCAAACACCGCCAGCGTTTTGGCGCCCAGGAACTTCTCCAGGGTGGACCACGGCGCCTTACGGCGGCTCAGGTACGCGTTGTACAGCCGGAGCAGGTTCAGATTGTGCGTCATGAGGATGGATAAGAACGTATCGGTGGTTTCCGAAAAGCCCCAGAGCCGCCGCAGTTGTTTCTGGATGGAAGCCTGCACCGCGTTACTCGGAACCACGCTCTCGGAGGGGTCCACGAAGTACCGCATCATGGCCAGCCGGTCAATCATCTGGGATGCTAGGTGATCCACGCGGTCCTGAAGGAACGTTCCGTCAAACGGCAGTCCGGACGTGCCCGAGTAGATGACCCAGCCCGATGTCGGCGGAGCCTTGAGCGCGGTCCGGAGGAGATCTCTCTCCATGGTTTCCACCAAGGTCTCATACCGGCTGAGGGAGGGGAGAGCCTCCGCGCAGCTGTAGTGCTGTCGGGTGCTCTTCCGCTGGCTTTTTTTGCCTGTGTCGCTTTGCTTTTCGGCTTTCCTCTTCTCTGGCTTCCTAGCGGGAGCGCTTCTGTTCGGCGTCGGCTTGGGCGAAGGCACGGGCGCTGGCGCGGTCACTGGTTTCACCGGTACGGTCTTTGGCGTGGAGACCGTGGCGGTGGCCGCCACCGCCGCCGGGGCCGTGGAGATCGGCGGCACGGGCGGCAGGCTGATGTCCGGGTCTCGAAACAGCGAGATGATGGTGCGATTGATGTCGCTGTCCGGTATCGGGGAGATGGTAAGGTTAATCATGTACACAATCAGGGCATCGTAGTAGAACGTCCCCAGGTGTAGCCCGAACGACGTGAGGATGGTAACCACGTCGTCCAGCGAACGGCACTTGTAGACGGCGGCCTGGCCGCACTGGTCGGACGCGTGCGGATCGAACACGTAAATGTCATTATCCATAAAGGCTACGGCCCGGGCCAGGGCGTCCACGGTCACCAAGATGTACACCGGCTTGGATTTGTTGTACGCGTAGAGCAGAAAGTCGAATATTCCCAGACACGTGTAGCCATCCAGGTCCCGCGTCTCCGCCGTTCCGTTGAACGGTCTGGACAGCGCGTGGGCCGTGCGCCCAAAGTCGGTGTGAATGATCCTGGGTACCTCCTCGCCCAGTCGAAACACGTGGGGCGTAATGTTTTTGCGGATCAGGTCTTTCTCCGTCCACGCGTCTAGCTTGGCCCCCTCCTGCAAAATCTTGTCCAACGTCGCCCTCTGCAGCGTCTCAAACGCGCCTCTCGTGTGGAGCACATGGAAGTACATGAAGCAGTTGCACACGCACTGGCTGCCCGCCCTGGGGCCGAACTTGCGGTCGGCCTGATCGCAGCTCGCGGCGTAGATCTGCATGGCGCTTCACGTCGCCGACGAGGCGCATTTGGCCGTTGCGGGACGGAGAGGGGCGCAGATGTCCTCTTGCGCCTGCGCTTTCGGGCTCACGTACCAGTTTAATAGCTTGTCGAGGTCCTGAAGCGGGGTGTATTGGTTTCCGAAAACGTCCAGGTATTCCATTTCGTTCGAAACGTCCGTCGTCGAACTCATGTCGAGCGCGGTTCTCTGGGGTGTCGGCGTTGTCACGTACGGCTGGAAGAATTTCTGCAGAAGATCCGCGGTGTTCGACGGCGGTTCGGCGCGCGCGGACGCCGGAACGGCGGTATAGGCCTGGTGCAGCTTGATGGTGCCTACGGCCTCCGTGATGCAGTACTGCAGGCCGTGCTCGGCGATGTTCTCGTTGCTTAGCACCGAGCAGGTCTTGACGATCCTGTTGAGCGACGACGCGACGATCCGGTTGGACTTTTGCGACTGCTCGATGGCGTTGGAGAACTTCTGTTCGACAGCTTTTAGGGTTTTCTGTGTCTTTTTCAGGGACTTCATAATGTCCGTGTAGATGGGGTGCGCCTGCGAGCACTGCCCGGCGCAGCTCATGTCGTCCACAACCTGGCTAACTCGTCGCCAGATGCGCTCCGTGCGAAGCTGCGCCTGCACCAGGCTGTCGTTGAGGGCCTGGTCCCTCTGCAGCAGGTACTTGATGGCGGTGAGAAGGTCGGGCAGGGGCATGGTTAACAGGGTTTTTGACTGCAGGACGATGGCCACCGCGGCCCTGGAGTCCACGGTGACCAGCTTTCCGTGGGACATGGCGATGGCGTAGCAAAGTCGGGTGTGCTCCAGGTACTGCTGAATGACGGGCGCGCTGCCGCGGATCGCCTCGTCGATGATGGGGTCCACGTTGTCGCGGAGGTTGTTGGAGAGCGACTCGGCCATGAGCTCGGCGATGAGGTCGACGTTGAGGGTGAGGCTCTCCTTGCAGAGGCCCTCCAGGATGGCGGTGATTTCCAGGGTGAGGTTGTAGATCACTCTGAAAACACCGCCGTCGATCTTGGACACGTAGTTGGTGAGGTTGTACAGGGCCACCAGTTTGTGGTACAGCGTCATCTGTCCAGGCATCAAAAGCCGGCAGGCCTGAATGATCTGCAGCAGCCGGGGAGCCCCCACAGTCCTGAACTGCGCGTACGGGACGTTTAGGACCTGCGTGAGCTCGGGCACGATAACCAAGTTGACGAACTTCTCCACGAAGCTGGCGTGGCTGCTCAGGGGCAGCAAGGACTCGTACGACGTGTTGGACAGGTTGACCATGGCGCACTGCGAAATGATGTCGGCCACGGTGATCTTCTGGGTGGACTGCTCCAGGGGCGCGGGGTCGGGGTGCCTGTTTCTCAGGGTGAAGAGGATGTCGCCCCATTTGTTGAGCAGGTCCCGGTACAGATACTCCCTCTCGATGGCCGTGGCGCCCTTGACGCAGACGTCGAACTCGTCCTCGGTGAACCAGGCGGTGAAGTAGTAGTTGACGTTCCCCGTGACGTTGCTCCAGACGGCGTCCAGGTCGCTGCGGGAGCCCACCAGGAGCGAGCGCTGCTGCTCCAGCAGGATGCGGCGGCGCTGGTTGAAGAGGAAGGTCGGGCTGTAAACGTTCAGGCAGAGGAAGAACAGGTAGGCGTTGTACACGATTTGGCAGATCTGAGTCCCGATTTCTCGCAGGTAGTCGGCGATCCGCTGTGTGAGGGCGTGCTTGTCGGGGGACTGCCTGGTGAGGCACATCTGGGCGTACAGCCGCGACGTGTCGTAGTTGAGACCCAGTTCGGTGAGGCGCGTGATCTGCTCGGAGAGTTCCCGCAGGCCGCTGGACTTCGTGCTGACGGTGGAGCGGAGGAAGAGGCTGGCCACCGTGCCGTTCAGGAAATTCAGGGTAAGGTCCAACCTGTCGCCCAGGTTGTGGGGGCTGATGGCGCCGTTCAGCAGGCGGTAGACTAGGCCGGGGTGGAAGAAGAGGTTCTGCACCGACATGGAGTTGAGGACGGACAGCTCCGTGGAGATCATCGGGAACACCAGGCCGGAGCTGTCTTTATCCGTCAGAGACGCGCTGAACAGCTTGAAGCTCGTCTCTCGGATGTACTCGGCTCCGGCCTGCTGATCGCCGTCAAGGCCCGGAACGGTGAAGAGCCGGAAGCGCTGCCGGCCCTCCGTCGCCAGTTCGGCGAACGCGGCGTCCAGGGCCGCGTTGGCCCGACGGTGGTTGGCGTAGAAATAAACCATCTTGAGAATCGCGTCCAGATCGGTGTCCGTGTCCTTTATGAACGACGTGTACTGCAGCGTCTCGCGAAACCACGTTGTGGTGGCGCGGTACAGATGGTCCACCAGCTCCGCGACCAGGCGGCAGTTGATGAGCGGGCGGACGTCCACAACGGCCTGATTGACCTGGCTCAGGACGCTCCTGATGAGATAGCGCGTACCGTGGTCGCTGAGGTCTTTTTTCGACGCCTTCTTTTTGTCCAGCGTGGCCTTCAGGAACTGGTTGGTGTCGAAGCTGTCCTGGATCTTGCGGAGCTCGGCCGTGAAGGCCTTGAGCTGCTCCAGCACCTTGGCGTTGTTGAGCAGCTCGTAGGCGCTGACTTCCGCGTTACGCTGGACGTACTTTTCCAGCTCGGATATCAGCTCGCCCGTCAGGCCCAGCGGGTCCACGCTGCGGCCCAAAGTGGCGTGACTCAGCAGGTAGTACGCCACATTTTTTTGCACAAAATTGAAATAGTAACCGTTCACCGGGAGGTATTGCAGAAACTGTCGTATTTTAGACGCGGTGATCTCCTGAACGGCGATCGCGGCGATTTCTATTTTGCTAAGCGTCGTCAGACATCCCTGCGCGTCGTGGTTTTTCGCCCTGAGCTCCTCAATTATCCGGCTGAGGTCCACCAGGCGCCGAGCCATGTCGCTGGCGGACAAGGCCGGGCTCAAGAGGCCCCGCGACGATAGGGATACGGACCTCAAAAAGATACTCAGGCCCGAAAAAGATGTAAATAGTGTCTGGCCGAGGTACGTTTACGGCGCTGATCACCAGGCCATCACCGGCCGCTTCTTCGTGCCGGACGGTTTGGTGGAGCTGGAGTCGCAATCCGGCGTTTTGATGTTTGTTTTCGACACGGGCGTGGAGTCTCCGCGCACGGTCTACATCAGCCTCTTCTTGCTGGCCGCCAAAGCCGCCAACGTGTCGGCCAACACGCGCTGCGTGATTGTCGGGATCTACAGCTCCAGCATGGCGGCCACCGTGCTGTCGTGGCTGGACGGCTGCCTACAGACGTTGCATCGCCGACTGCGCACTCTGGGCTGCGTGCAGTCCGCGTCGTCCGGCATCACCTCGCTCCTGACCTGTGTGCTGCAGGGCTACCTGTACAATCTGCTGAAGACCGAGGTGTTTTCCCTGCCCGTGCCCAAAGATTTGTACTTTCAGATCGAGGATGAGTCCCGTAGCGGCACTCAATACGCTTATTTAATTATCATCTATCACTGTGGGGAGGGCGAAACAAAGCCGGGCATCTACGTTTGCACGACCTCGGTTTTCCACCTCGCCACGCTGGTGGACGTGATTAGGCAGCGGTTCCTCCGAGAGCGGTTTGACTTTCTCAACAAGAGGATAACCCGGCCTTCCTACTCAGTGACGTGTACCGGCGTGATTCAGAGGCTGGGTTGGTGTCTTAAGGAGGATATTCACGCGGGAGTGATAGCTCACAAAGAGGCCAAGCTCCCGGTGATGCGCCTGAGCCAGTTTCATGTGGAGATTGGACCCCTTCACGAATTTGTTTAGCGGGTGCGGGCATGTCTTCTCTGAACCACGGTTGGGCCGTCGGTAAGGGATACGATTTCGCGCTGTGGGAGGCCGAGATGGACCACAAGCTCATTCAGATCGGCGACGGGATGAGGTCCATCATCGTTCACACGTGTTCCGGCGTTCGGCGCACGGGGTTGGGTTCTGGGACGCAGCAGCAAGGCGAAGGCGGTGAGGGCTCAGGCTCCCCGTCGTCATCGCCGTCGCCGCCCGCGGAGTCCGGCGGGTTGCCGGCGGTGCCCGAGGAGGACGTGACTTTGCAGCGTGCTTCGAGCACGCCGCCCGTTCGACGTGACGGTCCTAGTGACCGCACGCGAAAGTGCCTGTGCCACGGCAGGCGCGGCCCGCGGCGTTTTTGCCGCTCGCGCCAAACGTCCGTGAGCGTGTACGATGTGGAGGGCGTCCTGCGCGAGATCGAGGATGCCGTGAAGCGGCAGGAGTCGTTCAGCCCGGTGGCGCTCTACGAGGTGATTGTGAAGTACGGGTGCAGTCTGGTGAAATTCCGGCCGCGTCTGGATCTGCTCCTCGGGCGCTACTATCATGAGACCAACCGGGGCCGCGAGCACGAGACGGTGGACGTGTACTGCGACTCGGAGGCGGTGGAGGACGAGGTGGCTCGCTTTTTCTGCTACCATCGGGACTATCTCGCGACCACCTTCGATATTGTCGAGAAAATCGTCAAGGGCCTCGGCTGCAGGGGGCTGGTTTCGGCCATCATCACCCTGGACCAGATCGCGGTGCAGCTGGGAGGGAAGGAGGAGGCGGTGGCCGGCATCTGCCTGCGTATCGTCGTCTACCTAGTGTCGCTGTTTCAACGTAGTCCGTTCCGCGACATCTACCTTCACCTCTTCCGCGTGGAGGGTGAGATGGGCCTGTTTGAGCGGCTCCTCCGGCGGATTCAGGACGGCGACCTGTCCCTGTCCGTTTTAGCGTCTGCCGTGGCGGGGCTTGTGGGCTCGCCGGGCTGCGACGCCGTCCTGGCCTCGGACCGCGTGGAGGAGAGCGACTGGCACACCGTCCAGCGTTTGACGCAGTCCCTGGCCCAGCGCGTCTCGGTGTCCATCAACGTTACGCGGATGGAGTCGGACGCCATCAACCTCATCCGCTGCCTGTCCGCCCAGCGCGACCTGGCCTGTGGCCGGGAACCCATCAAGCCCACGGTCTGCATCTACTTCGACGCCTGGGACATCGCCTGTGCGGAGATTCTGGACTACGTCGTGAGGGGCGACTGCACGGGGTTGCACTTTATCATCAACATCCCCGACGTGATCATGAAACGCCGTGTCGCCGGCGGCGACGAGTTCGCGCTGTTCGGTCGCGGCGTGTCGCGGAGGCTCAGTCGGCTGGGCAACGAGGCGGTGTTTGAGAAGGAGTACCGGCGTCTGGAGCAGTGCACGCGCCACTTGACGGCGTGCATGCGGATCTTCTTCGACAAGCTCAACACCTGCCTCATCCTGGGGCACATGGGGGTGGTTTTCTGCCACAATGTGGTTCGCTACTCCGTCATGGACTACAACGTGGGCATTCCCGCCTGCCTGGGGCCCGACCTGGCCTCGTGCAACTTCACCAACCACCACCTGCCCGTGCAGCGTGTGTGCGTGAACCTCTCCAAGTGCGTGCACGTCTGCGCACAGAGCCGCGTGTCGCAGCGCTCGTACGAGGACGTGTTCGTGGGGAACAATGACCGGTGTTTTAACTTTCAGATGCTGCGCGAGGCGGTGCGGGACGCCGTGATTGTGGCCAACGCTCGACTGGATGCGCTGTGGGCGACCAGCGACAGCGAAACTCGGAACGCGCTCGATAAGTTGCGCGGTCTGAGTATCGGTGTGGTGGGTTTGCAGACCACTCTGTCGCTGATGGGCATGACTCTGTACGAGAACATGGAATTCGCCGAGCGCATCTTCGAGAACATGTACTATCACGCCCTGCGGGCCAGCGCGGACTTGTGCGTGGCGGGGTTGGCGCGGTTTGAGTGGTTTGCGCGTACCGTGTACAGTCGGGGCAGGTTCATCTATGACAAGTACTCGGAGTACAGGTTAACCATCCCCGGCGAGGACTGGGCCTCGCTGAGGCAGGACATTCTGGAGTACGGGCTCAGAAACGGGCAGTTTTTGGCCCTCGGGCCCGACGAGGACGTGGCTCAGCTGCTTAACGTGAGCCCGTCCGTCTGGGCCGCTTCGGGCAACGTGTATGAGGTTAAGACGCCGTTGCACGACCTGCCCTCGGACGAGTCGCTGCGGATTCCCCGAGCGGACAGGTACTTTCTGCGGATGCCCGTGGTTAATCGGGCCATGCTCAAGTACTCCGACGAGGAAGTGGAGAAGATTATGGTCCACGACCAGTCTGTGGTGGAGAAAAAGGAGTACGAGCCCTTCGTGAACCCTGTCACCAAGCTCGAACACCACGTCCTTTGCATGTGCTATCGGGGTGTCTGTAAATTTGTCGATCAGTGTATCGCCCTGCCTATCGTGAGAAATTATTCGCTCCCGATTACCGCCCCGCTGGACAGGCTATGTGAAATGTATTACTTCGGCATGAAGGTCGGAGTATATAAGTGCTGTAAGTGAGGGCTAACTCGGTGTGTGGGTCTGCGGACTCCTGTATTAAACTCTGAGTACCTCCGAGGACTGAGTCGCGTTTCTGTCTGACGTGTTATTTTTTCGGGCGCCTCCAGGCGGCTTATAAAAATCGCAGCCGCTCGCGCTCGCAGTCATTCGCGCGGCGCTTGTTGGAGGTGGAGGTTGGGCCGGCCGGTGGCTCTCGAAAGCCAGAGCACTTTGGGGATTCCCTTCTCGCTTTTGCCAGGCATGGAGCGAAAAATGCGCACTTCGGAGCCTCCGACCCTGGCTCTGAGGCTCAAACCGTACAAAACCGCGATCCAGCAGCTGCGGTCGATCATCCGCACGCTCAAAGAGAACACCACGGTTAGCTTTTTGCCCACGCCCGCACTGGTCTTGCAGACCGTGCGCAGCTACTGCGTGGCCAAGATCACGTTTAACAGCTCTTGCCTGTACATTACCGATAAGTCGTTCCAAGCCAAGACGATAAACAACGTCACGCCGTTACTCGGCAACTTTATGTATCTCACGTCGAGCAAGGACCTCACCAAGTTCTACATCCAGGACATGAGCGATCTGTCCGCTAGGATTTGCATGTGCGCCCCCGATTTTAACATGGAATTCAGTTCTGCCTGCGTGCACGGGCAGGACATCATCCGAGAGAGCGAAAACTCCGCGGTCCATGTCGATTTTGACTACAACGTGGTCTCCGACCTCATTAAGTGGCTAGCGCCGCACACCAAAGCTAAGCGAAACGTGAAAAAGGGCCCCACGCCGGCCGGGACGGTGCAGGTTTTGGTGCACGCCAGTCCCCCCGCGCTGAAATACGTCCTGGGGAGCGGTAACGAGCTAGAATTTACCGCCAACAACCGGGTGTGCTTTCACGGGGTGAAAAATATCCGCCTCAGTGTGCAAATTAAAAACCTGTACCAGGCGCTGATGAACTGCGCCGTCACTAAGCTGCCCTGTACACTGCGCGTGATGACCGAGCACGACGTTCTGCTGTACGTGGCCAGCAAGAACTCGCTGTTCTGTGTGGAAAACTTCCTCACCGAGGAGCCGTTCCAGCGGAACGATCTCGGCAATTTCGAGAAGAACTACAAGCGGCAGATCACCAACAACGTGTCCTCCATGCACGAAGATGGCATGGACACGGACACGACCGTGGAATCCGCCCCGTCGTCCAAAAAGCACGAGCGGCAGTCCCGCAAAGCGTCCATGGATCAGGAGCACGGCTCCAAGGAGAAGTATGACCAGCACAAGATTACCAATTACATGACGTCCAAGGGCGGCAGCGCGGGGCCCAGCGAACGCGGCCCGGGGTACTTTGGCGACGCCAAGGAGGAGAGCGAAAGCGACGAGTCGGTGACCTTCGAGTTCGTCCCCAGCGCCAAGAAGCAGAAGTGCACCTAGAGAAAAAAGGGGAGAGAGCGAGACAAATGCCGCGGCGGGACGGCCCTTCTCGTGTCGAGGAGGGAGTCATTGTGTTAAACCTCTCCTGGGATTCCGTGGAGAAATCTCCGTTACGTTGAACGGAGTCTTACCCCGAGTAGATGGTAGTGAAGCGAACCTCAATTTCAGGACGTTTACAGGTTTCTGCCAGTATCTCACGTCATGACGGCGAGCCAACCAGCCGTGGACAGCGTCACGCGCCAACACGGTCCATGACAAAAAAGTCAGATTCCGATGGTTAGCAGGCAGATCGGGGCGCGCCGGGCTTGGATCCCAGCCATGGAGGCGCCGTTGGACAAGGAAGAGCCCATGGCGGTGAGCTGCGACCTCGTCGACATGACCTACAGAGCCTCGGTGGACAGCGGGGCCCCCAAAAACCTTCTGTCCCTCGTACGGATTCGACACGGTACGAAGTTGCTCCTGCCCTGGCCCGTCGGGTGGCACTTCACTTATTACGATTTTCGCAGAAAAGGCGGCCCGCACAGTCTAAGTATTAAAGGAATCTTTAAGAACTACCTGTGCTGCGACAAATTCGCGGTTCCCGTGGGCATCGTCGGCTCCGAGGGAGGCGTGAACTCCTTCGCGCTGGTTGTCGTCATCGGGGAGAAAGGCCGTTGCTACGTGTACAGCTACCTCGAGGATGCTATATATCTGGTTAGCCGTCAGGGCTTTAAGCACCTCTTTGAGGTCGGGCTCTACAACTTGCCCCCGCTGAGGGACGAGTTCAGCCCCAGTGTCGCGCTCGCCAACGGTTCGCTGAGTGAGTTCGTGGCCGCCACGGACCTGCTCAGCTGCTGGCGCCTCTGCCGCCAGCACGAGGGCCGCGTCTACGCTTGGAGCTGCGACGCCCACTCGGTCAGCCTCACCGTGTGCGGTGATCATGTGCTGGAGAATCGCGCGCTACATAACGAGTGGCTGCAGGCGACCGGCTCGGTGAACCTCATCAACGTCTTCGAGGCCACCGCGTGGGTGGACCGTGCATGGCTCCGAATTCCCATCCTCGTCAACGAATCAGGAGCGGTGTTCGGCGTTGATGTGGATAACCACCGCACGTATTTCTTGGCGCGAGACCTGGAGACCTTTTTCAAAGTAGCTTTTCTGCGGTTTCGAAACACGTACCGATATACCAACGGTTGCTTTGAGAGAGGAGCGGGAACGGCGTCCGCGAGTGCCAGCGTGCCCGCCGCCTTTGCGCCCACCGACTGTCCCCGGGAGGTGTTTTGCCGCCGGAAGAAAAAGACTCTGCTGCGCTCGTGGCTGCTTCGGCGGGGGTCGCTGTGATCCATCGACCTAGCCACCCGTGTACCCATTATCTTTTCTCTGTCTTTCCACCATCATCTGTTTACCCGCCCGTGCACTTACTCGTCGGTCGTGATGCCGTTGTCGCCCTCACCGCCGCCGGAGTACCGTACCGTGGTTGGCGATGGCCCGCAGAACCCTGGGGGCTCTGGGGGCTCCGGGCCCGGGTCGAACAGGAATACCAGGCCCACCAGACACCCCCGAGATCCCCGCGATCCCTGGGTGCCCCGCCGTCCTCGCGATCCGGACTCGCCCCCCAGCTACGAAGAGGCCATGTCTATGCCCCGCGTGGACGGAATTCCTTTGCCCCCACCACCATCGACCACGGGCTTTCCACCGCCTTACGAGGAGCCGTGTCAACCCACCGTGTTGGAGATGGAACTGATAGCGGGTCCCGCCGGGAGCTCCCGCTCGTCAACTAACAGTGCGGCGGATAGCCTTTTGCTCTCCGACGAGTTCTACAGCGGAGTGAGGTGGACTATTGTGCTCTTTGTGGTGGCCGTCATCGGCCTGATCTTCATCGCCGTCGTGTTGGGTGTCGTGATTAGTCGCGGCAAAGGCAGCTAAACGCTTTCCCCACGCTTGACAATAAAAAATGTATATTTTAGACCCGGTTTTTGGTGTTCAGTGTGATCTTTGGGAGGGTGTGTGATTGATCTGTCTGTTTACAAAAAGCCCCATGGGCCAGGATGGGTGGTCACAATGACACGTTCACCGGTGCGGTGAACGAGTGCGACTGGCTAGTGGGGGTGGGGATCTTCATGGCGGGAGGCTTCATCGCGGCGTTCGGGATTATCACCAAAATCATGCTGGCTCGCAGAAAAGCGCGGGCGATGGTGCGTTCCGGTTCCGAAGAGGTGGTCTACGAGCGCCTGTCCTTGGAGGAAGACACCGAGCTATAGCTCGGGCAAGGCGATATCGCGATTCCGTATCACGCCTCTATCACGATGATGAGCACCGAATCGTGGCACCGGTGCCGTTTCTCGTTGGCGGAGCGGCGGGGAAACTCGTGAACCAGCTCGTGTAGCGTGTCCATGACGAGTTGGTACACCAGGAGGGCAATGAGATCCAGGGTAAAGACCGCAACGGTGGTCAATATCGCGACAAAGAGGACAAAGTGATAAATGGAAGTGAACTTAAAAAACGCGGCCGCGATGGTCGTGCAACCGGCAACAATCGCCACCAGGCCCAGCCACATCTCTGCCTCTGGACGGTTTGGCTGCGGTCCGAGCGCGGAGTGGCGCGAGGCTGGGCGATGGTGGCGAACGACCTGGATTTCGCAAAAATTTGGGTGTACGCGACTAAATAGTGTTGGCGTGTCTTTTTTCCGTGGCGGTGTAACGTCATTCCGGTCACAGCCGGTAGGGCTTTCTGTATAAAACATCCAGAGGTGGCTGGATTGCCAGTGTCTAGCTATAGACATCGCCGTGTGTTTGGAGCCTGATGCACGGCGTGGTGGTGTTTTTAGTCATGGCTCCGAGAACGCTGCTGCTGATCGTCTCTTGCCTGGTCTGCGGTCTGATGGCCTCGCATGAATGGAGGTGCGTTCAGAGTACATCTGGGTTCAGGGCTGAGAATATCCCCTCGAAATGTGAGCAGTATCGCTACAATCAAACGTATCTGCTTAGCAACGAGACCACGCCGGTGCGGTTGCACGCCAAATGTTGCTCCAACGACAGCCATCATGTCCATCAGCCGCCGTCGAAGTGTGTATTCGTCGTTGACGTGTACAGGGAGAACTGCACGGATTGCAACGTTACGGGACGCGTGACATTCGCACCCGACTGCATCAACCGTAGGATGCTGTTTGGACACAGCGATCCGCTATTGACTCTGTTGATGTACGGGAATACCAGCCGCCCTGACAGCTTCGATTCCATGGATTACACCAGAGTCACCAGGGAGAACCGGAACTTTACCGTTCTCCTCGCCGGGCTTCGGCAGCGAGATCTCTATGCCATAGGGAATGCCTCCGACCAGGCTGGAACCGCCGGCAGATTGATCATGGATTTGTTCGAAGCTGATAATTTTCAGTACTTATTGCCAAACGAAGTGCTGTTCCTGAATGTTCTGGGTGTCATTGCATTGACTTTGTGCTGCAAATTCCTCTACGGCTCATCGTCGCCGACGCCATAATGGACCCTAAATCTGTTATTTGATCCTTGTAGATATCCCCCCTTGGACACCCAGTTCATTAAAAAACCCGTTTTATTTGATAGTTGCGTGTCGGTGTTCTGTGTTCGCGACCGGAGGGGGGGATGGGGAGGGAGATCGCCAACGGTTTCTCAATACGGGCGGGCGGACCGTGGAAAATGCATGTTCACCGTGGTGGCGCAAAGCGCGTGACGTAGAATGTGGAGCAATACCCGCCAGAAGCATATATAACTGCTCCGTCGTTCCACTCGCCCTCAGACGCTGAGCGGCGATCTGACAACGGCTAAACCCGCTGGCATGGGCTGGTCCGTGAAACCCATCGATGTGCTCGGTGTGGCGGGCTTTGCGTTGTTCTGCTACGCGAGCTACATGTGGATCGACTGGAAAAAGAGGCAGGATCCCTTCCCCTGGCTAACGAAATTCAAGCGGGAGCTCGAGCGGAGGCGGCGACGCGCCATTGCGGTGGACTTTGAGAACAATCACGACGACGAGCCTGTGACGTACGTCAACGTCAATTCCCCCCAGGCCCAGGAGCTTATCAGTCAGGCCACTGAGGCTCTCATGTCCGGATTGCGACCCTTGGTTGACTGCCGCGCGGAACGCTAGAGCGGTAAGCCATGGATTGCGAGTCGCACGAGTGGTTGCAGGGCTCGTGTGCTAACATTGGGAGGCTGATTCAGGCTTCTATCTTGGGTAAAACCGCACTCAATGCGCAGATTAGGAGGCTGATGAAGGCCAAGGCCGTACTGCGGCACGATTCGGGGCTGTTGGTTTCCATCTGTGATATCACGTACGACCTGCTTATCCTGGACCACGTCAAGAAGGCTTGGTTGGAACGAAGCTGCGCCTCGATCATCGGTCAGGAACTGATTGTTTTCGGGGTGGCAGAGGAATGGGAAACCGCCTCGAGGTACCCAAGCCGCCAGGTGGTCTTTCTCATCACCCCCAAGTGGGACGTGTTTGTCTACCAAGGCGGCATTCTTTTCTACCTGGCCCCGACCATGTCTGACTTTTGGCACTGCGCTATCGTGATGGAATACTGGAACGCCGTGTTCCCCAAGCCGCTGTACGTTCACGTTAGACCGTACTGCCACAGTATGGATGACCTGCTTAAGGTCTATCACGCATACGACCTGGAGAGACAAGTGATGGCGGCGAGAAATGAAAAATGTACCAGGACTGGTAGGAAAACCTTTGCCAAGAGCGTTAACGGGGTGATTAGATCCCTGCTGGAGTCGTACCGGAGCATCGAGGTTGGAAAGATACCCAGCCTGTTCGTGGAGCGCGGCTCACTGTACGAAAACGCCAACATCCAGTTCTTTACTCACTACCTGATGACTAAGTCAAAGCCCCCCGAAGACGAAACGCACACGGAGGACGGCACTACCGGGCCGGAATTGCCGGAACAGCCCTGTTGTTCTAGCACCCTGAGCGATACGGTGCGCGGGGCGGTGGGCTCATGCGAACCTGAACAGGAACCTATGATGTGCTAATGTCCATGTATCTGTTTCATCGTTTTAGGTGTGTGTTCCGACGACGGCGCCGGCTCTACGAGACGACTGTGCCAACGAGTAAAGAGCTGTGTCCCTGCGTGTGCTGCCATCACCATCCCCGTCCCAGTCCCCCGCTCCCTAAGATTTTCAATAAAGACTGTTATGTTCTGACAAAACTGGCTCCGGTGTTGAGAAAAAAGCGCGCGGCATCATGTCTCTTTCTCTCGGCCGTTGGGGTGTGGAGGTAACCCTTAACTTCAACGCTACGTGGTACGGGGGCTTTGGAGGGGAACCACGTAACGTGGGGACGGTGTAGAGTCGCTTGTGTGTATGTGCTTACAGGGCATGTATCTCCTGAGTACCCTCGCGACGGTGGGGACCCTCCTGTCACTGGACTGTGAGTTTCGGACCTGTGTGCAAGAAAGAGAACGCATCACCACCTCGGGTTGTTATCTGGATTGTGTTTTTAATGAGACTTTGATATTCAGGGGTCCGTGTGATCGGGCTGTGAAAACCATGCGTTTGAACATGACATTCCCGAAACCACGTCGGCTTCTACAGGGCACCGTTCTGAACGCCGGTTTACGCTACTATCTGGAAGGTCACGTTCTGCTACATCTTGAGGCAAGTTTAAATCTCACTCAACGTTTACCGGGACGTAAGACGGTACTTGTCGGCCATTTCGTGTCTAGCAAGGATAGCAGCGGAACGGTGAACGGTACTTTTAGCTTGAATCTGCAGGGACTCACCGTGTACAATTTTAGCAGTGTGGTGAACCGTACCTACAATTCTGGAATAGATCGGTGGACTGCGGCTGCCAACAATTCAGACAACTATAGAGTGGAAGCTTTTTTGAACTCGGGAGCGGAGACGGATTTTGAGTTTCTGAAGGACACTGCTCACAGGCTAATCAATAAGAGGATGAAGAGGTTCGCCCATGCCACCGGACAAGGTCACCTCCCGAGGCCGAGCGACGAAGAGGTCTGCAGACTCGTGGCTCTGCCCTCCAACTGGCGCAAAATGTGGACGGAGTGGACCAAGTACACTCCGATTCCGTATATGGAGTGTACCAGGGTCGTTATCGAAACGGTCCTTGCCAAGGACGGAGCGTTGATGAGCATTATCGGACTCTGCATCATTGGCAGTGGGATGTCCCTCATGATTGCCCTCTTTTGCCTGGTGGTGTCGTGGAGGCGGCATGATATCATTAGGGATCTCCGCAAAAAACGGGCCGACGAGTCCCCAATCTTCTTTACGAAAGCGTCAGGTGACGTGTGATCGCTTGCATCACGCTGGTTTTGTATATAACGTTGGCGACGGTGCCTGCTAGTCTTAGATTGAAGAACGCTTAGCAGCCGAGCCAGGATGGCAGCCATTGAAGTGCTTAGACATGTGGCCAGCCTCCACCACGACTTCTCCGCTCTGGACAGTTTTCTGGAGAGCGAGAGCGGCCTGCGGCTCCCCCTGGAGTGGCCGCCGGAATGCTTTATCCAACTGCGCAGCCTCGCCGGCCTGGGCTACTTCGAACACAAGTATGACGCTGTGTGCAACAAGGGTGAGTATTCGCCGTAACGCGGGTTGACCGCCCGTCACACCGTAGCGTTACACGTTGCGGCATGCTTGACAGACACGCGTTTCTCTCTCCTTAGGCCGTTACGTGTGCTGCAAGGAGAAGATGCATCCGTTCGGCTTCGTCTGCCATTGTGCCAGGCAATGGAGATACCGTTACGTTCTTCTCCTGGGGGCCTCGGGCAGCATCTACTGCTACGACGACGAGGAGCAGTGCGTGTACATGGTGGCCCGCAGCGTGGAGGTTCTCTGCTCGCGGGGACTACGGAACGTGGATTCCTTCTACGCTTACACCGACCTGGTCCCGCCCGGCATCGAGTGCGATGAGCACATCGAGCAGATCATCGAGGTTCAAGATGACCTCCAGTCCATGGCCGAGACGGTGGCGGACATCGGCTGCCGCGTGTACCCCATCATCGAACCGGCGGGTATCGACACACACTTCGCCATCTACACCACCGGCGGCTTGTTGTACAAGACCTTCACTGACAACTCGGTTCGCAACGAGGCGTTGTACGTTCACGTCATGGGCAAGGCCACCACGCAGATCGCGTGTCTGTGCGACGTGGTGGGTGTCCTGGGCTGCATGTCCGTGGAAAACGTGTTCCTGGCCAGGATCTTTGTGCTCGTCGACAGTTTCGGCGTGGTGTACGGCTACAATGACACGTTCTGCCGGGTGTCGCGCCTGGCCGACAACTTCGAGATGTTCATCCGAATCCTGGGGAGGAAAGCTCTGCAAAACTACAGATACGACTCGCGGAAAATCAGCGTGATGCGTTTGGAGAAGCCTCCCGTGTGCTTTCACACCGTGCACGATGTGCTTCCGGAGCCGCAGTGGGACGCCGTGGATAATCCTTTTGAGCCCGACCGCGAGGAGCTCTGCGAAGCCGACCGCTTCAGCGCGTTCCTGTCGTCCAAACGGCTCATGGAGGATTACAACAAGCACGAAGCCACCCACGAGCTCAACTGCGTCCTCATCGGGAACGTCACTTCGGGCTGCTTCTGGGCACAGGAGATGAAGGCTCTCACCGAGCTGCCGGTTCACGCCACGTCGCGGACCACCAACCTCTCCGAGGCGCGGCGGTACGTCCTGTCCCTCATCGACCTGTCGTTCGAGGCCCTGTGTACCAAGATGGAGAGCGAGGACTCGGACGAGGAGACCATCACGTCGTTTATCTTCAAGAAGCCGTGCCAGAAGTGCGTCTGCAGGAAGAGATGGCGTTTGTTCAGAGCGGGTCGTAAGGAGCTGTGACCCCCTCCCCCTCCCGGCCCGTATGTGAAAAAACAACAACCCTGGACTGACCGCGCGGGGACCCTTTTGCTGTGTTTTTTGCGTGCACTGTTTTGTTTTCTTACCTGTACTGCCCGCCAAGGCTCCTGTCATAAACTTGTACATAAACACCGTGTATTCTCAAAACTCCGACTCGTGATTTTGCGAACAACGAGGGGCAAGGATGACACGGGGACCTGGGGTGGGTTTAAGAGACACGATAGCTTTTATTGAGGGCTTTACAGCTGGCGTATCTGATCAACGAGCTCGTCGCGTGGGTCCGGGCCGCTGTCGGCTTCGGAGTTGGGGTGCAGGGTGTCGGGTCCGCTGTTTGATGTGTGGGCCGGACCCCGAGGTAGTCGCAGTCGCCGTCTCCCCGTCCGCAGTCTGGCAGCGGAGTACGGGGCAAAGGCGGCCACCGAGATGTAGCGTCGTTGCCGCGGCGCCTGTTCCAGCAGGCTCTCTCGGGAGGAGGAAGAGGTAGACGCGGTGGAAGAGGTAGAGGACGACGAAGGCGCGTCACGGCGCTGGACGTCGGCGAAGAGGTCCACAAACTCCTCGGTCACCACGTTGTGGCCGCGCGGCGTCTTCTCCGCTATTTCGGAGAGGTTCCTGGAGGTAGTGCCCGTCTGCCGGGAGCCTCCCTCCAGCATCAGGCTGTAAATGTTCTTAACCGGGTGAGCGCGCGTGCTCACCCGACCCGAATCTAGCAGGTAAACGTTATACATCACGTCCCGGCGCACAAAGTTGCGCTTTTTCAAAAATCCCGCCAAGTCGGAAGGAACTTTAAACAGTTCGGGAACGCCGTACGGATTTTTAGTGATATAAATAGTCTCTCCGCGCTCGGGGGTGGGGTCCACATCGAAGGCCACGTCTTCGGACGACGAGCTGTCGCCTGAGGATTCCTCGTCCCCTCGGTGCGGCCCCACCGCCCGCTGGAGGTACGAGATGAGGTTGAAGGCGCAAAAGCGCATGAACTTGGGCACGGCGTAGATGCCCGTGTGGTACACGGCCTGCAGAAAGTCCAGGAGGGTTCCCAGCATGTTCTGGTACGCCAGCATGCGAGGATCGCTCTGCGTTAGTCGCATGCTGGCCATCACGTTCAGGAACGCGTCCTTGACTTCCGGGGCCTGCGTGTACACAAAGTACGCATCGTCCACGAGCTCGTTGCACTTGGCCCAGATCCAGGAGCGCAGCTGCTGCAGCTCCAGCTTGTGCCTCACGCAGAGATGGGCCATGGACACGGCAAACGACATGTCGTCCAGGATCGTGGCCGCGGTGCGCGGCCTCTGGTCCATGATCAGCGAGCGCATCGGTGCGTGCGTCTTGCGCGTGATGTCGCCCAGGTTCTCCGAGTACAGGCTCACGCCCCGGGACGTCAGGAACCTGGGCGGCACGTACAGGAGGTTGTACGCCGTCAGGGTCCCGTAGCGCGCCCTGGTGTCTTCGCTGGGTGACAGGTCGGCGGCCTCGCGGAGCTGGTTCAGCTGCGACAGGCACTGCGTCATGGTCCCAAAAGTCACGTCGGGTGTTTCCAGGCAGTCGATGATTTCGTTGGCGTTGACGGCCACGGGCAGTCGGCGGCACAGCTTCTGGAAGCTGCGGACCAGCCGATGCTTCGTGGCCCCGGAGTACATCTCGTGGAACCGGGCCTTGGTTTCCTGAAGAATGCCGTAGCTGTTGTGGTAGTGGTTGGCCATGATGGCGATCTCCACGATCGGCGTGGCCAGCAGCTTCACCCGCATGTACGTGGGTTTCAGCTGAAAGTCCACCATGGTTTCCAGGAGGTGTGTGGGGATTGGCATTCCGTAGCATAGGATGCCGACATAACCGCCCGAGCCCACGGTCACCAGGTCCTTGAGCAAGTGCCGGTGAGTGTCTGTGAACAGATCGGCGCGGAAATTCAGACTCTCGTCTACGGGGAGGGAGGGAAAGGAGTAGGGGTTGGGGGGTCTCGGCATCGCCATGCTGGAAATAAAACCCCAGACTCTTACTTTTGGTTTCATTTTTTATTCACACTTTAAATACACAGCGGGCGGGAATCGCGGGGAGTTCAAGTTGCGATCACCGGCGGGTCAAAACACTCGGGCGCGTCTTTGTTCTCGGGCAGGGCGGGCTGACACACGTCCGTTTTGCCCATATAAAACAGCAGCTTGTGCGCCTCGTTCTGATACGGCGACTCGAAGGCCGAGTCGACGCTGATCCCTGAGTCCTGGAGGAGAACCATGAAACACGACTCCAGATAGTTCTTCAGCTTGCTCAGCAGGCGGATGGAGCGCGCCCACATGTGCGGGGTCTGGTGCAGCAGTCCGATGAGCACGGTGCACAGCTCCCGGTGGCGCTCGTTGTCCACCGTGGTCACGAAGCGCTGGATGTAGGCGCCCAGGTCGGACTTCTCGCCACACCTCTTGCTGAGCTCCTCTCTGGAGTACCACAGCGCCCTCTCGTTCTTTTCGCAGTAATGGCGCATCTGGGCCACGAACACCAGCTGGTTGAAGAACGTGCAGATGGCATTGAGGGTGTTCTGGATGTGGTTCTGGTCGGGGGAGTCCACGCGCCGCAGGCGGCACCGCACGTTGCCCACCGCCGCCTGGATGTCGGCCGTCTCCAGCGACAGGTCCGAGCGCTTGAGCTGCGTGATGGCTTGCGTGAGCCGCCGGTGGTCCTTGTCAGTGCAGAAGAGATACAGGTTTCCGTTGCGGCGCGCGCAGAGCGTGTGCTGCGGCAGCTGCTGGATGAGATACTTTTTCTTGGCCTCGGCTCGCAGGATGCTGCGGTACGCCCTGGAAATGGACGAGCTGAGTGTGTTGGGAACCCCGTCGGCCGGGGTGGTCTGCGAGTCGTCGTTGGAGAAGTCCCTGGTTGTGATTACGATGTCCATCGCCGTTTATCGTACCGTTGATTCAGATTGAGTCTGAGTTTTTCCTGAGGTCGATGTGGAATCTCGCCGCACCGGCGTTTCAATTATAACGCTGGATGCCACTCCTACCGCCCGCGGATTGGTCGCGCGACGGTGGATTGGGGGTGCGCGCTGTTTGTTCTGGCTGCGGTTCAGCGACACTGCCGCTTTATTGCGGCCGGCCGGGAAGGCCTTGTGGCGCCAACGCCTGACGAGGGAGTTTTTGGCTCGGTTTGGGCGGCGGGATGGGCGGCACCCAGGAGACGCTCGGTGTCTTGGACGGGTTTGACCGCGGCAGCGTGCGGACGCTTTCTTCGTCTGGGCTCTGCGGTGCGGTCTTTTTGGGGAAGGTGCCGGTCGGTGACGTGTTTCCTTCGCGGTTTGGCGATCGGAGGGTGGAGACCGCAGGGTCCGACACCAGCGGCGAGACGGACGGTCTGCGGCTGGAGGTGTTATTCTGCTGTTTGGCCATGGAATTCTGCCGGGATCGCAGGAAGGCGCGACGGTCAAACAGTTGTCCTCGGAAGCACTGCTTGAGCTTCTCCAGGAAATTGTTGCCGAGGAACGCGTACAGGATGGGGTTGATGAGGCAGTGAAAGTTGGGCACCAGCTTGGTGAGGGTGTTGATGGCCTTTCTGCGGTTGAGGAGTTGGCAATCTTCCGTGGGCCAGGTCATGAGGGCGGTGATGTCGAAGAGCATGATCATCACGTACGGGGTTTGGATAATGAGGCACGACAGGAGTAGCAGGCTGATGAAGGTGATGGTGCGGTGTCGCTTCTGGTTGGAGACCTTTTTGAGCGTCTTATAGAAAAAAGCGTAGAACCAGGTCATCATGGTGACAGGGGTGATGCCCCAAAGCAGGATGATCATGCTCTTGAGGCCCGCCAGCACCGTGCGGATCTGGCCGTATTGGAAAAACACCACGCAGGTAAACTGGCCGATGCCGAAGCGGTTATCGTGGATAATCAGGGTGGTGTACAGCGCCACCGGGGTCGCGCACATCAGCGAGATGATCCAGGTGCTGCCCAGAATAACGTACGTTCTGGTGTACGAGGACCGCGCGTGCGTCTTTCGGTGGAGGACGCGGTAGCGGTCCGCGGCGATGAGGGCCACGGTGGCGAAGCCCACCGTGCAGCTGGAATAGTAGGCGAGGGCGAAAAACTTGCAGGTGACGATGCTTCCTGTCATGTAACCGCGGTTGCCCAGGACGATGAAGGGTAGTACCATGAGCGTGACCAGGTTGGCCGAGGAGAGGTTGGTCATGTAGAGCGCGGGCGTGGAGTAGCCATAGACCCGGTTGGACAGCATCTGCGTGAGCAGGACGATGCAGTTGAGGGGGGCCCCGACGAGGATGATAACGGTGTTCACCAAGCCCTCGATGGATCTGGCCGTCATCAGCGAGGTGGTGGCGTTGCAGGAGTCATTGATGTGCAGGTAGGATTGCTGATACACCTAGATAAAAAAAGTGGGTTATTTAAAAATGTGTTTGGCTTAACGGTGATTGCGACTCACGTGCGGCTATCGCGACTTACCGCGGTGTTGTTGATAATCTCCAGCACCACTTCCATGCTTGCTGGCACGAGCCGCCGGATGCTGGAGTGATTCTGGGGACGACGGTGGTGGCGATTGCGTGGAAAGATGAGTGACTTGAGATTTATCGGACTTCCTCGACGTAACGTCGTGACGCTGGTGCAGTTTCTAAAGACTCTCAGGCAGCGGGATGACGTTGATTTGGAGCGTCACAAAAAGGTCTTTAAAAAGTCCGGCTACAGGTTTCTGCCCAGGCGCACCGGCTTGTTTAACCAGCTGGTGCTCTGGATGGGTTACTTTCGCGGGCTGCAGAAGTTGAGGCCCGATGTGTCGCAACCGCTGGCGGAGTTCCGTCGTTTGTGTAGCAGCGTTTCCCAATACGCTGTTGGTCACCCCGAAATCGACATGGGGAAAGTGCACGTTAGGGCCGCGGTGGCGACCCTGGAGCGTGAGCAGAAGAACGCCAAGGATCTCGATCAGGAGACCATCAAGTCGGTTTTAGAGGCAGCCACCATGTTGGCGAAAAACGTGGTTTACGGAAAGTGGATTACGGGAGGATATGATTTCGTGAACCTGCGGCGCAGAGACGTGATAGCGATAGAAGAGAATCTTAATCATGCCAAATCTAACTTTTCTAAACTCGAGGGGCTGACAGTCAATTTAGACAGTAGGAGGAATCCCGCTCTAGTAAATGAATGTAATAAACTGACATACGTGGGGAGAACGATGATGACGGTCATGGGGTCCTGGGAGGCGCTGGAGAGTAAGTGTGTGCGTAGGATTAATGAGCTGTGTGCGGCTCTGCGGAGTGAGTTCCGAGGCATTGGCGGCTTTGAGGCTGGTTACCTCGGTAACCTGCTGCGCACCCGGGTGAGAGACGGAGTGTCGTCCAACGATCTGTTGTTGATGCTGATGGAGGATTTCGAGATGTACGAAGATGCGTTTCCTAAGCCCCTGGGTCACGGTGTATTTTCCTTGGGGGCTGGGGTGGCAGAGTCCCAGGCCAAGGCTAAGTACGGGGACGAGTGGGACGAAGACGGGTCAAGGTATCTTCCCGTCTTTCCAAAGCCCCCAGATAGTGGGGATCTGTTGGACCTAAAAGATCCCGCGGTACGTCGTCATGTTTTTGACATCGAGCCTCTGGACGACGAAGAAGGTTTTGGGTACAGTCAGAATAGGCGCCACAGGGATTACACTTGGGATGTGCAGTACGGTGGTGACCAAGACAAACCCAAGAGAAGGGGATCGTCGCCTAAAGGGGCGTCTGGTAGCGTGGAGGACTTGGTTGACAGGTTAGGGGACTTGGATGTGAAGGGCGGTAAGAAACCAATGTTTGTCTTTGAGCCGCCTTCGATTCCCATGCCGTCCACCGTAACGCCTTTTAGTCAGGCCCTTGGATCACCGTCGTCTGACGTTACGGTGTTACATGATGAGCAGGCGAAACGGTCCGCCGGCTCTGGGGATGGTGATCAGGGTGACGACGAAGACGACGAGGTGGCGGAGGAAGAGGTGGAAGAGGAAGAAGAACCAGACGAGGGAGAAGATGAGGAAGATGGGGCAGGCGGCGGGGGTGACGACGGTGCGCCTGCCCCAGCGGCTCCCGTTACGCCGGAAGAGGCCGCGGCTAATATTCAGAAAATTGTGGAGGCAATTAAGGAGGACCAATTATCACCTTGATAATGACTCTATATTGGGGGTGGTGGTATCGGTTAATAGTAGTACGAGGCCAGGAAGTTGATTTCGGGCAGCTTTAGGCTACCCAAATAAAATGATATCTGTTCGTTTTCAAACTGATGTTTAAACACCGTCTTTTCGTTATGCGCGATGAGGTCGCCCGTGGTATCGTTGATCTGATACAGCACGGCGATGGGCGCGCCCTGAGGGATCAGGAGCGTTTTGGACGGGGACCAGAGCGTGATCTTGAGCTCCCCGGTCTTCCAGAGGCGCAGGCCCGTGTAAAACGAGTTGTTGTGAGGCACGTTGGCCACGAGGAAACAGCGTTCCGCCGTTTGGGTGTACGTGATATCCAGCCGCACGGTGTGCTTGGTCTGGGTCGTGAAGTTGATGTCGTACGGGGCGTGCACGATGGCGGTGAAGGGGTCTGGCTCGCTGAGGAACGGGATGTTGAGCACGTCGCCGCTGAAGAAGATGGACGGGTTGCGGTTGAACTGCAGGTCCACGTACCTGCGGCGCATCAGGGTGATGTAGAAGGAGATGGAGCGCGGCATGTTGCGCGCCGTGAGTTTGTCCAGGATCCGGTGGCAATGCGACGTGGACACGGTGCCGATCAGCGTGTGGCTCTTCACGTCGATACACAGGGTATCCACGTTGACGGTGAACGGTAGCCCCATGAACTCGTACTCGATGTTCTTGGACGCCACCCAGGCGTCGCGGGTCGGGTCAAACTCGTGATACCACGGCCCTTTAAACTGCGAGATGTAGTGGACGACCCGTTTTCGGCGTCCCGCCAAGACTCTCTTGGACGTCCAGGAGAGCTGTTTGAGCGTGAACAGCACGCTGTTGTTGTGCCGTATCACGGTGGCTTGCCCAAACGGCGAAATGATCTCATCATCCACCGGCGGGTGCCACGTCGTGGTAACTTCGGTGGCGGCGGCAGTGGCGGCGGGCGATGCGGGGCTGGTGCTGGCGAGTGCACCGTCACGGTGTTTGTCGTCATCTGGCACGACGATGAAGGAAACTGCGTGTTTTGACCAGTGGTAGGGCACCATCGGTATGAGCACCAGCTGCGTCTGGGCGAGGCCGTACCGTTGTTCCGGCGGTAGGGGCTCCGTGTGAATCAGCAGCGACGAGCAGAGGCCGCCCTTGGTAATCAAGGGCTGGCAGACGATACTCGAACCGTTGGTGGAGCACAGTAGGAAAAAGAGCTCCCTGATGAACGATTTGGGGACCATCAGGTTGGTCCAGCTGTTGGGGTGCTCGCTCTGGATGGTTACGGTGGAGCAGGAGAAGAAGATGCAGCCGTGAAGAAACGTGGCCTTATGCAGCACGCTGGAGTCGTTGTTGTACTCCTCGATCACGCCGAACAGATACGATTCGTATGCGCTGAGATAGTACGAGGTATGATGCACGTAGGTGTGCCTGACGCAGCGCCCGATGTTGTCCCTATCCGCCGTCCGCAGCTCATCGATCCAGGCGTGGACGATGCTGGCGTCTGGCAGCACGTACTCGTGCTCAGTCGAGTTGGGGACGGTGGACACTTGCCGCCGCTCAGGCACGTAACGGCGTTTTACCGTGGCTTTGCCGTCGCTGGTTTTCTTCTCGGTCGGGGCCTTTTGGCTGGGGGGCTCCGGCGTTTTGGGGACGTCGACGACCGGCACTTCTTGAAGGGGCTCGGCGCTCTCCGCGGCATTGGGGTCCGTGGCTTCAGTGGCGGTGCTTTCCGCCGAGGCGATTTCCGTGGCGACGGTCTCCCGCGGCTCCGCAGCGTGGCTGCTGCTACTGGTGACGTTCGCCGTCTCGGTGTTGTCGGTGGTGCCGCCGGAAGACTCCGCGATCTCCCCGAGCCGCACCAGGTCCACGGCATTATCCGTGACGTGCGCCGTAACGCTGGTGTCGACGGCGGACGGTGTTTGCGGCACTATCTGGGTCTCGTCCATATCCACGCCTAGCGCGAACAAAAACTCATCGCCGTACAGGGTCTCATCGAACAGTTCAGGAAGTGACGGTTCCATTCGTAAACTATAAAAAGGATGGCGGGTGGCGGTGGCGTTCAAGTACCCGACCTTTTGCTCTCGATGGCGGAATGCGGCAGTGAGGGGACCGAGCAGGCAGACCTGGAAAAAGAGAAGGAGGTTGAGAGTTTGGTAGAATGGGCGAGGTTTTTGCACCTGAGAGTCCAGTGGAATCTGACGCCTAGCGTCTACATGTGTGACTTAAAGAAGTTCCTGCGCTTTTACGACGAGCTCACGCCCGAGCGCCAGCGGCTCTTCGAGTCCGAGGTGGAGATGGTAGAGCGCCGGGCGCGGATTCAGCACATGAAGAACACGCATCGCCGGCGCGCCTCGGCCAGGCTGTCGGTGGGCGGCTGAGCGGCTAGCCGGCGAGCGAGCAGAGACATACAACACGATACCTCTCGCCCTAATTCTACGCAACGGTACGGGCGGCTCCGGGCGCCCAGACGGACCCGGTGAACCGTGAGATCAATAATAAAGAAACCCATGCTTGTACCTTACAAACCCGTGTCACGTTACTCTTTGGCTCGCGGTCGGGCTTCCCAGGTGACGGAAACGTGGGAGGTGGCGGATCTGACATAAAAAGTGGCCGGCACCTGCCATTTATGGAGCAGCAGTGTTAAAAGGCCCGTCGGGTGGTTACCCCTTCAGAGGTTTGGGAACTACATGACGGGTTGCAGCCGCGCTCCGGGTCTCTAGCACCATGAGACGCGCTCGGCGCAAGCGGACTCTGGCGTCACCCACCGTGTTCTCCATCCGAGAACTGCTAGAACTCAGCGACGGGCGGCATGCGGAAGAGCTACACTTTTTCTTGGAAACCTTTGAAGGCTCCTGCGTCTCGCTTGGCTGGCCGCCGCAGAGCATCTACACGGTCTGCGCGTCTCTCATCTCGTGTTCCATGACCGACATTGACCTGGAACACTGCCAGTCCAGCTTCTTTGGCGAGTTCCGTCGCTTGCAGGTGCTGGGGATCGCGTGCCACGCTAACGCGCGTTTCCCGTTGCTCCTGGACGACTACGGAACGGTGTATTGCTACGAGATGAAGGACGACTGCATGTACGCGCTGGCCAACAGCGTGGAGAGTTTTCTGGCCAAGGGCCTGATTAGGTGCGATTCCGTTCACGAAGCCCTCTGCCTCCGCCTCTGTCTCGAGGGCGCGACAGCCGCCTCTCCCCAGGAGCAGAGGCAGGACGTGAACCGCAGGTGCCGGGCCTCGGAACGGGAGAGGTATCTGTACTCCCTGGCGGGCTTTGCTGAGCTGCTCCGGTGTGAGGACGTGATCGCCACGACCGCGTACGTCCAGAGCCACCTCAGCGTTACCATACCTCTAACCTGGCCGGAAAAGCACGTGCTAGTCCTGGCCAACTCTAAGCAGCTCGATCTCACCATGAGCATGTTGCGCAAATTACAAAAATCCACCCCCATCAAGGAGCCCGTCAACGTGCTGGGCTTTGTGGAGGCCATGTCCGCCGCACAGACGTTCTTTCGACACATTAGGCTGTTTCAGGGAGACAGCGGAACGGTGTACGCTGGTTTGCCGCGACACGATAAACTGACGCCCCTGGCCAGGAACCTCAAGGAATTTGTGCGCGTTGGCCTGTCGCCGCTCATCGGCGACTATCGCTACGAGAACATCGGGACCTTTGACCTGACGCGACTGCAGGAAACGTATCCCGACGCCAGGTTACCCCTCAAAAAGAGAAGGTGGGCAACCGCGGGACGGTAGGGGGGTGCGGGACGGTGTCGCCAGTTCACTTTCTACACTGTGCTTTTTTTTGTGTGTGTGTTCTTTCTGCCTTGCCACAGGATACTGATCGGTCACTTCGAGTCGCTGAACTCCCTGTATATTCGAGGGCAGCCCAAGTTCAGCGCCCCGTGGCGGGCTCTGCGCGACGTGTGGACGTTCCGGTGTCGGAAGACCAGGATCTGGAAAGATGGCATGCAGCTCCAGCGTTTCGTGCGTGTGCACGCCGGACGGTGGTTACCATTGGCCTGGCCGCCCATGTATGGGTTCATGATCGGGGACTGCTACCACTTCGGCGCGGTGTTCGACAGAAAAACGTACCGGCGTTTCTCTTGCTTTCGAGACTGCGTCCGTCTCTACTGCATCGGCTTTGTGAGCGCTTACGAGCGCCTCCCGGACGTGAGCGTGTCGCCGCAGGTCATCGTCTCGGAGAACGGCCACGTTTTTGCCTATGCTCCCCAGGAGGACAAGGCTTACCTGTTGGGCTTAACGTTTAACGAGTTCTTCGAGCATGGCCTGGGCGCCATGTACAGCTATTTCGAGCGCCCGTTTGTCGACGAGGCGACTGAGAACCAGTGGTACCGGCACAGCTTCACCAGTATGAGCGAGCTGTCGAACCATCTAGGTGATCGGCGTCAGATGGTGAGGTTCTGTCACCTGAACGCGGGTTGCAAGGTCCGTTTGGGGGGACCCCAGTACTGCGTCTTCACCTTCGGTTCTTGGAACGCGTCCGAGTTGGACGAGCCCAACCTCTTCGTTTTCAACGTTTTGGAGCGTGCGGGCTTTACCGTGGTCGGCTGGCTGGAGCCGTCCTCCAAAGCGGTGTTTCTGGACGGTGAGGGAGCCGTGTACGTGTCCCTGTACGGGATCGTGCTGGTGAAACTGGGGGAGACTCTGAGGGGCTTTATCCGTCACGGTAGTTTCTGGCTCCGGTACCCCCGACGATTCTGCTTCCTCCCCATCGGGTCGACCAGGAGGGCCGTGAGCACGCGGGTGACGGTGTCCTGCGATCTGCAGGAGTACGTCGTTCAGGAGGAGGACGGTAAGGCCGCGGAGGCCGCTGACGCCGCGGCGGAAACCACCACCGCGTGAGCGGCGACCGGGAAACGGTGGTGCCATGTTGGAATCGTGTCGGCAGCTGGCCCGCAAGTGGGGATTCAAAACCTGCATCAGTGACCTCTTGGGCATCGTGCACAGGAGCTCTCGGGACACCTTTCGCGAGACGCTCCTCACTTTCATTCACGGTCACCCTGACGGCTTCGTCCTCATCTACTGGCCGCAAGATGTGGTCTACCTGGTGGGTCCCGAGAAGCTTTTCGGTATCGATTCTTGGCTGGAGGAAACCGTCCAGAGCTTTGAGCTGCTACAACAGCGGGAATGGGTTCTCTTCGGCGGCGTCATCAGGACGGACGACAACTGGTTCCGACACCGAGACGTGTGGGTCCTCTTTACCAGCGCGCACGAACTGCTCACTTTCGATCCCGTCGCCCGCCTGCTCTGGCGGGTAGACGGCTGGCGATACGGCATACTCTACCTCTCCACCATGTCCTGCTTCTACGACATGCGCTTCCACAGCCGCCGTGCCGAGCAGATCTTTGGCATGGTGCCCAGCCGCTCCGAGGGGGCTTTCTTGTGTCGCGATTTTAACTACTACTGGCTCATGGCCTACGTGACCAGGCACGCGGGCTTTGCCTTTAACCCCGCCGACGGCTGCGGCTACGTGGTGGGGACGGCGATGAACCCGGAGGCCGTTCGCGGCGTTTCTCCGACCGTGCTGAGGTGCCTGCGGGAGGCCGGATATGAAGTCATCGGCAGGACGCAGTTATATGAACGAGTGATTCTAGTCGACGTTCACTGCAACGTCTATGCATTGTTGCCAGGATCCTATCTCTTTACTCTCGCCAACACTTTCCGCGGCTTTCTCCGGGCTGGGCTCAAGTTTATGGTGGCGGGGCGACGCTTTTGCTTCACTGCCATCGGTTCTAGCTTCGTGCCGGTGGGAAAGCGGGTGCCTTTTCCTTGCCAGGCTAGGTATTCCTTGCCGGGTGACGACGAGCTCATGAGACATCTCAACCCCGTGCTCCAAAGCACGCGGCACGGGCGGCCCGCTCGGGGTTAGGGAGGGTACAGACCCACAGGCACGCACGCGCCGCCGACACACGCCAAAAAAAACATGACCATGGACGTCACGCTGTTCAACGACCCTCTGGTGCTCTACAGCTACCTCCGGGACAGCGAGGACAAGGACGCCATGTGCGAAAACTTTGTCTCGGACTACCTGGCTCCCTTGCGGAACCGGGACGACGCCTTCAGGGCCGGCTTTTTCACCGCCAGGTTCTACCGGTGCGCAACGCCGTCGTACCGTGACGGTAGTCTCATCATGTCGTCCTACAAGCACCGCGTGATCACCATGCGGAGGAGTGTGATGAAGAACTCCGCGCTGGTCACCGCGCACGGCAGGTACGGGATCCGAGGACTGGCGCTGGAGTGGGACACGGCGGTTTGGGGGATCTTGCGTTCCATTCCCATACCCCCGTCTTCCAACCCGCTGCTCAATAAAAGCGTACGCGGTTTTCGCATTTTTTTAAGTCAGGCTCGATTTCTGCCCAACGTGTCGCGCGTCGCCAAGAGGCTATGTCTGGCCATGGCCACGGCGCAGCACGTCGTCTGGTCGCTGCTCAACTACAAATGCTGCGGCACCATAACGCACTTTCTGCGACAGATGTGCTCCCTCACGGTGGACATCTACGACAAGCTCTACGACACCCTGGCACTGTTCCAGGACGACGACACCAAAATCGCCATCCAGCAGTTCTTCATCAACCGCCTCTGCGAGGGCGCCGGCCTGGACTACCATGGCCACCGGCACGCCGTGTTCTTCAAACTCGAGTTCCGGCGTGCCGCGGAACGGGCCCTGGCGCTGATGTATCGGCAGCTCTGCGGCTGCGAGGAGTGTGGCGGCACCACCGCCGCCTCCAACGCAGGCCCGGACTCCGAGCAGCGGCCCAACGTCCACGCCTGGCCTCGTCTAGAGAGCGTGGCGATCTCGCTCAGCAACTATCCCGATTTGGGGCGCTTTCACCTGCCGGCCCTGCGGCACCTCAAGGCGGCCGAACAGACGCGCCTCCGCGACGCCGTGTCGCGCGACTTGGGCTTTAGCCTGTGGAACCACAATGGCTTTGAGCCACGTTTCCTCCTGCCCCAGGAGCTCCGCGGGACCACCGACAAGAGCTACGTGTTGTTCTTGGTGTCAAATATCGTGTTCAACCTCAAGATCATCTGGATCTTGCGACAGATCGTGCAGCGCGAGTTCGCCGACGCCGTTCAGTTCCTCGCCTTTGATCGCGACATACTCATAGGCTACCTGCATCGTCGACACGCGCTGTTTCAGGAGGGGCTGGTGCAGAGCGAGGCCCACCGGCAGCTCGTGGCCGACTGCCAGCGATATCTCGCCGACCTGCGCGACATAGACTTTGCCAACTTTGAGAGGCGGACTTTTGTGGAGTCGCTCTGCGCGTTCATGGACCTGGCGGAGCAGATTCCCGACTATCGGCAACTCTCGCTGATCGACAAACAGCGCCAGTTCCTGCTGCACAACTTCAGGATACGCTGTTTGTACGAGACGCCCTCGCCGGAGACCAGGCTGGGCGAGAGCCTCTGCTGGTATTACCTGAAACGCGGCGACGTGCCCCTCGGCAAGGAAGCGCTGCTGAAAATCAACACGCGGCTGTCCGACGCCGAGTTGTGCAACGACGCCAACCGCTGCCGGCGGCGAACGTGGCTCGACCTGCCAATCGTGACGGTGCTGCCGGTTAAACGGCACATGCAGATGGCGAGGTACACCAACGTCTACGTTCGCCGTTTTCAGCACGGTGAAGTGGGGGGAGGCGTGTAGGATGTAGGGTGGAGCGTGGGAGGCGGCAGTATGAATACCAGGGGCGGACGCGGACTCCCTAGCCCAGAAATCCTAACATGGAGGGCGCGGGGGAAGAGTGCCCGTTAATCATTAACGGGCAGACGATAGCGGACTTCGTGAAAGAAAACTGCGACAGGTCGTTTGATTTATCATGGCCATCAGGCTTTACTTTATTAGTCGGCACGCTGCAGGACACCATCCTGACCACGCGTGATTATCACTTTTGGCGCGGGTTGCCGCAGATGGAGGGCCGCCTGCAGATCATAGGCACGGTCGGAAGAAGGCAGAGTATGGCCTGGGACCGGAGGATTGCCGGCGTGGCCGGGAGCGGCAGAGTGTATCTCTACGAGATTCACGAGCAGAGCTATGTGGGGCTGGCAGCCGGCAGCCTGAAGGAGCTGTTGAGCGCGGGGATCCGGAGGGACTACTTCAACAACGTCCGCGACGCCATTCAGCAGCGGGCCAGGCAGATGAGCGAGAGGACCACGCGAACCGCCAGGAAGCGACGCGCCGAGTCCTCGCCCTCGTCCTCGCCGTTGCCGTCCACGTCGTCCGGGGTAACCAGCGTCGAGAGAGCTGTGGTGAGACGGCTGCATCTGGAAGGCGAAGAGCTGACGGACAGCATGTTCGTGGAAGGGACGATGTCGTCGTCCCTGCCGTGCTAGAAGCGCTCCGCCGTCACGGCGACCGAGGCGGCAGCAGCGCCAGCGCCGCTACCCTCGTAGCCCGCGCTGGCGCTGGAAGTCGAGCTGGTGGTTTCGAAGCGAGGCTGCTCGCTGACAATAAAGTTCTTAAACGCACTCAGCATGTACGCGTGTTCCATGTCGTTCTCGGGCCGTCGGTGGGAGCCGAACAGCTTCTGCAGCACACCGGCGGGCGGGAAAAAGTACTCCACCGGCGTGTGCGTGTAGCTGGGGAGGTGGGTGAAGTGGGGATAGCACAGGTTGCGGGTGACCAGCTTGCGCGGCTGGAACGGGGCGTCGTAGGGTTCTCGGAGGAGTCTGTCCGACACGATGGACTGTGCCAGACCCTGACCGGCCTCGGTACCCAGGCAACCCTGTCGCAGCGCAAAGCCGATGAAGTCTGGGCACACCAGGGCGTCCAGCTTCTTCACCGCGCGCCAGAACTGGAACATGTCGTGATGGGCGCGATACAGGTACGTCTCGTCCTCGGACATCACACTCTGGTGGATAGAATCGGTCACCTGCAGGTAGCTGTCCCGCAGGTAGCCGGGGAACTGCAGATAGGTTAGGTACGTGAGCAGGGACAGGGCGTGCAGCTGGTGCTTCAGGTAACACATGAGAGCGCGGACGTTACGCTGGAGCGTCATGATCATCAGCTTCGTGGCCGTCAGGAAAGACAGGTCGTTGATGATCGACAGGGGCGACATGCTGGTATCACACAGCAGCTTCACGCTGTCACACGACTCGCGGTTGAGCCTCCTGAGGTTCTCCTCGTACAGGCGCAGGGCGTCTCGCGTCGTGTAGGTGGAGGCGCGAAACAGCACGTTGTGCTTTCGGATCGCGCGGTAGATTTCCGTCTTCCGCGGCGTGTGACCCATGATCCGCTTGCGGAGTTCATCGTCCAGGTACAGGAGGCAGTTGAGCAGCTGCCCCTCGTTGACCTTTTTGCTGGTGAAGAGAAAGTGTATCGCCAAGACCACGGCGCGGTTCTTGTTGGCGTGAATCTGCGGTCCCATCCTTCGCACGGTGGGGCCGTGCACGGTGGCCTCTAACACGCGTTTCATGTGGCGCACCCTGTTCCTGGCCTTGCAGTAGTAGTTCAGCAGGACGGCGAACGTGACCACGGGCCTGGCCAGGGCCTTCTCGCCCGAGGCGGCCGGCACAAACACCGGGTCCACCAGGTGGTTGAGGGCGTACACGGGCATCGGGATGCATTCGTTCACGCGGGCCAGCTGCTGCAGGCTGGCGGTGTGCAGAGACGCCTCGATGAGAGCGATGTCCTCCATGGACATCACGTTGAGGTCGAAATTCAGGTTGCGGTTCACCGGCTCCTGCTCGTAGTCCTCGATGTCGCTAGCGCTAAAGGTAAATTGCATCAGGTCGTCTTCCTCATCCTCGCTGCTAAAGCTGCACGCCTTGGACTCGCGCAGCCGCCGGGAACGCCGGCCTCGGCGGTGATCGGGGGAAGGCTGCCGCCCCGGGTCGGGCACGTCCACGGGGAAGCTCACGGGGGCTGGTTGCAGGAGGCGGCGGTGAGGTTTGGGTGTAGGGCGGCGCTCCACGTTCGACTCGTCGATAATCTCGAACGACGACACGGGGGTGTCGGGACGGGCAACATTAAACGGTTCCCAGTCCCCCAGGCCCCGCTCGACGTCTCGGAACGGAGGGGACCGCGGGGATGTGGGATTTGGGCCCGGTGTGAACACCTCGTCCGAACTGCTACCCCCATCTTCGAGTTGCCTCAGCGACAGACGGCTCGGACGGCGGGCTCGACCGTGGGACATCGCCACGTCAGGGGTCGCAGCGTCTCCCCCGTTATATAGTGGAGGCGCGTCTCGCTGGAGTCTGGTTTGGATTTCGCTAGCACGCGAAGATGCAGACTCTGGCGGTCGCAATGCAGATCGGGCCTGGGTGCCTGGCCGCTTATATGCGGATGCACGAGGGCCGTCAGGTCGCGCTTCGCTGGCCACCGGATTGGAGCCTGGTGCTGAGCGATCTGGCGGATGATCCGGAGTACGGGCCGAGAGATGTGCGGCGCTGGAACGAATATCTCTGCTGCAAGATGGAGTCGCTGCAGTTCATGGGGCGCGCGGGTCGCCTGTCGACCTCTGGCGGGTTTGTCGGCGAGACCCTCGTCCTGCTCATTTCAGAGGAAGGCAGGGTGTTTTGCTACGGCGGTCCACAGGACGACGCCGTGTACTACGTGGCCGAGGATCTCATCGACTTCTCCCAGATCGGTCTCCACCACGTGGAGCGGCTGCATCGCCCCCAGTATCTGCGCAACGGGTACGTGAAGCAGGAGTTTGAGTCATTCATCCGGGCCTGGGCCATGGGTTTTGACGCACTGGCGCGGTTCATCGTCCGCAACCAGGGCCGACACCTCCCCATGTCGTACCCGTACCAGTCGGAGATGCGGCTGTGTAGCCTCAGGTGTTTCGAGGCGTCGGCCTTCAGCGGCACCATGATGCGACTGGCCCGCGCCTACTTTGGCTCGCGCATGATTGGGCTGGGCACGGTTGACATTCAGCGGAAATCGTGCCGCCGCCGCAGCAAGTCGGTCTATTACGACTGGCCCAAGTGCGTTATCCCCATATTCATGATCGATGACGGTCGAATATTTGCCTGCGACCTTTTGCGAGCCGACTACGTGCGACTGGCCGACAACGTGAGCATGTTTATGTGCCTCGGCCTGACCAGGTACTACAGCAACCGCCGGTTTGGTGGCCAGAAGATGGGCTGCCACGACCGGGTGGCAGACTGCCCTAAAGATCTGAAGCACGTCGTTTCTGCGTAACGCTGTCGTCACGGAACCCCATAAAATGGCACAAGGCCAGGAAACGCCGCGCGCGTTGGTGCCAGCTAGTCGCGGGGTTTGGAAGGCTGCCCGACTCTCACGGCCCTCACCGCCCTCACCGCCACCGCCGCTATGGCACCGTGCAGCTGCTTCTGGAGCTTCAGGCCCAAAAAGAGCGTGCAGCTGGCCTGGCCCCGGGGTCGCTTCCTCATGCTGCAGAAGCGATGGCGCTCCGTCAAGGACAACAAGGCCGAGGAGATGCGTCTCTCCGAGTACCTCTGCTGCCCGGAGGAGATCTACTTCCTCGGCAGCATCTGCACCAAGGCTTTCCTGAAGCATGGCGAATCCGAGTGCCCCAGCGAGATCTACGTGGGCCTGAGCGGCCGCGTGTACATGTACATCGACATGCTCTACTCGGACGCCATGATGGTGGTGGCCAACGACCTGGCCGGCTTCCTCAAAAACGGTCTCAGGGGCTGCGCCTTCGTCAACGTGGGTACTACCGGCCTGCCTACGGACTTTAACTGCGTGAGCATGACCACCTGCGAGAACCTGGATGCTTTCTGCGGCTGGCGGAACGGCCACCTAGGCGAGGTGATGAAGCTTGGCGACGGTGCCGCTTTCATGGTGGTCCCCGAGTCTATCATGAACTGGAACGAGCGGCGCCAGTGCAGCGTGGAAACCGGCAGCTTTCGGATGGAGCCCTTTGGCGAGGCCTACCTGCAAGACCACGACGAGGATAGACGCCTGCTTCTGTTTGCGGACGAGTACCTGCGCGTCTACGGCAAAACCGAGGAGTGGACCATCCTCATCGCCAGCGGCATGTTTGAATTTGTAACCCGCGGCTTCTTTCGCTATCGCTATGACGGCATTTTCTACGGAAATAAGAAGATCCGCCGCCTGTCCAGGCCCCCCTCTTGCCCCAACGGAGTGCGGCATATGCGCGCGTCGGTGTCCTCGTCGACTTGAGCCCACGACAACCGTTACGGTGATGATTAATAATGCCACATGTGAAAAATTTATTAATAAAGTGCAATAACCGACTGGTTGTGGCGTGTGGTTTGTGGCTAGTGGTGGCGCGGGTTAACGACAGAGGGACGGAGACAGGTTCTTTATGAAAATATAAAATTTATTGAAGTCAGTTTTTGTAGAAGCGGGTTAGTTTGGCCCCCACTTGGGTTGTACGCGGTCGTGGGTTGGTTTCTGTGGAAGAGATGGACAATCACGGACGTTAGATGACATGACGGTGGTTATAGGTGCGAGAAAGATAAAGGCTATAAGTTATGTTCCTTACCAAGAGATCCGGGCGATGGGTTTGCAGGAACGGTTTCGCGTTACTGCAATCGTACCCCAGAAGGCATAATCTGTAAAATAAATATGAGAAGGGTTAAGTTTTGGGTATATGGATGCCTGCGCTTATGGGGGTTAAGGGAATACAAAAACATCAATATGAGCTGTATGTAATACTCACACGCCGAAAGAGTCGTAGCCGTAAGGGTGCCGCATGCCCGACGGCGTGGTGTGGGGCATGCTTCTGGGATCGTCGCGTGCGGGGGTGGTTTCGTGGTGATCGTGGCCGTCAGCATCCGAATCGTGTTCCTCCAGGCCGGACTCCGCTGTTGTTGTGTTTAGGCGACGGAGAATTTTCATCCATGACGGAACGGTGGAAGGGTCCACGGTAGTGGTTACGATCCGAGCAGGGCCGCTGGTGGGTCCCGAGGTAGCGGTTCCGTTCCCCGTAACGTTGGTGTGCCCCGGGGTAGTAGTGGTTACGTTCCCCGTAGTGCTGGTAGGCTCCGAGGCGTTAGTTTGCCCCGGGGTAATGGTTCCGTTCCCCGTCACGCTGGATGGCTCCGGGGTGGTGTTGAGGGTAGTGGTCGGCTCGGTGGTGGTTGGGATCGGCCTGCCTGCAGCCCGATCCGCCGTCTGGAGGATGAAGACCAGTCCGAGCGTGGCGCAAAGAAGTCCAGGCTTCTGTAGTGTCTTCATCTTGCTGTCGTTGAGAGCGGTGTCAAACGCAGCTCTGCGGAGCTAGAAACAGCGTTGCCTTTTAACGTCTCCTCGGGGGCGGAATAGCGTCAAGGAAACGCGTTTAGGAAGCACGTGCTTGGACACATTTCAAAAATAACGTCACCGGGGTTGGAGCCCGGTGCTGAAACCGCGGTACGGTGTTTCTTTTACTAAACACACGTATCGCGGTTTCAGTATCGCGTGCGATATCTAGCTAAGACGGCGCGGAACGACAAAATAACTCAAACACGGTTGGCGATGCGGATTTTTATTTAACGGGGGAGGCGGGGGTGCGGGTAGGTGCGGAAGTGGTGCGTGCGGTGGAGCCATCCGAGTTGGAGCTTGATGATGGGGGCGACAGTGTGGTTGTTAGCGGTGAGTCCGATGGAGCCCTCGATGATGGTTTTGGCGATGTCGGTGGTGGAGGTGTCGACGAGTCTTTGTCATCATTAGGACCTTTTTCACCATCGCCGGATGATATCTCTTCCAGTATCAGGGTTGCGTGGCTGCAAAACATTCAGATAGCGCATGATCGTGTCGTCTGGCATACAGTCAAGCACACATCTCGGGTGCCGGCTTCGGTTGTATACTCACGTTTCATCGGGCGTACTGTTCTTGGTGGTGAATCCGTTAACCAGGGTGTGTGTTAAGAGGCCAAGGATGGCGGCAAATCGCACGGGGGCCAACATGGTAGCGACGACAGGAGGCGATTGTAAAGGGCTGCGGCAAGATCTTATATACACTTGCTCGGTGTGCAGATTTCATCACACGGGAAGTTTCGAAACACCGTCAAATATTCCGGTGTTTTAAATAGTATAATGTGCTCAATTCGGGGCAGTACGTAGGATTGGCGAACGTTAGTTGTAGGTCTAAATCGGGTTCACTAAAGCCTTCGATGCAGAAGCGCTTCAGCCACTGTGCGGTCTTGGATGGTGAAGGTAGGTAACCGAAGAGTTTCTGAAACCAGTCGCGTAGCACACGGAACGTGAAAAGCTGCATTTTCTTTCTTTACAGGCCCGTTCCGTCGCCGGGATCGCTTCTTCATATAGCTCGACATGGGAGGTGCGCCCGAGGTTAGCGTCGAATCAGCGTGTCGGAATGTTCTCCCCGGAGCCAGGGTGGTGTTTCCAGCTCTCCAGAGGCGTCCGCCAGTTAGGCACCACCGGGTTGTGTTAAGGCGCCCGAGACGGAGATGGCAATTCGAGGGTCGTGATGATGAAGAGATGGTGGAGGGATCCAGGGAACAGCGGAGAGAAGTTATGGTTCAGCAGATGGTGCCAGAAAATGAGGAGCAGAATGGCGTGGGTGGAAACGGTGGTGGATTTTCACCTAGGCGTGTTCCGCATCGCTTCTTTATCGGCCATGAGATGATTGTAGTTTAAAATAAATTTTTGGCAGTGTTTAGCGTCATGTGTTTTTTGTTTCCGTTAAGTGTGGCAGTGTTAACGGCAATTAATTATTACCTAAAAAGGAGTCTAGCTTAAAACCAGAACGATCACAATGTATATATTGGAGCCATAACAGGTATATAAGTAATAATAGCTGTTTCATGGTGACTATTAATCTTTGTTCAGTGTTTCTTCTCTAAAACCTTGCCTACCAGGTGAAGAACAATTATGGTAGAGTTTGGGATACTTCGAATGGTTTTATTGATGTGCGGGGGGGGGGGGTGGCATTTTTGTGGAAAATATGGAGTTTCATTCCCTAATATATTACGGTAGCGCACTTAAATGGAATGCTACACACGTGGCCACGTACACTGAGGTTGGGTATGTAGATGATGTATTATTTGTTTGGTGGAATGGCTCAGTGTTGCATACTCGAGTTAACTGGACGTTTTACGATAGTTATGTGCAAAATAATACGCGTGCCATCAAGGAGTCAGTAACCAATGTAAAATCAAATGTGGATATGGTAAAGGCTTACGCTATAGGTAGTCTGGATACAGCTCATACTTTACAAGTAATGTTTGGTTGCGATGTTAACTTAAATGGATCATTAAAGAGTACCTACTATACCTGGGGCTATAATGGCACGGAATTTTTACGTTTAGGTAAAGATTTAAAAACTTGGACGGCGGTGGTATCAAACGCAAGTACAATTAGTGAGACGTTGAATAAAGAGAATAAAACACATACGTGGTTATCTACGGACTGCGTAACGACACTAAATGACTATGTTTACAATAAAAGTAATTTAGCCACCATTGTAAAGCCTCCCATAATACATATTACCAGTTACAATAGCTCTAGTAACGACAGTGACTCCATAGATTTGCGTTGTTTGGCTAGGGGATTTTATCCATCTGATATTAATATTATGTGGGAAAAGGATGGTGATGAAAAATTGCAAGATACGGAGGTTGGAGAAACAAGGCCTTCAGGGGATGGAACATTTCAAAAGTTGGCAAGCATTACGGTAACGTGCGGAGATGATTACGCATACGTTTGTCGTGTTGTACATGAGAAACGAACGTGGAATTATTCTTTGTTAGACATGATTGAAACCACAGCTGAGATTCAAACGGACACACAAACTGAAATGTATAGGGCTCACGGGGCTGCCGCCGGTGGTGTTGGGTTTGTAATAGTTCTTGGTTTTCTTTTAGGCGGTTTGTCGTTTTGGCGGTTTAAAGGTGGTTTATTCAGTAAGGTGTTTGTAGCCAAGGCGGAATTTAGGTAAGCCGTTTCTTATATAGTTTTATATTTTGTGATGGTGTGGAAGTTCAAAAGTAAAAGGACCATAACTAGTTATTATACAGAGGGCTTTGTAACAGGGTTAACATAGTATTGTCTGAATCAGTTACTATTATGGGGTGTTGTTAGTAACATATGTAAGTTTGCAGATGATTGTTGTGTGCTATTTGTACCTAACTAAGGTTAAAAACGTGGCGATGAATGTACTTGCGCGTGAAGTTATGTTTTAAATATAATAAATTATATCATACCTGCTTTTGCGTATGGGTGTACTCATGTTTGGGGGGCTACTTATACGACGATAACAAACATTTTAAATCAGGGACTTTTTAGTGAGTGTGAAGTTACGTTAATTTTGCGCTTGTGTAAAAATGCTCAGTAGGTTACTATTGGTGTCGGCGTGTGTGTGGGGAGGGGGGGGGGGGGGGGCAGAAATAAGCCATTCTTTAACATATTGTTTTTATGCAGTGTCTGAATATGGTAAACAGGCGCGTTTACGAGTGCTTGGTTATGTTGATGACACACCATTTGTTAAATTTGATAGCAAGGCCACTATTCCGAGAGTGGAATCTATAACGCCTTGGCTGGAATTAGATAATTCGCAGTACTTTGAAAAGAATACTGAAAAGTGCAAGCATCTTGAGCGGAACTTTGGCGTACATTTGAAAATGGCGATGGGTTATTACAATCAAACTGATACAAAACCTCATACGCTTCAGTTATTATTGGAATGTAACATTGGTTTAGATGAAAGATTTTTGAGTGGGCATTTTCAGTATGCGTACGATGCCAAAGATCATATAAGCCTAAACGATAATTTAGATACTTGGGTGGCTGCAAATGTGGCGGCACAGATAACCAAGCGTAAATTTGAAGCTTCTAATCTTCAGCAAAAACTCAAAAAGTATTTGGAAGGTGAGTGTATCGAATGGCTACGTAGATATTTAACCAACGGTAATTTATCAACGTATTTTGTGTCACCAAAGGTGTCTATTACTAAGCATGAAACGCATCAGAACGTTACCTTGAAATGCTGGGCGTGGGATTTTTATCCTGCTAAGATTACGTTAGAGTGGAAGAATGATAATGTTAATGTAACCGATCTCACGGAATTTGTAGAAACCAGACCTTTAGGAAATGGAACGTTTGAAAAATGGATGGCCATCGTAGTACAGCTAGGTGAGGAGTGGAAGTACAGTTGTCACGTACATCATCACGGTGTAACGTTTAACTACACTCTGCCGCAAAGATTTCAAACATCTATAGCTAAGGGGCCTGTTGCCGGTGGCGTGGGAATCGTTATAATTGTATCTGTGCTAGCTGTGGGTGGTTTTACAATGTGGAAGTTTAAAAATAAAAGGTTAAAAACCAATCGGCGTTACGATGAAGTCTTTGTTACCGACGCGGAGTTTGAATAGCAGCTATGATTTTTTTACACAGTTTTTACCTCTTAAAGTATAAAAGCTAACTCTTTATGTGCAATCTGCCATTAACTTATTTTATATTATGGTGCTTAAATATAATTTTTATAAAAATATGAGAGTAATGATAAAGTTTTTGTTGATTTTGTGTGTGGGGGGGGGGGGCGCTTTTAATGAGCAAGGCCAAGGCGGTTAACGATTTGGAGTATTATTGTGTGGTGTTTTTTAAGTGTGGTTTAAAGGATGAAACTTATTATCGTGAAACAGTAAAGATTAACGGGCATATTACTTACAAAGATGGACTAAGAGACTACGCTACGTTTGTCACCGATAACAACTTAAAAGAAAACATAACTCATAGTGTTGTGGAGATTTGTCCAACAAAATTTAAGATCAACATTGTGTGTGATAAACGACACAAGTCTGAGTTACATGAGTTTAGGTTTATGTTTGGTTGTTATGTGTTTCCGAATGGCAGTGTTCGCGGATATTATAAGTATTATATTGTCATTGCTAACCGTGTAGCTTTCGTGTCTGATAATATATCACACTGGATGTTGTTGGACGAAAAGAGTGATATTAGGGTGAAATGGCTTAGACCTAGAACATTGGAGATGGAAAAGAAATGTGCAAATCAGCTGGAAATGTACTTGAAGAAACCTCCCCACATTCACATAGTTTGCGAGCCTGGTTACGATCACGACGTAACGTTAAAATGTTTAGCTTTGGATTTTTACCCCGCTAATATACAACTAACGTGGTATTGGAATGAACTAAATGTAACCCGGCGTGCTTGTGTGTCCGAAACCCGGCCTGATAACAGGTGGACGTTCCAAAAGTATGCTAGTATCGCTGTACACAGAGGAGAAGAGCATAAATATGTCTGTCAAGTGGACCACGAAGCTTTATCTGGTTCTGCTATACTAAGGTTTGAAAATTCTCAGCGCGGTGCCGCTTCTACCTGGACTGTTGTAGCGTTGGTGTTCTGCGTCGGAGTTATTAGCGTGCTGCTTTACCAAATTGTTCAGAGACTTTTGCTGTTTAGAAGGAGGGTTACTTATGAGAAGATTAACTAGGAAAAACACCGTGTGTAAGTTTTGGGTAAGATGTGGAATAATGCGTGCATTTGTGCTGATTTTCGGGGGGGGGGGGGGTGATTTTTCCTAACGATGTGGAAGCAATTGGCACTTTGGAGTATAAATGCACGGTAACTTTACTGTGTGGTGATAGAAACGAAACCATATATCATGAAGAGGTGTTTATTAACAATGTAGAACTGCAGTATTTTCCTAAAAAGTTAAGGTTATCTACTCATCAATATGTGGATAACAGTCACTGGCAAGAAAACACTACACATGTTACTGTATGGGTATGCCCCGATAGATTCAAAACAGCTGTTATATGCGATAAGCGTAACAAGATAGTTTCCAATTTCTTAAAGTTCATGTTTGGTTGTCAAGTCTTTGCAAATGGAAGTGTTCGTGGCTATCATAGATGTGAAACTAGCGTACCAAGTCGCATAATTAATGTACCTGACGGTATATCACACTGGATGTTAATGGACGAAAAAAGTGAGGTAAAGGCAAGATGGTTTAAACACAAGACTGCTGAAATGAAGGTTAAATGTGCTGAAGAGCTACACATGTATTTGAAAAAACCTCCAAAAGTACACATCGTGCGGGAACTGGGTGACGATCACGACGTGACGCTAAAGTGTCTGGCGTTGGATTTCTACCCTTCCGACGTAACGTTGACGTGGTTTCAAGACGGCGTCAACAAAAGCAGATATGTGTATCTATCCGAGACTAGCCCCGATTATCAATGGACGTTTCAGAAATACGCATCCATTAAGCTACATGCGGGAGAAGAACACGAATATGCCTGTCAGGTAGACCATGAAGCTTTGTCCAGCTCTATTATTGTGATGTGGCAAGGTGCCAACGACTCAACCCTTGGCGTGGTTCCAGTTGAGGTTTTAGTTATGGTAGCGGTTTGCATTCTAGTCTGTGTGCTCATTTGTAAAGCCGTCAAGAGAGTCTGCGGTGAAAAAGCTGCATATAAGAAGATAAAGTAAAGCTGAAATAGCAGTGATAGACTGGAAATAACTGGAAATGTTATATTGTGTAAAGATTTACTAGGCTTTGGGGTAAATGCTGGTATTTTTGCTGTTGATTTCGGGGGGGGGGTGGGGGGCTATCGTATGGTAGAGCACAAGCATTACGGTCTTTACTGTGCGTGCTTAAGGTAACGTTTGTATGTGGACCCAGGAGTGAAAATCTGTATTATGAAAGTATCTTTGTAAATGGTGTACGGGTATACGATGACTTTACTGGACTTTCTAATTTGTGTCCAACCCACATAACTGAAAATCATTGGGAGGAAAATGAAACGCATGCTACTGCATGGATATGGTCCATGAAGTCTATTGTTGCCATTAACTGCGCCAAGAATGATTTCACATGGCCACTGAATGCAGAGTTTCTTTTACATTGTCGTGTGTTTCCAAACGGGAAGGTTCGCGTACTTTACAAATATGATCGTGATGATTTCAATGTAATTCCCTTGCATGAAAATGTAACGCATTGGGTGCTTTTAAGTGACGAACAAAACATTAGAATGAGGTGGTTTAGACCACGGAACGTTGAAATGGAACGACTATGTGCCAAATGGATAAGAACCTACATAGCCCAACATCTGCAACTACACGTTACCAGCGAGCCCACTGACGAGCACACGACCACGTTAAAGTGCGTAGCGTTGGACGTGTATCCCGGTGAGTTAGAGTTGGCATGGTATCGAGACAACGAGGGTAAAGATGAAAACACACGGTTACGTCTCGGTGTTTTTGATAACGGCACTTACTGGCAATCCGCCACAGTGGTTGTCCCGATGGGAAAAGAACACCGATACGCCTGTTACGTCAAACACGAGGGTTCACCAACCCCTCTTGTGGTAAGATTGCCGGAGGCCGAATCTCTCCTGCTTTCTTCAAAAACTGCTGTTCTGTTTGCGTTATGTGTTGCGGCTGCCATGTTTATTAGGCTCCTGGTTAGAAGAAGAGCGTCAGTTAAAGCGAAACCAGGATAAACACTCCACTTGCCAAACTTCTCTGGTTACGGAACTACGTGTTATGACGTGCTTCGCTTGGTTAGGAATAAACAGGACTCGCTCCACATCTCATCTCATCTCAGACTCTGGGACCATGTCTCAACTTGTTATTTTACTTCTGCTAGGGTGCTACCTCCACGGCAGCGTTAGGGCGCTGCCTTTTGTGGAATATAACTGCAAAGTTAAGCTGAAATGCGGCCATGTCCAGGATACTTGGTATCTTGAACGTGCGTTCGTGTACTACCGCCTGCTACCTCCAGATCCTGCCAAAGGCGAAACCAGCGGACTCACTTGGTATCAAGTGGACGACGATCACCGGCAAGAGAACGCGACATACAGCACCATCTGGGTCTGTCGCGACAGGTTCAAGCTGGCAATTGGATGTGACCGAACCCGCGTACCAACGCTGCACGCTTTTACGTTTTTGTTACACTGCTTTGCTTACCCGAACGGAAAGTTTCGGGCGTCTTACACGTACATCGACAGCGACCTGCGTGTGATACCTCTGCACGCGAACGTAACGCACTGGGTGTCTCTGGCCGATGGTGACGCTAGGATGAAATGGTATCGACAGAGAAGGGCCGACATGGAACGTGAGTGTGAGGCGTTGCTGAAACCCGTCCTGACTAGCTCTCTGCAGACGTACGTGACTAGTGACTGGGTGGATGATCACAAAACCATGCTGAAGTGTGCGGCTTTCAACGTGAATCCCGAAGAGGTTAACTTGGCGTGGTGGCGAGACGACGCGGATCATATCCACGACGCGGACGTAACTACCGGCTTTTTCGCTAACGGAAGTAGCTGGAAGTTGCTGACGCTCATGGTTCCCTTGGGGGAAGAGTATAGATACACTTGCCGCGTCCAACACGGCTCATGGGCTCCCGCCACGTTGCGGCTGGCGGGGCCCCATCAAGTTGGCGACATGATTTCCACCAGGACCGTGGTTCAGATAGCGTGTTGTATCGTCATCGTTATTCTCCTCAGAATGTTCCTGAAGAGGGTAATGCCCAGATGGATCGCCAGACAGAAAGCCAAGCACCGGTGAGCACAGGAAAGGAGAAAAAGGAGACAAAAAAGCAACGCACACCGTTTACCGTAACGTGCATCACGTACACCGTTTATTGATTGAAACTTCTCCCCGTGAACATGTCGGGGTAGCAATCCAGACCGATCCACGAGTTCGGCGACCTGATCCGTTTCATCTTCAACACGTCCGCGCATTGAACCTGGGGCACGCTGAACCGCTCGATGCGCATCCGCCCGTACCCGAAAACAAACAGCGTGCGTTCGTTGTTGGCGGAGATGGACGTGAGGTGCTCCCAAGAGCCGGGGCCGTATTGAGTTCTCAATCTCAGGTAGAGGAGCATGTTTCGTGGCGGGTACGGTAGGCGACGCATGAAGAAGGAGTACAACGAGTTATCTTCGTCGTCGCTCACGGCGTTTGCTGGTTCGTCCGGAGCGCCGTGGCGCGATGCCATTGGAGTGACGGTGTACGTGGAACGGTGACGGTAATAATACACGCTACTTACCTGCGACACCGACGTGACCTATCGGCGGCTGACCCAACCCTGGTTTCTCTTAGATATAACACCTGGTATCGACGAGCGGCAAAAAGACACTACCACGACCACCTCGCATGGATCCCGTCTGCCTGTTCTTGCACTTTGTGCTCTGGGACCATCTGCCCCACCCGCTGTGGTTAGAACCGCCGGTGGAGTTTGGGCATTACGACTACGATGGACTAGCGACCGACTGTGAACCTGAGCTGGTTAACGGCGCTGTGTTCCCCAAAGATGTTGTGGAGTTTGGGAGCTCCGCGGACGAGTGCCTGGATATGTTGGGCTGGTACCTAATGTATACGGAGGGTTTGGTCAACGGTCCTGACGGGGACCGAATGACGCCGGACCTTTTCCACGCGGACGAGTACCCCTTCTGGTGTGAAGAGTGCGTACCGTATCGCTACGGCACCGTGGGAACCCATCGTATGGTCCCGGACTTCTCGGCCAAGAACGTGGTTTTTGCCAACGTAACGGCGCTTTCCGACCGATCCCTGTGGCGCCCGGACGGCTACGGCGCGAACGACCAGTGTACCACCGCACCACCGTATTACCACCACACTGCCGTAACCATCCCCCCATAGCCCTGTGATGGATGCTGCCTTTCACTTTCTATTCTTTTTAAGCTATGATATTTAACATTATACACTAATAACCTTGTAATGGTCTATATTTGAGTGCTGCATATAAAAACACTAACAACAACGTTTTTGGCCGTGAACGTGTTTTTATTTCTCATGGGGTGGTGGTGTGTGGGGAGGGCGGGTAAGGAGGGCTGAAGCGGTGATGGGTATCGCGTACCGGCACGACGAATTCGCCGTACGGGGGAACGCGGTTTTCACAGTTTTCAATAGTGCTCATACGGTCGCGATATATCACTACGTGCTACGTTGATTGGAGTTCGACAACACCGTGGGCTCCGTGGTACCGTGAGAATAGTCTGAAGAAAAGCACGCGACATAGCGGCCGCAATAGGATCCATAGTGCCAACGCGGCGAGAACACAAACACACACGGCGGCCAGCACCAGTGACGTGACGTGGGATCTCGTAGCGTGCGCCGTTGCGTTCATTGAATCGTCGTCGTAAAGGCCGATAGTACGAGTGTGCTCGTGGTGCGTGATGTTGCAATGTACCGCAGTGTGGTTGGTTCTGGTGATGGTGCTTGTGACGTGGTGGTGGAAAGTGGCATCGTGGTTTGGTAGCGTGCCTGGACCAGTTGCATTGTATGCGCGTATTGTACCGTTCTCTTTGGTGTAGATCACAACTGAAATCTCGGGAGGGTAAAACCCCGTTGCCGTACAGCGTACCGTAGGTGTGGATGAGCTCTCATTTTGTAATTTGATGTAGCATGCAGGCGGGGTAACGTTCCACCGGCTGGCGTTGACGTACATGGCGATCCAGTCTACGTACGTTGTGTTGACGGATCGAGCTATAGCAACTGTGTTGTTGTAGTCTTGACTATCTACGTACAACCGTGAAACGTTGTCCGTCGCTAACCACGTGGTCAGGTTGGCGGCGGTGTATGCCGTGCTCCTTGTATTGAGGGTTATCGCGGAATATCCTTCTTGGAAAGAGTTGTTTTCGTTGGTGACACAGTATTCTAGCTTTTGAAAGGTAGAGACATCGGTAAGATTGGTAACGTTAAGAGAATGTGTGTAATTCAAAAGTTGTCTGATTAATTTTGGAAAAACAGAAACGTGAAGGTTCATTCCCATAGTTTCATAGTCCATGTAGGACATATTCATTGTTAGGTTGCTAGTAGGAATGTTTTGCGTCCAGTTAAACAAAGAGACGGCTTTAGTATCAAAATCACCAAAAATAAAATTAAAGTTAAAACTACTGTCGTTATAATCATAGCTTTTGTTGTTAGAGAAATAGTCAACGGTTGCAAAAGTGTTATTGGTATTATTAAAATCAAAAAACTTTGGCTCAGGGTCCTCGGTCGTGTTGCCGTACGAAAACCGCAGGAACGTTACGTTGTTCAGACTCTTCACAAAAGTACAGTTGGCAAAGGTGGACGTCTCGTTGTATACGACGGTAAAAATGTGCTGAAGAATGTGGCACGAAACCACCGAAAACGTAGCGAAAATCAGCGACCATGGTCGCATATCTAAGCTAACTCGCTGAGAACCTTATACGGCGGCGGGCTTTTCACTGGGATCAGAGTCCCAGAGGGCAGTATCGGTGATGTCACGGGCAGCGGCATGGGGAAAAGCGCCGTCCTGAGCGATCTTAATAACATAATCAACCCCACGATAAATGTCAGCAGGGCAACCCAAAGGGCCAATTCAGCAATATTCAGGATCTGCACCAGCTCACGATCGCGGTGACTCTCCAGGGAAGTGGTGGAGATAACCACCGGAACGTAGTTCTTATCCTTTGTCCTGGCCGGGTGAACTTTCAGGCCTGGCGTCGTTTGGGATGTAAGCTGTGGCGCCAGGCTAAGGTGGCGACAGGCCTTGGAGAGGTGCTGGCAGGACACCGTGGACATGGCCGTGTAGATGTAAAACACGTCGTAGATTGTGTGTTTACTGGTCACGCACGTTAGGTGATGCAGCTTGTTCGGGTAGGCGCTCCAAACCTGTGTAGTGTTAGCGTGAGTGGGCAGCACCATGTTGGGCACGTCGTATTTGCGGTACCGATGTGACAGCACCCTGTCCAACAGCGTGAAGCGTGTCGTGACCACGGTGTGAGTGAGGTTGGAAATGAGGCAGTTGTATCGGCCTGCCATCTTCTCTTCAAACGTGAAAGAGAATTGCAGAAACGACGTTCCGGCAGTGCTGTTGTGGTACACGATGGTGCCGTGACGGGCGTGATGTTTGCTGAGCGTGTCCAGGAACTTAGTCCCGTTCCTGAATAACAGAACAGCGTTTTGAATATGCCTCGCACAGAACACCACATAAAGACCCGTCATGTACTGCCCCGTGGTGTGCGAGAAGCACGGAATGGAGATTTTTTCCCCGTGACCGGCCAAGAGCGGACCCACCGACTCTTCATTGCCCGAAATACCTTCGGCCTGAGCGGTGCAACACGGGCTCAGCGAGGCCAGCAGCAGCGGCATGAGCCGCGCTACCGCCCCGACCTGCGCGAGCCGGCTACCGCGGATTTGGCTCGGCATTTTGCGTGTTTGCAAGGGGGCAGGGGAACGCGCGGTGTAATATAGCACACACAACGAGACGGAGGCGGTGTTAAAACGTTAACATTTTATTGGCTTGCACAGTGTGAGAGGTGGGGAGGACGGTTGGCGAGGCCACAGGTGTGCTATCGACACATGACTAGTTAAATGGCAGTAAAAACGTAGACATGTGTGGATAGACAGACCCGACGCCTCGTCTTCGCGGAGGAGGGGATCGCTGTGTGGTGGTTAGTCCGTTAGAGTCCGTGGGTGGACGTGAGATTCTGTGTAGGAAAATAAAAAAGTCCATCAAGTCCGCGGTGGGCCGGGGGCGCGTAGAGAAGAGAAAAAGACGAGTGCGCCGCCCGTCGCAGTCTCCACGCCCCCGTGAAAACGCTTCTCGGCGTTAACACGAGGGAGTAGAGAAGGCGCTGGGGGCAAGCGTGGTGGTGACTGGAGGCCAGCGTCTGACGGTGAGCGGTGATGCGCGACGGTGAACGTTGTTGCGCACGCTGCGGCTGGGCACCGTGCAGCCGACACGGTTGGCGGCCGGGCTCCTTCTGGGCTACACGCCGGTCTCGGCCAGAGTTTTGGCCTGGGTCGCGATGCGCTAACGTCGGGACCAGGCCAAGACTCGGTCAAGACACAGGCGTCTGGCTTCGGCGTGCGGCGGTGGGGCGGGAACGCTGCATCCACGCCGCTTCGACGACGCGAAGACTTTTTTTCTCGTACCGGTGCGTATGGGGTCACGTTTGGTCGCGACTGCACGCTAGTGTTTAGGTGATCGTTGCGATAACTGAACACTAAAGTACAGTAGCGCCCAGGCGAGACCAAAAACAGCTGGGAAAGAACCGTCCGTAGAGCAGAGCGTTGCACAAAATGAACGACGTGATGAACCCGGAGATGACAAACACCGCGATGGAAATGGCGCCGATGACGACCTTTTCGGGGTTCATGCAGGTGGCCACAATCATGATGATCAGCTGGAGCAGGAGAGGGACTAGGAGGAGCAGGAGGACGGTCTTGGGGTATTTTCGCCGCAGGTCGCTGTCTTCCCCCTCGCCGAGGTCGCGGAAACTGACGCGTCCCTGCTCGATGTCCCGCTCGAGGTCCTCTTCTTGAGCGTGAACCTCGATGTCCGAGCTGTCCGGTGCGGTGGCCATGGTGGTTTGCCGGGCGTCTGCTGTCCCAGCAGCTGGAAAGTTAGTTCTGAGTGCTCCGTACAGAGGTTCCCGAGCTGGAATGCTCTGCTGAACAGGGCGCGGGTGGCTTTTCATGCGCGTGGGCCGGAACTTTTATGGCGTCGGGGGGGAGGTGGTTGGCGCTCGTTCTACGGTACCATTCGCTGTAACAGGATGGTGTCCATGACCGCACTCAGGCAAAACACAATGAGAGCGGTTACGCCGATGTGCACCTCGTTGGTTAGGTAAATTGTGGTAATCAGGATGAGTAGCTGGACGCCAAGAGGGCCTAAAACGATGGCAGAAAATAGTTTCAATGTGTGACGGCGTCTTCTACCGTGAATATTCGTCACATAGTGTTCAAACGGACTTTCTGTCTCGGAGCGGTCGCGTGCTGGCATGGTGGCGTGCTGGGTGAGGAGACTTGTCATCTGAGCGTTCACATCGCGGTTAGGGTGAGGTACTGTTTGAGTTCTGTCAGCAGGATTGTTATCTTAAGAGAACCCAGCGGTTGGTGGCAAGCATGCAGTAATAGACGGCGTTTATCAAAATACCGGCGTAGAAAACGATCACCGCGCAGAATACCGCGACGTTTAACGCTTTTATCGCGTCTTGTTTGCTGATCCAGTTGATAATCACGAACGACGTGATAAGCATTAAAATAGGAACCAAGATGAGCAGCAGGTATCTAATCGGGTGTCGTATCTGCAAGTCTTGGTGTTCTGCGACGTCTTCTTGGTATACGTGCACAAGGCCGCTCTCGATATCGTGTAGACTGGGCAAGGTGTCTTCATCTTCTGGGGCAATCTCGATGCTGGAGAGGCTGCGTACGGGCATGCTGGTGCACTGAACGTTGGTGAATCTGCCGAGTTCTAGACTAGGCTGGTTTTTGCAGCTTTTTATGTATGCAGATGGGAAGCTTTAATTACAGCATGGTGTGGCATTCCCGGATCACCTCAGCAGGGACCGTGTAGAATCGCGTCGCCCACAACGATCGTCGTCAAAATGGTACAGATGCAATGTATCAGAACGGCGAGTGCCTCGAGAGCGGTGCTTTTTTGCTCAATGTAGAATGTCACCCACATGATGCCAAACTGAATCCAATAAGGCAGGGTGATGAGTAGGCAGTAAACCTTAGGGTATCTGGTCGGGATGTTAGACCCATCGGAGCGTTTTTGAGACCTGGAGGTTTCACGTGCGGGGCTTTGTGGACTTTGCAGTGCGACCTCTTCTACGCCCGGTGGGTTTGACGCGGCCATGATCACACGCCCAAAACAACGCCGCCAGCCCGAATGTCGCGTATCGGTGTTGGACGCCGAGCGACTACCAAGTTGTTACAACTGCCGTCCTAGCTTCGATTGCGCGCTGACAAAACCTTTTCGAGCGTTTAGGCGGGGTCAGTTGCCTTGACATTAAAAGTAACCGTAGGTTAGCACGTTGCAGATGATGATCGCGGTGGAGATCGCCGAGAGGAGAAACATGACGCTGCAGATGCCGGCGGCGATGGGGTTTTGGTTAGACAGGATGAATGTGATAATCATGGCAAGGATCTGAATAAAAAGCGGCAACAACAGGAGCATCAGAAGGAGTACGGGGCATTTGTTTCGCGGTTCGGTGTCTTCGTTGCCCTGTTGATGTGGACTTTGGAAATCTAACTGTGGTTCCGCGTTTCGAAGAGGGGTGTTGGGCTCACCGGGTTCACTGGGTTCACCGGGCTCAGCCATGAACGCACGGTGGAATGCGTCTGGCAGTCTTCCCTTAGCTGTACTGTGGGGGTTAACCTAAAGGTTTAGGTTTTTACGCGTGTGCGCCAAAACGCGTGCTGGGGGTTCATCGTTTTGTGTTAGCGGTCGTATAGGAGAGCTCTGGTTACATAATACGCGGTGGCGACCGAAGAGAAAGTGAAACAAAGACCGGCAATAATTCCGACCGTGACATCTCTGTTTATTATCAGCGTGGCAATTAGAATTAACAATTGAACAACAAAAGGGCAAAGGATAATCAGGAGGGCAGCCCGGGGGTACGGGATTCTAAAATCATCGTCCTCGTACACAATCTCCGTTTGACGTTCCGTGTCTTCGCGCTGTTCTGGGTCCGGCGAACGTCGCAGGTTGTCGAGAGGGTGAACCTCGATGCCGGAGTTGTCGTACGCGGCCATGGTCGCTGGTTAGGTGCTGTCACGTAGTCGCGAGGTGCTGTCCAGTGCTCGGCGATGCGCCAAAGTGAGCTTTTAAGGCGTAGCGGGAGGAACTCACGAAATCATCAGGCGTAGTCTTGTTTGAAGTTAGTAATCCAAAACAGCGTACACCACAAAGATGGTTGCCAGAATAGCACTGAAGGCAAAGACGGTGCTGGCAAGGGCGGCTAACATGGCGTTCCCGTAAACCACAAGCGTGGCGATAAAGATAAGTAGCTGTACAAAAAGAGGGGCACACTGAATAAAGAGTACAGTTCTTGGATATGGAATACGGTCTTTTCTTTCAAGAGAGTCCAGTTCTTGTAAATTTTGACTGTCGGTGGAGGGGGGGGGGGTTGTTCAAACGACGTATCTTCGAAAGAATTACCGTCAACGTCGAACTCGTTGTGTTGAGACATAACGGCTTGCTAGCTGCGCGCGAAGGTTTTCAGTGCATGGCAGAACAAAGGTGACCTGAGCTTTTAATGCGTAGCAACCGGAACTTACGGCGTATCGTTGTGCTGCTGGTTTGTCGGCCGGACACGCTTCACAAAGTAGATGAGGGAGCATGCCGAAGCAACCACCGTAAAGCCCAGGAGAGCACCGCCGATCAGCACGAGCTGGTTGCTTTGGCGCGTCGTCATGACTATCACGATAAAGAGGCACAGCTGGAGAAACACAGGAAGAAAGTGAATGCCAACGGCCATCTGGAGAAAGAGGGCTTGCACCTCATCGTCGATGTTGCGTCGCGCGTCTCTCTTCTCGCTGTAGGGAGGAGGCTCTGATGGCGTGCTCTGCTCAGCCTGGGGCTTGACGGCTGGCTTGCTGGATGGAATCATGGTGTTGAACAGGATCATGTTGTCGCGCAGGTGCTGGCTGGAGTCGGCTGTCTGTCACAGTGATGATTTACTGCCTGGACTCTGTCAGCGACGTTGAGCTTATATCGGCGTCCGCTGGAGCCTGAGGGGAAGCTCGTCGACGTGACTCGTTTCCTTTTGGCCAAAAACGGCTGTGGTAGATGAGGTCGCTGGTGACGGCGATTAGAGCTGCGATAACGGCTATAGCAAATAGAATGCCCGAGATAAGTCCGATGACTAGGTTCTGGCTCAAAGAGATGGAAACGATAAGCATTGCCAGCTGGCCGATTAACATCAACGACTGAAGTATGACACACGATTGGCAAAACGGAACAGTGCCGCGCTTGCAAAGGGTGCAGTTTTCAAACCAAGTTAGAACAGGTTGCTGCGGTTGCTGTTGCGGTTCGGGGTTCTGTGGACGTGGAGGTTCCTCCGAGGAGATGGCTTCTAGCTGGACGTTGTCGTTTGCAGCCATGGTTGCTTGCTGAGCGCGGTCACAAAGCTTCTGTAGACTGCTCGGTGGGGCTGCACGGCTGATATTCCGTGGCTCCCGTTGCCTTTTTATCCGTGTCTGTGGCGGTTTTCCGGCAGGGCAGCTTTATTTCTGGTAACGGTTTGTACCCACGCAATAGGAGGATGATCAATATCAGTACACTAGTAGAAAACAGAACGCCAGAAAAAATGCTAAGAAACTTGTTTTCATGCAAAATGAGCGTGGAAATCAGCATAAGTAACTGGAGTACGAGCATCCAGATCTGAAGCACGAGCCACATAAAGCGGCGGCATCGGTGCGGGCAGCTTTCCTTGCCTTTGCCGTTGCTTTTTTGTTGGGCTTCAACATCTTGCTGTCTGGTTTCTTCGAGAGGAGTGCTTTCTATGCCTTCGCCGTCGTTGGAAGCCATGGTTCTTGGTTGCCTTGAGCTGATTCTTGAAGACAGATCTCTTCTCGGTGCTGCGAGGCCTAGGTTCTGCGAGAGAGTTTACCTTTTTATGCATGTCCACGGGGGAATTCTGTAATGCCGTTACGTCGGTTGTCGTTTTGCTGACGTTAGAAGTAAATGAGGAGATAGCCCTCTAGGATAAGCATCAGCAGCATGATTACCGTCAACGTGTCCAGTAGGAACATTTTGCGTTCCTGTGCGGGGGTTGGATCGAAGCGCAGATAACGGGCGATTTCTTTAAGGGAGGTTAGATCAAGCATGGTGCTGAGTCAGGGAGCTGTGGACCGGATGGATTCTACGCTCCAAATGCGGTGTTAGCGGGGATGTGCGGGTTGTGGGTAAACAGTCGGGTGGTGGTTTCAGCCAGCGCGATGGCAACGGAGATAACGGCCGAGACGGTGGCCACGGCGGTGGAGATAGCCACGATGAGGGTGGTGGAGGGCGATCTGAAGCTAACTTCGGGTAAAGTCACGAACAGCATCAACAGCAAAACCAGGAGGAGTAGCATCAGAGCCATCAGCAGCCAGTTGAGCACGTGGCGGGCCCACAGCCTCTTGGCTTCAAACAGCGGGTGGATGGGTCCCATTGCAGCGGGCATTGGCGGTGGGGGTGGAGGTGGCAGTTCGTCAAGCAGAAGAGCCACGTCGTCGTCATCCAGGGGTTGTTTCTCGCAACTGTCGTCGTAGGTATCGTGGTTGTCGTGGTTGTCGTCGTTGTTGTGGTGAACATCGTGTTCATTCTCGTCGTTCTCGTTAAACAACTTGGTGTAGCCGTTAGAAGTGGAGCCCGACATGATGAACTGCGACATGCTGCCCTTCTTTCTCTGCGGTTTCTCCTGTGGTGAGGGTAGTGTGGTTTCGGTGAATGTGGACCCTCGGAGTGGGAACCGGTGCTCTTATAGCGGACGGGGGGCAGGCAACGAGTGAAAAAAGGCGGGGATGAAGATGGGTTGCACGTTTCCTACGTTGGCCCGTCTCCAGACGTCGAACGCTGTGTCCTATCCGGCGGGGGTCGCAGTTCACACCGCTGGCGAGCCACGTAGTAGTCGTGGGTCGTATCCCCAGCGGCGCGCCAGCGGTGGAACTCGGTCCTCGGTGGGCGGCGACGGATAACATCTAGGTACCTTGGCGTGTGTGCGCCTTAGCGCCTCAGCGCAGGGCGGGGACGGCCGCCGCGGTGCCCGCGTCGCGTGCGTCTTCGGGATCGACTGTGATTCGTGGTCTGTGGCGTCGGTTTGGGTGCGGGTTGTGGGGTTGGCTCGTCCTCCGACTCTTCTTCCGCATCGATCTCCAAGTCCACGAGCAGATCTTGGTCGCCTTCCAGGCTGCATCCATCCGACGAGTTCCCCTCTCTCCGCATCTCCACGATCTGCACGTCGGTTCCCAACCGACGTCGACAGATAGGCGCGGGACGCGGGACGGTGTCAGGGGTAACGTGGTTTTCTGTCGTCTCCCGGCTGGGTGTTGGGCTGGAGTCGCGATAGTCGTTTGGTGCCGTGCCAAACGATAGCACCGACGTCGATGTTGGCGGCGACGATGCTGTCGGCGATCTGGGCGGCGACGTTGACGTTGCTGTGGGCGGTAATCTGGACGGTGATTCTGGCGACGGTCTGGACGGCGTTCTTGTCGCTGGTCTGGGCGGTGATGATAGTCTGGGACTCGGAGCCGCTGTGGCTCCGAGCGGAGATCGCGACCGGGACCGGGATCGCGAGCGAGAACCTTCCGACGACGACGAACTGAGTCTCTGCAGCTGCGGCCGCGGTGGCCAAAACACGCACGGCTCCGGAATCCGATGCTGTTGCGGGCCCGGGCTCGGTCGCGGTCGCCGACCCAGCAGCGACGGCGCCGACATCTGCTGGCGCAGCAGTGGTGTGGGGAACGTCTCGGACGGCATCCAAGTACCCTGCCGCCGCTCGTACACCCTGCCGAAGCCGTACACGTAGTAGCTGTGGCGGGGATCGCGGCCGGCTATGTTCGGCAGCCAGCCACGTTCCTCGGCCTCGTCCAGCGTGGCGCGCTCCAGCTGCAGCCGCTGGCCGTGACCGCCGAGCAGCAGCGCCAGGCGGTAGCGCGGGTACACCGGCATGCCGCCCTCCCAGTCGGGCGCGTAGCGGGCCGCGGGGTCGTCGACGACCTCGCAGGCCAGGCACAGCGCGCGAGCACGCATAAAGGCCCAGTCGGCGTGCCCGTCGCGGGTTCGAGCCGCGAGGAGATGCACGGCGGAGCCCGAACGGGGCGCTCTGGCCGAGGTCCCCTCGCGACGGGACAGCCACAGGCACCAACAGGTCGCCAGCAGTTCACCGGAACGTGACTGTCGCTCGGCCTCCCTGGTCTGGTAGCTGGTTTCGTAGGGCCCCAGCGAGCAGGACCCTGAGTAGATGGGACTGCGACCTGGCGACACTCCGATGGGGTCCGGCGTCGCGTCGGGACAGGACCAGTTGGCGCGGCGGGCCGCCATGTCCTCCTGAAAAAGCGCTACCGACAGGAGCAGAGGGGAAGGACGGGGGAAGGGGACGCGGCCGTCAGACGTCAGGGACGGCGTCAAGTAATGTTCCGCGGACTCGGACGACAGGGCCGGGCTGGGCTCACTCGGTTCGGACGGACGCTCAGCCTCGCGTTCGGGCTCGGGAGCGCTCGGCCGGGACTCTGCTTCTCCCGTGGCGGCGGCTACCCTGACTGCACCGTCGTGTCTTTTGTAGCCGTTGTCGGCACCCTCGGAGGGTTTCCCCGGGCCCGAGGCCAGCTCTGACGGCATCGGGCTGTCGCGGTCCTCACGCCACCGAAACCAAACCAAACGCCGTTACGGGCCTTCTCGAATAACAAGCCGCGGAACTGCGTCTGGCTAGGTCTCACGGCGTTTCCGTCTAGCGGGAGAGCGGCGTGACGGGATTGCGGCGTTGTTGGCCGGACCGTCAAACCGCCGCGACGCCGTGTCCGCGTGGCGCTGTTTTACAGTCGCTCGCTGGCACCCCATCCTTAAAATTCCCACATCCCAGGGTCCATCCCTCGGGAACTGTAGGCTCGCCCCCAATCCCTCAAAAACCGAGATTCCAGGCTCGCCGTCAGTGTCGGTGGCGCTACCGACGTCGCCGCGTGCTTGCCGGCGGATCAGAAGTCGCCGGGCGGGTGACCATGAAGACCATGTGGACTCGCTTCACGCTGGCGGGCGGATGGAGGCCACGGCCGAAGTTCAGGTACAGGCTCAGACTAACCTTAAAAATCAGACTGAGCCTGAATCTGAAACGGGGGCCGAGACCTAAAGTGGTCCTTAGACGGTGCAGAAAGAAGACGAAACCGTGTCGCGGACGGCGAACAAAGCGGCGTTCTGGCCATCAGGCGGACGTGTGCAGGTTGACTGCTCCCCTCTTCCGTGACCTTTCCCGCGCTACCCAGCCACCCTACCCAAAGTAGCGTACACCGTGACGCTGTCAACCGGCGTTTTGGCTCTAAAAATTTTTCTGTGCTTCTTTACAGTTACCTGCCGGCGTAGCTCTGCAGAAGGACAAAAGGGAGACCTGAACTCGAAAAGAGGCCGCCATCTCGGAACGGAAGACGCTGGGGAGCGTGAACAATCTCAACCCAGGCCGCCCCGCACCACAGAGTTCAATAAAGAGGGCTGCAAACGACAGCTTAAACGGTGTCCAGTCTGTGCTTTAATGAGAACACACATACACCAGTTACCGGTTTTGCCTCCACAGTGCCCAGGCTAGCACCAACAGCGCCACGCCGACCACACACAGGGCGGCCTCGCCAAGCATAAGTCTCCACCGCACGCGGGCCAGTTGGGCTTTGGCTTGGGCTACGCGGTCACGCTTATTTTTCTTTAGAAAGTCCTGGGCGGCGTGCCACTCATCGTGCCGTCGCCACCAAGATATAGGATTTGTGGGCCGCGGTGGAGGGCGCGCGTAGTGGAGGTGCAGAAAGTCCGCGTCCGTCAGGTACCCGCACGGGTGTGGCAGGCGACGGTGGCGGCAGCTGATGCGAGACGGTCGTGGATAGAAGATGTCGTCCACTAAGTCATACGAACTATCGGACGAGAACTGGATGGCCTTGGGATACAAGTCCGGATCCCGCCTAGGGTTGTCCGGGTCTTCCACGTAACGCTGTGTGGCGTTGCCAGCCTTTTTGCTCGTGCACGTCTTGTGGTGCATGAGCTGAGGGTGGCGCGTCCACGCACGGCTGTGCCGTAGCAGTTCATCGGCGCTCCGGTTGCCGCCGTGGTTGTCGCCAGATGGTAGCGAGCCCAATCGAGGGTGCAGAGGCGATTCCCAACGCTGCCGGGTACGCACCACGCGGTCAAATATGTGGTGGGTAACGGTGAGGACGGTGTCCGTCTCGTTGGACACCAGGCACGTATACCAGCCTGTGTGAAAACGGGTAAACGGAAAGCTGAGGGTGACTAGAATGAAGTCCGATGTAGCGTTAGAAACCTTCACCTTGCCTCGGATGAGCTTGGCCACAGAGTTGAACGTGAGCGCGTTTTGGCGATAATAAAACGCCACCGCAGGGCGCCGGTGTTGCTCATGCGGATCGGAATCGTGACACAAGTCGATCTTCATGCCGTAAAACATGCTGTGTGAGCGGGGCACGGAGCAGGTTAGCGCCAGACGTTGGCCGTGAGTGGCTAAAACCAGTAGCGGCTGAGGTGGCGTGTAAGGCCAGGCCGATAGCTGGGTCTTGGACAGAGACCGCAAACTATACACGCGGTGGGCTTTTTTTGACAGCGTGGCTTGTACGGGAGCACTTCCTACGAGTACGAGGAGCGGCAGTAGGACGAAAAACAACGGGCGGCACCGTAACGGCGGCTTTGACTGTTGACGGTGGACGTTTGCTTCTGCGGAACGCTCGTCCCGTGGCTGCATGGCGTGCCGTGCGAGCTCTGTCTGGGTCTGCGACGGGCCGTGGACGCCTGGAAGAGCGAAGCGAGGCACGAAAAAACACAAGAAGAAATAAGGCAAAGATGAGAACGCATACCACATTGACCAGCTGATGGATGGAGAGGAGCGCGGGTGGATAGGTGCCGAGTGCGGTGGCGGCGGTGGCGATGGGGGCGGCGCGGTGGCTGGCGCCGAGGGCCCAGCCGGCGGGGAGCGGCCGGTTTCCGCGGGTCCAGTCGGAAAACTGGTTGGGTGGCAGCGGAGAGTCCGGTGCAGGAGGTTGGAGAGGTGGCCGACGCGAGCCGGCACCTCCTGGATGCGTAGAGTGGCCGAAGTGCGCCGTGATGAAGCTGTTTTTGGCTTGTTGGGGTTGCCGTGAGAGGCAGCACCGACCCTGTGAGCATGAACCACCAGGCTGAGCAGCGGTTATATAGCACCAGACTGGTGGCTCATGCTTTGGGGGCAGCGTGCTGAGGGGCGGCTGGGTGCCCGGGTGGCCGCGTGCTGCGCGGCGCCCTGGCATTCGCCGCGTGGTGGCTGAGGCCTGGTGGCCCTGCCCGTCCCTGGCCTGGTGGCCCTGCCGTGGACTCCCTCTGCGGAGCCCGTGCCCGGTGCTCCGTCTGCGGAGCCCGTGCCCCATTCCCCGTGCTGCGTTCCCCGTGCCGCGTGCCCCGTGCTCCGTTCCCCGTGCCTCATTCCCCGGGCCTCATTCCCCGTGCCCCGTTCCCCGTGCCCCGTTCCCCGTGCCCCATTCCCCGTGCCGCGTTTCCCGTGCCCCATTCCCCGTGCCCCGCGCAGCCCGTCCCTGCCGACGGCGCCCGCCCGACGGGGCCCGGGCCCCCGCACACCCCCGCGTCCCGGGCCCGCCCCTGCCGACGGCGCCCTCCCGACGGGTCCCGTGCGCCCGCGAGCAGCGTCAGGCCGCTGCCCGGGCCCGCCCAGCACGAGCGAGCACTCGCAGTCGCAGCCCGAGCCAGGCCCAGCCAGCACCTGCTGGTCCGCCGCAGCTGCCTGTTGGCTGCCTGTCGCCAGCCCCCGCTCGCCCGGGTAGCCTCAGGCCGCTGCCCGAGTTAGGCCCAGCCAGTGCGAGCCAGCCCGAGTTCGCACTCGCAGTCGGAGCTAGCACTCGCAGTCGCAGCCCGAGCCAGGCCCAGCCAGTGCGCGCTAGCCCGAGCTAGCACGCGGGAGCCCGCCCCGGCCAGCCAGTGCGAGGCGGCCCGAGGCAGCCCGAGGCCGCACGAGCGAGCACTCGCGCACCGCCGCCGGCGCTCCCCGATGCCTGCCATGCCTCCCACGGCTCCCATGGCCGCGGACCCGAGCACCCCGCCGCCGCCCGGCCCGAGCCCAGCGCCCCGCCGGCCCCCCGCGCGCCCGGCATTATATCCCCGGCCGCCGCCGACACCCCGCCCCGCGCGGACGCCGCGGACGCCGCGGACGCCGCGGACGCCGCGGACGCCCAGGGCCCCGCGCACCCCGCGCACCCCAGCCGCCCGGAACGCGAGAGCAGCATGCCCCCGGCCGCCCCAGTCGCCCCAAACTCCCCGTGCCCAGCGCACCCCGAGCAGCCCAGGCAGCCCAGGCACCCCAGCCACTCGGAACGCCAGAGCAGCAGACCCCCGCCCCACGCGCACCGCGCGCACCCCACGCACCATTCAGCGCAGCCCAGCCGCCCGGACCGCTCGAGCATTATGCCCCCGGCCGCCAACACCCCGCCCCAGGGACACCCCAGCCGCCCCACGCACCACTCAGCGCAGCCCAGCCACCCGCAGCGCGAGAGCATCATGCTCCCAACCCCAAACTCCCCGTGCCCAGCGCACCCCGAGCAGCCCAGGCACCCGGGTCGCTCCAGCATTATGCCCCCGGCCGCCAACACCCCGTGCCAAGCGCACCCCAGCCACCCCAGCCACCCGGAACGCCAGAGCATTATGCCCCCGGCCGCAAAACCCCCGCCCTACGCGCGCCCCAGCCACCCGGACCGCTCGAGCATCATGCCCCCGGCCGCCCCAATCGCCGCAAAACCCCCGCCACACGCGCACCCCGAGCAGCCCAGCCATCCGGGACGCCAGAGCATCATACCCCCGGCCCCAAACACCCCGCCCCAGGGACACCCCAGCCACCCCGGACACCCGCAGCGCCACAGCATCATACCCCCGGCCGCCTCGAGCGCCAAAAACACCCCCCACGCACACCACCAGCACCCCACACACCAGGAAAACGACAAACAGGCCAGCCAAAACCCAGCACACGAAAAAAACTCCAACTGGACCCGAGACCAACGCCGGGACAAACGCCAAGACAAAGCGAACTCACACCACGCCAAGCACAAAAACGACACCTGGCACCGAGCCGGACCCGAAAACGGGAGCTGCCAACGAGCCAAACCGCAGCCCTGGCACCACGCCAAGCGCAAAAACTCGAGCTGGCAGCGAGCCAAAGCGCACTGGCACCCCGCCAAGCGCAAAGACTCGATCTGGCAACGAGCCAAAGCGCACTGGTGCCGTGCCAAGTCGAACTGGCACCGCGCCAGACACCAAAACTCGATCTGGCGCCGAGCCAAATCGAACTGGCACACAGCCAGACACCAAAACTCGATCTGGCACCGAGCCAAATCGCACTGGCACCAAGCCAAACACCAAAACTCGATCTGGCACCGAGCCAAATCGCACTGGCACAACGCCAAACTCAGAAACTCGATCTGGCACCGAGCCAAATCGCACTGGCACAACGCCAAACTCAAAAACTCGATCTGGCACCCAGCCAAACCCTAGCCCTGGCACTCCGCCAGCTGGCACCCACCCAACCCTAAGCCCCTCCCACGCTGGCACACCGCCAAACACCGTTACGTCACTTCTTGGCACCGCGCCAATTTGGCCCCCCGCCAAAAACACCCCCCCACCGACATAAACCACAGCAAAACCCAAGCACACC